TATGAGTATCCGTTTGAGTGTTTTAAATATAGTGTTTTATTGTTAATTATTTAGCATGTGTTACTTGTCAACCATCTCTTTATTAGTTAACTACGTACAACTCTCAATTTTAACTTGGGGATTAATTAAAACATAAGAAACAACTCCATAGTAGTTGATCAGAACAATCAACCACGTATGCTTTATTTTAGTCTATCCTAATTGATGACCCATACAATCAAATTTTATAACTATATAAATAACAAGACATTACTAATATTAAATAGATAAAGCGAATCAACATAAATATATATATTAAGATATCCAAACGGATACTCATATATCTTTTTATGATGATTTTTTTAAAAAATATAACACGTATACGATAGTTCAAATTTTAAATAATGGTATTACATTTGGACTAGGAATTAAAGAGATAGGTGGTTATTACTCATCAAATTATTTCATAACTTTAAAAGAATATAGAAAATTAAAACTTCAAAAATTAGAATTGTTATGATAACTAATATAAATAAATATGATAAAGTAGTATATATTTTGGTCATGATGGTAAAATTAGTCAGTCTAAATTTATCTATGGTAATATTTATACAGTAACAGGCTACTTTCGATCTTATATACCAGAATTGTCTTATATAACTACAGATGAAATAGAAAATTTTTATATTTATCTTAATTTTTTTATTACATTAAAAGAATATAGAAAATTAAAACTTCAAAAATTAGAATTATGTTTAGAGTAGGAGAAAAAATAGTTTATATAAAGCAATCATATACTGGACTTAAATTAGCATCAATTCATATTATAAAAGATATTAGATTTGATACTAGTATATCATTAGAAGATTCTTATAAAAATTGGTGGTTTTCATCCGAATGTTTTATATCACTATCTGAATATCGAAAACAAAAACTTAATGAATTAAAAAAAATATCATAATATTTTTTTATTCAAAATTAATTTCATATATTTGCACATTAAATGTTTAACTAAATAATTATAATATGATAGATAAAAATATTTGTATACCTGGCAACATATTTGTTGTAAATAACAAAGTTTCAAAAGTAAATAATCAATATAATGATTATTATAATCAAAAAGACTCATTAGGATTAAATGCTTATATTCATATGAAAGATGGAATAGATTATTCTGGTTATAACATGATTGAAATTCCATCAGGTACAAAAATTGAAATAATTAAATTTAAAAATGCAACAGCATTTTTTAAAATAATAAGTGAGCCTAATAATATTTATTCTGCATATTGGTCTCCATTTAAAGTTAAAGTTGATAAAATTGAAGGTCAAGAAATTAGTGAACCTGAAGTTATACCAACTAGATATAAAATCTTCTATAAAGGAAAAGCTCACAAGCCAAAATATTTCAATGATCTTGGTAAAGTTAAAGCATCATTACTTATTACAATTGGATATTATGAAAATCAATATGAAATGTTCCAAAAATATATTGATCGTAATCCAGAATTAGAAGACTCACAAATTCCAGAATGGTGTCAATCTGCGAATGAAACATTTGATAGAGATGATTGTAAATATCTTGAAATTATGTCATACGTTAATGGTGATAACAAACATCCTATCAAATTTGATTTTGATATGCTTAAATATTATGATGATTCAATGAGATTGATTAATGTCACTGCTCAGTTTGGCAACGCAGCAAGAGAAGTATTCAAAAATGTAATGAATACAAAAGAATATTCTTATATGTTAGTTTATTATCCTTATGAATATCGTAATCCTAATAATTTTGATGTAAGTTATGGCTATAAAAGTAGTAATTTTGATTTTAGTGAATTGAAAGAAGATCAAAGAATTAAAGACATTTTAAAAGAATCTGGGATCAAAGGAACAAAAAAATCTACCAAATTTGGTAAAACTGCAATAGCTTTTAAAACTCTTGATGATCTTAAACAAGTTATGTTAAGGCTAGAACCAAAAGAATATTTTATTCTTGATTGTGACGGTGATCAATTAATTGAAAAAAATACAAGATTTATTAAATTAATTATGCTTCAAGAAGAAAATTTTGATGAATAATATATGAAAATAGGAGATAAAATATTTTGCTTAGATTATCAAATATATTCGGATTATAATGACGATATTAAATATAAAGGAGGATTATTAAAAAAAAATACAGAATATACAATCTATGGTATTTTTTTAGAATTTAGTGATTATTCTGAAAAATGGGTAGCAGAAACTCCTAAGATAGATGATAATAATTGTCAAATATATTTTGAATTAATTGAACTTGATGAGTTGATGTTTAATAAATGTAGATTTTTAACTAATAATGAATATAGAAAACTTAAGTTGCAGAAAATATATGAAAGTAGGTGATAAAGTAATTTTTCATAGTAATCATTATTATAGAGATTTAATAGAAGGTTACACATATACAATATCTGAAATTAATAGAATAGATGATGCTTATATTGAAATACCTAACGAAGATTATATTATAGTATTATTAGAAAATACTTACGTTTTTTTATCAGATTTTATAACTATAAAAGAATATCGAAAACTTAAATTGAAAGAAATAGATGAAAGTAGGTGATAAAGTTGTATGTATTGATAATTATAATTATACATATAAAATTTCATTAGATAAAATTTTAACAATAAAATTCAATAATAATTCTTATATGAAATTTGATGAAATCGATTATAGATATTCAAGTAATAGATTTATAACTATAAAAGAATATAGAAAACGTAAATTAAAAAAATTAAAAAACTTATACTAATATTTGGTAGTTATAAAAAAATATATTATCTTTATAATATGACAGAAAACAAACAAATAAATAAAAATGTAACTTTTTTTGGAGGTGCTATTAATGATAGAACTACTTCTAAATATAGTGATAGTGTTTTAATTGGAAACTTTTTAGCTTCAAATGGGTATATAATTAAAAATGGAGGATATAGTGGATTAATGGAAGCTGTTTCTAAGGGAGCTAATGAAGCAGAAGGTACAATAATTGGTTATACTTGTTTATCTATTGGCTGTGCAAGAGGAAATGAATATTTAACAGAAACAGTTCCTTGTATTGACATCTATCAAAGATTGAGATTATTAATATCTGATAGTGAAATTTTTATAGTCCAAATAGGTGGAATTGGTACATTATCTGAAGTGTTTCTTCTATTAGATGGCATAAGAAAATTAAAAGTAAAACCAAGAATATTTTTATTTGGACCTGAATGGAACAATTTATTTAATAATTTAACTGACTTTATGTCACCTGATCAAATAAAAATGATCACATTTTGTCAGGATTTTGAAGAATTTATAAAAGTTTTTTAAATTTATTTAGTTGGTATCATATTTGTAATATTAAAAAAAATATAAATGACTGTATTTTATACATATTTATTTGGTGTGATAGTAGTATTTATTCTAATTATAAATATTCATATATTAGATGAAAAAACAAAATATAAAGATGATGATAGAGATTTATCTATAAAATACTATATATTATTTTATATTTTTAATATATTTTGTTATTTATTTTTAAATGTAATACGTGAAAAAAGAAAAATAAATTATTATAAATATTATATAAAATGTTTTGATGATAATAGAATATATTTTGAATTATCATTTAGTTTAGAAATTGAAATCAAAAAAAGAAATAAAATAATTAGATATTTAAAAATTAAACAATTAAAAAAATAATCATTATATAAACTTAAATATGATAATAGCAGTAAAAGTGTATCAAATTATTTTATTTATGATATTAATTGCAATTATTTATAAAATTGTTCTGGTATTAGATGAAAAAACAAAATTTCCTGATGATCATAGAAAAATATCTTTTAAATATTCTATATTTTTTTATATTTTTAATGCTTTTTGCTTTCTATTTTTAAATACTATAAGAGAAAATAGAAAAAATGATTATTATAAATATTACGTAAAATATTATAAAAAATATAAAAAATCACTTGATTTTTTAACTAAATATTCTATATATGATGATTGTAATGCAATAAATTATAATATTAAAACTTATAATAAAATACTTAGATATTTAAAAATTAAACAATTAAAAAAATAATCATTATATAAACCCAAACATGACAATATTGTTATGCTTAACAAAAAAAAAAGAAAATTATGAAACATCAACATTAGGTTTTATCATTTGATAGAGGTTCACCTTTTATTATTTTTAATCAATTAGTATTTAAAAAAATTAATAATTTAATAAAAAAATAATAAAAATATGAAAACTACAATAAAAAATGATATAAAAAAACTGGCGGAGAATCAATCAAATCTCAGAAATCAAAGAAAAACTATTCACATTAAAGGTGAAAGAGTAATGGAATCATGGAAAGCAGATTATTTACATTCTGAAAACAGACATGAATTAAGAATGTTATATGCAGCTTATGCAGTATTAAAAGGTAAAATATTTGAAGAAATTGAACCTAAAAATAAACCAGATAAATTGCCTTTATCATATTACAAAAATTCAATTGATAAATTAGTTGAAAAATATAATGTGATAGAAGAAATTAAAGATGAATCATTAGCATCTATTTAATATGATAATGAAAAACGTCAAAGATGATTTAGAAAAAGATAAATTATTTATATTAATTGACAACAAGCTTGATGTTACTTATGGAGGAGTTCAAGGTGCTCACGCTTCATGCCAATGGTTACTTGATCATAAATAGGTGCAAACCTGGAATAATCAATACTTAATTTTTCTATCTGCAGAACTTGAAAAATGGATATTTAAGTTAACTCTTAAAAATATAGATTTCACAGTGTTCTATGAACCTGATTTAGATAATAAACCAACTGCATTAGCAGTACATGGCAATGATTCTCTATTTCGTAATTTAAAACTTTGGGGTGCTTTATAAGCACCCCGATTTTAATAAAAATGCTCATTTAGTCCAGTGATAGGGCGGTAGCCTCTAAAACTACCTACATCGGTTTGAATCCGATAGTGAGCACAAATATATTTTTCATAAGGTATATTTATTTTTAAAAGGATTGAAATTCATTTCAATCCTTTTTTTATGTATAAAAATTTGCACATTCAAAATTTAATAGTTATATTTGTATCTTATTTTAAAACTTATAAAAATGATTGTAAATATTGTAAATTATGTAATGAGTAGTTCATATATATCATTAAATACTGATTATAATATTTTTTATAATAATAATGATTCTATTAAAATATTAGATTTTAATAAGATGCTTGATATTACTATATCAATGAAAATAAATAATATAAATTTAGGTGGACTATTATGGTTCGTTAAAGAAATTCGTATGTATGAAATATGTCAATTAAAAGAATGTAAAGATTTTACTGATATGTTGAGAATGATTGGTATAATAATTGGCACAAATACTATATCTATAAGTGATGAAATATATTCAATAAAAGGTTTAACTTTATTAGAATTAACTCACATAATTGATAATAATCCTGATAATTCATTTCAGAAATTACGAACATATATTAGAAAGAAAAAACTTGAAAAAATAATGATAGATGCTTAACGTTGGAGACAAAATTTATTTTATTAAATCTTTATGATACAATATAGATTTACCATCAAATAAAGAATTAACAATCTTACATATATTTGATTGCCGTAATAATATTGTAATAGGAGGAGTTACTACTGTAATTAGAATAAAAGAAGCTATAATTGTTGATGATTATTATTCAGAACAATTTTTATCATTGAAAGATTATAGAAAAGAAAAACTAAAAAAATTATCAAATATATGCAAGCTTGGGTAAAAAAACATAATTCAACATTTTATTGTATTGATAACTATATAAAAAAAGATAATAAAAATTATAATCTTAAATCTTATAAAATGGGTACATCTTTTGATAAATATACTAATTTTAGAATAATATACTATGATAGTAATATATCAAGACAAGTTTTTTTTTCAAATATAACATTATCTGCTAATGAATATAATAATTTTATAAGAAAAACAAAAATTGAAAAATTATCAAAATATGAATGATTGGATAAATAAATGGATAGAAAGAAAAAATGAATTACCATTATTTTTTGATTATATTATTAAAAAAGATAATGAAAAATATGAATTTTATTCATATATGAAATTAACAACTTATGAATTTAGCATAAAAGTTAAATTGTCATATTATATTATAAATGTAGATACTATGTTTTCAGATGAAAAAGAAATATCATTTAATTCATTTAATAATTATCTTAGAAAAATTAAATTAGAAAAATTAAATGAAAATATCTAATTTTGAATTATTGATTTATGTTATAAATAACGTTGAACGTTTTTATATATCAGAAGGATATGTTATAGATCGTATATCATATAATATAATTAGAAATACATTATGTATAACTGTACGATATTTAATTAAAGTTGATTCTGAATTATGTACAAGTATTACAGTAAATGTTAATATTAGAGATTATATTAGAGAAACTAGAAGAATAAAATTTAAGAAAATGAAAATAGATGAAAATAACAAAAAAGGATATGATGATTTATATATTGAATCATGATGAAGAATTTATTCTTAATAAAAAATATACTATTGACGATATAAAATATCATATATCAATAATGAAATTAATATTGATATTACATATTTAATAGCTGATAATAAATATAAACAATTTAATTATTATATTTATATTTTAGAATACGTAAAATATATAAGAAAATTTAAATTATCTAAAATAATATTATGATAAACGTAAAGTTATATAATAAAGAATTATTTACTAAACATAATTTGTTTATTGAAGTCTGTATTCCTAATGATAAATATAATTCTATATCTCATTTATTTGATGTAATAATAAATAAATTAATAGAGTATAAAAATAGAGATGTTTATTTTGCTTCTATTCGTAGTTTAATAGGTATAATGCTAGTTGAAATGAAACATGTAGATGAATTGGAATTAGAAGATTTTTTTAGAATTTTTCAATATAGATTTGATGTGCTTGATAATAAAATAGATGTGTTTAATGGATGGTATCATTTTATAAATCAAGATATAGAAGATATTAAAGGAATAACTTTACATCAATTTAATATGATGATTAATGATGATAAATATATTAAAAAATATTTTAGAATGATTAAACTTCAAAAATTATCAAAATTATGATAGTAGAATATTATAATATAGATTTTTCAATAAATTATCAATCTGAAGAAATAGATTCAAATAGAATATATAATATTATTAAAAATTATATAAATAATTATATAATGATATATAAAAATAATCCTCATATTTATGTAGGTAAGGATTGTTTTGATTTTATTTTATATTCCGATAAATTTCATCTTATTTCTTACAAATCATCAAAACCTTATATCGGAATATTATATGACTGTTATCTTTATATAAACACAGATTTACAAGAAGGGGATTTTTATTTATCTAATAATAAAATAGATTTTAAACAATATAATAGAAAATTAAAAATAGAAAAAATAAATAATTATTATAATGAAAATAGTAAAATTTAATGTTGAAATATTTGATAATTATATATTAAAAACTACTAGGATTTTTACGAATTATTATATAAAGAAATATCTAAAAATTTTAATGATTATGGAGTTGCTGTTGTTTTTAGTCGTAAAATGATGGATAATTTAAATTATCTTAATTGTAATTATAAAATTCATATTCAATATCAAGTAAATGATTATATAAACATAAATGATGTTTTTATATATCCATATTATGCAGCCAATGAATGTGATATTATATTAACAGATTTTGATTTTATTAAATATTATAGAAAACAAAAACTTAAAGAAATATGTTTAAACCAGGAGATAGAGTAGTTTGCATAAATGATGAAAATAATTGTGATCCAAATATAAATCTAATTAAATATAATATTTATATTGTAAAAGAGTTACATGAATATACCAATAATAGAATAATATTAGAATATCATGAAAATAGTTTATATTATAATACTAGATTTATATTATTAAAAGAATATAGAAAAGAAAAACTCAAACAAATAGAATTATGTTCAAACCAGGAGATAAAGTAGTGTGTATTAATGATAAATATTTTTATAATGATAAATCTATAATAGAAATGATTAAATATAATATTTATACAATAAATAGAATTGCAGAAATTTCAGGTAGCAATACAGATAGAGTTGTATTATATGAATGTAAACGTATGTATTTTTCACACAGATTCATATCATTAAAAGAATATAGAAAACAAAAATTATTAGAAATATGTTCAAAGTAGGAGATAAAGTAGTTTGTATTGATGTTAAAAAATATAATAATAATAATTATAATGTAAACCTAATTAAATATAATATTTATACAATTAATATAGATTTTTCAGTTTTTGATAGATCAAGTTTTGGTAGATCAAGAGTTGAAATAAAAGAATGTTGTAATGAGACATTTTATTCAGAGAGATTTATATTATTAAAAGAATATAGAAAACAAAAACTCAAACAAATAGAATTATGTTCAAACCAGGAGATAAAGTAGTTTGCATTGATCAACAATATAGAAAAAAATACAATTTACCTAATACAATATTAGAAGTTACAGAATATAAAGATATAAGATATAAAAAATTATTTAGTGAAAATTTTATTATTTGTTTCAAAGATATAAAATATGGATATAATTATAATTGTTTTATGCTATTAAAAGAATATCGTAAATTAAAATTATTAAAATTAAATAAAAATGATAAGTGAATCAAGTCTTGTTAATTATATAGAAAATCTAAATCTTAGAAAAACCCATGAATGTTTTGATACTAACTATATAATTGATAATAATTATATAATATGCATTGAATCATCTACTAATGTTTTTTTCATAGATAAAAAAATGAATTCGAACCTGTATATTTTCATAATTAATATTGAAAAATTAAAAGATATTTATTATAAAAAAACTGGTAAAAATATAGAAATTTTAATGAGAAAAGAAAAACTAAAAAAATTAGAAGAATGTTCAAGATAAGAGATAGAGTAGTTTGCATTGATAATTCTTATTTATATGATATAAATCTATTACAATTAAATAATATTTATATAATTGAAGATATTTTTAGTTATGATACAGAAAATAATTATATTGGTATGATATTAGAAAAATATAATTTTGAATTTAATTCTAATAGATTTATATCATTAAAAGAATATAGAAAACAAAAAATATTAAAATTATGTTAAAACCAGGAGATAAAGTAATTTGTATTGATAATTCTTATTTAGATGATAATAGTATGAGAAAATTATTATTAAACCATATTTATATAATTAAACTATGCTTTACATATCAATCAGATCATTTTAATTATATTATATTAGAAAATGATTTTGAATATCATGAAAATAGATTTATAACATTAAAAGAATATAGAAAACAAAAACTATTAAAATTATGTTCAAACCAGGAGATAAGTTATTAGAAATATCAACTAACAAAATTTTCACATTCTGTGATTATATAAAAACTATATCATATTCATCAAATTATAATGATATGATAGTGAATGATTATGATTATGAAAATGGTTTAATATCAATCAATGAAGATGCAGAAAATTATCATAGAATTAATAAATATTTATCTATTAAAGAATGTAGAAAAGAAAAACTTAAAAAATTATATAAAGATTTTAATATTTAAAGTTAAAAATCAATAAAATAAATAATATATTAATATCTAAATCATTTATATTTTATATCTTTGTCATCATTATAATAATTATTTAAAATACTCATGAAAATAACATATACTAAGCAAAAAGGGGCGAGAATTAAATATTCATTCAAAAGACCATTTTCAATTAATATAAATGGTTATTGGTGGAATTGTGAATTATTAAGATGGGAAAAAGAAGATGACTTCAATTTTTATAAATATGAATATACTAGTAATTATTATTCTTTAAAATCAGTTAAAAGATTTCTTATAAAATATAAAGCACCAAAAGGTAAAGATTCCGTTACAAAAAAATTAAATAAAAATATAAAAAAGTGTAAATAAAATAAACTTTTTTAAAATATTATACTATTAAATATAATTAAACAAATAGTTCTTTGATGTCATGATAAAAGTAATAAGTTTGATTAAAAATCAAACTGAAACTTTTAATCGTTATACATATCAATAATATTGATTACAGTAAACATAGAACGATTAATACACTTTTAAATACATCTTAACAACGGACTATAATAAGTCTTAAAAATGGTTGTTCGTTATGTAGTTTAAATAATTAAAAGCGACTACGATTTCTTTAAATTATTAAAGAATAGTGTGTTCGGATAAAGAATTTCATCAAACGAAATTCAAACGTCACAGCAAGTACAAATTTGTATAAGTTTAAGTTGACGGTATACCTATTAATATATCAACCATGTGGATTAATCATGATATGAAAGTTATCATAAAAAAAGATTTAGTTGGAAGTAAATTAAGAAAAAGAAAATTATTAAAAATAAATGAAAATAGGAGATAAAGTTTTATTTACTGATTATTTTTATGAACATCATAAATATATAACAGATAATAGATATAATATTTTTACAATCAAAGATTATTTTAGCGATAATTTCACCATTATTTCTTTATATGAACTTCCAATGTATTATTTTGAACCAAAAAATTTAATAACAGTATCAGAAATTAGAAAAAAAAAATTAAAAAAATTAAAAATATATGAATAAATTCGGAGTAATATTAGCAAGAGTTCAGCCAGTACATAATGGTCATATGGCATTAATTAAAAAGGCATATGATGAAAATGAAAATGTAGTATTTTTAGTTGGAAGTGCGGATAAAGTTGACTCAAGAAATCCAATTCCAGTTAGCATTAGAATTGAAATGCTAAAAGATGCATTAAAAGAAGCTAAGTTGATTGATAAATGTTTAATAATACCATTAGATGATTTAACTTCAGAAAGTGATAATTCTATTGAATGGGGTTTTTATCTTTATACTAAAATAGTAGATCAAATTAAAGATAGTTGTTTCACTATGTATTATTCAGATGGATTTGAAATCATCACTAAATGGTTTCCAGGATTTATGTTCAAAAATAATGTATCTCTGGTGCTATTAGCAAGAGGAACTGTTGAAGATGGTGTATCTGCTACCGAAGTTAGAAAAGCTATACTGAGCAATTCTCCTGAGCTAAAAAACATGGTTCCAAAATCAGTCTATAATAACAGAAATACGATTAAATCATTTATTGAATTAAATAAAGAATGAAAAATATTTATATAACAAAAGATGAACTTGATAATTTCACAGAAGAACAATTAAATAGATTAGTATTTGTTTTTTATGATGGGCAAGGAGACACTAGCGTTATGATATGGAAAGATTTTATTGAATTATCAAAAGAATGGGAGAAAGAACTTGGAATTGGATTTCCAAAAAATTCAGATAAATTTGATTTTTTATATAAAGATAGTGAACTAAATGGTAATATAAGTGAATTTCTATATTTTGATTTTAATAATGAATACAAAAGAATTTATTTTAAATAATAATTATTATGGCAAAAGATTATTTTGATAAAGAATTTAAAAAAATGTGGATGGAAACGTGCATTGAATCTTGGAATGATCAATTTCTTGGAATATACTATACAAAACCATTTGAGGAAATTATTTATCTACATAATAATATAGAAGAATTAGAAAGATATATTTCAGCATATGAAAAAAAATATGATACTAAACTAACATATAGATTAGATAACGGTTGCTCTTATATTTCACAATTAAAATAGAGATATGAAAGAGCACAATCACAATAATGATATTAATTATAATGCTGTTATTGAACAATGTGGTTTAATATTATATAAAAAGAAAGCAATAGGTAATAAAGCAAGATTATTGTATATAATTCAAGCAAAATCTGGTAGATATGATCATCAAAGTATTATTATAATAAAAGAAATTAATAAAGATTTCATAAAAATAAATGATTCTAATGATATAGAATCAAAATTATATGAACCAGATAGATTACTTTATAACCAAATAAAAGAATATATAATAGAAGCAAATTATGAATATAGATAGAAAATTAGCAACAATTCAGGTAATTAAAGACATATTACCAATTAAAGGAGCAGATAGAATAGAGGTTGCACGCATAAAAGGTTGGAAAGTAGTAGTTAAAAAAGACGAATTTAAAGTAGGTGACAAAGTTGTTTATTTTGAAATTGATTCACTATTACCTATTAGAGAAGAATTTGAATTTCTTAGAAATAGTTCATATAGAAAAACTGATGAACAAGAAGGTTTCCTCTTGAGAACGGTCAAATTACGCAAACAATTTTCATGTGGACTAATAATGTCATTAGATATTTTAAATGATACACCTTGTCATATATTTAAATTGACAGAAGGTGATGATGTATCTGATTATCTAAATGTTGTAAAATTTGAAGTTCCAATACCTGATGAACTTAAAGCTGATGTTGTTGGTCCTATTCCTTCATTCATATTGAAGACAAATGAAGAACGCGCACAAAATTTATCTGATGATTTCGATGAATGGAAAAAAGATAATGTAATATTCTATGAAACAGAGAAACTTGATGGTCAATCTACCACTATGTATTTACATAATGGAGTATTTGGCGTGTGTGGTAGAAACTGGGAATTTAAAAGAAATCCAAATAATTTATTTTGGAAATTTGCAATTGAAAATAATATTGAAGAGAAATTAAGAATATATGGTAAAAATATTGCTGTTCAAGGTGAATTAATTGGTTCAGGAATAGAAGGCAATAACTATAAATTAAGCCATAAAACAATAAAATATTTTAGAGTTTTTAATATAGATGAATATAAATTGGAAGATTATAATACATTCGTTGATATTGTAACTAATGTATTAAATGCTGACACGGTTCCTTTAATTTGTAGTTATTATAAATTACCTGGCACTATTGATGAAATATTAAAACATGTTGAAGGCAAATCTGTATTAACAAATTCATCAAAAAGGGAGGGAAGTGTATTTAAATCAATTGATTCATCAATAAGTTTTAAGGTCATTAACAATGAATATTTAATTAATTGATAATCAACAAATTACGGGAAGATATTATATATTTATATTATATATCATGATCTTGCATCTTTTTTATAATACATTTAATATTAGTGAATTACAATGGTAGAATTTAAATTTAAAATTAGTGATGAAGCATTTAATTTATTGATGTACATTAAAGAGCATAAACAAGCAGAATATCGTGATTATGAATTTGAAAATATAGATAAATTTATAAAATCTAATAATGAATTTATTACAGTTGAACAATTTAAACATAGAAATTGTAATGGAACTTATTATTTAATCGACTTGAGATACATAATTTAGTTTGTAGTAATAATTTTGCATGGCATCCTACATTTATATTAACTGAAATAGGTAAAAAAATGTTAGAAAATAATTGTAGAAGAATTAAATTAGAAAATTTAAATAAAATATAAAAAAATGTTTAAACATGGTGATGTAGTAATTGCATTAGAAACATATGATAATTTAATTGTAATAAATAATTCTTATATTATTGAACGTACTGGATATGTGAAAAATAGAAAAAAATATTATGTAATATTACAGTATCCGCCTGGTTTTTATATAGAAGAAGAAAAATTTAAATTAGATATAAAATATCAAAGAATAGAAAAATTGAAAAAAATATGCAAAATATAATAAATAGCAGAAATATTATTAATAATATTAGTCATGATGCTCATAAATTATTAATTTATATTTATGAGAATGGTAGTGCTGAATATAAAGATCCACAATATCAATCTATCTCTGATTTTATAGGCAATTCATTATATTTGAATCTTGTTGAAGAATTTAAAATAAGAAATTGTGACGGTACACTTTATTTAATACCAGAGTTAATAAAATATTCATTAGTTGATAAATATTTTTCAGAATATACTGATAAATATATATTATCTGATTTTGGTAAAAAAATACTTGTTAGCGTTATTAGAAAAGAAAAATTAAAAAAATTAGAAAAATTATAAAAAATATGCAAAAAATAGTAATAGTAAATAGTAATAATGGTTGTACTTTTTCATTATCAACAAAAGTTATACGTAGATATTTCGAACTTTCAAATTTGGGTAAACCATATTTTTATATCAGAGATTATAGTTATTTAAATATCACTAAATATAAAAAAATTGAAGATGCTGATGATTATTTTTATACTTCATTTAATGATTTAGGAAAAGAATTAACAAATGAAAATAACATTTTTGATAAAGAAAATTATTTTGATCAAATGGAAATTTTAAGAGATGATGTAAATTTAGTTAAAGCAGTGGAAGAAATAAAACCTGACGAAATAAAAATTGTTGAAATTCCAGATGATGTTGAATGGTATATTAGAGAAGAAGATGATGGACATGAATCAATAGAAGAAACACATAGATCTTGGTTTTAATTAATTAAATAAATATATGAAAAAAGAGTTTTATAGTTATTCTGATGAAGAACAAAAACAAATAAAAAGAATTCAAGCATTTAGTTTGATGAAAGAAATAGAAATTATTAATTGTGATAAATTAGATGATGAAACGCACACACAGTTAATGATATATGTTGTGTTATTTTCTAATCCTCACTTATCATATCTTAATAAATTTAATACAGAATATACTATTGTAGGCAATGAGATTATTGAAAAAACTTATACAGTTAATAAAAAAATCGAAAAAATCGAAAAAATAAAACCTGATTATATTTTTGAAAGAAAAGAATATAAAAGAAAAACAGTAGTAGAAGGAAAGGTAGGAATTGTAAATGATTATGAAGAATATGTTAATAGTAAGAAATATTATGAATATTCAGATGATAGTTATGAAAGGAAAAATTGGAGAACTATTGAATATAAATGGAAAAATTACATTAAAGAAATAAATATATGAAAAAATTATTTTTATGTGCATTGTTTAGTGTATTATTTTTGTCTTGTCAAAAATATAAAACATATGTGACAAAACCAGTTGTTTTAAGACAAATGGTTAAAACTGAAGTATCAAATAAATCAGCAAGTGGTAGTTTTTTATTGGTTTATGGGATTTATAACTCTAAAGAAAAAACCGAATTGATGGTTAGATGTTTAGGAAACGTAGATGGTATGTATAGATTAATTGAGTTGCCAATGAAGAGCGTTAGAATAAAGATCAATAACAATATAATTACTCCAACATTACAATTTGTTTATTATAGTAATTACGAATTAAATATTAACTCTTTACTTTCTATAGGAGAATGTCCAGATCCATTTTCTAACTATAACTTCCTATATTATATTATAAATATTCCAGAAAAATATATTCCAGAAAAATTAATACCAATAACATTATAATAAATTAAATTAAAAAATTATAAATATGAAAAAATTAATATTATTTAGTTGCATTTTATTATTTAGCTGTAATAATAAAATACATTATGATGGACAAGAGTTTGATAATTATGATCAATATGTAGAATATTCCATTAATCAGTTGAAATCTCCAGTAGTAATTACTAATATTAGATCTAAATTTTATTCTAGTGATACTATATATTCTATTGTAGTTAAAGATGCCAATAATATAATTAAAGAATATGATTCACAATCAGAATTAATTGATATTATAGCAAAAACAAAAGATATTGGAGATACAATTAGATAAATAATATATTATGGAACAAAATAAAGAAATTATTTACAGAGTTGTAAAAAATATATAAAATTATAGAAATATTTATAATTTTATAATTATCACAATAAAAAATGCGATGTTATTATAGTTACTAATGTAGATAATCCTTATTATAGAATTATGAATAATGATAAAGAAAATTTGGAATATGATGAATATATTGATAGTCATGATTTAAATATTTATTGACTTATTGATTATTTAATTTATTATGGATTAATGAATAAAAATTACAAACAATTAAATTTAAATAATTAAATCATGGATGATATAACAATATTATGCATATGCATTCCGCTTGCGATATTTTTTATATTTTTAGCAATATCTACTATTTTTGGTAAAAACAGAAATAGTGGAATTGGTGGATTTAAACCACCAATATCAAATAAAAACTTAAATTCTAAAAAATAAATTATGGATTATACCGCAGTTTATTACGACAAGAATTTAAAGGTTATTTCTTATGAAAATTTAAAAGATTTAGAAATTTTTATAAATCAGAACAAATCAAGTAAATTAAAATATGTTCTTTCTGTGAATTTGGACCTTAATCTATTTAATTGAATTAAGAATTCACTTTTTGTTATTAATGTATTAGTTTTTCCAGATTTTCCAATAGAATGTTCTAATTTATAAGGTATTGATTCTTTTAAACTATTTCTAAAATATTCATTTTTTTCAAATAAGCAATCATAAGATCTTGTTATTAAATTATCATATTCTTCGGATTGTCTATCAATTGGAGTAGATATCCAATATAATTTTTGCTTATCTACCCAATTTAAATATTGACCAGCTTTCCATGCTTCAAACCCTGATAGTTTCCATATATTCTCTTTAATTTGTATATCTGGAGTCCTTAAAGACTGTACAAAGCCTTCATATGAAGCCACAGATATACCGTCAATCTCGAATTGATAAGGATATAAATTTGATAGTTTTTTTTCTAAACCATCAGTTCTAAATTTAATATCTAATATTTCCATTCTATATTATATGGTATAAAAATAAAAAAGTTATGATTAAAGTAAATATTATATTATCCGAGATTAACTATTATAAAAATAAGTTAACTGAATTTGAAAAGGAGCATATTACAATTGAAAATAATATTAAAACAGTACATATAAAATCGGTTAATGATTGTAATAATTATGTTAATATTATGAAATCATTAAATGAATATGAAAATAAATATAAAAATGCAATAGAATATAATGCTAAAATTGATATTAGAAAAGATAAGTTAAAACAATTATCAAAATATTATCATTATTGTAATAAAATTAATATTTAAAATAGTTGAGAATAATTTGTGTATTTGAATTTTTTTATTATCTTTGTATTTGAAATCAATAAAAAATTGTTTTCATGTTTAATTAAAATAATAATAATATGAATTTATTAAATGTAACACCAACAACAACAGTATCATCAACAAAAAAAGTTGATAAACTTGGATTATTAAATAAACTTAATGTAATAGAATCTGACATAAAGGATTTTATATTAACATTGAGAGTATTAGAAAAAGTTAAAATTATTGATACCCATAGTCACTATTATTCTGATAATTCTAAAACTAATTTTTCTACTAAACAAGAAATTTTCAAACATTTAGGATATGAAATCACGGATAAAGTAAATAATTATAATAGTATATTAAGAGAATTAAAAAACTTTAATATTAAAGTACCAGATAATTTAATTAAATATGATTTAGAAGTTGAAGAAATTAAATCTGGTTGTAGATATAATGGATCATCAAGTGAAAAATATAATCAAATTTTAATTAAAACAGATGAAAATTATAATAAATATCTAAATTCAAGATTAAATTCAAAACTTAGTTCTATCGTAGAAATAGCAGAAACATTTGGATTTATGATAATTCCATTAGAATTAGCAAAAAATTCAATTTTAACTTGTGATCCAAAAAGAAAATCTGTAGATATTGAATCTGCAATTAACAATTATAAATTTGCAAATTCAGAAAGATATTTTTACATTTTATGTCCAATTGGATTTTATGATTTTGAAAAACATGTAAAATCTCAAAAATACTATGATGTTTATTTTCCTAGTTCATTATCAATGGTTAGTATGAATGTTGGTATGAATTTACCATTATTCAGAAGTATGTATGAAACTATGGTAAATCTTGGTAATAGAGTAGATGCACTTGAAAATTCAACAAAAGTTTTAAAAGAGCAAGTAAAAGGAATAGAACAAAATATTTGTAGAATTCAGTCAGAACTTGAAAAAATATCAAAAGAACAAATTCGTCAGCAACAACTAGCTATTCAGCAAGCTGAACAAATTAAAACATTAAACCTTGAAGTCCAACAAGCATTAGCAAGAAGAGAAGATCCTTTATTATTTTCTACATCTTATAGTATAACTAATTTTTCTGAAGATTCTCATTGTGATGTTGCATTTGCATGGGGTACAGAATTTCCAAATGAATTTTTAGAAATGATGAATGTTAAAGGAATTAAAAAAAGTAATTATTGGTTAAAATAATATTATGAAATTAAATGAAACTTGGGTATTATATGATATGTGTATGTCTGAAATAGTTGAAGTATTTTCAGATAAAAATAAAGCAATTGAACTTTGTGATATAAATATTAAAGATTGTTATATTAAAAATCGTGAGTTAACTCATTTTTTTAAAGATATGTCTGATGAACAATATGATGAGCATTTTAAAAAATATTTTTCAAATACTTTATTTAGCGTTATTACATTAGATGAAGCTATTGAAAATATAAAAGAAAAATTAACTGATTATTTTGAATCAATAATATATCCTAATTATAATTAAAATGATTGATAAAAAAAGATTAAAAGAACACCTTAATAATGGTAAAATAGAATATGTTATGTGCGCTTCTAATTGGATAGATGATGGAATAGATTATCTTTATAAGCCATATAATATAGATAAAGGAATTTGCTATAATAGCGTACGGCATCCTTGCATATATGAGCAAACAAATAAAATTTATCCTGCTGAAAAATATGGAATGTTGACTGTTGAAGGATTTTTAACTACAAAAAATAGATTTCTTAATAGAGAAGAAGCTTTAGAATTAGTTAAATCAAATGATCAGTTAAAACAAGATTTAATAGGTAGTGTATTAACATCTGAAGATTTATGGTAAATAGAAATATAATTAAAATAGGATATATGAGAATTAATATAGATACTATTTTATGCTATTATATTGGTAGAGGTGATAAAACTATTATAATTCAAAGATCACTAGATGATATAAATGATATTGAAATAGATTTTGATAATAATATAGAATGTGAAAAATCATTAGCTGAATTAGATTCATTATTAGTTTTAAATGCTCATAATTATATAAGAAAATTAAAAATAGAAGAACTAAATGATAATAGAACGAGATAAAATTAAAATAGGTGATTATAGATTAAAAATTGATAGTATATTTGCATATTATCCTACTACAGTTGAAGAAAATGATCGTTGGTTTATTGTAATTGAACGTGACGTACCAGATGGTATTACAGAATTAGAAGTCGAATTTGATACAGAAGAAGAAAGAGATAAAGTTTTATTAGAATTAGATAAATTATGTACTATTGATCCAATGAATTTAAGAAAAGAAAAATTAGAAGAAATAAATAAAAATGGAAAAATTTAAAATAATTAAACAAGTTCACACATATCAAAATAATATTACTAATTTTGTTGTATATAAAAAGAATTTTATTGGTTGGACTCCAGCAAATATTATTTACAATAATTTTAAATATCAATATGATTCATTCTTTGAAGCTGAGATGTCAATATTTAATTATTTTGAAACTAAACATGGTGGTATAATAGATATTGATGTAAATATTTATACATACTCACCGTATTCTTTACCAATATGAATTAAAAAATAAATAATATTTTATATATAAAGATATAATTAAAAATGAAAGATAATAGATTAGTAAGAACTGAGTTAGTTACAAGAGAGATCGAAATTGATTTAACATATCATGAGATAAAAAAACTTATGATTGAAAAGTCTCCAACTGAAATTTTTGTTATGACATATAGTAGTTCCAAACCATGTATTCGTATTACTAAGCCAATATTAGATAGTGATAAAGAAATATGTGTTTGTTATGAATCATGTAAAGATAAAGATGAATATTTCCTTACATGGATAGGTTTTTATAATTTACTTGAAAAATATGGATTATCAAATATTAGATTTTAATATTTTATCAAATAAAAAAAATAAATTAAAATGAAAATAAAAAAAGAAGATTATTATGAATATAAACAAAATAGATCATTATCATCATTTAAACATGCATTAATTGTTATTGGTGTAGCATTTTTAGCATTTATGGCATTCCAATTTGGAACTAAAATTGGTCAAAATACAGAATTGAATTATTATTTAAATGTAATGAATCCTGTTGACCCAAATATTGAAGTTGGGCAAACTTGGATTTATATTCTTAATAAAGATAATCCATTTGAAGATACAATTCAAATTAAGAAAAAAATTATAGGAATTAAAAATGATTATATTTTATATGTTCAAAGCAACTCTGATAGTACAATAAATAGTAATGATACTATTAGTGAAAATGAATCTTATTTTATAATAGGATGTGAATTATTGAAATCAGATAGTACTAAATTTAATATTGAGTTTCCTATATTTAATGAAAATATACCTGAATATAAACCTGAATATGAATTCAAATTAAATTATATAAATAATTAAAAATATGAAAAAATTAGAATATATTAATGTATTTATTCTGATAATATTATGTGGTATTTTAGGGTATCTAATATCTTATCCATTTGATCTCAAATTTCAAACTATAGTTATATCAGTATTATTTTTATCATATTTAACTTTTTTTTTATATAAAAATAAAAAATAAAGAAAAATTAAAAAATAATGAGAATACTATTATATTTTATGTTGTTTATGCTAATGTCTCTAACTGGTTTATTTTGTTATTTAATATATTATCAGCCAAATGATAAATTACATATTGGATTATCAATAATAGCATTTTTTATATATTTAGGAATATTTATATATGTAGATGAAAAATCAAGAAAAATTAATTAATTAAATGAATAAAAATGAATAAAAATAATATTACAGTCAAAGTGGAGGGAGCAACTGCAATCGGCAAATCCGCTGTTACACTAGCAATAGTAAAAGCTCTTAAAGAATTTGGATTTGAAGTAGATTTAGAAGATACTGGACATAGAAATATTAATCATTTAGAGCATTCCATGGAGCATGATATATCATTTTCTGAACGAATGAATACTATGAATAGTAATACTAAAGTGATAATAAAAGAAATAACAATTTAAATATGAAAAGATATAGAAGATTAGAAGATATTTTAGTGTTTCATTGGACTGGTGATTTTTCAATTATTGATGAAATTAATAATGCAGTAAAATCATTTAATAAAGAACATCAAGATACTTTAAATGCAAGTAAAGATGTTGATAATGACGATAAAATTTTAATAATAACTCATAATGGAGAATATGGTACAATGAGTGAATCAGTTAAAATGAATGATTATATTATATTTGATGTAAATGAAATTGAAACATCATTAGGTGCATATTCTGAAGATTATTTAAATGATCATTTTATATTAATATAATGAAAAGAATAGAAGTCGAATTTAATGTTAAAATGATTATTGATGTTGAAGATAATCAGAATATAGAAACAGTTGTTAATACAATTGAAATTGGTGAATTTGATATAGATGAAGATGCCAATATTATAGCATGTAACATAACGAATAGAAATTATTCTAATTTTTTAAAAAAATGAAAATTTTAAACATAGGGGATATTCACGGATTTGATTCATGGAAAAAATTTGTAGATGATATTTCTCAATATGATAAAATAATATTTGTAGGAGATTATGTTGATGAATATCATCTAAGTAATATTACAATATTAAATAATTTATTAGATATCATTGAATTTAAGAAAAAATATCCAGATAAAGTTATTTTATTATTAGGTAATCATGATTATCAATATGCTATACGACCACCTAGTATGAATATTTTAGGACATTGCTCTGGATATAGAGCAGAAATGCATTTTGATTTATATGAAATATTTCATAATAATTTAAAATTATTTCAATTATCTTATCAATACGAAAATTATATTTGGACCCATGCAGGAATTCATCGTGGATGGTATGACCATTTTTTAATAGAATTTAAAAAAGTTTCTGATTTTGAAGGTACTATATCAGATAAATTAAATTTAGCATTTGAATTTGAGTTAGAATGCTTACTTGATTGCGGATATGTACGTGGTGGATATAATAAAGTTAGCGGTCCATTGTGGGCTGATAAAACTGAATCATGGACTAAACCATTAAAGAATTGTCATCAAATTTGCGGTCATACCCACACAGATAAAATAGTTCATCATGAAATACCAAATATAAATTCATCTGTTACATATATTGACTCCTTGCCAGAATATTGTTACATTTTAAATATATAAATTATGAAAATTAAAATATTTAATTACTATTTCGGTACCAGACTTGCATATGCTGATACTATTACTAAACTTGAGTATGAATTGAATCATTGGATAGAATATGATAAACCTGAAATTAAACAATTCACACAATCAAATACTAAAGAATATTTAATATATACCTTTTTATATTACGAAAAAAAAGAATTAAGAAAAACAAAACTTGAAAAAATTAATGAATTATGAAAACAGATAAATTAAAAAATAGATTACTTGAGTTTTATATATTAGGATTCAAAAATGAAATAGATTTTTGTGATGTACCAAATAAAGAAAATCTAAAAAAATCATATTTATTAGGAAAAAAACATTCAGATGCAGGCGATACATTTGAATCTACTGAATATTTGAACGACGATATCATTGAATATTTAATAGAAAAAGAGGAATTAAATTATTGAGGATGAATAAATTATAAATAATATTTGCAATTTGCAAATTGCAAATTTAAAAATTTTATATATAGTTTATGATTGTGAGTTATTAATTTAACTATCAATTAATTAAGTTAGAGAAGCTTAACGATTTATTATTTACGTAAAAAATGATACTGATTGTGCTATAGTTTAATAGTGCTAAATGGATAAGGAATAACCAATTCCCCCATTTTAGGTGACTTTTTTTAATTCAGTAAGACGATTAAGTTGTTTTTTTCAAAGTAAAAAAACATTGGTTACATCTATTCATTGTATTCTCAGGTGGAGATAGCTAGGTGGCGGAAAGGTTAGACGTTTGGGTAAAAGTCCCATTAGTGAGGTAGCTCAAAGATTATTTCTTATATAGGTTCGAGTCCTATCCTAACTACATTTAAAAATGAAAAGACGGATCTAAGCCAAAAAAGCATTAGTATGTGGGTTCAACTCCCACATTTTCACTAAATAATATTAATTAAAGAAAGTAAGTCAAAAGGTCAGACTAGTAAAGCCAAAAAAGCGTTTATATAAAAAATATTCATTTATGTTGGTTCGAATCCAACCTTTCTTTCAAAAATTTAAAAATATGAAATCACATACTCAAAAAAATAATTTTTTATTTAACTGAAAAGTTTGTGATGATGAAAAAACTTTTTTTGAATTTTTGAAATAATAATAAAATATTGAATTTTTTATTTGGTTAATCCATAATATAGTTGTATCTTTGTAAGCTATATTATGGATTTATTAATTTATATTATGAAACAAGGGGATAAAGTAGTTTGTATATGTAACACAAGAGGAGCCTTTATGGGGAGTCCAAGATTATATGTAGGTAAAACATATACAGTAAAAGATTATCATATGGTAGGATTTTCTGCAAATTTTATATGTCTTGATGAGCATCCACAATATTCATATACAGAAAAAGATTTTATAACTCAATCTGAAAATAGAAAAAATAAGTTAAATAAAATAAATAAATGTATAATATGAAAAAATTTAATTTAGATAGGGAGCATGGTATTTTTTGTGGAGTGTGTGCTGGATTGTCAAATTATTTTGATATTGATAAATTATTAATAAGAGTATTATTTTTGATATTTTTTAGTTATAGTTTATTACCATATCTTATAATTGCATTAGTCAAATCAAATAATGATACTGATGAACAAACATAAAAATAAAAAAGTTTCATTCGATTTTGATAGTACATTATCAAAAACTAATATTCAGGATTATGCAAAATTATTGATCGAAAAAGGAATAGAAGTTCATATTGTAACTGATAGATTTGAAAATACAACTAAATGCGCATACACAAATGATTATTTGTTTGAAGTAGTTGAAAAATTAGGAATTAATAAAAATAATATTCATTTCCTTAATATGACAGATAAACATAAATTTTTTTTAGATAATTCAGATTTTATTTGGCATCTTGATGATGATGATATTGCTATGAGTTTTATTAATGCGGAAACAAATGTTATATGTATATTAAATGATAAAATGATAGATTGGAAAGTTAACTGCAATAATTTATTACAAAAATATATAAAATGAAAAAAGGTAAAAAATTAAAAATATTCTTATGTTTTTTCGTGATATTATTAATGTCATTTTATTTAATTGATCTTGTATCATATTATTTAATAGGCGCTGAAATTAATATTAAGTATTTTATATTTGATACAATTGCTATAATATATTGGATTTATCTTTTGAAAAATACTATTAAAAATAAAAACAAAAAAAGTGAAACAATAACTAAATAAAAATATAAACCAAATAAAAAATTAAACATAAATAAATATGGAAACTAAATTATCAAAGGAAGAATTGCAAGAGCAATTGAATATAATTGAAGAAAAAGAAAAAGAATTGAAAGAAGAAATTTTTTATCAAGATTATTCTGATCTTACATTTTTTCAATTATGGAAAAATCATAACGATTGGAAAAGAATTATTATATTTGATATTATTTATAGTATTATAATTGCTGCATTATGTTATCATACAATATTATTACCAGTAATATTTATTCCTACTGCAATTCTTTTTTTAGCTTCTTTATCAACTGCATTAGACGTTAAGATGAAAATTAATAGCATTAAAAAGAAAAGAACAAATTAAAATTTAATATGAATGAAATAGAAATATATGATTATAAATTTCTAATAGTAATTAATATTATATAATATAAAATTAAATTATGGAATCAGATTCAAAATGTCCAAAATGTGGTTCATATAGATTCTACGATGGTACTAAATGTACAAATTGTGGATATAAGAATGATAATCCTGATGATGATATAATTATATGTCCTGGATTTTTTAAATATGATAAATTAAATATGATAAATATGGTGTGGGGAGTTGATAGTGGAAGTATAGATGATAAAATTTTAAAGCCATTAGGATTAGTTTGTGATGGAGGTGGATCATTTAAAAATAATGAGCTTAGTTATCATGTTACAAATATTAATAGTAATAAAAATAAAATTGATATTTATCTTACTAAAAAAGAATTTAATAATATTGAAAATTATATGAAAAAATATAATAAAGAAATTAGATTAAAAAAATTAAAAATATTAAATTTAAAATAAAAATGGAAAAAGCAACTTATTGTATAGGAGTAAATGAAGTAGGAATTAATTCATATGTAGAACATGAAATTCCTGAAAACGATGTAGATGAATCAACAGTGTTAACGCCTGATGTTGATATTAATGAATCTTATAATGAAACAGATGGATTAATTAATGATGTAAAATAAAATTATAGAATATGAATATGAAAAAAATTATAATTCTTCTTATACTTGGATTTGGAATATTTTCAAATTCATATTCTATTGATAAATATTCTATTGATAGCGTAAAAATAAGAGTAAATAATGTAAAATATGAAAATTGTTATACTCTATATGAATGGCAATCTTGGCAAAAAGTCAATGGTCAATTGTATATAGATAAAGATAATAAAAGAATAACTTTAGCATTAAATATGCCTAAAGTATACATTTATATGAATGAAAAACTTGAAAGATATAGTAATAATATAAATTTTGATTGTTTTTATACGAATGATGTTTATACGCTATCTATTTATATGTATAATAATGATACATATTTTTATATTTTAGATGACTTTAATCAAATTGAAATAATTTATAAATTAAATAAAAAATGGAAGAATTAAAACAAGGCACAAGAGTAAAATATCATGAGCAATTACTTATTGGAACAGGTAAAATTGTTGGAGTGGTAACAAATGATATGCCTTTAACTGGTAGATTATATATAGTTGAACCAGATGAAAAAGTAATTAGTGAAATTTATCATTATTCAAATATCGCAGTATTCGAAAGTAATTTAGAAGTTATAGATGAAATAAAAATAAAAAAAGCATTTTTATCATTTGAAGATAACTTAAACATTAAAGATCTTGAAATAGAAGATGGAAACCAATTTAAATGCTTTCATATTGATTTAACTGAAGGTGAAGATAATGGTATGTATATCAAACTTTGTTCTTGGGATGAAAATTTAGAGCATAAAAATTTTGATCAATTTATAGGCAAAAAAGTTAAAATAACTATTGAAGAAATAAATTAAATTATGAAAAAATTTTTAATGTCATATTTTGCAATTATTTGGGAAGTCAAATATAGTATATTGACTACATGGTTGTTTTTCTTTTTATTAGCAACGTGCAGTAAATCACCTTTTAGTTTTTTACATTTAGCGATTTCATCATTTTGTTTTGTATTAGGAATTATTTCATTTATAATTTTATTTATAACTTTATTATCAAATCATAGATATAAATAATATGAAAATAGGAGAATTAATAGATTTAAACTCAGAAGCTCATGAAATTATAAATTCCAATTTAAGTTGGAATGTTAAATATGATTTGATTTTTTCTGATGATATGTCATCAAAAGTTAAATTAGATTATTATGATCCAGACACATCATATGAAGAAGATGTACTAGCTTGGATTGGAGCCTTTGATGAATATTTAAAATATAATAACATATTAAAATGAAAAATATCGCACTTTTTTTTGGTAGCTATAATCCTTGTCATAATACACATATTAAGGTAGCTGAATGTGTATCTAAGTTAGATTATATTGATGAAGTGCAATTAGTAGTTTCGCCACAAAATCCATTTAAGCATGATTTAGCTGATTATAATGATAGATTTAATATGTGTGAGTTATCTGTAGAAAATTATGCTAATATCACAGTAAATCATATCGAACGTTATTTACCTTTACCATCATTTACCATTAATGCATTAAATGAGTTAAGTAAATTAAATCCTGATACTAAATATTATATGATAATGGGGTTAGATATTTTTTTAGATATAGATAAATGGAAAAGTTATAAGGTTATATGTGAAAAATACCCTTTTTTAGTTTTACCAAGAGATTTTGATATAGAAACAAATGAAAAATGTTTTATTTATAAGAAAACTGAATTACTCAATAGTAATGTAATTATAAATAAAGATACTGTTTTTTTGAAAGATTTTAAAATATCATCATTATCTTCAACAAAAATAAGAAATAGTGTTGCAAATTCAGAAGATATTAGTATCTTTGTACCAGAAACAGTAAATAAATATATTCATCAACATAATCTATACAAAATATGATTTATGTAACAACTACTTATTCCGATGATTATACCCATATTGAAAATGTATGGGATGTAAATGTAGATAATGTTGAAGAACTTTATAAAATTTTTATTACTGAAAAATCAATAGAGATGAATATTATTATAAATAAATATTGGTTAAATATAATGGATTTTGAACTTTTTCATAAACATTTAACAAAAACACAATATAATAATTTATCTAAAAAATGGAAAAAGTTTTTACGTTTATGGAATAAAGATAAATTCATTTTTGAAAAATTAAATGGATTAAAATTAGAATTTAAATGTTTATCTAATTAATAAAATATGCATAATTTCAGTGAACTGTTAAATTTTAATACATTAGAAGAAGGTCAAAAAAATTTGAATAAAGCGGTTGAAATTCGAGATATGATGGGAGGAGAATTATATTGGAACATAGCTAATGATGATTGTGATGAAATTTCAAATAAGCTTGTTGATCTTAAAGTTAAATTGTTCAAAATAAAAGAAAAACTTAACGGCATAAGTATTAAAGTTATTAAATTTTATTTAAGAATAAAAAAAATAGAATATTTAGATTCATCTTTAAATAGTAATGATAATAGATGTTTTGGATATTATATTCTAGATACTATAGAATTTAAATATATTGAAAATTTTTACAATAAAATTGATATAAATATATGGAAAATATAAACGAATTATCTTTAAAATTAAAGAATGAATTGATTAATGATTTAATGACATCTCCAAGAAATTTAGATGTAGAATATCTTCATGTTGGAATGAAAGTATACTCCAGACGAGAGTTGGCTAATGAAATTAAAAATGAAACTGAATTTGGATTAGAGTGGCTAGCAACATCAATAACTGTTGCAATAAATATAATTGCTAAGGATTCATTAAAAAATAAATAAAGAAAATTATAATAAACAATAAATAAAAATTAAAATGAAAGAAAAAATTAAAGAATACCCAGTTATTACGACAGAAGAATTCGAAGCAAAAAAATTATTTATGATAATTGATGTTCTTGATATATTTTATAAAAAGCATATCAAAAATAGTATAGAGTCAGTAAATATTGTTCTTAATTTTTTTGATAAATTCTCAAAAGAAAATAATATACAATGTAAAAATTTGTATGTAGTATCATTTGAATATAAAGGAGATGTAGTAGGATATTATGGATGCTGTGATATATTATCAGATGAATATTTAGAAAAATTTAGTGACTATTGCGATAATATCGGATTAGATTTAGATTATTATATCGAAGATAATGATTAATTTAAAAAAAATTAACGGAAATGAAATTATAGATTTCATTAACAAATCATATGAAGATAATGATGATCTTGATGATTGCTCACTAGGATTTCCACTTACATTTGAAAGTCAAAGAATTTTCAATGACAGATATGAATTGAGATTTATGTCCCGTTATAATAATTGGGGTAGTAACGGTACATTACAACCTATATCTGATAATATTATTGCTATTGATGAAGAAGGTAATATTATAATAGGATTAGAAGAACCTTTTGAAGATGATGAAAGTTCTGATATATTAGAAGATATACTAAGCAAATGGTTACCTACTCATGTTTTCAGTGATCAATCTGAAAATTTTAATAATATAATGATTGACGCACGTGAAAAAATTAATAAAATTTCTATTAACGATATAAATCTTATGGATAATATAATCAAACAATTAACCAATGCTAGAACAATGATGAAATAATATGAATGCTACTGAAATTGTTACAAATAGAGAAGATTTTAAAGATAAATTAAAAAAACTTTTCATTCCATCATGTATAAAGGATTTTGGTGATATAGAACCATTTAACATAGGATACGCAATGAAAAACTGGACATTTTTTTATTATTCTGTTGAAAATATTGGAATACATACAGTAGAATTAATTGAAAATAAATAATATGAAAAAACAATTTATATCACCTTTTAATGAGGAGTCTTTTGAAAAAGAATTTATTCAACATGATATTAGTAAATATGATGTTTTGTATCATGTAACAACTGAAGATAGAATAGAAAATATTAAAAATGATGGACTGAAAATTAACCAGCCTCAGTATAAATCACTTGTTGAGACAGGGATGTTGTTCTTTTCTTATCCTATACTACATAATACTCAAGATTTATTTAGATATTATGATAAATCGTATATTGTAGCACTTGATGTACAAAAATTGATTAAAGATGGTATTATTTTTTATGATGATAATTTCTCAAATCAAGATCAATCATCAAATAGAAATCATTTATGCTGTGAAGTAGATATACCAGTTAAATATATTAAAAAAATTATAGAACCATTTGAATAATAATTTGCATTGAAAATATTAATTCAATTGATGCGTTCACTCGTAATTTGCCATTATTTAAGCCTTTGCATGTAGTATCTAATGATCAATTTAGAATTGAATTTAAAGAATATAAAAATAGGTTATATTATAAAAACCGTCATATATTTATTACACCATCTGAATATAGAAAACTTAAATTAAATAAATTAAATAATTAAATCTGGCGATATATTAATTTGTACTCAGCATAATTCAAGTTTTGGGTTCACTAACACTAACTTAAAACTTTTTACTCCATTGCATGTTAAACATTTAAAATATGGAGATACATTTGAATTTTATGAATATCCAGGTAAAACTTATATATCTGAATATCACACTTTCATAAAATTATCTGATTATAGAAAACTTAAATTAAATAAATTAAATGATAAAACCTGGTGATATATTAATTTGTACTCATAATAAAGAAGGTTCAAGTAAAATTGAACTTTTCAAACCTTTACATGTTAAACTAACAACAAATGATGATCATTTTTTTGAATTTGAAGAATTTGAAAATGTTGCATACACCAGTAATTATCATATTTTTATAAAATTATCTGAATATAGAAAACTTAAATTAAATGAATTAAATGAAATCTCAAATAAAGAAATTTATTGATTATATATTCGAAAAAATACATAAGCAAAAAATAGAATTAATTCTTAAAAAATATAAAATTGATACTGATTCATATGAGAAAGGTAGGCAATTTGGATATGAGAAAGGGTTTATTGACGGAACAAAATCGAATCCACAAAAACATTACTCTGTACCAAAAAAAGATTATGATGACTTAATTATATATTTAGCATCTCATAATCTTGTACTTATATATAACGTAGATTCACCAGATGGAACTGGATTAATGGTTAGAAAAATATAAAAATAATAATTATGGGCCTTGATTTAACATTTTATAAAACAAAAGATATATATAATGAGATAACTCCAGTTATATATAAAGATAATGATTATACAGAAGATGAAGCAAAAAATTCAATAATATTTGAAGATTTTGAAAAAAAGGTAATAGAAATTTATTATCTTAGAAATAATTACCAATTACTAACTTATTTAATTAGTGAATATGGTCAAATAAAAAATGATAAAAAATCATATTTTAAAAATAATGAGCTTAATGATTGCATTGTTAAAATTAAAGAAAGTGATATATTAAATATTAAAGAAGTTATAAAAAATAAGCACTGGACAGATAAAGATGAAACTCATTTCATTGATATTCTTAAAAAATCAATTGTGCACAATAGCATTTTAATACATATTAGTTATTAATATTATTATTTAACTTTTAAGATACTACATATACCAAATATATGTGGTATCTTTGTATTTGAAATTTTTAAACAATTAAATCATATTATTATGAGTACAATGTTAATATTATCAGTATTTTTAGGAATTATTTCTGTTATTTTTTTTGGATTTGCATTTCTTGGTAAATCAAATAGATTAATGATGTATATTATTGGATGCTTATTCTTTTGTGCTAGCATGATTTTTATGCATGAATATTCTGATCATGTAAAATGTAATAATTCTAAATTAGAGTATTATATTAAAAAATAAATTATTAGAGTATTTTTATTATAACTTCATGTTATTCATTTAGTGAAATAACAACAAGAGATAAACAGGTTTGGTGAGGTTATGAAATAATATTTGTAAACCGAAGTGGAACTAAGATGCCATTGAAAAAAGTTAGTAAGTTCGGCGCAGGACTAAAAAGATTACAAGGTCTAAGTTAGAGAGGGATCCAAGAAAGAACTGAACTATGCCATAGTAGAAATAAATACCTGTAATAATTTATAAAAAGTGAATGATTAATCATTCACTTTTTTTGCGTATATAATAGTTATATAACATAAATTTAATATAATTTTAATAGTAAATCATCTAATAATATAGTGAATATTAAATATATAATAATAAAAAATATGGAAATAGAAGCACTTTTTATATCAGATGTGCATCTTGGTACAAAATATACAAAAGCTACTGAATTATTAGAAATATTAAAATATTATAAGCCAAAAAAATTATTTTTAATAGGAGATATCATTGATGGATGGGCGTTAAAAAAGAAGCATTACTGGAATCAAGAACAAACAAATGTAATTAGAAAAATTTTATCATATTCAAAAAATGGAACAGAAATATATTACATATCAGGAAATCATGATGATTTTTTAAAACATTATATATTTGATTTTGGTAATATTCATATAATATCTGAAATGATATGGAATAATTGTTTAATTACTCATGGAGATAAATATGATACTGTAGTTATGAATAATAAATGGATTGCTCATTTGGGTAGTATTGGTTATGATATCGCTCTTTATTTAAATAAATATATTAGTAATATTAGAAAATTATTTGGTTTAGATAAAAAATCTTTCAGTAAATGGTTAAAAAATAATGTAAAAGAAGCTATCAATTTTATATACAAATTTGAAGAAATTTTAATAACAGATACAATAAAAAAAGGTTGTGATACTGTAATTTGCGGTCATGTTCACACTCCTGATGATAAAATTATAAATAATGTAAGATATTTAAATACTGGTGATTGGATTGAAAATTGTTCATATATTATATATGATAAAAATAAATTCACTTTAAAATATTATGATTAATATAAAAGATTTATTGACAATTATTATTCCTTGTAAAAATGAAGAAAAATATATAGAAAGCACTTTAACTAATATTAATAATCAAAATAATGTTAAAGGAATAATTGTTTATATTTCTGATGCAGGATCAACAGATAACACATTAGATATAATTAGTAGTTTTGAAAATAATTTAAAAAATAATTTAAAAATTAAAATAATTGAAGGTGGTAGAGTATCTGTAGGTAGAAATAATGGATTGAAATTAGTTGATACTCCTTATGTTTTATTTATGGACGCTGATACAACATTAGAAAATGATAATCAAATAAATGAATATTTAAATTGTATGATAAATAATGATTTATATTTAATGACTTCTCCATTATATTGTATTGTAAATGATAAATATGCAAAAATAATGTTCAAATCTTTTAACGCTTTAAATAAAATATTATCTAATATTCAACCGTTTGCAATTGGATTGTTTTTTATGACAAAAACTGATATTATTAAAAAATTAGGTGGCTTTGATGAATCTGTTATACATTCAGAAGATTATCTATTATCTAAAAAATATAATAGAAATAAATTTAAAATAGGTAAATATAAAGTAGGACAAGATAATAGAAGATTTAAAAGATTTGGATATTTCAAAATGATAAAATTATTATCAAATGGATTATTATATCAAAATAATATAGATTATTTCAGAAAAGATAATAATTATTGGAATTAAAAAATTCTGAAAGAACTATAAGTTAAAATTAGTTGCAGCATTTTTTAGTTTAATTATTTCTTTATCTTTATCAAATATTAATATAGCATCTGGATAAATGATCCATCCTTTAGTATGACTAAAATCATAAAAATTAATTGTATATGATGCCATAGTTCCAGTTTCATAATCAATTATTTTAAAAATTTTATTTGTTAATTTTTTCAAATAATATTTTTTTAATTCTGAATTTGAAAAACTTATATTATTCACATCAAGAATAACATAATCTCCTACTTCAGGTTTATCAGTATTATTTATTTCTTCAAATCTTTTTAAGTATTTCATATGTTAAATTTATTTGCATTTTTTTTAATTTCTATTCGTTGTTTTAATTCTTCTTTTGTTTTTCCAATTGCATTTATATCCTCTAAATTAAATATTTTATTATAACCTCCATAAGGTTTATCATATGGAAAAAACTTTAATACATTTTCTGGAATTTTAAATCCATATGTTACAATTATTCTATCATCATTAAAAAATGTATATATTTGTCCAGGATGATTAAGAAGATAATCTTTTAAATTATCAAGTTCTTTTTCATCATAGTATCTTTTTAAATGATTAATATATTTTTTACTTATTATTGAAACATAATCTCCTACTTCAGGCTTATTAGTAGTATTTTCAAATGTTTTTATATATTTCATATGTTAAATTTATTTGCTTGTAATATAGCTTTTAATTCTTCTTTATTTTTAGAATATTTTATAATATCTATTGCTTTCATAGAAAATCCATATTCATTATTTGATAGAAATATTTTAAAATTATTTAATTCAAATGGAATATTATCATATTGTATAATATAATGTGTAGTTCCAGGAAATAATTTACCAGTAATTTCAACAAGTTTACCTATATTATTATTAATAAAATCATTAAATATTTTATATTTTTCATTATTATGACCTTCATACCATTCACATATGACGTAATTTCCTACTTCAAGTTTATCAGTATTATTTATTTCTTCAAATGTTTTTATGTATTTCATAAATTAAATTTATTTGCTGCAATTTTAAGTTTCAAATCCTCTTTGGTTTTAGAAAATGCATATATTTCGTTATATTGAAAATTTTTAAAATATCCATATTTTTCAATATATCCTAATAATTCTTTCATATTATCAGGTATATTTTTACCATATGATACCTCAACGCTATGTATATTATTTCCAATACTATAAAATTTAATTATTTTACCTGGATAATTAAGAAAAAAATCTTTATAATCTTCATATCTACTATTTATTGAAACATAATCTCCTACTTCAGGCTTATTAGTAGTATTTTCAAATAATTTTAAGTATTTCATATTATTATATATTAAAAAAATATAATTAAATTCCTCAATTGAAATAATTATAGTATTTTTGTACATAATATTAAATATAAATATATGGAACTAAAAGTAGTAGATTATAAGATATATAAAATTCATACCACACGTGAACAATATCGTGAGAATGCTATCAAATATGATTATGCATTAAAAAATAAAAATTGGGCTAACGATTTTGAAGGAATGATTGAAAAAAAATATTCTGGATATTCTGATGAAATAGGTTCATTTAGTGAGAATCATTATTTATTAAAAACTGTATTTGTTGGTGATAAATTTGATATAAATAAAGATTTTTATGATAAATGTAAAGAACCTTACTATAATATAGTAAATATTGAATTTAGAGAATATGGTGATAATTTGACCGATGAAATTATTAAATCTAAATTTGAAGTAGTTAAACCAAATAAACCAACTACATATCCTAAATATAATAATGAAATTAAATTTAATTATGATAAAAAAAATGTTACAATTGAAAAAATATACTTTGATGGATATCAATGGCAATATAAATTAAAGAATATTGGGCATATTTATGATTATATTTCTGAAACTACTATCAATAAATATAATTGAATTGTTAAAAAAATATAAAAATTATTTAATTTTTTGGTATATAATAAAAAATGTGATAATTTTGTAATGTAATTAAAAATTAAAATATGCAACCAGAATACGAGCACATTATTCAAATCTTAGCATCATTAGCCGCTGGCTCTATATTGGGATTAGAACGTGGATTTCATGGTAAGCCTGCAGGTTTTAAAACTATGATATTGATTTGCGTTAGTTCATGTTTATTCACTATACTATCAGTTAATTTAGTTAGTGGTGATCGTATAGCATCAAATATAGTTACAGGAATAGGATTTATTGGTGCTGGAGTTGTATTTAAAGAAGGTGGAAATGTTCGTGGTATAACTTCTGCAGCTATCATTTGGATGGCATCAGCAATAGGTATGTGTATTGGGTTTCAAAATTACGCACTATCTTTCTTTGTTTTATTAGTAGTTATGCTAGTTATGATTGTACTATTTAAGTTTGAGAAATTGTTTGATACTTTTCATCATTCTAAATTATATATTATACATTTTATATTTTCTGAATATTCATTAGAAGATTTAGAAAAAGAAATGACAGAACTTGAAATTTCATATAAAAGAAATAAAATAGGTAAAACTAATAATATTATTAATGTTGAATATAATGTAATAATTTATCCAATTGAAAATATGAAAAAAATTGATAATTTTTTAATCAATAATACTCATATAAATAGTTTTTATGATTAAATAAAATAAATAAATAAATATGTGGAATATTTTAAAAAGTAATGCTCGTAAAAAACTTGACGCTGAAAAAATTAAATTTGAATCTGAAAAAATTAAGCTTGAAGCTGAAAGATTGGATGCGCTATATAATATAGAAAGCAAACGACTAAATGATAAGATATCTAATGCATGTATCAAATTTAGAAAAAAAGAAAAAGACAGAATAAAAAAATTGAATGAAATTTGTCCAAAATGTTCTTCTAATAAAGTTGTTGATAAAATAAGTCAATTGAAAGGAGAGATAAATGGAACATCATTTGGATCAATGTCATTTGGATCAGGATATTCTTCAGGATCAATTCATGGAAGCATGGATACGTATGAAATTAATAAATGTAATGATTGTGGTAATGAATGGAAAAAAGTTACTTATAATAATTACGGTGAAACTTCATGGGATCAAAAAATTAGATTCTTAAGATTATCTATATCTAATTTTATTCAATTTCCAGATAAAAAAGAACCTTATTATGTTATAGAAACAAGAAATTTCTGGTCTGGTACTAAATTAGAAATTTTACCTTTATTGCTTGAAAAAGAACATATTGAAAATGAATATTATAGTGTTAACAAAATTATAATGGATTTAATTAAAGGTAATGAAGATATTTTAATTGATAAATTAGGATTTATAAAATGATAAATGGAATAGTTATAGATATTAAAAAATGAAAAAAGATAAAAAATTAGTCATATCTTGTGGATTACCAGCAGCAGGTAAATCAAGCATCATTGAAAAATATGTTGATTATAAATGTACATTACTATCAAGAGATATTGAAGGAGATACATTAAGTTCTCTTAATAAAAAACTTGAACAATTAATGTTAGATGGCGTGGATATTGTATTAGATGGAACATATTCAACTAAATTATCTAGGGCTGATGTTATTGAATTAGCAAAAAAATATAATTATTATATATTATGTATTCATTTTACTACAAAAATTGAAGATTGTATGTTCAATCAGGTAACAAGAATGATAAGAAAATATGGTAAATTATTCACAGAATTAAGTGAATATTCTAACTCTAATGATCCACATATGTTTCCTGTTGCTGCACTTTATAAAATTAATAAAAATTTTGAAGCACCTGAATTATCAGAAGGTATTGATGATATAGAAAAAATAGATTTTAAACGTTATTCATCAGAATATAAAAATAAAGCAATTTTATTTGATTATGATGGTACATTGAGATTAACTAAAAGTGGTGAACATTATCCAACTGATATTAGTGATATTGAAATAATTCCAGGTAGAACAGAAAAACTTTTAGAATTACAAAGTCAAGGTTATATATTACTTGGAGTTTCAAATCAAAGTGGAATAGCAAAAGGATTATTATCTAATGATACAGCAATAGCTTGTTTTGAAAAAACAAATGAAATGCTAGGAGTTAATATTGATTATAAATATTGTGGGCATTCAGTTCCTCCAATAACTTGCTATTGTAGAAAACCAGGAGTTGGACTAGGAATAGAATTTATTGAAAAATATAAACTTGATCCATCTCAATGCATAATGGTTGGAGATTTAACAAGTGATAAAACATTTGCTAAAAGATGTGGATTCAAATATATTGATGCTGCTAATTTCTTCTAATTAATATTAAAAAACATTAAATTAAACCTTGAATATTTTATATTCAAGGTTTTTTTTATACTTTTGTATTGTAATTAAAACAAACTACTTATGAAAGAGCCGAAAGATATAATTGATATTCCTACAATTGATAATATTGATTTATTCTATTCAAATAGGGATAGAGCAGAACATATGAATTTAGAACATTGTCCATGCTGTGGAAAAGAATTAAAAAATCCAGAATATTTCATCAATTCTATATATGGTGGATGTATGTATAAATCTGATGATAAAGAAGTTTATTCTGACACATGGATTATGGGTGTAGGTCCAGAATGTAGAAAAAAGTTTCCAGAAGGTTATGTATTCAAATAATTGGTATTATGAAAGATAAACTTTTTAAAATTTTTAAAATTTTTTATAATTTCATTTTATTGATTGTATATGGATATATGTTTTCACTTACAATTGGTGCAATAAAAATTACATATAATTTATATAATATTCATTATTATTCATTAAATAAATGTATTTAGAATTATATTGTTTTAGGATTAGTTTCATTGATAATTTTTATTATATTTATTACTATATTAGTTATTTCATATATTACATTAAAAACTAAAAAAAATAAAATATAAAATTATGCCAAAAATTTATGAAGTGGGCGGATGTGTACGTGACCGTATCTTAGGAGTTGATTGTAAAGATATAGACTTTACTTTTGTATTGGATGACAAGAATCAATCAGTTGAATCTGGATTCATGTCAATGGACTTGTGGTTACGTAAAAATGGCTACACCGTATATAATTCAACTCCAAGATGTTTCACAATCAAAGCAAAGTTTCCAAAAGGACATAAGCATGAAGGGTTAACTGCAGATTTTGTAATGGCTAGAAAGGAAATTGGTTATTACGAAGGAACAAGACGTCCAATTTTAGAACTTGGTACACTTGAAGATGATTTAATCAGACGTGATTTCACATTGAATGCTATGGCACTTGATGAAGATGAAAATTTGATTGATTTATTTGATGGAGTAAAAGATCTTAAAATGGGTATTCTTAGAACGCCAAGACCTTGCCAACTTACATTTGATGAGGATCCATTACGGATTTTACGTTGTGAGCGTTTTTGTATTACAAAAGGTTTCAGAATGACTGATGATATTGAAGTTGCTATTAAAAATTATGATTATGAATCAAAAATGCAAGTAGTTTCAAATGAAAGAATTCAAGATGAACTTACCAAGTGTTTTAAATTTGATACATTAAAAACAATTTTGATGTTGAATGAATTTCCTGAATTGAGAGATTATGTATTTAATCATACTAAGATGTGGTTGAAACCATCATTTCAAAAATAAAAAAAGAGTTGTGATTTAAATCACAACTCTTTTTTTATTTTTTCTTTAAACGTTTATTTAAAATTTCACTTATAACATAATTAATATCATTATTTGTTGGTTTATAACCTTCAATTGTAGTGGATTTAAAATTTTTAACTGCACTATTTATTGCAACTAAAAATTGAAGTTTTAATTCTTCTCTTATTCTCCAATTTTCAAATTCCTTTATTTCTTTTTCTTTATCTGTTTTCATAATATTATTAATAACAATGTTTCATGTAATTCTTTAAATAACAATCAATATTTTCTCTACCCACTGTATTAGCTGATTGCATTGCATATGCAGGTAGTTTTATTTTTTTCATGTCACAGTATCTACATAACCATTTCGCACACTCATAGCCATCCCCATTACCTGTACCTAAGTCATGATCAAAGCATATCGCATCAGGTAATCCATTGATCATAATCCAATCTTGAAATTCAAGTTGTGATGTTACCCAGGATACATTTACGTCTTTTCCTATTGGACTAAAAACTAACCAATCATTTTTCATTGGATCACGAGAGTCATCTAGCCAAAGTAATGTTTTCATCATTTTTTTGTAAATTTATTTTTAATTGATTTATATCTTTTTCTAAAAAAAGTTTTTATAATTGATAAAATAATAGAACCACATAAAGACAATCCTAAATAAATCAACATAAAAACAAAAAATATTTTAGTTAAACGATCTGATGATTTGGACATTTTATTCATTTATTTTTTATTACAAATATATAATAAAAAAATGAATTATTGTTGAATAATTCATTAATTTTTGTTAAATATTTTAATAATCTTGATAATAATTCATATTCGGTAAATTATTATCATGTGCATATTTTTTACCTTTATTTATTATATCTTCTTCTGATGTGGAATCAAAATTATATTCAATTCCGTTTTCATCACACCATCTTTTATAATAAGTATAATATTTATCTAATGATGTACCAGGCATCTGATTTGTATCAGCTTCGTTTAATTCTTTAAATTTTTTAACTTTCATATTTGTATATATTAAATTTATAAATTAAATTTACTTGCTTCTTTTTTTAGTTTATATTGTTTATATTGTTCTGGATATTTGTCAATAATTTCTTTTCTATATTTATAATTTAAAACATCAAAAAAATCTTCATCATTTACATTATCTTTTATGTTCCAATTTGCACCTGCTTTTATTAATTCATTCATAATTTGAATATTACTATAATATGAAGTATACCATAAAGCTGTTCTATTTAAATTATTAGTCAAATCTAAAATAGCTCCTGCTTTTATTAATTCTTTAACTCCTTCTAAAAAATCTTTATTAACTGATGTTATTAATGGAGTATTACCTTCCATTGTTTTGGAGTTTATATCAACATCAGTTTTTTCAATCAATTCCTTAATTTCTTCAATATTTTTAGTTCTAATATAAAAATATAGATTATCATTATTATAATTATTTTCAAATTTTTTTAAGTATTTCATATGTTAAATTTACCTGCTTCTTTTTTAAGTTTATATTCTTCATATTTTTTAGGATAATTATCAATTATATATTGTAATATTATTGGATTTGAACTATTAATTCTACTAAAAATATCTAATCCTTTTATATTTTTAGTATTAAGATCAATTCCAGATTTCATTATTAAATCAATAATATTATCAATTTTAAATTTATATGTGGTATAATTCCATTGATTATTATCTACAATATGAAATAAGCAATTTTCATTAACTCTATTTGTTAAATTTACATCTGCTCCACTCTCAATTAACAATTTAATGATACTATAATTTAATTTAATTACAGCCTTAATTAATGGAGTTCTACTTTTACTAGAATCAAAGCAATTAACATTAGCTCCATCTGTTATTAATTCTCTTACTTTTTGTAAAGATGATTTAGATTCAGAATATTTTAATAATTCATCATCTAATTCTTTCTGAGTATATGTTATTAAATGTTTCATATGTTAAATTTATTTGCTTCTTTTTTAAGTTTGTATTTTTCATATTGCGTAGGATATTTATTCATAATTTCTTTTGAATGTTTTATAGTTAAATAATCAAGAAATTCCAATTCATATTTATTAATAATATTCCAATCAGCTCCTTCTTCTATTAATAATTCCATAACATCATAATGATGTCTATCTGCAGCCCATATTAATGCACTTTTATTATCACAATCAACATAATCAATATTGGCGCCAGCATTCAATAGTTCTGTTGATATTTGTGCATATAAATTATAATATTTAGATATATTATTTTTTATATAACAACTTAAAATTGAACATTTAATTAACGGAGTTCTATTCATCCAATTTACATCAATATTATCAATAATACATCCATTATCAATAGCATTTCTTATTTTTTTTAATAATTTTATAGCATCTGATTCATAATATATTTCATCTTCTAAAATATAATTCAAATCAGAATTCATTATAGAAATCTCAAATTTTTTTAAATATTTCATAAGTTAAATTGTTTTGCTAATTTTCTATCTGGATATTTATTATAAAACCAATTCCAATAACCTTCCAAATCATTATATGGTAAATTATTATTATAACATTGAAATTGTGTTACAGATTCTGGTAATTCTGGCAATTCAGATAAATTATTATTCTCGCATAAAAAATATTCTAAATTACTTGGTAATTCTGGCAATTCTTCTAAATTATTACCACCACAAGATAAATTTATTAATGATTTTGGTAATTTAGGCAATGTTTTTAATTTATTCTCATGAATATATAATCCTGTTAATGTATCTGGTAATTCTGGCAACGTTTTTAATTCATTATTACCACAAAATAATTCTTCTAAATTACTTGGTAATTCTGGTAATGATTTTAATTTATTGTGATGACAATCTAAATATGTTAATGTATCTGATAATTCAGGTAAAGACGTTAAACCTTTATTAGCAAGATTGAGTTTTGTTATTATATTTTCAAATCTTTTTATATATTTCATATGTTAAATTTATTTGTATCTTTAAGATATGGTAATGCTTCTTTACTTGTTAACTTCCATTTTGAATTTAATGTTGTAATATTTCTAATTTTATCAAGTGTCATACTTGATAAAATATTAGGTTGTATATATCTATCTATCTTAAAATCAATTTTCATAAGAATATTATATTCCTGTACATTAGCTGCATAAGCTATAATTTTAATAAAACTTTTATGATAAAATATATCATAATCTATATTATTTTCATCTAAAATATCAATGTGCTCATATAGATCTTCATATACATTTTCATATTCAAAATATGTTTTAAACATTATATTATATCCATTTCTATCTATTTTCTTATCTTCATATTCTTTTATATATTTCATAAGTTAAATTTATTTGTAGCGTTATTTAATTCCCATTGATAATATGTAGTTTCTTTTAATTCTTCAAATTTATCTTGAGAAACTTTTAACGATGATGATATAAATATTTTTTCAAATGAAGAAGGATATGTGTTTATTATTTCCCTTCCAATATGAATTTTTTCATTTTCTTTTAATTCATGTTGATCTAGTTCACATATATAAGAAATAATATCTACATTCAGTTGAATACATTCATCAAAAATTTTTGGAGATAAAATTCTGCATAGTGCTAAATAATTATTTTGCTTGTTAAATTTCCAATTATAACTACCGGATTTATATATCATATAAAATCCTGAAGGATATTCAGTTATAAAATCATTAAATTGAATTTTTGATTTTATTTTATCTTTATAATTCTCATATATTTTAATATATTTCATAAGTTAAATTTTTCTTCTGCTTCTTTTTTAATTAAATAGTTATTATATTCATTTGGATAATTTTTTATAATATTTTCATATTGCTTATCAGTCAATAAATATGTAAAATAGTAACCTTTATTATTTTTAACATTCCAATCTGCTCCTGCTTCAATTAAAATGTTAACTATCTGCATATAATCATGCTGTGCTGCATAAAATAATGGAGTACGACCATCAATAGCTTTAATATTTATATCAGTGCCAGTACGAATTAAATGTTTAATTCTATTAATATCACCTTTTAAAATTGCATTAAATAAATCAATGCCTTTATCTTCAAATAATTTTATATATTTCATATGTTAAATTTATTTATATTCTTCCAAAGTTCTGGATCAGTTGACATTCTAAAAAATGGTTCTTCTTTAAAATTATTATGAGTTATCCAATTTTCAACAGTAAATTTATTAATATCACTAGATCCATTATAATATCTAAATGGTGGATATTCTAAATCTTCTATTTTTGCAAATGTATATGTGATTCCATTATAATCAATTAATTTAACTAAATATTTTTTATTTTTATTATAATTACTATTAAAACTATAATATGATCCAATATTAAGATTTAATTCTATTTTTTCAAATGTTTTTATATATTTCATATGTTAAATTTATTTGAACTTATTATCAAATCAAAATCATCTTTATTTATTTGATTTATTATATAATCAACATGTTTAGCTGTTATGCTAAATGTATATATACAATTATATTCATTTTTAACTAAATCTAATCCATCTATAGTTTCAAAATATTCTTCAATAATATTAAATTCATCATGAATATTTGATAATTTCAAATAAGTTTCTCCTAATATTATAGCAAATTCAAATGTTGTTGAAGAAGGTGTCTTTGAATAAAAAGATATTTCATTATGATATTTATATATTTTATTATAATTTGAAGTTAGATTAAAATCTAATGATAATATAAAATTTACTAAAAAATTCATAAAATAAGCACTATTATCAGTTAAATCATATTTCTCAAATGTTTTTATATATTTCATATTATTATTTATTATTTATTATTTATTATTATTATTTAACTTTTCAATTGCTTCATTCATAATATCATCTGTTATACCTAATTCATGAGTGGTTTTAACAATATGTTTTTTATTAAATACATCATATAAATCATGCTTATTATCATCTATAATTATAAAATTACTAACTATTTTATTATTTTTCAACCAATCTTTTATATCGGCACCTCTTTTTTTAGATTTGTCATTTGGAACACAGTCATATATTTTATATTTAAAACCTGCTTTTTTCATCATATCTTCTATTTTACTTTTAGGTTTATCATCTCTATATGATGAAGATAAAACAACTTTAGCATCTGTTTTTTCAATTATTGTGTTTAAATTACTCATGGCAGTTTTACTCCATTTATCAGGCTCATTAAAAAATTTATGATAATTTACATCAGAATTTTTATTATAAGGAATAAGTGGTCCATCAATATCTTCAAATATTACTTTTATTCCTCCATCTTTTTCTTTTTCTTTATCTTTTTCAATAGTTTTTATTATACCATTAAATGATTCTAATCTGGAATAATTTTCATCATCTGCATCTATTATTATCCAAGGAGCATTTTTAGTATTTGTTTTTTTGAAAATTTCATTTATATATTTAGTAAATTCGTCCCATTTATCTAAAGTTTGTTCATCATTCTTACTAAATTTCCAATATTTTAATGGGTTAGATTTTCTTAATTCAAACCTCATTTTTTGTACATCCTGAGATATAGAAAACCATATTTTTATAAGTATTATATCATCATCAATTAATTTATCTTCAAAATTATTGACTTCTTTCATGAATTTATTATATTTATCTTCATTTGAATATCCCATTACAGGTTCTACATAACCTCTTGTATACCAAGATCTATCAAAGAACACAATTTCACCGTTTTTAGGTAACACTTTTTCATATCTTTCAAACCAATTATCACTTTCTTCTTCTGAAGGAATACCAAAAGTTTGAACTTTAAAATGCTTAGGATCAAGAAATCTTGTTATATTTCTAATTGCAGATCCTTTTCCTGCTGCATCTCTACCTTCAAATATAATTAACACTTTTTTATTATTATATACAATCCACTCTTGTAATTTCAATAATTCTATTTGATATTTATATTTTGTTTTTTGATAATCATCAAAAGGTACTTTATTTATTTTAATATCTATTTTATTATATGGTTCATATGACTTATCAGTTTCAATTTTATTGTAGAAAAATTCATAAGTGTTATCTATATATCTATCAACATTATCAAGATATGCTTTGAAAACACTATCTGCATTCTTTATATTAATATCAAATGAATTTGTTATAGAATATATTTTTAGAATATCATTAGCAAATTTACCTAATCTCATCTGTTTAATTATATCATCATCTACATTATTTAAAAAATCTTTAAATAAATCTTTAAATTTACCCATAGTATTTTTATTATAATTATTTAATAAATATGTTTTATATGATTCTAAATCTTCTTTAATTTGAGTTTTATAGAAATCTAATGTGTATTTTTTATCAATAGATTGCTTCAAATTTATAATTAAGCTTTTAAAAGAATGAATAAGGTTTTCCAATTCATCTTTACTACGATGAAAAAAAGCTTCATTTAGTTTATTATAATCATTATAGTTTAACATTAGGCACTAATATTTTTATTTGTATTATATATAAAAAAATAAGATCGTTATTTTATATTAAACTATTTTTATTTATGAATAATTATTTATATCTTTGTAATCTTAAATATTTTTAATGCTTATGATAAAAAAATATCATAAATATTATATTAAACTTTATATTAATTAAAAAATAAAAATATGAAAAATATTGAAAAAACTAAATTTGAAATTAATAGTATAGACTTTAGTAATTTGAATGACACTGATTCAAATAATTTAAAAATAGAGTTATTGAAATATAATGATGATGAATTAAAAGAATTATTATTATATATAATGGACGATAAATTATCAATAAACATAAATATGGATAGTGATCCAAATTTAAAAATACTATTTGATGATAAAAGAATTATGAATATTCTTGAAACCATGTATGATGAAAATAAAAAAGAAATGGATAATATAGAAAAAAATACTCCAAATTTTAAAGCTATATTATGCGTTGGATTAGGATATGATATTTCAGGGTTGACTGATGAAAATATTAAAAATATTCTTGAAAATGAATTTGGTGATAAATCAAAAATGATATTAACAGCAATGAGATTAGCATTCAAATTTGGTAAATGCTCTAATGAATAATAAAATAATATTTATTAAAAAAGTTCAAGTAAATTACTTGAACTTTTTTGTTTTTATAGTTTTCTATTTTTTATTTTGTAAAATTGAAAATCATTTGGTAAATTTTTATTTGGAAAATAATAAGTTAATGTATCATTAGTAGGCGATATTATTTGTTTGTAAAATCCATTAGGAACATGAGCACCAGATTTTAGAATTAATAAATTTCCAGTAAAATCTAATACAACTTTAACTGTCAATTTTTTATATTTAGTAAATAGAGTAGTTCTTTCATAGTTTTCTAAATGTTCCCATGTTACTCTATTTAATGTATAATATTGCAAAGAGCAATTTAAATATGAAAATGTTTCATATAAATGATTTTTAGTATCAGAAAAAGTTGCGGCTGGAGCTAAATGTCCTTTATCCCATACATTATTCAAATAATCCGCATTAGTTGAAGTAATTATACCTGGAACTTCATAAAAATCCATTCCTGCTCTTGAAACATTCTTTGTCACATTAGTTATATAATAAATAACCCAATTAGGTTGCTTATATACCTCATTGTATGATACAGTATAAATGTCGTTTTTGACTATAACATTAGTTCTTTGAGAAAAAGAAAATAATGTTGCAAACATAAAAATTAATAATATTGATAATTTTTTCATAAGATTTTTTATTTTATATATTAATATATATAAGTATCAAAAATAAAATTTATAAAATATGAAATATATAAAAACTTTTGAATTCGTTAGCAGAGAAGTAGATTTACCAATAGGATATTATGTTATTCCTGCTCTTAAAGGAATAAATTATGATATTCAATATAAAAATAAAATCAGTAATAATATTTTTCAAATAATAAATAAAAGTAAGACACAATTTAAAATTGATTTTAAAGATTATTATCATGAAGATGGGTTTTGGATTGACAAAAAAGATGTTTATAAATTCTCAGGAAGTAAAAAAGTACTACAAGATAAATTGGAATTAATGAAACAAACGAATAAATTTAACTTATGATAACAAATTTTAAACTATATGAAATAATAAAAAAATCTCCAACTAAAAAAGCATTAGCAAGAGATTATAAAATAGGAGATTATGTTATATGTGAATGTAAAACATCATTTACATTTCCTGAACTTCCTGAACTTAATGAATTTACATTGAATAATATCGGACAAATAATAGATATTTTGGATATAAGAAGACGTAGTGATATTTATGTTGTTCAATTTGATTATATTCCAGAAATATTAAGACCTGGATTCCAAATCAAATATAATAAAGCTGATATAAATAAAAAATATGAAAATTCAATAACTTTTAATAGAGAAGATATAAAATATTTATCAGATGATAAATCAGATTTAGAAACATTAATATCAGCAAATAAATTTAATTTATAATTTATTTATATAAAATATTTTTCATATTTTTTGCATTATCTGATTGACCATCAAACGCTTCTACTTCCCAAGGACGTTGATCATAATTCATATCTGATATATCAACCACTTCATTCAACCATAAATATGCACCACTTTTGCTAATGATTAATGTTTTATCATAATATTGTTTTAAATGAATTAATTCATGAGATAATATAGTAATATTTTGACTTCTATCATAATTTCCAATAAGAATATAATATATATCATTAGAATCCACTATATATGCTTTTAATTCAATATCTTCTCCATTAATTTCTTCTGATGTCTGTTGAATATTTTTAATTATAACAGTTACGGTATCAATTTTAAGTGATCTTAGTCCTGATTCTACTATAGTATCTAAATATGATTTATTAGTTAAATTATAAATATGATGATATTTATAAAATTCAATTTTATCAAATGGTTTATCTTTAACTGTAGATAATTTATAAATTATAAATGTAACTATTAGTAAAGATAAAATTATTATTCCAATTTTTATTATTTTGCTCATTTGTGAGTTATTTTTTTTAAAGATTCAATTATTAAATTTATATTAGCATTAATCCAACCGCATAATTGATTAGATATTATATTCTCAGTTTCTCTATCCTTTTTAGCTAAATTTAACCAATATGATAAAGGTTTTACTGCTAAATTATATTTATTACCACCTAACCATAAAGAATTGATTGTAGCAGAATATTTATTTGTTGATCTATTTATTCCATTTGGATTAACTTCTATGTTTTTTATTACATTAAATATAGTATTTGTAGGATCTGATTTTTTTAATTGAATTATCATTGCTTCATCTTCAATAATCTCATCATTAATGAGTCTATTTAGAGAATTTATTGATATTATTGATTTAGTAACTACTTGTTCAGTTAATTTACCAATAGGTAATAATAAATTTTTAAGTTGTTCTATTAATTTATTTGCTTTTATTCCTGCGTTATACCTAGTATTTTCAGGAGTAAAACCATCAGTTAGTACATCTTCATTGTATTTATCAAAACTTTTTATATTTTTCATAATACCATATATATTAAAAAATAAAAATCAAATATGCAGGACGATAAAAAATGGTTAGAAGATATTAATGACGATATGATATGTGAAGTTTGTGGGCATAAAAATAAAAATTGTACATGTAAAACTCAAAGAACTAATAATATAATTATGACAATTGGCGTTATTCTTCTTGTGTTAGCTTTTCTTGCATTAGAATTTTTAGTATAAAAATAAAATAAATAATATGATTAAAGTTTATATTGCATCTCCTTATACAAAAGGAGATCCTGCAGTTAATGTCAAAACTCAAATTGATATGGCAGATGAATTAATAAATAAAGGATTTGCGCCATTCGTTCCATTATATTTCCATTTTCAACATATGCATCATCCCAGACCATATGAAGATTGGTTGAAATTAGATTTAGAATGGATAAAAAGTTGTGATTGTATATTAAGATTACCAGGAGAATCAAGCGGAGCAGATAAAGAAGTTGATTTTGCAACTAATAATGATACATTAGTATTTTTCTCAATGAAAGATTTATGTTTTTATTACGATATAGAATATTAATTTATTGATATATAAATATTTAAAAAATATTTTAAAATTTAACACTAAAATATTTGGTGATATGAAAACTTTTAGTAATTTTGCATCACAAACAAAAACAAATGTAATTATTTACAATCAAATCAACTAAGAAAAATAATAAATATCTTAGTTGATTTGATAATTTAATAAGAGGACTTGAAAAAAATTTCAAAACTTTAACATTAAATATTTGGTGAAATGAAAACATTTTTATAATTTTATTCTACAATAAAAAAACAAAAATTTTTAAGTAATAGTATTGAAAAAAAAAAACTTCAAAACTTTATCATTAAATATTTGGTAAAACAAAAAACTTTTTGTAATTTTATTCTACAACAAAAAATATCAAGTAAGAGTACTTGAGAAAAAAAGTTCAAAACTTTAACATTAAATATTTGGTAAAACAAAAAACTTTTTGTAATTTTGAACTACAACATCAAAAGAAAAGTAATTATAAAAATTATATTTTAATTGAAAAAAAGTAGAAAAAACTTTCAAAAATATTTGGTAAAACAAAAAACTTTTTGTAACTTTGAACTACAATTCAAAAAGAAATATAGTTTTAAAAAATTAAATTTCAATTGAAAAAAGTTCAAACTTTAACATTAAAATATTTGGTAAAACAAAAAACTTTTTGTAACTTTGAACTACAATAAAAAACAAATCAAACTTCAGATTGAAAAAAATCTAATGGTACAAAAACCAACTCAAAGCTTGCGAGAGTATAGATAGTGCAAATGAACACACTTAGATTAATGTAATAATAATTTAGTAGTAAGGAAACAAACTTTAATCTTGAAAAAGTTTATAGTGAAACTTGAAAATAAATTTAATATTACAAAAGTAAATATAGTAAGTTCAAACTTACTGTTTCTAATCTGTGAAGATAAAAAGGACTGAAAATGATTTGATTTTTATTTACTCTTGTAAACGTACTTGAGAAAAAATAGAAAATACTTTCAAAAATATTTGGTAAAACAAAAAACTTTTTGTAAATTTATTCTATAATAATTTAAATCAAAAAATCAGATTTAAACAAGAAATATCAGCGAGATTTGCGCTCTGAGTGTATATATTTATAAGAAAATATATATCAACCAGATGAATGAGAAGCTCATAGTGGTGAGTCAATGATAAGATTATAATCTTAAATAATCAATATTATCAAAGATAGACAGTCCATTGAAACAGATATATAAGACATGTAGAACTTATCTTGTTATAAATATACAAAGCAACCACACCGTGGAGATTGAATATTGGAATTAAATTTCGAATATGATAAAATCCTAATGTTAGATGAGACGTGACTAACTACTTTCATTCCACTACAAGGACTGATTATTGATTAAATTATAAAATGTTGGAGATAAGCACACAGGGTGCATCATTATTAGAATAATCTAATTTGAAGGGGCAAGTGTCAATGACACAAGGTTCAATTCCTTCTATCTTCACTATGAATATTGATTTCAACACTGAAAATCAGAACTTGTTCTGAAAGTAAGTTCCACTATTGATATTCATAACCAACAACAAGCGAGTTTTGGTTAAATAATAAATATTAAAAAATGTATATTAATTAATTGAAATCTCTTGAAAAAGAGCTGTTAATTTAAATAATATGATTTAATAACATTATTTAATCAAAATTCCTTGGATAAAAACAAGTAGGAGTACTTGAAAAATAGTTCAAACTTTAACATTAAAATATTTGGTAAAACAAAAAACTTTTTGTAAATTTGAACTACAATAAAAAAGAAAATCATAATTCAGATTTAATAGATAATCTAATGGGATAAAAACCACCTTGAAGCTTGCAAAAGGAAAGATAGTGCAATTAAACACTCTTAGATTGATAATGATAATAATCGTAAGATTATTAAATTACAAGAATAAATATGATAAATGAAAATTTATTTTTTCTAAGCTGAGAAGCTAAAAGAACTGATAAAAGATTTTTTTTAATACTCATTTCAAGTAAGAGTACTTGAAAAAAATGTAGAAAAAATTCAAAAATATTTGGTAAAACAAAAAACTTTTTGTAATTTTGTACTTAATAAATAATAATCATCTAATTGAAACTAGTTTATTGCTTCCATGTGATACTTCAATTTATGATTAGTAAGATTATTATTAATTTAAAAAAGTATAAAAATTCAAAAATATTTGGTAAAACAAAAAACTTTTTGTAAATTTGGACTACAATAATGAAACAAATCAAATTTCAGATTGAAGCAATAAAAATATAATGGTACAAAAACCACCTTGAAGCTTGCAAAAGGAGATAGTGCAAATGAACACAACTTATATATTAAGTATCTTGCTGAAACAATTAAAATCTAATGGGATAGAAACCACCTTGAAGCTTGCAAAAGGAGATAGTGCAATTAAACACACTTAGATATTAAATATTGTATAAGTAACTAAAAAATCTAATGGGATAGAAACCACCTTGAAGCTTGCAAAAGGAGATAGTGCAATTAAACACACTTAGATATTAATGAAATTGAAAAAGTAATAAAAATAATCAAAGGCAATAGCCACCTTGAAGCTTGCAAAAGGAGAGATTAATATTACAAAAGTAAATATTGCAAAAGTAATAAAAATTCAAGGATTTATATTACAAGAGTAGATATAATGAACATAACCAAATGTTTATTGTTCCAATGATAAAGTTCTGTGAAGAACAAAGGACTGAAATAGATTTGTGACATTTTCAAGTAAAAGTACTTGAACTTTTAAAACAACATGAATTAATATAAAATTATGTAGGTTGAAATTCCAGGAAAGTGGATCAATAATGAGCAGAAAGTTAATGTCTTTCTATCGCTTTTGTTAAGTCTTATTTAAAATTCTTCTATATTAATTCTGTTGTTTTTTTAAAGCGTTCTTTGTAAAATTGAAAATATTTGGCTGTCTGTAGTCATAAATAAACTACGAAAGTAGTATAAAGTGAGTTATAGTTGTTTCTATAACTTGCGGTATTAAATGTGCAGTTGATTTTATTTTTTCGGAAATAAAATTAATTGTAAACAATAATACTTGAGCAGACAATCAGGATATCATTAAACCTTGATTATCGAGGGTAACACTGTAGAGAAAGTGGTTTAATGCAAAGGCTATGTGGGTAGTCTGAGTGAGATGGGAACATCAATAAGAATAACCTGAAGGATTATTGCAAGAAATACGATTTCCAGTTGTGTAATTGCGTTATCCAATATAAAAGTTGACTTAAAACCGAAAGGTAAATTAGATTGTAATACAATGTACAGGTGGTGCTGTAATTAAGGTTACCTTAACATTACCAAGTGTTACGAGAGTATCTTAGTTGACTTAAAATATGGAGGTAGGGATATCTCAGAGAGTAGTTTAGTATAGCTCAGTTCAAAAGATTGAGAAGCTGGTTGTCGAACCACTACTTTCATCATCCACAAAACAAACTTTAACTGCAAATTTAATGCAAATTAAAATAAACAAATAAAGGAAAAGAGTTCGACTGTTGTTAGTGATAGGTGACTACTAGTTATGAGAAGCAATTCGTCGTAGCCGTGAAAGACCCCAAGTCCAACATGATTTTTAAGAAAGTTCTCTAAATCCGCAAGATTTAATCTGGAAGGCATTCTAGATGAGTAATGATTATTAAGAGAGTAATTAACAACAAAAGGAGTGGTGAATCTAATTGACCGTCATTGGAGGAGTACCAATTCAAAAGATTGGTGGAAAAGAAGCAGAAAAAATAATAGTTTCTAAAGTTCTTCTCTATAATGCTGTATTCTCAAGCAATATAAAATAAAAATCCTATCTAATTGAAAAATTAGATAGGATTTTTTATTTATAAGCTATTTCACTTATAAATACACTTTATAAGTTATTTCACTTATAAATTGAATTTGTTTGCATCTTGTTTTAATTTATAATCTTTCATAAATTCTTCAACTTCGTCGTCAATAACTATATATTCTCTGTTTTTTAAACATAATCTATCATCCACGTACTTTCCTTTTTGATCTAGATACACTCCAACATCACCATTACAGGAACCAAATGGATGAGTAAGAGTACCAGTTAAATACTCATCATCCTCTTTAAATTTGATTTTAGTGCCTACTGGATATTTAGATCTACCTGCTAATATAACATCATCATCTAACATTGTAAATTGATGCTCATTAAATTTTAGTATTTTCATATTACTATATATTAAATTTTTTAGCATTAAATATATCAGGATGATTTATCTCTAACCATTTGTTATATTCATCTAAATTGTTATAAGGTAGGTTATTACCTTCACATACTAATATTTCTAATGTCTCTGGTAATAATGGTAACTCAGATAAATTATTATTACTACAATTTAATGTCTTTAATGAATATGGTAATGTCGGCAATTCTTTTAAATTATTAGAATAGCAAAATATTTTTTTTATTGAGTGCGGTAAAGTAGGTAACTCACGCAAAACATTATTAAAACAAGATAATATCTCTAATGTCTCTGGTAATGTTGGCAATTCTTTTAAATTATTATTATAGCAATATAATTCTGTTGTTGTATCTGGAATATTTGATATTATAAATAATCCTTTATCATTTAATGTCAATACATTATCCATTATATGTTCAAATGTTTTTATATATTTCATATATTAAATTTATTTGTATTTTTAACCATTAAATAATTTGAATATTCTTCTGGATATTCTTCTATAATTTCTTTTCTATATGCAGGAGGTAAATAATCTATAAATGTATGGTCAATATCATCAGTTATATTCCAATCTGCTCCATTTTCAATTAAAAACTTAGTTATTTTTAATGCTTTTTTATCTCTATAATTATAATTAGAATTCACAATTAATGCAGTTTCACTATTATTATTTATTTTATTTATATCTGCTCCTGCTGTTATTAAATCTTGAATCATTTCTTCTTTTTTATTTCGTACTACTAATATCAATGGAGTATTTCCAAAATTATCAGTAGTATTAACATCAGCTCCTGAATCAATTAAAATTTTAAATATTTGATATAACCCATACCTTATAGTGATTATTAAAGGAGTATCTCCATTACTATTTTTAATATTAAGATTTATATTTGGGATTTTAGATATCAATTCTTTAATTTTAGGTGAATCAATTTCATAAATATATTTAAATATATCTTTTTCATCATAAAATTTTGTTAATTCAAATTGTTTTATATATTTCATAAGTTAAATTTATTTGCTTGTAATTCTAATTCTAATTCTTCTTTAGTTCTAGCATATTTTTCAACATCACTTGAATTTAACTCTATATGATAAACATAATATTTTCCTTTTTTATCAAAACATTCAATTAGTTCATCTGGTACATATTCATATCCAAACTTAATCCAAATAGGATTGGTTCCTCTTATATCAATAATTTTACAAATATTATTTTTAAAAAAAACTGATATCCCTTGGTTTCTAGGTTCAAAGTTAATTATAGCATAATCTCCTTTTTTTATATCTCTATTTAATCTTTCAAATGTTTTTAAATATTTCATATGTTAAATTTATCAGTATTTTTATTAAGTTTAAGTTCTTTAACTATTTCTGGATATTTTTTATCAAGCCATTTTTTCAATTTATCATCTGTAATTAAATCATAAAATGTTTCACCTTTATATTTTATATTATAATCAATTCCGTTATCTAATAATAATTGAATCATTTTCTTTTTTTCATATATATCTCCTTCACCTGTTATAACAAAAAATAAAACTGTTTGATATTTTAATATGTCATTTAATTTATCAATATAATCAGGTAATAAATATATAAATCTTTTAAGATTACCATCATAAGCGGATTGCATCAGGGCATTATAACCCATTCGTATACCCATTCGTATTAAATCATTTTCTACTGCTGAATTCCACATATCTAAATCATGAGATTTAAATACGTTAGTAAACCTATTTTCAAATGTTTTTAAATATTTCATGTAACTATATATTAAATTAAGTTATTAAAAAATAAAAATAAGAATATTTTATATTAATAATAATAATCATTGAATTATATTTATTATCTTTGTATTCTAAATAATATAAATATTATGAATGTAACAGATGTAATGTTAAATGTTATTTCTTTATTTGATAAAGAAGACAAAGTAAATTCAGATTATTATCATAATGGTAGTGAAACTGGACCAATATTAGAATATGATGTTAGTTATGATAATGTTATTGAAGCTACATATGGATGGAATGATTATGAAGAAGGAGAAACTACACAAATAAAAATTTATTTCACAACAGATGATATAAAAGTAGAAAAAAATATCTCTGGTTCAAGTGTGATGTGTGATGACCCATATGATGAAGATTCGAATTTTGTATTTTCAAATGAGATAGATTTTATAACTTGGTTAAAAGAAGAAATCTAATGAATTACGATGAAACATTTGCTAAAAGAGATAAATTAATAATCAAAGCAGATTCTATAACAGAAAATTATTTAGAACTTGCTACAGAATTATTAGAAAAATCTAATAATTTTTTACATACTTCTAGAATAACTCACACTGATATTGATTCTGATGGCATAACATTTGAATTTTGGATAAATGATTATGATTTTCCTCAAGGAAAACGTCAAATTCTTATAACTAAAGAAATTTTAGATAAAAATATTAATTCTTTTTTAAGAAAGAAAAAACTAAAATTATTAAAATGAATAAGCCAGATAGAAATCAATATTATAAATTATACTCTACTGTTATAGTTTGTAATTCAGTTGGATCATCATTATGTAATAAATGTAAAAAAAACAATCAAGAGTTTTCAGTTTTTCTTGGATCTGATACTAAACTTAGTACTTTATTTGGATATTATTGTAGTGATTGTTTACCATTACTTGTAAAAGAAGCAAATATTAAAGGTCAATATAATTTTGAAAAATATTACAATAACGCTTGTAAACGATATTATGAAGAATGTGTTCAATATGTAAGAAAAACAAAATTAGATAATCTAGGTAATATTATAAAAGAATAATAATATGAAAAAAATTAAAGCTGAAGCTGAAAAAATTATTGCGATAATTAAAGATCCAATTAATGGTACAATTCAAACAATAACATCTATATCCAAAGATACGTTTGAAACAGAAGATGGTAAAATATTTTATTATGATAAAGATGCAATAGAATATGAAAAAAAATTAAAATATGTTAAGTAGATGATATTTATTTGATATAATAAATAATTAGTTGTACTTTTGTAGTACAAATTAATCATTTAAAATCATATAATTATGAGAATATTTAATATTGAAAATTTATCACAAAAAGATGCAATTGAATTTTTAAGTAATAAATTAACTGATAAAGTTGAATATGTTAAAGTATCAAATGCTTGCATGGGAAATGATACTATTATATTGACATTATCTTTTGATAAAAAAGAAAATTGGCATTATGGTTATATCCAAAACTCAAACTATTTAAGAATGAATATTGAGCAATCTGGTGAAGTAGAAATATTTGAATGTTCATTACATCAAAAAGGTTCTTCAAGAAGAGAAAGATTAAATTCTAAATTCCGTAAATGTACAGTAAAATCAATGGAAAAAGTTGTTGAAAAAATAATTATTTTTGTTGAAAAAGTAAATTCAGAATTAAAAATATGTGAAATTAATTAATACAATTGTATGAAAAATAACTATTTAAATTTATATGTAGATGATATTAAGATAACTAATATTATATTTAATCTTTTATCCAAATATAATAGTAATATGTCTAATCAAGATTTTAAAAATAATATTATTGAAATAGACAATATTCAATCTGATGATTTATCTGAGTATGATGATGATTTGATTTGTGATTTTTATGACAATAAATTATCAAAAATTTGTAAAAAACAAATAGATTTTTATTTAAAAGATAATACTATGATGGCAAGAGGTGAAAAATTTTGTGATTATATGCGGTTTATTAAGGGTATAAATTATTAAAAAATAGAGATATTAAATATCTCTCTTTTTGTTTTTTATTATTTTTATCCAATCTTCTAATTTATGTTCTGGTATCCATTTTAATTCACTTTCAGTATCAGTTTCAAATTCTTCTGAAGTATATCTTTCACCTCTTCTTTTAGGAATAAATTCAAAATCTCCAAACATTTTAGCAACATCAATAATCGTAGTATTTATTCCAGATCTTAAATACCATTCATGATTCATATTTGTGAATGATGATAATACTACACCTCTCACAATGTCCTCAATGTGTGTAAAATCTCTACTCTGAGTACCTGGCTCAACAACTGTACATTTATTACCTTCTTTAATTTGCTGCTCAAATATACCAATTACAGTAGCATAATCACCTGTAGTTATTTGTCCTTCTCCATACACATTAAAAAAATAACAAATTTCATATTGTAAATTATACCAAGTATTATAATTTTTAATTAGTTCAACTATTTTTGCTTTCATCCATGAATAAGGAGCTAAATTTTCATTTTCTCCGTTATTTCCAAATTTAGAAGAAGATGCAGAATATATTAATTTGGCATTCCATTTTCTACATAATTCCATTATTATTGGAGTTCCATATAAAATAGTTTTTTCTACATATTTAATATCATCAAAAGATTTTACTATTCTTGAATATTCACCAAAATGAAATACTACATCAAATTCTTTATCTTTAAATATTTCAGGAGCATCCCATGTATTACCATCATAATATGTTACCCCATCTATATGATTTTCTTTTTTGCCTGTGAAATAATTATCTAATGATGTTATATTTATATCTTTATAATTTTTCTTTAAATATTTAATAAGATTAGTTCCTACAAATCCAGCGCCTCCTGTTATTAATACATTATTCATTCCTATTTTTATTTTTATATATTTATTATATATGGTCATAAAAACAAAAAAGATGATACATATATATCATCTTTTTCTAAATATGCCTGATTTTACAGGACCTTTTGAGCTTAATTGTTATTCTTTCTTGGATATCAAAAGTGCTAATTACACTACATATTATTTTTAATCTACTCAATAACTGATCATGATGACCTTAATAAAATCTATATAGATATCAATAAACTTAATTTGTTAGTATCTTCTAACTGATTTTCATCACATTTGTGAATGAAAGATGGTGTTAATAAACTCAATTTAGTAGTATCTTCTAACTCACTTAGGCCTACAGATAACTCTATATTCGGTGTTAATAAACTCAATTTGCTAGTCTCTTTTAACAATGAATCGACAGCACCCGAAATAACGCCAGGTGTTAATAAACTCAATTTGATAGTCTCTTCTAACCAACTCTTTATAAGTATTTGAATAACATAATAATTATTATTATAATTCTTTTTAAAAAATGTCCAAATTTCATCATAGTCACAATAAAAATAGTTATTTATTAAATCCTGCTCGAATAAACAAATACCTGAAATATCAATATGTATTATTTCTTTATTTTCAATTTTATATAATTTAATTTTTCTAACTAACTTTTCGTCATAAAACCAATATATTTTTTTTGGATAATCAGAATGTTTAACTGGATAACATGAATTAAACTTATTCCAAAACCATTTTTTTAATTCTTCTTCTTTCATGTATATTATTTTTTTAAATCTCGTTTAATCATTTCTGTTAATGTTTTAACTTTGCAATTATCAGCAATAGGTTTTTGTTTAACATATTGATCTAATTTTCTATCTAGTACTTCATATTCAGTTTTTTTAAAAATCATACGTGAATTACAACTAAATCCACCTTCACTATTATGCGCAGCCAGCGCAACTTTTAGTTTTCATTTTTAAATGTTTTAATATAATTGATGGCATCTTCTTCAGTCCATTCTCCTGATTTTATTTTTTCATCAGTTACTTTCTTTATATCACCAACCATTCTACCAGTAGTAATATTTAACATTCCCATAATAATAGTTCCTGTTATTGGTGATCTCCATTTAGATTCATTATCTTTCTTACGAACTTCCAATATTCTATTTTTTATTTCATCCAATCCTGATATAATACGTTGTCTTTTATCATCATATTTAGTGGTTATATCACACTTACAGAACTCAATTAACTCTAATACTATATCATGTCCAACTTCTAAATCTAACCTTCTTATAGCTGATTCTGTTACATCCCTATGCATCTTTACTCTACCATGATATTTGACCATTCTATAAACATAATCAATAGTTTTCTTATTAGTTATATTAAATCTTTTTAATATTTTTTTTACCATTTTTGCACCTACATTTTCATGATCATGAAATGTCCAATTTCCATCATCATTTTTAGATCTAACAGAAATTTTACCAATATCATGTAATACTGCAACAATTTTCATTTTTAAGTTATCATTATCATATTCAATCACGTTATTAAGTACGCCTAATGTATGGTAATAATTATTTTTATGACCATTAGTAGTTGTATGTAAATTACATAATTCTGGTAAAATTATATCTAAATCACCATCTTTATATAACATATTAATAGTATCAGTTAATTTTTTTGACCGTAATAAACTTAACGCGTTTTTCATTTTATTAAATTAAATAGTAATTACTAAAAACATTTTTGAAAATTTCATAATTATTACCTACTGAGTTTCTATCATTGATAATGGCAAATATAACTTTTTCAAAATATTTAGAATATCCTTCATTTACTAATAAATGTTTGAACATTTTAGCCATTTCTTCAGGATCATTTTTGAATACTCCACATCCAAATGAACCTAAAATTATAATATCTACATCATTTTTAATAGCAAGAGATAGTATTAATCTTATTTTTTCTTTGGTGAGTTCTTCATAATCCCATTTCGTTATTTTTTCAGAATTAATATTAATTGATGATATATTATCTTTTGTAATTGTATCAGAATAATCATTAAAATCAACTTCTACATTATTAAGATTTAATGCTGCAATAGTTACAACATCTGACTCAACTTCATTTATATAATTATAATTTACATCTTTGAAAAACACAGCATTCTTTGTATATAACGCTTTATCGTCTCCTAATGGATAGTTATCAGTATTAATAACATGAGTTAAATTTGAGCATCTAAATAAGCATTCTTCTTGTGCTTTTGATCCTCTTGCAACTCCGCCACCTGGATGTTTATATGATGCCATATTAAGAACGCAAGTTTTACCTAATTTACTATATTCTGTAACTGCAGATACACTATCAGAATTTATAACCTGTATATTTTCATAACAAGGAATCCTAATATCTGACATTAATCGTTCGTCAAATAAATGTAATGTAGTTTCTGAATTTAGCATTTCTGAACTATGTGATTTGGTGTCTTCAAATACATGTATCAATTCTTGATTAGTCATTTTCTATATTTTTTACTGATTTAAGGCTTAAAACTCTAAAATATTTATCTCCAAAAGTTTTATCTTCTTCTGTAATAACTTCCATTTCGAGAACTTTATTTTTTATTCTTTTTGATTTACCATTCATTAATGGTAATCCATAATCATAACCAGAATAAGATTGTTGAGAATATTCATTGAATCTGAATTCAAATGAATTGTCTCTATAATTTCCTTCACTATTTAAAGAATGATAAAAATTATGTGAAAAAATACCAGAAATTTTATATTTTTCATAAGTTTCTGCAATTATTTTTTTATTATCAAATTCTTTTTTTTCATGTTCAATATTTTGATCAAGTAATTCTTTTGATGTAAATAATATATCATTATAAAAATAACAACCTAATTCAATTAATCTATTTTTAACTATTTCATAACGTTCACCATAAACACCAGTTTCAAAATACCATATCAAGTAAGATTGATCTTTACATTCACTAATAAGTTGACTTTCATATTTACCAAAATGAAAATATTTATCTGGATATTCAAATTTTGGCTCTTTTGACCAACTTTGACTTTTTCCTTTTAATTCTTCATCAATTTTCACGTCAGGGTAAAGTTCTTTTACTTTATCTAAATCAAAAGAAATATTTTTTATATAATTATAATTCTGTTTAATACCATATTGATATGATTCAGTGTTAATTGTTCTATACAAAGGTTCTTCTGAATAACTCCAAAGAGTATAAAATTTATTTGCAAATCCAATTAGTTTCATATGTTTATGTTTTAAATTATTGATACACAAAGATACTACAAAAATCTGATATATAAAAATATATAACAATTATTACCATTATATTGTAGTTAAATATTATTAAATATAAAACATATCAATCTAATATTTATATAAAGTAAAAATATAAAATTATGGGATTCAATAAAAGATTTATATCAAAAGATTCACTTAGAAACATTGCAAATTTAGATGATTATTTAAGTTTTTTTAATTATTTTAAAAGTGATGTAGTATTATTTGAAGATACATTCTCTCTTAATATTATGAAAGATTTAAAAAAATATAATATTACTGATAAATATGAAATATTAAATATAATGAATAAGTGCAAATGAAATATTTATGCAAAAAAACATACTCAAAAGAAATTATAGCTGGAAATTTTTATGATTATTATTTAACATCTACTAAAAATTATGTTAAAATTGAAGAGTTATATTTCGTTGCTAATAATAATATGTTATCAGAGCCAAAAATTTATAAATATTTTTATACCGAAACAGAAATACGAAAAATAAAATTGGAAAAATTGAAAGAATTTAAATAATTTATTGTATCTTTGTTTCAAATAAGATAATTTATGAGATATCTATGTAAAAAATATTATATTGATTTTATTGTAGGAGAATATTATTATTCTGATAATATATCATATAGAAATATTAACTATAATTATAAATATATTTTAATTAATAGCACTAAATTTATTTTAGATGATGATGACACTAGAATAGATCCAAAATTATATGAATATTTTAGTAATATTCAAGAACTACGAAAACTTAAATTAAAAAAATTAGATGAAATATCTATGTAAAAAAGCATATAATGAAAATTTTATTGTAGGAAAGTATTATTATTCTGATAATAATATTCATTCTGATAATATGTCATATAGAAATATTAACTATAATTATAAATATATTTTAATTAATAGCACTAAATTTATTTTAGATAATAACACTATAATAGATCCAAAATTATATGAATATTTTAGTAATATTCAAGAACTACGAAAACTTAAATTAAAAAAGTTATATGAAATATCTATGTAAAAAATCATATCCAGATTTTATTGTAGGAAAATATTATTATAGTGAGAACTATGATTATGAAGGTTTTATAATAATAAATCAACATATGTTTTTTGACTTTCCTGAAATTAAAACAGGAAATATTCATGACTATTTTGAAACAATGCCAGAAATTAGAAGAAAAAAGCTAGCAAAATTACAAGAATTCAAATAATTTAAACATTCGTTTATTTTTTGTATATAATACAAATTTAAATCGGTTTTTTATTTAATAATTTATCAATGATGTTGTAGTTAATGTCAACCATATTTTTTCTTTATCAGTATCAAATAATACTTTATTATTTTTTTCTAAATAATTATGAAAATCTTCACTTTCTATAATTTCAATAAATGAGTCAACATTTTTTTTATCCATAACAACAGATAATCCAGATAATATTAACGTAGGAGATTTCATTATTTTATAATGAATTTTGCCCTTTATAAATGTAATAGGTAATATTATCTGAATCTCATTTTCATTCAGTTCTTTTAATAAGCCTTGTTTTCTACCGTATCCGTACCATGCATCATATTTAGATAATTTAGTAATATTACCATTATCTCTTTTATTTAATTCATATTTATTATCTAATAGATATTTATATGCTAACGGAAAATCTTCAATTAAAATATCTTTAGTTATAATTTTATTATTAATATAAGGATATATGAACCAATAATCTTTTTTAGTAGTTGATTTATATGCCTTTTTACAAATATTTTTTTCTATTTTAATATTAGAATCATTTTTATAAACATAATTATCATCAGAATAATCAAATTTGTAAATTTTATCTCTAAGTGTTGCTATTCCGCCATTTGCATATTTAATTATATTTTTTAAATTATTTGATGTCTCTTGTTTAAACCAATTACAATTTTTCTTACTTAATATCTGTGAAACTGATTCTGTTTCATATTCAAAAGTATCATTAATTATATCATTACAAATTATTATACATGTATAAGCTGAAATATTATCCCAAATTTTATTATTTTTATTATCATATATTTTTAATAATCTATTATTTATAATTTCTCTTAATATTTCTCCTGTTTTATTTATTAAAAATGAATTAGGTATAATAAATCCTACTTTCTTACTAATTTTTAATGATTTTTCAATAAATGCATAATATAAATCTATATTTCCTTTTTTAATAGTTTCAAAATTTAATTCTTTTAATTTATTAACATAATCATTTTCTAAATTTTGAATTCTTACATATGGAGGATTTCCAAATATGATATCAAATTTCATGTCAACAAATAAAAAATCACTATTTTGTATATTTACTAATAATAATTGATTATTATATCCTAATACATTAAAATATCTATTTAATAATTCTTTTAAAATATTTATAAAATTAATATCGATATCATAACAATATAATCTATTTTCAACAAAAAATATCATATCATTTAATTCGACATTTTGTTTTCTAAAATATTCTAAAAGACTAAACACAAAAGAACCTTTACCAACACTTGGTTCACAAATAATATCTGTTATTTTTGGCTCTAAATATTCAATTATTTGTTCACATACTATACTTTTTGTAAATACAACTCCTTGTTTTTTTATTAATTCAATATCATTTGAATCAAAATTATTACTTTCATTTATTATTTCACTTATTATTTCACTTATTTCATTTTCATTCATTCATGTTAATTATTTTTATCTATTTAGTATATTTTCAACATTTTGTTTATATATTTAATATGAATTTGTTAATATATTTTACATCGTAATAATATTTATAATAATAATTTATAAAAAAGTCATATTTTTAAAAATTTATTGTATCTTTGTAAAAAAGATTAATATGAAATATCTATGTAAAAAGACATATTTATCATATTTTATATTTGGTGAATATTATGAAAGTGAATTAGGTAGAGATAATACTATAAACATGATCATTGATAGTAACTCATGGATACATTTTAAGTTAGATAAAAATTCAAAGTTATATGAGTATTTTTATGATGAAAATCAAATTAGAAAAATGAAATTAAAAAAATTAAAAATATTTTAATATGAAAGTAAGAATGTCAAGCAAAAATGATTATGATTCTAAATATGATTGGAATTGTTTTTGTCAAGGTGGAGAATCTGGAATCGTTTTACCATCAGGTAGTTTTGATAAATTATTTTCTGGAAATCCAATAGAAGGATTATCAGAAGGAATATCAAGTAAAGAAACTTATACTACCGCATTTTTTGAAGCATTTCCTAAAACTCCAGATTGCTTTATTCGTGGAGAAGGTAAAACAATTGAAGAAGCTGAAGAAAGTGCTTGGAAAAAATTTCAAAAGATTATAACTTGTAATCATGAAATGGAACGTAGAGATAGAACAGATGGTTATGCATATTGTAAACATTGCTCATATTCAGCGACTGTATTTGAACCTTTAACTAAATGTTGTAAATGTGGTAAACCAACCGCATATAGTACTGATTATAAAGGTAATTATTATTGTAAAAAACATCACTTTACAAAGCCAAAAAATCCAAATCATTCAATGTGGGAGATTGAGCATAAAAGACTTTCAAGAAAGCATAAGAAATTATTAAAAATATGTGCTAAAAAAATGTTTGAATCAGAAGGTCATTATGGTAAAATTAAATTTAAATACTTTGCAGGAAAAATTCTTACTTGTGATGGGTATAGATTAGATATTTTATTTAGAAGTCAAGAAATAAAGTTTATACAAAAATGGAAATAATTAAAAAAAGCATCAATTAAATTGATTCTTTTTTATAAGTTAAAGTTTGAAGATGCTAAATGAAGAGGTAAATTTTCAGTTATAACATCATATAAAATTTTGAATTCATCAATTATATCACCCATTGTTTTAGATTTTTTAATAATATTTTCTATTATAGGTGAATATATTTCAGTTAATTCAGTGTATACGTTATCTGGCATTTTCCTAATCTCAATTTTTGATGGACCTCCTATAAATCCATTAATTGGTGATGTATGATATTTAATTCTATTAACTGAATATTTTGGATTCATTGATTGCATAGCTGATTCCCTCTCTTTTTCTGTTATTATAATTTTTCTTAATTCAGGATCATTTAAGCATTCAGATTTTTCTATTATTTGTTCAATAATACCATAAATTGGAGAGCATGACCGATAATTAGTACCATAAGTCATATTTCCGTTACTGTTATTTATAGTAATATTAAAATCTTTATTCTTATATAAAGTAATTTCTCTCTCTTTCTGTTTTTCAAACGTTTTTAAATATTTCATATAAATAGTTTATGATAATTTTTTATATTGATTATCTGTTATTATTAATATATAATCACCTTCAGTGGTTGATATATTATATACACTCTGATTATTATTTATAGCAGATAAGATATCAAGATATTCATCTATCATATCCAAATCTAAATTTTTTTCAGATAATTTAGATGTCACGATTTCTTTAGTTATTTGTGATAACTCTAATATTCTAACTTTCATTAGTGTATATTAATATTAATTTTTAATTGTAATACTTTGTTAATGATTATTATATATTAATTTTTATAAGTTGAATTTATCTGATGTCAGTTCAAAATCTTGAAGTTTAACCTTTCCCATAAATAATGCATGATCTCTATTATCTGGTTCTAATTTTAAAATCCATTCAAAATATTCATCATAATCATCTGTTAAGCTATTATATTGTTTAACTTTTTCTTTATAAATATATACAAGAACATTTTCATTAGTATACCAAAGGCACCAATCTTCAATTAAATCATCTGGTACTCCTATCTTTTTTAAAGACAATCTAAAATATGGTTGCAATAATGTTACTTGCCAATATTTATCCTCATATTTCCAATCACCATATTTTTCAAATGTATTTATATATTTCATAGATTAAAATTTTTTGCTTTTATTTTATATTCTAAATCTTCTTTATTTTCAGAATAATCAATAATACTACTATATAAAAATTCTCTAAATCCAATATTATGATTAAGATTATAATTCTCATATCCAAATAAACTTGCAATCTCCATAGGTATATCTTCGTATTCAACACTTACTGTATTGAAATGATATTTTATTTCAATTTTTATAATTTTACCAATAGTATTATCAATAAAATCAGTCATTTCTTTATTCTGCATGGAAGATTTCATTAATACATAATCTCCTACTTTTGGTTCATCTTTAATATTTTCAAATTTCTTTATATATTTCATAAGTTAAATTTATTTGCTTGTAATTTCAATTTTAATTCTTCAATTGTTTTTCCATATTCCACTAATAATTCGATATCAAAAATTCTTGTACCATCATGAAAAAATAAATCTATATTATCTGGTATATTTTCATATCTAACTCTACATTTATATTTTTTTAAATTTGGATCGAATTCTACAGCTGTTAATCTACCAAAATTTTTAGTTACAAAATTTATAACGCTATTAGTACTATAACTATTCATTAAAACATAATCACCAACTTCTGGTAAATCAATATTATTTTCAAATTTCTTTATATATTTCATAAATTAAATTTATTGGTATTTAATAATAATTCAAAATTTTCAATTTCTAATGAAGTTAAAAATCTTAAAATTTGTTCTTTAATAATTCCAATTTTACATATTTCATTTTGAACTAAATAAAATGACTCGTCTTTTTTAATTATTTTAGCATCAAATGTATAGTTATTTTGTCTATATTTTATATAATCACCAACTTTACAATCGTTAGGATTAAATAATTTCTTTTCAAATCTTTTTATATATTTCATAAGTTAAATTTATCTATATTATTATATAATCCAGGAATACTATAAATATTTCTAAAATATTTCGGAGTCATAAATTTTTCCTTCTTACAATCATAAACAAAAACTACTTCAATTTTTCTATAATCTTTTAAAAATACATGAATATCTCCAAATTCTGCTGATTCACCATCGTAATTGACTCCTAATACAAAATCTGGTCCTTCACTTACATAATCAAATTCATATTGATTGATAGCATTTACTCCATCTTTTATTGATTTTGGAGTACCATCAAACCAATCGCAAACATCTATAGCAGCAGAGATATAATCATTATCTGTTACATCATCAGCCATTCCAAATGCATATTCTAAAATTTGATGATTTAATGGTATAGGATCATCAGAAGGTAACGGCTTACCATTACAAAAACTAAGTGCAATTTCTGGTGTAACTTCTAAATAAAATTCAGCATCATTTTGATCTAAACTTTCAAACCTTTTTATATATTTCATAAGTTAAATTTAATTGTTTGATTAACTTGTTCAGGATCTTTTAATATTCTATATAATTCTAACCATCTTGTTATTTCTTCATATTCATCATCATCATATCTCCATTCATTTGGTAAAGTTGGATCATGAACTATTTCGTCATCATCATAAAGAATTTCAAATTTTTCTCCTATTAATACATTGAGTTCTTCCTTCGTAACTCTTATTATTTTTTTGCTACTCAAAGCATATAACGCTATCATGCCTTCTAAATGATTTTAAAAACTTTTTTATATCATCTTCTTCATCTGAATCATATCTCCATTCATCTAGATGATTTGAATCATATCTAATTCTTTCATTATCATAAAGAACTGTAAAATCATTGTCTATTAATGCATCAAGTTCTTCTTGAGTTACTTTTATAATTTTAGAATCATTATCTAAATTTATTAAATTAATCATATTTTCTTTTTTCCTTGATTCAAATGTTTTTATGTATTTCATAAGTTAAATTTATTTGCACTATCATTAAGTTCAATTCGGTTATATAATTCTTCTGTTGTTATTTCTTTACCAAATTCATCAACTAATTTATATGAAAAATTTAATAATCCTTCTTCAAGAATAATATGCTCAATTGTATATTGTATTAACGATTTTTTATCATTTTTATAATCCTTTTCATATTGTATATAATAACTATCTTTAATCAAATCATCAAAAGGAATATGACGTTTATCAACTGGTATAGTAACAATAGCGAATATTCCTGTAATGCTATCAGTTGAATTTTCATTAAATTTTTTTATTTTCATATTAATAATTGATTTTATCTATATATAAAATTTATAAGTTATTTTTTATATATAAAGATATGAAACATTTGAAATTATATGAGGAATTAAAATTCAATGAGAAACAATACCATACTTATGAACTATTGAATCTTGTTCAGATGCATGATTTAGGTTCAAAAGGAGAAGCTGAAATGATTGATATGATAAATTCTGGACAAATAGATTTAAATTTACAAGATCAACTAAGTTATAGAACAGCTTTAATATATTCTATGATTAATAGATATGAAAAAGTATTTGATGAATTGATAAAATCAGATGTGAATTTAGATTTACAAGATGATAATGGAAATACAGCATTAATAATCTCAGCAATAGGTAGCACTGGAAGTAGTAGTGATTATTATAAATCTATAATGGAAAAATTAATTGATGCAGGAGCAGATTGGAATAAAACACAAAATTATGGACGTGAAAAAGATTTTCTTGAACATATACAAGATAACGAATTTAAAAGACATATATTAAAGAAATATCATAAACAATATGAAATATATTTAATGATAAAAACTTCTGAAAAATTTAATATATGAAATATATAAAAACATTTGAACAAAATTTAGATTTAAATAATGAATTAATAGACTCTTGTATAAATAATAATATAAAAAAAGTTGAAAGTTTAATAAAACAAGGAGCTGATGTTAATTATATCAATAAAGATGGTTTCAACTCATTAATATATTCTGTTAATAATATTGATATTTTAAAAATATTAATTAAAAACGGAGCGGATGTAAATATCCAAGATACTACAAATCAAGGTTATACACCATTATTACTAGCATCCTCTAATAGATTTATGTTTCCTTATATCGAAAATTATGATACTATAAAATTATTAATAGATTCAGGAGCTGATTGGAATGTTAAAGGTAGAATTGTTAAAATTACTTTTTTTGATTATTTACCTACTGAAATTAAAGAAAAAATTAAAAAAGATTATCCAGATAAATATGAAGATTATTTATTACAACAAGAAGCTGAAAAATTCAACATATAAAAAAAGACTCAATTAAATTGAGTCTTTTTTAAATTTTAGAAATATATTAATTTTTAATTTATTACTTCTACATTAGAACAATTCAGTCCTTTTTTACCTTCAACTAGATCAAAACTGACTTCGTCATTTTCATATATTTTGTCTATCAAATTTGTGATGTGAACAAAATATTCCTTACCTGTTTCTTTTTCGGCTACGAACCCATATCCTTTTTCCGAATTGAAAAATTTTACGGTGCCATTTAATTTACTCATTATTTATTATTATTTTTATTATTGTGGATAAATTCCACATTCTATATAGTAATAAAAAATAATAAGTTTATAAATATTTGAAATAATTATTTTTATAAGATTTTTTGTTACCTGATAATACTTCCCATATTCTATTAGTTTTAGTATTAAAATACGACGCACAATTTTTTACACTATTAAATTCTTTAATTATTTCTCCACTTTCTGATATTTGAGCAACTTTTTTAGATCTTAATAATTTATATTCTTCAGTCATAGGTCTTTTTTTTACACCAATCATAGCTTTACTCATTTTCAATTTAACTTCATCTGTTCTTTTTTGACCAGTATTCTTTTTTACCCTTTTTTCAATAGTTTCTTTACTTTGCTGTTTACCTTTTTTTGAAATGCTTATTTTTAATTTAGCTTCATCACTCATTTTTTTACCTTTATTTAATATACTTAATTTTAATTTAGTTTCATCACTTGTTATTCTACCTTTTTGTGATTTACTCATTTTTAATTTAGTTTCATCTGAAATATTTATTCCTTTTAATTTTTCTGATATTATTTTTTTTGTTTCTTCACTTTGTTTTATACCAAAGTGACTTTTGTTTCCAATACTTTTTTGCCTTAATATATCTTTTGTTTTGTCACTATGTTTCATTCCTAAATTATGTCCAGCATTAGGTAAAATATTATATCCATTTTTACAGCAATCAAAAAAATCAATATAATATTGTTCTCTAATTAAAATTTCATTAATACTACATTCTTCTAAAATTGTATATGTAAAATTTTCAATACCATATTTATCATAAGCTCTTTGTAATTTAATAGAATGATGTTTATTCTTTTTTAATTGATTCTTATGTTGAGTAAATCTTCCTTTAACATTTATTGATGATCCAACATAACATTTATTATTTATTAAATTTGTTATTTTATATACACCAATAATCATTTTTGATTTATTATTTTTTCAATAAAATCTTTCATAGCATTTTCTATGAATAATGATTTATTAATTGATTTCTCTTTTGAAATCTTATCAAATTCTTTTGATATTTCTTTTTCTATTGTAAATGTTTTTTGAACTTTCATATATTGTTTTATCTGTATATATAAATATAATAAAGTCAAAAACAGGCAAAAAAAAAGACTACAGATATTTCTGTAGTCTTTTTAAATAAATAATAAGTTTATTATATTTTAGATATTTTATTTAATTCGTTTAATTTGAATTTTCTTTCTAATTGTTTAGGAATTTCATATTTGAATTCGTAACCTTGACTTCTCAAATAATCTATTGCTATTAAAGGAGATATACTTTCAGTTATCATTCCGCCCCAATTGCCATTGTTTCTATGTAAGTTAATAATACCATTATAATATATTGTGATATAAGAATCATTCACATTATTATATGCAGTTGATGTTGTATTAATTTGAACTGCTAATCCATAATTCCATTCACCTGCAAGATAATCAATAAATGGCTCACCGTACATTTCGCATATTATTTCAACTTCTTCTTTGGTTATATTTTTTAAATCTTTCATTTTTTAGGTTTTTTATTTTTTATTATTAATTCAACTATATAAAAAAAACTTACAATTATTATAATATCAAATGTTAAGCAGAATCTCCACCATTCAAAAGAATATGCTTTTATATTTATAAAAATAGCAATTTTACTTATAATCATGCCTATAATAATGCTAAAAATATACATTGTTTTATTTTTCATAACTATTTTTTAATTTTAAATAAATTTGATAATATTCTTCTTCTGAAATTTTATCAATTTCATTATTTATCAATTTAGAATCTTTAGGTTCAGATATTACGTTATCACGTTCAATTTGTTTTTCCTCATATTTCTTCAATTTTACTTGAATTGCATCATGTTCATTTTTTTGTTTAAGACGTCTTTTTTCATGATAATCTATTGAATTAATCAAATGATTATATAATTTAGTTTCTTTATATCTTAAAAATCTATTCATATTATTAGTATTTAAAGTTAATGTGCAAAGATACAAATAAAAATTGAATATAATATAAAAATTAATAATATTTAATATAATAGGACAGCAATAAAAATATATATAATAATGTCGCACTTAAAGTGACGAGGTTCATTTTTTGGGTTATGTTAGTTTAGAGTCATTATGACTTTGGAATTGTTGAAAAGCAATGAATGAATTAGCAAACTAAAAATAAAAAAAATAAAAAAATTATGACAAACAACAAACTGTTGGACAGGAACCCTTCTGTTCAAATTTCTAGCAAAAGAAACGAATTGAAAATTTATCAAGGTAACATTATTTACTTAAATAATGGTGATAACTTTGAACTTAATTTTTTCAATCCAACAAATGAAAAAATTGGAGTTAGTATCGAATTTAACGGAATCAAAAAAGGAGATTCTTATTTAATTTTAAATCCTGGTCAAAATGTATTTTTAGATCGGTTTTTAGATGAACAACGTAAAATGTTATTTGAAACTTATAACATTGATGGTAATAATAAAGAAGCGTTAGAAGCGATTGAAAAAAATGGATTAATTACCTTTAATTTCTATAAAGAATATTGGAGAAGTAATAATACTAATGAAGTAAATGTAAATTATGAATTTCCACCTAAGCCTTATAATTATAATAATCTTAATAACACTGGAACATATTATGGAAATTATTTTGGAAATTCTTCAATAACATCATTAACTGGAAATTCTATAAGTTTTTCTGGATTTTTTGATACTAATAATTCTAATTCTAAATATAATTCAGATACTAGTTGTGTTTATACTCAAAGTTGCAATTCATTAAATAATAATATATTTAATTCATCAAGTAATATTGGAGGATCAACATTTACATCTAGTTTAAATATTAATTCTATTGAAACTGGTAGAGTTGAAAAAGGAGAATTATCAGATCAAAAATTAAAAAATGTAAACGTCGAATTTTCAAATACATCATTCTATTCAATATCTTATAAACTTATGCCTTATTCTTCTAAATCTCAGAGTATCAATGAGATACGTGAATATTGTAATGAGTGCGGATATCGTTTAAGAAAAAGTTCTTGGAAATTCTGTCCGAAATGCGGAACTAAAATTTAATTTATAATATGAATAAGGTAGATATAGTTTGCATATTGGATATGTCTGGCTCAATGGGGTCGATAATAGTAAAAGCGAGAGAAGGATTTAACAAATTCTTAACGGAACAAAAGGAAAATGGAAATAAAATAAATTTTTCATTGATGTTTTTTGATACAAGTTTTTATATGCCATATAAAAACGTTGACATTAAAGAAGTAAATGAACTTAATGAAAACACTTATTATGCTAATGGTGGTACTAGTTTATATGATGCGTTAGGATTTGCTTCAGATAATTATATAAAGCAACTAGGATCAACTAAAAAAAGTAAAAGAAGTGATAAAACATTATTTGTTATATTAACAGACGGAGAAGAAAATTCTTCTACTATATATAGTCGTGATATGATTAAATTAATGGTGACAGATATGAGAGAAAATTTAAATATTGAATTTATTTATTTAGGTGCAAATCAAGATTCATGTTTTGTCGCAGAATCAATGGGAATGAGTAGAAGCAATTCATTTAATTATGATGCTACGAATGACGGAATAATAGTAGCATATTCAAATATTTCTGCTGCAACGACTTATTATACCGAAAATAATGTAAAGGATAATCTTTTCCAAAAATAAAGATAAAATAGTGAGATTTAATGAACCTTAAATAACAAAAAAGAGAATCAATTGATTCTCTTTTTTTATAAATTAAATTTTAATGCATTTAGATAAATTTCGTAATTTTCTTTTGATATATCATTTATAATATTATCTATTTCTGTGATTTTTATTCTACCTAATTCTGAATATTTATCCATTATATATTTTATAAATTTTGATATTTTTTCTATTTCTGAATCTATCCATCCTGGATTATCTAGTATAGTATTAATATCAAACAAAAAATAATCATTATTTGTGGATAATCTTAAATTTAAAAAATAATTTCTTTGTATATCATTTTTATTATAACTAAACGCATAATCACAATTATATTCATATGAATAAATAATTTCATTTTGATTTTTATTTATAAAATTATGTATATAATAAGCGAGTTCTTGAATTTTCTCTTTACTATTTGATTTTTCAAACTTTTTAATATATTTCAATTTATTTAAATTTTATTTTTCCTTTTGCATTGGTTTTTTTATCTATTTCTTCTTCATCGATCCATATTTTAACTATTTCTTGAGTTTTAATATTAAATGCTTCAATATAATAATCTGGTGATTTTAACTCATCATTTACATCTAAAATATGTACTAAATTTTCAACTTTCAAATTATTCTCAATCAACTTAACGAAATCTCCTTTCTTATATTTAGGATTTTTTTCTATGTATTTAGCATTTTTCATAAGATATTATTTTTTTAAAATATGTTATAAATTAAATTTATTTACTGTTTTATCAAATTCTATTTTCTTTTTATATTCATCTACATTAAAAGTTTTATATTTATCATTTGAATGATGATATATATTACCATCATCTCCTATTTCAGCATCTACATTTCCTAAAACATCACATAATTTAGTAATGATTGTTAAGTTTTCACTATCATTTATTCTTTCAAAAAATCCAGATCCATGTCCATTTCTTGTCAACCATAAATCATTACCAATTTGGTCATCTGTCATATCTTCAAAAACATCTCCTGCTGAATTAATAAACCATTCAACTTCTTTTACAATCTCATCTTTAGAATTTTCATCGATATCATATATATTTTTTCCTTCCCATGGATCATAATCTGTTTCATGACCTTCTTCAGTCCAAATTAATGCTGTTATATAGCTATCAACAGCAGTATCTATATCGTAATCATTTTCAAATTCATTAATATCATGATATTCTTCGAAATCTTCATCATCGTCAAATTCTTCAAATATTTTTAAATGTTTCATAGTTTTACATATTAAATTTGTTTGCTGTTAATAATAGTTCAAGTTCTTCAATTTCACTTGAAGTTAAATCTCTATCAATCTCACTTTCACCTATCCAAAATTCTTTTAATTCTCTTGTCTTTTTATGAATAGATATTACTTTATATCTTGGCTCATACATATCATCATCATTTTCATCAAAATCTGTATCGTTAACTTCAATAATTTTAACAAATGGACCTACAACATTCAATTCACTTTCAGAATCATCTAATTTTACATAATCTTCTAATTTTACATAATCTCCTACATGTTGAGATGTATAATGTCCTACTGGTGATAATTCGTCATCATCGTCAAATTCTTCAAATATTTTTAAGTGTTTCATAATTTTTACATATTAAATTTATCTACATTTACAATATAACTATATTCATTTATAATTTCAGGATTCAATATATTTGATTTCATTATTAATTTATAATTTTCATTATCATTTTCAATTAAGTATTTTTGAAATTCATAAGTTTTAAACCATTCTAATATTTTTCCATTATATAATTTAGCAATTTCTAATAAATTTATATGCTTTCTATAATATTTAAACCAAATATCATAGTCATAATCATAAAATGCATATTTTTTTTCCATTTTTTTAAACATTTCTAAATTATCTGTTTTAATCCAAATCGGAAATATATCATCAGGACTGTCTACATATTTACTAACTACATCATCAATAGAGTTTTTTAAATTATCAAAATTAAGATGACTATAACTATCTTCATATTCAATAGTTTCATATCTTAAGTCATCAGAATCATATATATTAGATAAAAATTCTTTAATAGTTTTAACATTTAATTTATATTTTATCATATACTTAATCATAGTTTTATACTCAAAAACCAATTCTATCTGATATTTTTTTGTGTCACTATCATGATTAGTATTATCATTAATATTAAAAGGCATTTTTTCTAATGCTTTCTTTGCTGCTATTTCTACTGCACGTTCATGAGCCATTGAAATTTCACTTTCAAATGTTTCTAAATCATCAGTTAAATCTAAATATTTAAATAAGTCTGCTATTTTACCTTGTTCTGTAGGATCTATATTATCGTCAAAATAAAATAACTTGGATAATTCTATAATTTTATCATTAGTTTCTTTTTTTGTATAATTACCCAAATAATCTAATTCTTCTTTATCAACATAGAATTCATAATTATTATTATCTCGAGTTAATTGTAAAATAGAACTTATAGAACCATTTTCGATATCAAGTAAATTTTCAAGAACCTCAATATTAATAATTAAAGTGAATCCTTTCTCATCATATGAAAATTCTTTTTCATATGGATAATGATAATTTTTTTCTGAATTTATTATTGCTTCATCTTCATCGAATCCAATATATTTGTTGATATCTTCTGGTTTAAATTTCTTTGATGATAATACTTTTATTAAATTTGGTATATTATCTATATTATCTTCAACATCAGAACTTTCTGTTATTGGATTATTTTTTAAATATGCAACTTGTTTAGTTTGTTTAAATGTTAAGTCACTAAGTTTTTTAACTTTAATATTTATTTCATTATTTAATTCTGCTTGTGTTTTTCTATCTTTTTCGTTTTGAACTCTCTTTCTAAGTTTTTTGAGACTATCTTGCATATATGCAATCTTATCTGCAATGTTATCATCAATTTTGAAAGGTTTTTCGTTATTTATTTTGATTGGAGTAAAATATTCATAATTTTTAATATATCTCATAATAATATATATAATTTTTTATAGATTAAATTTTTTTGCACTTATTTTAATTAAAAGGTTATTAATATATTCTTTTAATTCTATCATATCGTCTGAGGTTTTAATTGTAAAATCTCTAAATATAACATCAGGATTATATTTTTGAAATTTATTTTTATACCAATTCAATTGTAATTTACTCAATATATCATCTCTATTATAATCATCCGATAACGGAATTATATGTTCCATACTATTATAGTTATATGGTAATAAATTAATATCATCAACATGATTTAATATTATAAAAAAATATATATCATTAGTAAATAATTCAAATTTTATTTTTTTTGAATTTAAAAAATTAATAATATATGGTATTTTTTCAAAAAATTTATCACTAATAATTACTCCTGGTAATTTACCATATTCTCCTCCAACTTTAATATCGGACGGTTCTATTACTTTATAACTTTCTAAATATTTCATATATAAACTTTATTTTATTATATTATTATATATAAAAAATATAAAATCATTTGTGGGTATGCAAATTAATTTATATATTTGCTTAAATAAAAATAAAATAAAAATGGCTAAGAAAAAAGATTCATATGTCTGTTCAGAGTGTTTAAATGAATTTCCTTCAAAGGAAATTTTTGCTGCATTAGTGCCCAATAGAGAGTATTATACAAATTATTGTAAAAAATGTTTAATTGATTTAGAAATTGATAAATGTAAAGCATATACAAGTAGTACATTCAAAGGTCCTTATATTTTAGTTAAAGATATTGGCAGTGAAAAAAAAGTAACGAAAAAGAAAACAACAACGAAAAAAACTACTAAAAAGATTATTAAAGAAAAATAATTATTTTTATGAAAGATAATAAAGAGAAAATAAAAAAATTACGAAAATATTATTGGGATAATTGTAGTCATGCATCAAGAGAAGAGTGGTCAAATGAAGAAAATGATTTAAAAAATGATATATCTTCAATATTTGGCAAATTTGATGTCACGGAAGAAAATATTAGTGATGATGAAATAGATAATTTAAAAAACTTAATAGATAATTGTGCTATAGAAGTTAAAAAAAGCAAAATAAATAGTTATTTAAAATATTTAGATGAAAAAATTATATGGAGATGTGAATCACCATATAACATTATTGAAAAAGAAAAAATTCAAACAAAATTTGATTATTTTTATAATTTAGATTATGATAAGATAGAAGAATCAGAATTGGATGATTTTTATGATTTAATTCAAAATTTTATGTGGAGTAAAAATGAAAAGAATTAAAAATATAATAAGAGAATCAATAAATGTAAAAGAATTAATTTATTCTGATGATACTTTAATTAAAACAATAGAAGATATTACTAATTTGATGATTAAGTGCTTTAAAAATGACGGTAAAGTTCTTTTATGTGGAAATGGTGGAAGTGCTGCTGATGCTCAGCACATTGCTGCAGAATTATCAGGTAGATTTTATATAGATAGAGATCCATTATTTGCTGAAGCATTACATGTAAATACATCATATTTGACTGCTGTTGCAAACGATTATTCCTTTGATAATATATATTCAAGATTAATAAAAGGAATGGGTAGAAAAAATGATATTCTAATTGCAATCTCAACCTCAGGTAACTCTAATAATGTTTTTAATGCTTGTTATGAAGCTAATAAATTAGGAATGATAACTATTGCATTAACAGGTAAAGATGGTGGAAAACTCAAAGGAATAAGTAATTACACAATTAATGTTCCATCTGATAATACACCAAGAATACAAGAATCTCATATTATGATTGGACATATCATATGTGAAATGGTAGAAGAAATAATGTTTAAAAAATAATAAAATCAAATGAAAATACGAAATGGATTTGTAAGTAACTCATCATCAAGCAGTTTTGTAGTAATTAAAGATTCTTTAACTAATAAACAAAAAGAAATGATTTATGATTATCAAAGTTATGTTGAGTTTTTTAAAACTATTGATGAAATATGTATAGATAAATTCGAATATTGTGATACTGATCCATGGAGAATAGTTGATTATAATGATTTTATATTTGGTGAAACTTCAATGGATAATTTTAGTATGCAAGATTTTTTAGATTATATAAAAGTTGATCCAGATTCAATTAATTGGAACGAAGGATATAATGACGAGCCATATCAAAGTCAATTAGATTTTATAACTGAGTCAAAAAAAAAGTTTCGTAAAAAAAAACTTATTAAATTAAAATATAAAAAATATTAAAATAGATGAAAATTGAACCAAGTAGTTTTGTAGTTTCAAAAAAAGCGTTAAGTAAGAGACAAAAAGATATGATTATTAATTATGTTGATTGGATAAATATATTTATAACAAATGAAGATGATATTGATAAATTTAAAAATTATGAACCAAAATCTTGGAATATAACAGAATATAATGATTTAATATTTGGTGAAACATCTAAATATATATTTGATATGATTGAATATTTAAAATATATAAGTGTTGATAGTAATTATATAATGTTTGATGACGGATGTACTGAACCAAGTGAAAATCAACTTGAATTTATTAGTAATATTAAACAAGTAATTAAAAGTTCTGAAATTGAAAAAAATGAAAACATAAAAAAAGATTTTAAAACATCAGTAAATAGTTTAGATTTTAGTAAATCAAAACCTAGTATTAATGGCATAATTTTTAATCAATCTAAGTCAAAAAGGCACGAAAAAAAGAAAAAATGAGTCAAAAATTTTTAAAATATAATTTTAATGAGGTTGATAATTCATCAAATCTACATAAGTATATTGATAAATATAATAGTTTAGTACTTTATATTTTCAAATCTAGTTGGGAAAAATATTATATTTGTGTAGAAGAATGGGGTGATGAAGAAAAATCAGAATTAAAATGCTTAACAGTAAAAGATATTAATAAAATTTATGGAATAAATAATTTTTTAAGAAAGGAAAAAATAAATGAAATTAATGAAAGCTCATTGTAAAAATAATTTTTATCAATTTGAAAAAAATAAATATTATATTATTAATAACATTTATTCAGTATTTGATAAAGATGATTTTATATCAATTGAAGATAATGAACATTTGGTATTTAGATTTAGATTAAATAAATCTATGACATATGTTGATGATTTTATAGGTGATAATGAATATTATTTTTATGACTATTTTTGTTTTTTAAATGAAGAAAGAAAGAAAAAATTAGAAAAACTATCTGAGTTAGAAAAAAGTTAGTAATTTTTACTAACTTTTTTTTATATATATTAGTATGAAATATTTGAAAAAATTTGAAAATTATGATTTAAGAGGAGAATATCCTGATATGTTTGAACCAAGAACAGAAGAGGACGAGCCTCAAATTGTACCAGGGTTTGAAGATGGTACAATAGATCCAGATGATGATGAGGTATATCATATTAGTAGTGAAGTTAGTGAGAAGGAACAATATGAAAATTTTAAAAAAATAACAAAAGAAAGAAATTTCAAAGAAACTAATAATGAAATAATTATAAACATTCACAAATTATATCATGATTTTTATATGTCTATTTATAATCCTAATAAGCATTATTCAAAATTTCTAAGAGAAGAAATTATAGGTAAATATATATCAGATGGAGTAATTGATTTTATGACTGATATAAAATATCATGGTATAATAAAAGGATTAAACTTTCAATATATTAATGAAAGTGCTCTTGTTTCTGCTGAATTAGTCGGAATAGATGAGTTAAAATACGAAAATTCAATATGTATGAATATTATTACTATTGATAAACTAAAGACTAATGCAAATAAATTCAATTTATGAAACATATTAATAAATTTAAAATGAATGAGAAAAAGTCAGATAATATACAGAAATATAATATAGGAAATTATGTTAAATTAAAAGCAATAATTTTTATTGATAATATTCCAAGATATACAAAAATAATAAAAATAGATCCAACTGTTAATGGCTATTATTATTTATGTAATGATCCTAATAACAAAACAATTTGGGTATCGAATGATGAAATTGAAAGAAAATTAACAACTAATGAGATTGAAAAATATGAATTAGATTCAAATGTAAATAAATTTAATTTATGAATAACCACAAATCAGATATAGTAATAGAGCATGAAATAGAATATCATTCATTAAAATTTAATTCTATAGATAAAGATGATGTTAAATTTATTACTAAATTTATACAAAAATATAAATATGTGAAAATAATACATGAATTAAATAATAATATTGAAATATCATATTATAAAAATAATGCATTTCATAATGATTTCGGACCATCTATATTATATAAAAAAGATAATGAAATAATTATTAATAAAAAATATTATTTGAATGGAGTTGAATTAAGTTATGATACTTGGAAAAATGGATTTCGTAAATACAAATTATTAAAATTAAAAGAACTATAATTAAATTATAGATTTTTATTTAGATGGAGTTGAATTAAATTATGAAAAATGTAAAAATAAATTTCGTAATTATAAGTTATTAAAATTAAAAAATCTATAATTAAATTATAGATTTTTATAAATTAAATTTGTTGGTAGATTTTTTTATCTTTAAATAATCTTCAACCTCTTTTTTGCTTTTAGAATATAATTTAATATCTTTAATTCTAAATTCATGTTTTCCTAGATTTTTAATAATAGGATTTGTATCATTATAAAACTGATTTATCTCTCCTATCATTTTTTTAGGTATATCTCTATATTCAATTACATATGTATTTTTCTCGTTTTGTCTAATAACTCTTCCAATGTTATTATTTATATATTCATCAAAAATATTGTCGTCATCACTATATCTATTACTATTTATTTCGCATAATACATAATCTCCTATCATTGGTTCATCTGGAATCTTCCAGTCAGATTTCAATGTAAACATATATGCATTTTTCATAGTTATTATTTCATCTGTTTTAATATCTTGAACATCTACATAAGCATTATATAATAAATTAGTTGTTACATTCCTATAACCTCTTCCACTCCAATATATTTGTATAACTTTATATTCTCTACCATATTTAATTTCTTTTTCATTACCATATTCTAATTCACCATACTGAGTTATTCTACCTGTATAGTCACGATATGCGTCAAATTTTGTAGAACAAATTACAATATCATTTACTGAATATACAATATCATCGTTACTCTCATATTTTTTTATATATTTCATAATTTAAAATTTTGTTTGAAATGATACCATATCTTTTGTTTTATTGGGCATTACATCAACTGGCTCAAGTGTACCTCCACCTTTTTTCTTTTTCTTTTTCTTTTTCTCTTCATTTTTATATGATTTGTGCTGTGGTTTATATGGAACATATTCAACACCAACATATTCTTCAAATGTTTTTAAATTTTTCATAAATTAAATTTTTTTTGTATCATATATTATATTTTTTAGATTTAATATAAAGTAATATATTATCATCTTCAATATCTACATTGTAAAAATTTATAATAATTCCTGGAGAACCTTTTTCGTTTAATGCTCTTAAATAACCATAACTAAAACCATAATCACCTATTCTTAATCCAATTGAATCACCATCATTAATATAAAAATCATTATGTATATTTATTTCAAGCATCTCAATATTATCAGATTTTTTATAATAATGTTTATTTGTATTAATATTAATAGTAAATCCAACTGCTTTTGAATTATCTTTTAATATTATTAATTTTTTAATAGCTTCATGCATACCAAAAAATTCACAAAAATCAAATAATTCAATAGTTATTTTTGTTTCTAATGATTCAAATGTTTTTAAATATTTCATATGTTAAATTTATTTGCAATAATATTCAATTTATATTTTTTTATTTCTTTATCAGTTGCTAATTTTAACTCATTTGAATATGCTTTATATAAATTTTTATTTCTACCATTAAATGCCCATTTTATATCATCTGGAATATTTTCATATTTCACATTATATATAATATATTTTGGTATTTCAAAATGCTCAGTTATACTAACAATTTTTCCTATATTGTTATTTAAAAAATCATATAATTGTGGAGTATATGATATGTATTTAACTATTACATATTGACCAACTTTAAATTTTTTACTTATATTTTCAAATGTTTTAATATATTTCATAAGTTAAATTTACTTGTCATTTTATATATTTCATATTTAGAGTCAAAATCATCATTTGTTATTTGTTCAATAATATCATTTATATTACCAATTATATCAAATTTTATTCTATTTGAATATTCAGAATAAATTTCTAATCCTTTTATAGTTTTAAAATATTCTAATATATATTTATAAAATGATTCATTATTCTCTATTCTAATAGATAAATGTTTACCAAGAATATTATCTACTGATATATCAAATAATAATCTTCTATCTGAAATAAAATATTCTGTTTCATATGTTCTATTTTCAAAATAATTTGAATAATTAATTCCATAAAAACTAAAAAATTTATTTAAATGACTTAATATTTTTTTATATCAGTGACTTCATTAATGTCTTCATATATTTTTAAATGTTTCATATATTAAATTTTTTTGCCGCTATTATTGCTTCTAACTCTTCTTTATTTTTAGAATTATAATTTATTTCATTTCTAGACATTACTCTACAATATTTATCTATATCGCCTTCTTTCATAAAAAATTTATCTTTAAATTTTTGAGGTAAATCATCATAATAAATAGCATATTTGAATTTTCCATTATCAGGAATATATTTTACATATTTACCTATATTATTTTTTTCAAATTCAATAATATCTTTATAATTTTCTTTATCAAACATATCAGGAATTTCCTTGCATATAACATAGTCTCCTAAATTGAGTCTTTTATTACTAGTTTCAAATGTTTTTATATATTTCATATGTTAAATTTATTTGTAATTGCGAACAATTTTATTTTTTCATTATCTATTTGATTAATAATATCATTAACATTTCCTTCAATATAAAATTCATATTCATCACTTACTTTTTTATTAAATCTTATTCCTTTTATTGTTTTCATATATTCAGGTATAGATGAAATAATAATATCGTTACTATTATTAAATGAATCTAAAACAAAGTATTCATCATTTCCCGTCATTATAGAAAATAACACTTTTTCAGTATTCTTTAAATAAAATGAGAATTGAATATCTTCGTCTTCACTAAAATTAACGCACTCATAACCAAAATTCATGATAATTTTCCTAATATATTTTGCAAATTTAGGTAAATTATCTTTCATACGTTTAATATCATCGTCTGTATAATATTCTCCTTCAAATATGGTATATTCTTTAATATGTTTCATATGTTAAATTTATTTGATTGTAATATAAGTTTTAATTCTTTTTTATTTTTAGACCAATATTTTATATCTTCTTTATTTAATGCTAATATATTATCTCCATATTCAGCAAATTTAAAAAAACTTAATTCATCTGGTATATGATAATATTCTATCAAATAAGAATCATCAATATCATCATATTTACTCTCTAATATTTCAATTAGTTTACCAATATTATTTTTAGTAAAATCGTTAACTTCAGTAAAAAATTCAAGATTACTATATCCTATTACATAATCACCAACTTCTGGTTCATTTACATTCAATTTTTCGTATTCTTTTATATATTTCATATGTTAAATTTATTTGTTTGTAATATCATTTCTAAATATTCTTTATTTTTTGAATATTTTATTAAATCTTCTTTTTTAAATCTAAACGAAGTATCATTATTCATAGATTTATATATATCTATTTCTTTTGGTATATTATTATATTTTACTAAATATGTAACAATATTATACATATCTTTTTCTATTTTAATTAATTGCCCTATATTATTTGTTACAAAAATATTCGCAGGATGATCATCATCAGCGTTTTTCCATTTTGCTAATATATAATCACCAACTTCTGGCTCATTTGAATCTTCATACTCCTCATATAATTTCAAATGCTTCATTATGATTCAATTCTTTTTAGTAATTTTGTTATTAAACATTTAGTAATTAAGTCATTATTTACTATTTGATTAACATCAGCAATAGAAACTCGTATACATTTAGATAATTTTTCATTTTTTGATCCATCAGTAGGTGGTTTCATTTGACGATAAGTATTTACTGGTAGCTCTAAAAAACAAAGATATACTTGATTAGTACTATATTTATCTGTAAAAAAAGGTCCTTCAATATCAAATGGATATAAATTATTTAAAACTATACCACCTTCTTCATATAATTCTCTTCTTATTGTTTGTTCTGGAGTTTCATTTTTTTCTATACTTCCTGTAATTACGGTTAAATAATTAGTTACATTTCTAAGATTTGGTATTTCTCTATTTTTATGTTGATATGCTGTAAGATATTCTAATCTCATAAGAAATGTTGCCTCATCTCTGAAATATGGTAATATAGCAACACAATCATGACCTTTTAGTATTTCATTTTCTTTATATTGAATCATATCTAAATATTTACCATTAAATAATACTTCTTCATCTGGTATAACTGGTATGTCTTTTATTTGTGTAAATTTTTCCATTAATATTCTTTTTTCTTTATATATTAAAAAACTAAAAGCTTTTTTTTATCTATAAAAATAAAAAATAATTTATAAAAATGAAAGATAATAATGTAGTTCAAAAATTAGAAAAATATGCTGAATATTTTAGTGATGCAATAGAATCTAAATTTATAAATTTTTCAGAATCTAAATATAATGAAGCATTAAAATATATTAATAATATAATTTCTAATAAAAATAATTATGATTCTACAGTATTTTTATATGCCGAATATTTATTATCTATATTAACACATAATAAAATATTTAGAAAATATAAATTAAAAATATTAAACCAATACTATGAATCCAATAATTAATATATCAGAACTAGATAATGATTTATTCTCTATATCTCCTGTAAATAATTTAAAATGCGAGATTAATTATATAGATATGCAAAATTATGTAAATCCTATGACTACTCCAGCTAGTTTAACTAGGATGTCATATCCAAATCTAAGTGTAAATCTTTGTAGTAAAACTATAAATCTTATAAAATTAACATTTGATATAAATAAAAAATATAATGAAGAACAAATAACTAAATATTTAAAATCTGGTATAATTAATGAACTAAAAAATAAATTTATACCTATAATTTTAGAATTAGGTAATAAAAATAGAGAAAATTTAAAATTAGATTCAAAAAATGATGATTACTTTGATATTATTATAGATAAAATAGAAAAAAAATATAATCAAGAATTACCTAATGATAAACAAAAAAAAATAAAAAATAATATTTGTTCTAGAATTATAAGTGCTAGTAATTATATAACAACAAAAGGTAGATATGGTCATCCTAATTTTTATATTTCAAATTATAAAACTCATAATTGTATAAACAAATATATTTATGATATAAATAATATTAAATATGAAATAGTTAATTCAATTAAAGAAAATTATATTATTCTAGGTAGAAAAAATTCAATAGATAATAATGGAGTTCATTGCTTTATATATTCAGATAATAATAAAAATATAATATTTAACAAAATTGAAACTCCATATAATATAACATATGAAATGTATTATTCAATTGAAACTATTGGTGGTTCTGCAGAAAATCAATTTTTAGTAATAGATACAAAAGACATATCATATTATCGACGTGAAAAAATTAAAAAAATAAATGATAGCATAAATGATTAAAGATTTTAAACTTGAAATTGTAGAAAATAAATATTCAATCAAAATAGAAAATATAGAATATTTTATTTATGAATCTTATATTAAAAATGGTACTGGCTATACCTTTAGAATATATACAAATTCTAAATGTAGAACTAAACGTGAAAATTATTTTATTACAGAAAATTATGATAATATTGTTGTGGTTGGTAAAAAATATAATTATTTATTAATTAAGAAAAAAGATAGTTTTGAATATGATATCACATTATATAATAAGGATATATTAAAACTCGAACTTGATTATACTCACGTTAATGCACTATTTATGTATATTTATATCAATGATAAAAATATTGCTTCATACTATGGAGATATAAATAATCCAGATAAAATATTTTTGAATGAAATTGAATTATGTAAAAAAATTATCAGAAAGAAAAAAATAATTAAATTAAATGACAATATGGTTTTATAAAAAAATAGGAAGTAAAAAAATATATTGTAGTAAATCTATAACTATAAATTTTCATATAAAATATTTTTTCAAATTCAAATGTTATACAAATGGTGCTAAAAAAGGAAATATAAAAGATATATGTTTTGATTTAAATATTCATTTATTTGGAATATTATTATCGTATACTAATTGGGATTATAATTCTGAATATAAAATTGATAATATTAAAACTATACGCTTGAAAAAATTAAAAAAATTAAAAAAGATAAATGATAGAAATAAATAAAATATATAATGAGGATAATTTGATCACTATGAACAGAATGTCTAATCAATTTTTAAATGGAATTATATGCAGTCCGCCTTATAATTTAGGCAAAAATCCTAATCATAGACGAAAAGATCAAGATGATTTCAATTTATATGAAAATAATATTGATAATCTTACTATTAAAGAATATTTAAAAATAAGATTAAATGAATTTAAAGAATTTGATAGAATACTTAAATATGATGGAGTAATTTGTTATAATATGTCATATTCAGGAGATAACCCTATTTTACCAACTCTTCTTTTAAATAAGATTAATGAAGAAACTAATCTAACACTTACAGATATTGTAATATGGAAAAAGAACTCAGCCAGTCCATTTCAAACAAGTCCAAACAAAGTAACAAGACTATGTGAATTGGTTTATATAATTGTACATAAAGATTATTTAAATACATTTAAAGCTAATAAAGAAGTAAGTTCGATAAATGAAAGAACTGGCCAGAAATTTTATAAAAATTATACTAATCTTATTGAAGCAAAAAATAATGACGGATTTAAATCTGAACTTAAAGCATCATACTCAAGTGAATTTGTAGAAAAATTAATAAATATATATTTTCCTGAAAATTCTTTAATTTATGATCCTTTTATGGGCATCGGAACAACAGCAAAAGGATGTATTAATAAAAAATGTGATTTTATTGGTAGTGAAAGAGTTGAAAAATTTTATAATGATTCTAAAATAAATGTAAAATATGATTAAAGAACTAGCATTACAATATAATTATATTGCAATTATATGTAAAAAATATAATAATTTTTTAGATTTTATTGACATGGCAACAAAAGAAATAGATTTTTCTAAAACCTTATCTGAACATGATAGATTTTTTGAAAATAGAGAATATATTTTAAAAAATTTCCAAAAAGGATTAAATAAAAAAGAAACAATTGCGTTAATTGATGTTGAAAGATATGATAATTATACTGAATTTAGATTTTATTGTAGAAATTATAGTGATTATAATGATTATCCTGATTGGAATATGTATAAATTTATAGATTATAATATCTTAAAACGGAAAGAAAAATTGGAAAAATTAAAACAAATTTGTAATAATTGAATATAAATAAAAAAGAAAATATAAAATGAATTTTAGATTAAAATATAAAAAAATGACTATTGTAGATATTGAAGTATATAAAAATGATAACTATATTGAAATAGATTCTGTAGTTTGTATTGAACCGTATTCTAATTTGCTAATTGAAGTATATTTAGATGATTCAAATAGGGTTACAGAATTTATTGAAACTTTTGATAATTTACAAGAATTAAGAGGCTGGTTATGGGAAGTATATTTTATGGATAATAAAAATACGATTGATAAATATGATGATGTAGTTGATGATATTAATAAAAGATTAACAGATATAGCAGGCGAATATAATTTATTTTTTATGAAAGATTAATATATTCAAAAAAATAAAATTCAATAATGTATAATTTTTTTACTTTACCTGGAATTATCATATATTGCGATTTATATATGGAAGATAATAAAATAATGATTTCTAATGATTCTTCTTATATTATAGTCAATCCTAAAACAGCATTATCAATAAAAAATACATTTCTGAAAAAAGAAAGAAAAAATAAATTATTAAATATTAGAAGTTTAGATAATAATATATCATGAAAAACTAATGACAGCACATCATGAAAAACTAATAACAGCACATCATAAAAAACTAATGAATATGCATAGAATGTTTGGAGAAATAAAAGAAAATAATGTCTATTATTGCAAAGAATGCAATAAAATTTATAATAGTTGTTATGAATTAGAAGGTGATTATATGTGCTCAAATTGCTGGTCTGAAGTTAAAGTTATTGAAGAAAAAAATATAACAGCTTTCATACGAAATAAAAGATTAAAAAGATTAAAAGAAATATCTAATAATGAGTAATTATATAAACACAGCACTAAATTTCACTGGATCTAAATATAAAATTTTAGATCCAATATTAATAGAGATGGATTATGAAAAAGATTATTTTATAGATTTGTTTGCAGGTAGCGGAGTTGTAGGATTTAATGTTGTTGATAAATATAAAAAAGTATTACTTAATGACATTATAAAAGATTTAATCGATATACATAAAGAAACAATTTATAATTCTGAAATGTTCATAAATAAAGTTAAAAATTTATGTGTAGAAAAAGATGATCAAGACGGATTTAATAAATTAAGAAAAGAATACAATGAAAATAATACACCAGAAGGTTTATATGCTTTGATGTTATGCTCAACTAATAATATGATGAGATTTAATAAAAAATTTGAATATAATCAGACTTTTGGTCGTAGAAATTTTTCAAATAGTACACAAAAAAAATTAGATTTATTTATTGATTATATTCAACCATATAAAGATAAAATATTATTTTCATCAAAACATTTTTCTGATGTTAAAATATTAAAACCTTGTATGGTATATTTAGATCCACCATATTTAGAAACTGAAGCTGGATATAATAATTATTTTTCTAATAGTGATGGTAATAAATTATATGATTATTGTAAAGAGTTAGATAAAAAAGGATGTTCTTTTATGATGTCTGGAGTTGTAGGCGAGCATAAAAATGGCAAAAGATCTAAACTTATAGATGATCTAATATCTGATGGCTATAGATATAAAATTTTAGATTTCGACTATGAAAAAGTTGCTAGAAATAAAAATACAAAAAATTCAAAAGAAATAATAATAATGAATTATTAAAAAACTCAGTAAAAATTAAATTTTACTGAGTTTTTTAAGTTTTTCTTCTCTTAACATTATAATTGATTTATCATAATATTTTTGATATTTATCACGATGTTCAAAATTATTAGTTATCCAAATATAACTATTTATAAATTACCTACCAAATAAATATAGATATTATTATTTGAAATTAATATTTTTTATATATAAGAAAAATAATATTTTATATCGTGCCAACAATAAAAATAGCAGCAAATAGAGTAACAATAAATACATCTGGAGTATCATCATCAAATGTATCATCATCATTGAATGGTAATATGAATTTAATAAAATCCCAAGTGACTCAAAAAACTAATGATTATATTAATGTTAAAAATGCTGTTAATATATTAGAAATTTATTCTAATTGGAATGGTTATATAAAACTTTATACCGAAGTTCAAAGTAATTTTATAGTTGGTGACACTGCATATATTACTTATACTTCAACAAATACAGAGCCAAATATATTTAATCTTGAAAATCCTTCTATACCTGATGAGGGAAGTAATAGATTTTATTTAGGATATAAAATATTATACGTTAATCAATTTAAAAATGAAATAGTAATAAATAGACATTATAATGATATACCGATTGGTTATTCATTAGCAAATCAACAAATCAGTAAAATATCATGTAGAGGTGGATATTTATATAACTCTGTATCTGATGGAGTTGTATTTTATAACTGTAGTATTCTTAATGCTGGATTTGCTACAATTAGTGGTATTATTAGTATAGGAAATATACCGATATCAGGAGCATTAATTACAGTATCAGGAACAAAAATAATACATACAACAGATTCAAATGGATATTATATCATAAATGCGGCATCAGGAGATAATTTAATAAAATGTTATTCTCCTGGATTTATAATAAATACTATTAATGTGCATATCAATTTAGATGAGAAAGTAACTCAAAATATTTCAATGATTGAAGGTAATAATAGTATAACTATATCATCTATTAATATACAACCTAATTTTGGTACAAATATTATTTCTACATGTTCAACTAATATTATTAACTTTACATCAACAAATTTAGGATATTCACAAAATATTAATTATAAATGGTTTATAACAAGAACTGGAATTAATATACCAGTTGGATCTAATAATAGTAATTTTTCATATAATAATTTTAATAACAATGATATGATTTATTGTACAATTATAGATAATGATTTTATTGATGTTTTAACTGGATATACCAGTAATGTTATTTATATTAATATATTACAACCAATATTTGAAATTACCGCAGATAAATATACTATAAATAGTAGTGATAGTGTTACATTTTACGCAAATATTCAATGTTATTCAAATCCAACATTTCAATGGTATATACATAATACACCTGTCGGTACAAATAGTAATATATTTATTTCTGTTCCAGGTGAAATAGCTAATAATGATATAATAAGTTGTTATATGGGATCTATTTCTAGTACTAATAATATAAGAATGATTGTTATATAATTCAAAAAAAATCTTTACAATTTGTAAAGATTTTTTATATTTTCTAACTTATATTTTCTCATATATTTTAATCCTTCTGATTTATTTTTAACTAAATTATATAATTTAGTTGATGATAATGATTCAGGTATTTTAATTATTCTTTCATATTTCGCAATACCAACTTTATTTATAAATCCAACATGTTTCATTAGTAATATATAATTTTCTCCAGTAGTATAAAAACCATTTTTATATAAATCTTTTCTTGTGAATTTTTCATGTGAATTTACAAAATCTTTAATATCTCTCCATATAGTACTACACAAATCATTAGTTACCATTGAAATATACTATATTGTATACCAAATCCTATACTCCATCCAAATTGTGGATTACCTAAATTAGGTAAAGTATTCAATCCAAATCCTACATAAGGACCAAATCCCCATTTTTTTGCTTTAATTGGAGCTTGAATTTGTTTATCAATAAAATATCCTCCAGTTAAATCAGTTATTTTAATATTTGGAGATTTAGATATTGCAAATACTTGATATTTATTTTTCAAATCTTTAAATCCATAAGTTACACTAATACTAGTTAAATTAGTATCAAGAACAGTAACATCAGGTTTTAATGTCCATTTCTTGGTATCTTCATTTGGAATAGCATAAAATTTGCTCATACCAACAATTTTTTGCTGAAATCCACTATCAACATAATTAGTTGAAAACTTCAATCCATAATGATTTGTTGTACTATCTAAAACAGCTAAATTGTTAGATCCTTGTATACCACCAAGATTACCTTCAACATTAGTTTGTATTGCAGATAAAACATCTCCTTTAACATTTTTTAATTCATTTGATAATGATTTATTATATTGTTCTAAATCAGATAATTTATTTAAAACTAAATTATCTTTAGTAAATTCATAAGCATTTAATTTAGTATTAAATACTTTTGTAATACTATCAGTCATTGCTTTAACATTTTGAGTATATAATTTTTGTTGAAATTCTGCGTTTGCTTTTTCATTTTTAAGATTTGAGCAAGTCTTAAAAAGAAATATTGATAACAAAATGATAACAACAAAAAATAACAAAGGGTAATATTTTTTTATAAAAGTTAAAAAATTTTCCATATTTATTTTTTATTTTTTTATTATTAAAAAACAGATAAGTTTAATTTAAATGAGTTTTTCAATAAAAGTTTTTTTATTTATATTTATTTGATTGATATCATAGCCATTTAATGTACCATAATTAAATGTTCCTCCTCCAAAAAATCCTTCAAATGTTCCACCATAAAAATTACCGCCAGTCCAAGATTCAGGATAATTAGATACATCTAATGATATTGAAAAATCTCCGATATCACTAAATATTACAGTACATCCACTATTAGTACTTATTAAAGTCGTTGTACTACCTGATACTAAATACCATTGATAAGTTGAATATGCAGTATATCCACTAACTATAAAAAATGTTACTGGTTGACCAATATCAATATTACCTGATGGTAATCTATCTATTATTATTTCTGACATTTATTTTTATTTTTATTTTTATTTTTATTATATCAACATTAAACTATTCCACAATATCCATCGACTACAATTGTTATATAATTACCTGTTGGATATGTATAAGAGCAAAGTGTTAATGTACCTAGTTTCTCTAAAAATTGACTTTGAGTTTGATGTGTATAATTTGTCCAATATACATAAGTATTATTTGGACTATTATTGGTGACAATATATTGTATCATTTGAATTACTGTGGTTGTAGTTGTTGTAGTTGGAGGAATATATGAAGAATTATCATAAAAGTATGAATTCGAATATACAGGAATCATACTACCTATACCTGTTGCTAATAATATAAATGTTAATCCTGTACTAGGAACTCCAACCAAACTAAATTGTCTTGGAGAGATAGTATTTCCAGCTAATTGCTTATCAGATGTTGAACCTGTAGAATATTCATAAATTATGATATTATTTGCTCCAGATGGACATCCATTAAAATAAATATTAAGATTATTTTCTAATGAATTATAATAAATTCCAGTTATATTAAATCCTTCTGATGTAGTAGTTGTAGTTGTTGTAATTGGAATATAAGTTGTAGTAGTTGTAGTATAAGTTGTAGTAGTTGTGGTTGTTCCAGTTATAGGATATATTACAGATATAGATAATGAATTAGATATACCAGAATTTATTAAAGTTGATATAAATGTTCCATCATTCCAATAACCGTCATTCCAAACGCAATCAAGCATATTACCATCACTATATACACTATAATCAAAAATACAATTATTTGAATAACAATTAGTAAAATTACCATTTTTAATATTTGCATATGTAAAATTACTATTTTTAAAAATTCCATTATGAATTTTTAATCCTAATGAATTATTCATACTTTCCATCGTTTCAATATTATTATCTTCCATAATTAATATATTACCATCTTCACTTAGCATATTAAAACTTAAAGATTTTATATTAACATAAAATCCATTATATATATCTCCACCATAAAAATTTACATTATTATATTTACCATTATAAAAACTACCTCCAATAATATTTAAATTTGATATATTTGCATTATATATATTTGCATTATATATAGTATAAGTATCTGAATCATTTTCAATATATCCGCCATTAATATCTACATTTCCATCAATATTACAATTAAAAATTGTACCATTATTAATGACTACATTTGTAGTATCACCAGAAATATTTGAATTCGTCATAGCGCCACCATTAAAATATCCTCCATTAAATGAACCATCAGTAAATGTACCATCATTAAAAACTCCATCTTCAAATGTACAATCAATAAAATCAGCATAACGAACTAAACCATCACTCCATATAATACCGTTAAATGTTCCTCCATTAGCTGTTCCACCAGACCAAAAAGTATTTTGAAATGTTCCTCCATTAAATGTACCACCATACCATCCATATGGATTATCAAATACTCCACTATTCCAAATTCCACTAGTCCATGGTTGAGTCCATTTAATATCTGAATTTATATTATTCCAAAATCCATTATTAAAATAATTAGTATCATCTAAAATACAATCAATAAACTTACCATCATCTATAGTATAATTTAAAAATGTACAACCACTAAAATATCCATTTTTTATATAATTAGATTTATTAGTATTACCATTTATATTACAATTAATAAATCTACCAGTTTCAATATTACAATTTGTTAATGTACAACTTTCAACTATATTATAATATGTAGTATCATCTGATATTATAGTAGATGTTTGAGATGTATTTGTATTAATATTACTTAAAAATTGTGAATTATATCCTTCACTTGTAATAATAGTTTTTATTCCTGCATATTTATCTATAAATGTCATTCCATAGATATTAGTATTTTTAAAACCCCCTTGAGTTACGTTCATTTAATTTATTAATTTTTTCATTATTATATATAAAAAAATATAACTTATAAATAAAAATATTTATATATACTAATATGAGAATAAATGAAAGAAAAAAAGTTATAAAAGAAGCGTTAATAAACTCATTTGTTGAAGAACATAACTCTTATAAAAATACTGTCAATATTATTAATAAAGAATTATCTGATAATGGTATTAAATATCAATATTCATATGACGAGTTTTGTATCGAATTTTTAAATCAAACATTAAAAGAAATTGAAAATGTAGATATATTTAATTTTGATGAATATGATTCTTTTTATTCAAACTTTTGGGTATTTAATTTATACAATTTAAAAAATATGTTATCTAATAAACTAGATACACTTGGATATAAATATGAAGATATTTATAAAAAAGATGTTAATATGAATATTTTATCAGAATAATTATATTTTTTGAAATTAAATAAAACTTTTTATATATTCTCATATATAAATTATAAATGTTGCAGGAATTAAAAAAATTGAAACATTTAAAGCTAAAAGGCTATAAAAAAAAATTAAAGGCATGAAAGAATTTGAAAATGTCGATTTATTCGACGCAATTGACGCACAAAGCGAAACTCTAGATTTTCTAGAAAAAAAAGGTGGTAGTTTAGATGGTATTTATCGTCCTAAAATTACAGACAAAAAGAAAGGTTATGTTTCTACTATTAGATTTTTACCAAATCTTACAAAAGATGGTAAAGTATCATTATCAGCAATTGAAAAACATCAGCATTATGTTGATTTTAAAAATCATCCAGAACTTCAAGGTTACTATGATTGTATGAAAAATTTCACAGATAAATGTGATATTTGTACTATGTACTGGAAGTTGAAGAACTCAAAAAACGCATCAGATGTTGAAAAAGCAGATTTGATTAGTAGAAGTACTAAATATTATTCTTATATTTTAGTAATTGAAGATGAACAAAATCGTGATTTAGAAGGCAAAATTTTAATTTATCCTTATGGTTACAAAATCAAAGAAAAAATTAAAGATCAAAAAGATGGTATATCATCAGATGCTTGTAATGTTTTTGATTTGGCAAATGGTAAAGACTTCAAATTGGTTATGAAGCAATTAGGAGAATTTCCTAATTATGATTCTAGTACTTTTTTAGAAGTATCTCCTATTAAAATTATGACTCCAAAAGGTTTGGTTAAAGTTCCAATTGAAGTTGATGAAAAAACAGGAAAAAATAAAATTACTAATCCTAAAGTTAAAGAAAAAGTAATGACGTTTTTAAAGGAACGTACAATTGATCTTGAAGATCATCAACCAAAAGAATGGACTTCTGAAGATAGATTTAAAGTAACTCAAATACTTGATATTATTTCAGGTAATGAAACATCTTTTGCTAAAAAAGAAGCTGAAAATTCATCTAATGATAATGTATCAACAAAAGAATCAAAATCTAGTAAAATTAATGATGAAGCATTTGGAGATGACGATGATGACGCTAACAATTTTTTTGATATTGATTCATCAGAAGAATAATTAAACTCACATATAAATTAAAAAAATAAGTTACTATAAATAGTAACTTATTTTTTTTTGCTTAATTATTAAATAATTATGCTGTTGTAGTTGTTGTAGTTGTAGGAGCATGAGTTGTAGTTGTTGTAGTTGTAGGAGCATTAGTTGTAGTTGTAGTTGTAGTTGGATATGCATAAATACTAATTGTTCCTGATACAACAGTAACGCCAGATAAATAAGTATAATCAACATAAACATCGTTATCAACAGGAATTGTAGTACCTGTAATAAAATTATCTGTAATTGTTCTAATTCCAGTAATTGTAAATCCTGGATAAGATAAAATTGCTGAATCGTCTACGTGAAATGAATATCCTTCACCGTAAGGAGCTGTATTACCAGTTGGTTGATAGCTATAAAATGCTCCGTCTATAATTTTTGTTTGTTTCATATTTTTTAATTTATTTTTTAATTTCTATTATATATTAAATAAAAAAACTGATTTTTTTATAAATATTTTTATTTTCTTTTTTTATATATATAATTATAAAAAAATGATATTTTATGATAACTAATTTCAAATTATTTGAAAATAATGAACAAATAAAAATAGGAGATGTGGTTAAATGTATAGATCATTCAGATACTGAAGAGTTATTAGAATATGGCAAATTTTACAAAATTGAAAATATTATAACATATAGGAGTGGTGTTACACAATACAATTTTTATAATATTAATTATGATTGGAATGATAATAGATTTAGATTAGCAACGCCAGAAGAAAAAATACAATATGAATTAGAACAATCAGCAAATAAATTTAACATATGATACATATAAAAACATATAAAATTTTTGAAAAAACATCCCTTATTAATATAGGAGTGCCATATTCTGTTATGAAAAGTATGCAGAAAAATTATGAAATATCAAGTGATGCAGAATGGAAATTATTAAAAGTAAAAAAAGATATTATAAAATATTTAACAGAACCTACTAATAATCTAATAGTTTCAATTTGTAAAAATAATATATTTGTTTCATTCTCTTATGAATCAGAATATTATATAGAAACATTTAAGTTAATTGAAAAAGATGATTTTGGAAATGAAGATTGGGGAAAAGTAGATAGAGTAAAAACAACAATATCTGATATTTTAAGTAAAATTAAAAGAGGATGTAAATCATATGTTATAGTATCAGGAGGTTGGTTACCTGAATATTCATCTGAACGAAAATTAAAAAAATCTGAAGTTGAATTTGATGAGGTTACAAATCAATTCAAAAGAGATTTTGCTGAAAACTTTACAAGAATTGTTAAAAATATGTACGGTAAAAAAGCTAATATAGTATCAGATATTATTGTAAATCATTTAAAAAATGTGCAATTTAATATAAGTGATAAAGAAATTCGTGAAATTTTATTTCTAAATGTAGAAAGAGCAAAAAATGTAGATGAATTTAAACAAAAATCAAAAGATAAAGATCCATATAAACTTTATAATGAGATAATTATGAATAACAGCCTGACAATTTTTGATGAATATATTGTCACATTTGAAGATGAAATGTCAGATAAATATAAAGAATATTTAAATATTCCTATTATGATAGAAAATTATACCAGAGATAAGGTATTTACCGCTTTTTTATATTATCTTTACTGTAAAAAACTGATGAAACTATAAAATGAAATATATTAAAGAATTTGAAAATATTAGTAATGATGATATAAAAGTAGGAGATTATGTTTTAATAAATATTAATTATAATTCTACAGTTGTTGGTTCAAAAGAATTTATGAAATTTATAAATAATAATATTGGTAAAGTTATAGAAATATTTAGTCCTAATAAGTTATATAATAATATAACAATAGAATATAATAATGTTCCAGAACGTATACGTAAGATATGGTTTATAGAAGAAAATGGTAAAATAATAAAAAATGTTAGATATAATAGAATAGTTGAACATGGTAAAACAATTGAAGAATTAGAATTAAAATTACAAGCAAATAAATTTAATTTATGAAATACGTAAAAACCTTTGAAAATATAATAGAAGGAAAACGTCGAAACGATGTACTTGATATTATTATTGAAGATAATTCATTAAAAATGAAGAAGCTATTAGATAAAAACAAGATAAATATAAATGATAGAATTTATAAACTTAATGGTATAATTTTTGGAGTATCTTATGATATTAAACGTACATTAGATATAATTCCAGATATCGATAATGCAAATTGGACATTATTAATGATTGCATCTTATATTGGAAAAATTGATATAATTGAAACATTAATAGAATTTGGAGATGAAGAATATATAAATGAAAATTATAAAGGATTAACAGCGTTAATGTTAGCTTCTATGAATAATAAAATATTAGCAGTTGAAACATTAATTAAATTAGGTTCTAATATATATTTAACTAATGATAAAGGTCAAGATTTCTTGGATATTTCAACAAAAGAATTTAGAAAAGAAATTATTGATACTATTGATGATGAAAATGTTATACGATTTATTACAGCAAAAAAATTTAACATATAAAAATAAATAAAAATATGAAACACGTTAAAGCATTTGAGTCATTAACAGAAAAAGAACAAGAAAAAGTTGATTTATTAGCAGATTTGATGAGTAGAAATCCAAAAAGTGAAGACAATGATTTTTATATTTTTCTTGCAAAAGATACATTTAAAGAAACTAAAGGAGGATTATATAAAAAAGAATTAGAAATCGAAAATATGATTAGAATTACTCCTGATTATCATGGATTATTTTCAATTCATGGATTAGAAATGAGAGAAAAATTTCAAATTGATAGTAAAATATATCATATATGGTTACCAAAAGAAATGAGAACGGATATTGAAGGTAAATCTGACGGTGATATGAAGCCTTGGCTATTAAAAATGATAAATAAAAATAAAAGTTACGGAGCTGATGAATATGGTAAAAAAGTTTATAAAGATGCAATTGATATGAGAAAAAATGCTTCAAAATTTAACATATAAATATGGAAAAATATACTAAAATATTTGAAGAAGCAAGCAAAGAAAAATGGAATAATTATTGCACAATTATAAGTTATATTGATGAAGATGACAATAATCCAGATGTTTATCTTTGTGATAATGAATATCAAGGATTTATTTATCTTAAAAATTTAATTTATGATGAATATGCTGAAAAATATAATTCAGAATATTGTAGCAAGATATTAATAGAATTTAGTACTGCTGATAATCTTAATGATTTATATGAAATTTTTTGTAGTAAAAATCATAGAATGAGAGTATATTTAATTTATTGTGAATTGAATGAAAAAGTTGAACTTAATGACTGGATAAAAGATTGGGAATTAAAAAATACAGCAAGCAAATTTAACGTATAATATGAAATATTTAAAATATTTATGAAACACTGAATAATAAAAAACTATTCATTTTTTGAATAGTAATTATAAATTTTTAATCAATTCTTTAAAATGTTTATCAAATATGATTTTAACTTTATCGTAATTAGATTTAGAACATACAATTGAATCATGTACAGTAAATAATATTATATCTGGATAGGTATCATAAATTTCTTTTATAACAGTATTAAATATAAAATCACTCTCCATTTTCTGAAGTTCATGTGATAATTCTTTATAATTATTTCTTTTATCTTTAAATTCTAAAATGTACTCATAAACAGATGGATACAAATTTTGAAATATTCTATTTAATTTCTTATTTGTTTTTAAATTATTACCGAACAGAACTTTATAAATAAGTTCTTTAGCTTCATATCTTTCTTTTAATTTTGAATTTTTAATAATATCTTCATATATTAATCCTTCTTTTACTAATTCAAAATATCTTTTAGTATCACCATTTATATATGACAATTCTTTTTTTAATAGAACAGCAAAAAATAATGGCTGAGAATTATTAATATCAATTTCTGAAAGATTCTCATTATTAATACTTAAATATTGATTACGAATTTCTTTTTTAAGAATTGTAAAATTTGTATGGAATCTACCATAATCATCAAAATTAAAATAAATACTTTTGGAATTTATATTTTCAATTGATATTAAATTTTTTTGATATTTAGGCTCACACATTTCACCACTTTTTCGTCTACAATCAAGTAGTTTTAAAGCTCCTTCATAATCAATATCTATCTTGTTTAATGATTCTATTAACCTTGCTCTAATATCTACTTGGATAGAGCTAAAACTCATCTCTGTAATAGATGTCTCATACCTATTATTGATTTTTTTCAATAACATATTATCGTAATTTTTCCATCTTAATACATCATAAGTATAATCAATACACAATTTATATGTCTTAGTTTTTTTACCTACACAATAATTAGATATCATAGTCATGAAACCTTGCTCACATAAATAATTTATATAATAATTATAATATTCTCCATATCGTTTTTTTAATATTATTGATGATAATTTAAATTTAGAATCTGTATTGTTACTGAAATAATATTTGATAATAAGTTCATGTACTATATTAATAAGGTACGAACATTTCAAATTTATACCTTTATATTCTAATTTTTTTTGCTGAGTTAAATAATTTAAGTCCTTTGAAACAAATTGCCAAATATAATCACTAGATTTTGAAACCACTGAACGTTATTTTTTCTTTCATATATAAGATTTATGAGTGTTTGTTTTCTTATATTATTTTTATTTTTAAAATAAATATTTATAACAAAATATAAACTTTTAATTATAAATAATATACGAATTAAAAACAATTAATAATAATGGATACATTTATATTTATATTAAATATTTTATATTTAGTAATAATGATGACTTTAGTTTCATTAAACATAAAATATGGTAATAAATCACCAATATATGAAATATTTGGAATAATAATAATATCAATACTTATATTAACAGTATTATCATATGCAATATTAATAACCCCAATTATAGCGATATAAATAAAAAATCATTTTATTTTGTATATTTGAAAAAATATATTATCTTTACACAAAATTTAAAATATATCACAATGAAAAGATTTATAACTATCAATCAAAAAGACAAAGATTTCTTTAAAATGATTAATCAATCTGAACATGGATTTGATTTAATTATTACGGCAGATTCAAAAATGAAATCATTATTAGATATTATAAATTTTAATAATCAAGAAGATGAAATTTATATATCTTGGCAACAAAAATTCAAAAATGAGAATTTTACATTATATAAAAAATGTATATTTTCAAATCCAGAAGATAATTATTTTAAAGAACAAGGATTTTTTTCAATACAAAAAAAATGTGGTACTAAAATTCATGTTAGTTGTTCAGGAATATCTTATTTTACTTCGAATAAAATGTTTATAAATAAAAATGTAAAATATTCTACATATTCATTTAAAGATTCTAAATCATTAATTAGAATGTTAAAAATTGGAGAATTAAACTCAATTGAATTATGAAAATAACTATAAATCAAGTAAATCCTCCTATTAATATTATTAGAAAAATTAAACTTAATAAGATTAATAGAAATAAAATTCAAACAGATTATATAAAATATAATTGGAAAATTACTACTGAAAATATAAACGAAGATTTGAGAGATTTTCATTTATTTTGTTTATCTATTGCAATGGAGTTAATTGATGATAATTCAAAAACAAACGAAATAGGAAAAATTGAATACATTAAAATAAAAAAGTCAAAAAAAGACATTTCAAAAATTAAAGAATTATTTGAATATATTGCTAATGATAAAAAAAAATATCCTGATAAATACAAAAAAAATAAATAAATATTAAAAAATATTAAATGTTCAATAAAAATATCATTTAATTTTCATATATCATTAAAAAACTATATCTTTGTACTGTAATTAAAACTTAATATATTTACTTTAAAAAAATATTTAATATGGAAGATAGTTGCAATTCACCGCCGATACAATAATAGATAAAAATATAATAGATAAAATATAAATAAATTAGATAAAATATAAATAATATAATAATATGAAAGATAGTTGCAATTCACCGCCGATATAACAAAATATAAGATATATAATCGAAAAATATAGATAAAAATATAAATGAAAGCCATAAAAGCAAAAAGTCATTCTTTTTAAAGAATGACTTTTTATTTTATAATACATTTTAATATTTAAACTTCTTCAGCGGCTTCTTTAGCATTAGTTACTTTTTTAGCAAGATTTACACCTTCTTCACCTAATTCACCATTATTTAATTGTCCAATAACATCTTGATATTTACTAAATTCACTATTAACTTGTTCAGGAAAAGATTCGTCTTTTTGCTTAGTTTTAAATAATTCTGCTCCTTTTTTGCCCAATTCTATGACTTTTTCAGCGAATTCTTTACCACGCTCTCCTAATTTATTATTTTTTAATAATTCTAAAACTCCACTTGTTGTAACTTTAACGATACCTGTTCCAATTGCTCCTACTGCTAATGCATCAATTGCTATTCCAGCCCAATAATACACTTGTTCAAGAGCACCTAATGATGCTGCATTAGAAAATAATTCAGACCATATATTTTCATTTAAGTTATTTTCTTCGTTATTAGTTTTTACTTTTTCAGTTATAAATGAACCAAAATCTTTAAGTTTTTTCATATAATTTATTTTTTTATTTTTTATTTATTATTTATTCTATATATAATTTTTATTTATTCTTTTTTATTTACATTATATATTAAATTTATCAGTATTAAATATATATGAAAATGCATTTTTTACTTTAGATGTAAAATAATAAGAATATTCGTTGTAATATTTTTTAATTATTTCTAAATTCGGAATATTTGATAATAATTCAATTATTTTATTGTCTAATTTATTAGTAAATTCAGGTTTATAATATTTATAAATATTATCTTCTATTTTAAATATAGATTTACGATTAATTAAACTAGAAGAATTAATGTTTTTTTCTTTAATAAATTTGTCTATATTTTTATAAAAACTATTAGTATCAGTATATGAATTATTTATTCCAATAAGATTATTGAAAATTGTTCTATGTTGAAACCTATCTGATTCAAGTTCTGTTAATGTTAAATCATCAATTTTATCTAAAATATTTAATCTTTTTATATAATCAGTGATAAACACTGAAAGTAAAGATTCTTCTTCTTTTGTTAAATATTGATTATTATAATCAGATGATTTTCTTTCTTCAAATGTTTTTACGTATTTCATAAATTAAATTTATTTGCTTGTAATTTTAATTCTAATTGCTCTTTTGTTTTACCATGCTCAACTATTCTATTAATATCAAAAGTTCGAATATCTAATCCATTATTAATATTAAAATAAGATTTAATAGTTTCAGGCACATTTTCATATAACACAACAACATCATTACGGTCAGTAATAATATCAATTATTTTACCAATAGTATTATTTATAAAATTCTCTGTATCTATTTGTTTTTGAGTATAAGGAAGTATATTAATTTTAATTAATACATAATCACCAACTTCTAAATTATCTTCTATATTTTCATAATATTTTAAATATTTCATATTATTATATATAAAAATCATTATATCATTTTTTTATTTCAAAATAATGTATTATCTTTGTTGAAAATATTATATAACCTATTCAATAAAAATATCATGAAAAAAATATTAATTTTAATTGCATATCCTATTATTTTTGCTATATTAGGATTATTAGTATTTTCTTATGTTGGATTGATATTTGGATTCCTATTTGGTTTAATTATTGATTTTTTTTGGTTCGAAATATCAAAATCAATTATACACGGAGAAACATTATATGATGAATATTAAAACATTAGTAATACGACTTAAAGAATCATGTAAAAATGCGATAATTCAATGTTCAACAAGAACATTTGAAATTAATAATTGGTCAACATTATATAATAAAGATAGAACAAATTTTAGGGAGTATAAGTTAACTGATAGAGGATGGATTAATTTAAATCTTTCTGATTTTCAATTTTCAAATATTAAACCTATTAATATTAAACTTCAAAGAAATATGAAAATAAAATCATTAGAATTAATACCAGAATATGATTATAAAATTTGGACTGATGATGAAGTTTATAAACATTCTAGATTTAAAGAATTACCATTTTAAAAATAATAAAAAATGAAAACAGAAATTGAAAAAATTAAAGAAGAAATTGAACTCAAGAAAAAAGAACTTGAACAATTAGAGCTAAAAGCTGAATTAAAAAATAAAGAAGTAGCAATCAAAAATTTATCTGAATTTACAGATTTAGAAAAATGTAATTTTTTTGATAAATTATACAAATTAGCATCAGATCAATTTGAAACATCAAAAGAAAATGGTGATCGAAATGATGATGATGAACATTATGCATGGGAAGTATGCATGGAAATATTAGCACGTGATAGTACTACATTTTGGAATTATTATAATTCATTATTTTATTAAAAAATAAAATATCTAATATTTTATATATACAAAAAAATATTAGATACTTAATGAAAAGCTATAATAACTTCATAACAGAAAGAAAAATATCATATAAAAAATTACTTTGCCCTGATATTTGGGAAAATAAAGTAATTATACCAAGAATCGAAGAAAAATTATTAAGAATTGCAAGAGATTTTTATAAAGAGTTAGATGTAGAAGCAGAAATAAAAGATATTATATTAACAGGATCAATTACCAATTTTAATTATACAAAATTATCAGATTTAGACGTACATATTATAATTGATTTTTCTGAAGTAGATGATAATGTTGAATTAGTTAAAAAAGCATTTGATGGGCAAAGATTCATGTGGAACATAAGACATAACATTATTATAAAAGAACATGATGTTGAGTTATATGTACAAGATGTAAATGAAGAAAATATATCATCAGGTAGTTATTCATTAATGAATCATATATGGTTAAAAGAGCCATCTTATAGTCAGCCAAATGTAGACAATAAAGAAGTTAATTCTAAATATGAACTAAGAGCATCAGATATTAATGAATTTGAAAAATTATCAAAACAAAATTTAGATCCTTATGATTCTGAGCAATATTATAACAAAGCAAAAGAATTAAAAACTAAGATAATGAAATCTAGAAAAGATGGATTATCAGAAAGTGGAGAATTTTCAATTGAAAATTTAGTATTCAAAAAATTAAGAAATGAAGGAAAATTTAAAAAATTAATTGATATAATAGGCATTTTATATGATAAAATATATTCTCAGTAATTAAATTGTTAAAAAAGAATAAAAGTTAATCATTTTTGATTAACTTTTTTAGTATGCCAATATTTATTATTATCTTTGTACTATGAAAACAGAAGATAAAATACAACAAGTAATTGATTTATCAGAACAGAAAACAAGTCTTTTAAAAGAATTGAAAGAATCTGTTATATATGAACAAAAATCATATGACTTAATTAAATTCAATATTGGATTTGAAAATACATATCTTCTGATCCGTATTTCTGATAAAATAGAAGTTTCATCAGGAGGAATTAATATAATTAAATCTTTCATAAAAATAAGAAATATTGATATTGATACTATATATAACAATAAATGTTTAATCAACTAAATTATTAAAATCATGAAAGTAAGTTTTGAAAAAGTTAGTGCTATTGCACTTGATGAAGTATCAAAAAGCAAATACATTTATTTTAATCAAATGACAGGTGTTATAGCCACAGTATTAGACAGATCAGGCGTAGAAAAAATTAATCCTATTCCTGAAGATTATTTTATTGCAATTAAAAATGCTCTCGCAGATGAATTTCATGGTGGAATGGAGCCAGAATTTAAAACTGAAGAAGAATTTAATAATTGGAATAATTTAGATTCTAACCATTTTTTCTATATCACAATAGAAGAAGCAAAAATTGATCCAAGATTCAGATTTACTCATTCTCCTTATCAAGATAAAAAACTTCCTTTTTTAGTTTACTCTAAATAATATATGGCAACTATAAAATTAACAAATAAACAGCTTACTTTAATTCAAAGGGCTTTAGATTTATATTCAAGAATTGGAATTTTACAACTAAATGAAATTGTATCACATCCAACTATTGATAAATGTATAACTGATCAATTTACAGTTAAAAAAACTCTTGAAGTTGGTGATGATACTATGAGAGGAAAAATAGTTGAAATAGGTGAAGATTTTATAAAAACAGAAGGTAGTTGGGGTAATGGAAATGAAATAAGAACTTGGAATGACATTAAAAATATAAAAATGTCGCCAGATTGGTCAAAATTGCAATTTACTCGTGATGAAATTGATAAAAAATTAAAAGAAATTAAATATTTAATTACGGGAGATATCACTTTTTATAATGGAGATTTTGGAATTTATAATCCACAAACTGATGAAACATGTAGAGAAGCTTATGATATTTTACAAGTTATAAGATACGAATTCTGGAAAAATCAAAAAGATAAAAGTAATTATACAGTAGACTCATCTATTACTAAATCTACAATGGATTATTCTGTTGAAGTTAAATTAGATACATTACAAGAATTAAGAAAAAGAAAAATTAACAAATTAAATCAATAATATGAATTACTACTTTTTTTTATACGGAGAAACCTTAATTTGGTGTGCATCAGAGAAAGATTTTAATATTATGCTTCATGATAATAAATATAAATACATGGGAACAATATTAGAACGTGGAATTAGTACTGGACCAAATATTGAACCATTTAACGGAAAAAACTTATGCTAAATTTAATTTTTATTTTATTTATTGGAATATTTCTTTCATTTGAAATTCATAAACTGTTCAGAGCTAATCTATTTTATAGAATTACCACAATTTCAGTTTATTATGGTAAAAATATACAAAAAAAATTGAATTCTAATATGTTATCGTTATTTTCTAAAATAGCACTTGCTGATATTATTTATTCAATTATAACACTGATAGGAATATTTACAATAAATTTTGAATTGTTCTTTATTTTAATATTAATGTCATTTATAAAAACATTTTCTTTTAAATATTTAAAAAATATAAATATAAGAAAATTAATTTTAATAATTGACTCAGTTTTATCAATATTAATATTAACTATAATACTAATAAATTTATTATTCTATAAAATACCTGATATAGTATTACTTACAAATTTATATAAACAAATATTTTAATAAATTATGAATATAGAATCTGAAGCAATTTATCGTGAAATAAAGAAAGTAATACCAACTCTAAATATAATAATTACTTATAACACTGGAATTGTAATGATTGAAAATAATATTAAATATTCTACTCAAGTACCAATGACAGAAGATATGATACAATGCTATTTAGCAGGATTATATGAAGGTACAGTAGGTGGACTTAAATATTTAAAATAATGAATGATCAAATAAAATTAATAAATTCTCCAATTAAAGTAATTTGTATTGATACAAAAGATGCAATAAATTTAATAAAAGGTGGAATATATTATGCTATTAATTTATATCAATATGATAATGAAACAAATAAGCGTGTTGTTATAAAAGGATTGAGTACTTATTCTGCAGAAAAATTCAAATTAGAAAATGATGAATTATTAATTAATCATGAATTGTTTCGTATTACTGATAAATATTTAGATAGTTATAATATTAATTATGTTGGACAATATATTAGAAGTAGATATAGCTCAAAATTAATTAAAGAAAATGAAATATACTACGTAGAAAAACAATATTCTAATGATTATATAAAAGTTAAAGGAATAAAAAATAAATTATCAACATATAATTTTTGTGAAGTTAGTATAAGAGAGCAAAGAGAATTAAAATTAAATCAAATAAACGGAAATATTATAAAAATATCTCGTACTCCAAATGATTTTGAAAGTTATTCAGAAATAGAAAAACTTAATATTTTTTTAAAATCGTTAACAATGTCATTATCAGATATTAATAAAATAGAAAATTCTGACACTTTAAAAATAGATATTAAGCAAATGATATTAAATAGATTAAAAAAATATAGTAATATTGAAGAATTTTCTGAAAAATTTTTTAACCTTAATATAAAAAGCATAATTGATAAATATAGCAAAACCACATAATTTCTATATCATAATAATGTTTGTTGAATAAGTACTAAGTTAGTATATCTGTGAAGATAAAAAACTTAGTACTTATTTTTTATATATAACATAAAAAAAATAAAGCATGAAATTTATTAAAACTTATGAATTTTTCGAATATAACATTCCTGAAAAAATTAAAAAATTAGCAATTGAATTAGAGTTTAAATTTAGAACTACAAGTAAAGAAGATATGAAAAATAAAACTATCTTCCAAATTATAAAAGAACTTGGATTTGATTCAGGTGAATTATCTGGAGCTGAATTAGGACAAATTCTAATGTACCAAATGAAATTTAATAAACAAACAGATGAAGAATATCTTAAATTCTATAATGATTATAAAAAAAATCCTGAAATTTAAATTTCAGGATTTTTTTGTTCTTTCTCTAAGATTTGAACTTAGTCATTCATTGTCAGAAAATGATATGCTATCATTACATCAAGAAAGAATATTGTCGCCTTGGTGGGGTTCGAACCCACAAGCTCACAATGAGCATCAGTTTCAAAGACTGAAATGTTTAGCCAATTCCATCACAAGGCAGTATATTAACAAAAAACCCAACATAAAATGTTGGGCACAAAAAAACCCAAACCATTTCAGGATTGGGTAAAAAACAGACATGACTCTAACCCAATCAAACGTAAGTTTGTTGTTGTTGCTGAATCATGTTTGAAATATTATTATTCATAAGAATTTTAATTTTTGTTTGTAATGTATATAGTAATATAATTTTATTAAGTTTTTTCTATTTTTAAATTTTCTAAATCTTTTTTTGTTGCAATTTCGAATAATTGAATATATTCATGTAATTCCAAATCACATAATCTTTTTTTATCAAATAATCTTAGCATAGTTTCCCATCTATCGGCTTCATTCCAATCTAATAAATAATAATATCCTCTATCTGGAACCTGAGTATCATCTATTAATTCTTTCATATTTTTAATTTTTTAATTTATTAAACTTCCTTACTGAATATATCAGTAAGGAAGTCTTTCTAAAAACTAAGTAATACAACTAACAAAATTTAACAAAAAGAAACATCTTTTGCTTCACAGCAAATTGTAGATGTAAAAAGAAATCCAAAGATAAGTAAAATATTTTATTCCTACAATAGGAAAATGATTTTATTTATAAAAATATTATATATTGATGTCTTTTAATATTTTAATTTTATTAAACTCTCTTACTGATAAACAGCAAGAGAGTTTTTTATAAAACAATATAACTAATAAAATTAAAAATTAAATATCTCTTGCTTCACAACAAATAGATATTAAAATCAAATACAAAGATAATATAAATATTTTTATTGTGCAAGTTTTTTATATATAAATAAAAAATATTTTTATGAAACATTTAAAAACATTTAAAATATACGAAACAGGAGAATGGAGTAGAGATGTAAATTGGAACTATGTTAAAGATAATCCTGATGATGATAGTGAAGAAGCAAGTTTAATTAGGTATTTAGAAGAAAGATTAGATTATATAATTTCAAATTTAGATAATGATACTATATTAAAAATAAAAGATATTAGAGGACACGATTTATATCAAGGTGCTTATGCTATAGTTAGTATATTTGGGAAAACATATAAAATTTGGAGTATGGAAAGTTCTGGATTAGAAGATGAATTATATATTGAAGGATTTCCAATTAACAATTTAGATGAAAATTCTAATCCTGGATATGTTGGTGACACAGAAAATATAGCAGAATTATTAAATAGTATTAATGAAGTTGGAGGAATTGAAATATATAAAACAACAAATAAATTTAACATATAATATGATAACAAAATTTAATATATTTACTCTAAATGAGACTATGATATCTCATGATACACGTGAGTTACGCAGTGGTAATTATTTAACATTAGAAAGATTAGAAAATGGGAATCTTAAAATATCATTAACTGAAGAAGGAAAAGAAAAAGTTGAAGAAGATATTGATATAAAGGAAGCAGATTTTTTTGATTATTTTGAAAATATATCTTCAAACTCTGAATTATTATATATTTATAATATTTCTGATATTGGTATTATGATGGAAGCTCCTTGTATTACAATAGGATATTATATTGATGATTCTGGTGAATTAACTGACGAAGGTAATGAAGATTACTCAGAAATTTTTTATTATGCTGATTATGCTATTAAAAATTTCACAGAAGAATTAAAAAATAACGGATTTGTAATATTCCAAACATCTGGTGTATTAACTCCAGAAGAATTTGAAGAATTTAAATTAAATAAATCAGCAAACAAATTTAACATATGATAACAAATTTTAAAATATTTGAAGAAAATGACGATATATATTTTTCAGTAGGTGATGAAGTAATATGCATTCACGGTGAAAAAAGGAAAAATTATAATAGTACTGAACCAAAAGAAGGTAAAAAATATTTAGTATTAAAAATATATGAGGAAAATTTTGATGATGAAGGAAATCCATTTATAATTGATCATCAATATGTAACAGAAAAATATAAAGGGGATTGGTGGATTGACGTTAAAGACATAAAACATAATATAATTTTAAATCAATGCTTAGCTAATGATTTTAAATCAGAAATTATATTAGCATCAAACAAATTTAATTTATAAAAAAAGCTACTAAATTTTTAGTAGCTTTTTAATTAATCTAATTTTTTACTTAGTAATAGTTGTATATATTACAATTATACAGCTTTCACAGGTACTGTTGTAGTATCTGTTACAGTTTCTACTACTTTAACAGGTACTGTTGTAGCATCTGTTATTAAAGCGTCTACTACTTTAACAGGCTCTTCTGTTGTAGTTTTTTCTGCATCTGATTTAACATCAGATATAATTTTTTCAATATTAGCAACAAAAGTTTTAACGTCATCAACGGTAGTAACAATTGAATTTTTTGATTTTTCTTTAAAATCTAAAATAATTTTCTCAATTTTAGAAACAATATCTTCAACATTAGCAACTTCTGTGACAAATGTCTTTTTAACATTATCAACATCTGTTACAATTGAATCTTTAATTTCATCAACTTTAGTAACAATTGAATCTTTTACATCAATAACATCTTTAACGATATCATCGACTTTAGTAACAACTGAATCTTTTACATTATCAACGTCTTTTACGACATTATCTGCATTAGTAATAATTGTTTTAGAATTATTTTTATACCAACCAATTCCAAAAATAAGTGCTAACACACCAAAAACAATAGTCAAAATTTGAAATATTCCCATAATCTTTTTTCTTTTTTATATTATAATAATTTGAATAAGTTTAAAATTTAATCAAAATAATTATATTTATTTCCAAATATATAATCCTTTATTATCTATAAATCCTTTACAATAGTCAATTTTTATATTATAATTAGGAAAAACATAAATCATAAATTTTTTATATAATAATATCTTTTTTTCTAAAAAAGTATTACCTATTATAAATATTTTATCAACTGTAAAATTATTTAATATATCACTAATTCTAAGCAGAACTTCTTTTTCTTCATTTAATCCAGTTAATTCTTCATAATTTATATCATCAATATCATATTTACTTAATGTAAAAGATATATACCAAACAAAATCTGATGATATATCTTTATTGTAATTTTTTATAGGAATTAAATCTATTCTATATTCAGTGTTAGAATTTGTTAAAAAATATATTTTATATCCATTAGAAGGTATATAATTTGTATATTGTTTATCAAATTTAAACTTTTCAACTCTATATTTAGTATTTGTATATAATTTATCAAATGATTCAATTATAATATTTTCATTAAATTTTTCAAATGTATAAATTTTCAAAAACCTATCTATTCTATCAGTATTATATTTACTGATATATTTTTTATATGTTTCATTAGTTACTATTATGCTCTTAGTTTTTATCATTTAAAATTTACCTTTTTTTATATCAAAAGGTTTACCTCCTTTTAATTCTTCTTTAGGATTTTCTTTCTTTTTTTCTCCACCTGAAGGTATTTCTGCTCCTAATTTTTTTACGTCAGGATAAATATTTTTTTCTGAATCAGTATTAAAATTAACATTAAAATAATCTTTAAAATTCAATAAATCATTATTTCTCAATAAATATTCACGATTCACTTTCAGCATATTATCCAAATAAATAGAAATTTTATCTACTTCTCTATTAAACATTTCTAAAGTTTTTTCGTTAAAAATGCCAATAGGCTTCTTTAATTTTTTATTAAATGAACTCAATATAAGTTTAAAAATATACTCAATTTTATCATCAGATTTTATATAATCAATTGTTTTATCATTCTTCAATAAAAATGTATTGATTTTAAATTTATCCTCTGAAAAAAATGTAGGTATTGATAAATTCCAATCTTTTATTTCTTTAGTAATATTCTCAACATAATCATTAAATATTGCTGAAATTAATTCAATATATAATTCTTCTTTTGTAATCTCTTTTAGTTTTATTTTATCAAAACTAATAAGTTGTAAAAATTCTAAGAAATTTAATAATATTAACGAATAATTCTCTAAATAATCTGTTCTACTATCAAGATTCATTTTTTCATACGACGGATTTAATATCTCAAATGAAAATTCATCATCTCCGTTTATTCTAACTATTATCTTTTCTAAATTATCATTGAAACTATCCATTAAAAATGAATTGTTTAATTGAGGATTTAATATCTTATAAAAAAAATATGCAAAATTAGATTCTCCATATACATAATCTAAATCTTCTTTTGATGTATGTAAGAACAAGTTAATTACCTCTAACTGCTTATCATTCAATTTACCTTTAAATATCACTGGTAATGCATCTACGTTGAATAATTTAGCATATTCTAATATCTCATTGTAATTATATTTATATTTTGTACCTTTAACTATACACGTTAATATTAAATTATTCTTCGGAATTTTCTTATATTCAATATTACCTGGCTGATTATCTGGAAAATATTCAAAACAAAACCACCAAGTTTTTGATAATAAATTAGTTACAAAATCCGGTAATGTGTAAAAATATTGAAATACGAAATTATAATATTTTTGTATAGCTAAATCTACAAAATTTAGATCTGTATTATTAATTGATTTTGGTCTTATTGAGAATTTATTTCCGTCCCATTGTACAAATACTTGAGATCCTTGAATATCTTCATATATTAATAATTCTTTATCTTTTAATTGACTTATTAAGTCATCAGGTTGGTTGTTTAATTTGATTATTTGTGTCATAATAATTCTTTTGTTTTTTGAATTTTTATTTATATAGTTATTTATAAAGGTTCATTTTAAAATAAATCAGGAGTCCAGTTGAACAATTCAGGTTTAAATATAAGTTTTTTTGTACCTAATTCATTTTCAAAGAAATCTATTTCAATTAAATTTCCATTAACAGATATCACATCTCCTCTACCAAATTTTTTATGATTAAGAATATCACCAACTTGAACAAATGATTGTTCATCTGATTTTATATCATTAAGTTTTGATATTGGTCTACCATATGAATCAGTTGAATCATCTACTGGTATATTTTTTATTTCTATATCACTAGAACTTGGTCTTCCTATTCTTCTACCTGGATTCATTTCTTTTGCCTTTCTTTTAGATTCTCTTCTTTTAAGAACTTCTTTTCTTTGATTTTCTGCTTGTGATACATTCTTAAATATTTGAGATTCAGTTGTATTATCTATAATATTCTCTACAACTTCTCTTAATTCTGGTTCAGAAAAACTATCGTATTCATTTATAACTTTCACATGTAATTTTGAAAATCTAGATAATCCTTCTGGTTCTTCATTATATTTTAATCCTAATGCATATCTTATGTTCAATGCTTCCATTTTTAATGATGATTCATTTGAACCAATATATTCATTTACAAATTTTTCAATTTTATCATCTTTAATACCAAGTTTACTAAATCCAAATTTTTCATAATATAATGCTATAATTACATCATTTTCTGTCCATCTGGTTTTTATTTTTTCACCTGTGGCATATTCAAACATTTTTTGAAAACTTATCAAGTTTCTCATATTTAACTATTATTTTTTAGTATATATATTTTTTTGAAAACATAATAAATATTTTATACTAATATAAAAAATGGAATACGACGAAAAAGAAACTGAGCTTGCTAAATATCTTAAAAATAGCACAGCATTAAGAAATTTATATAGACAATGTATATCTTACGGACTTAATAATTCAGGTGAAGAATGGACAGATTGGATAAATGCAGGTGATGAATTTGCAAAAATTTCATTTGATATTTATCACCACGGATTTAAATTTAAACAAGAAACTTTAACTAAATTATATAATATGAAATTACCAAATAATATAATAGTCGTAAATAGAGTACTAAAATTAATAAAACTTGATAATGAGTAAAAAAGAAATTAAAAATAAATATTTTGAATTTACTCCAGAGTGGAGTGGATTTAGTATACAATATCATTTAGCAGGATATTATGATACAAAGCCAATACTTCAAATATATTTTATTTGGGGTAAATTATTTTTATATTTACCTTGGAAGCATTATAAAAAAGTTGAAGTTGAAAAAAATATTAAAGAAAAAAGAAAAGATAAAATTTCTATTTTATCTAATAAAAATATAAAAATAAAGAAAAAATTTGATAAGGTTCTTTACGATCAATGTACTGCGCCAACATATGGAGTATATATTCTTGAAAGAAAAATATGGTTTAGTTGTGGAATGAAACACAAAGTTTTTTATTTACCTTGGAATTGGGAATGGATAAGAACAAGTTGCCTTGCTAAAAATGATACTTGGATTAATGAAACAAAGAAAAATAGAAATATGGAGTTTTGGAATAAAAACAAATGGAAAGATATTATTTTTTCAGAAACATATCCGTATACATATAACACAAAATATGATGATGAACAAAATTGTTTAGCAACAATTAGAGTACAAGAACGTGAATGGAGATGGAAATGGTTCACTTGGTTGAAGTTTCCTAGATTAATAAGTAAAGACATTGAAATAGAATTTAGTGATGATATAGGTGAAAGGAAAGGTACCTGGAAAGGTGGTACAACTGGCTGTAATTATAAAATGAAAAAAGGTGAAACTCCATATGATACTTTAAAAAGAATGGAACGTGAAAGAAAATTTTAAATATGAATGATAATTGTTTAAATTGCATGTATTCAAAATACTCAGAAACATCAATATTTCTTGATGATATATTAAAAGAATGTAATCAACAAGATAATCAGCATACAACATGTGATAATATAAATAGTCCATATTTTAATGAAATTGTTGACTATAATAATTCTTGTAGATTATTTGTAGATGAATATAATTATTTCTTATTAAAAGATAGAAAAGACAAAATAGATAAATTAAATTCAAATGATTTAGATTATTAAATTTTATTTATAACATCTTTAATCAATTTCATTCTTTCTTCTTCAGTCATATCAATCCATTTAGTTTGATTAATAAGATGATATTTAGTACAATATTTAGATTCTGAATTTTTACACAATTTAATTTCATCTGAATCTTTTCCATATTTACCTAAATATGCTAAATATGTCGGACAATATTCATATTGATCACATTCAATGTGAATAGGTTTTTTCTTAAACCAATTAAATAATTTCATATATTTGATTTTTTACAGTATATATAAAAAAACTATAATAATGATTATTCTACTTTTTCAATTTCAATTAATTTTTTCTTACGTGATATTATTGTTATATATTCATCAATGCACCCATTGTACCAATTTAATATATAAATTAACATCATATCAAAATTTGAAAATTTACTACCATAATTATCATATTCAGACACAAATTTAATATCATAATATATACGTTTATTATTTATACACGAACGTCCACAACAAGTTTCAATTACTACAGAATTTATGATATCACGATAAATTCTCCAATCAATCAATTCTGTTTTATTTTTATTTCTAGTTGTGAATGCTGATATTCTACCATATTTTAATCGTTTAACAAGATCATATATTTCTTTCTCATCTTTATTTAAATTTTTTTTCAACACTTTTTTAATATCATATTAATATATTTCAGTATTTATAAATCTATTAGTTTCATTATCTGTATTTTTTTCGACATCAGTTACATCTTCACCAGTTTTCATATTAAAATATCCTTCAGTATGAGTTTCATCTTTAAATCCATATATATCAACACTATTATAATTTAAAATATAATATCTTATGCTATCATTTACTTTTGAATGTTTCACATTTTCATAATTTATTATATTCAAATTACCATTATTATACTCATTAATTTGAGATTTTAGAGAAACTATAATAGATTTTTCTATTTTATTTTTATCATTCTTACATAAGCATAGCATAAATATTACACACACAGAAATAAAAATCATATACATTTTTTTCATATTATTTATTTATTATCTTATAAAGATAATCAAAAAAATTTGTATAACAAAAAAGAGAAGAATAAATCTTCTCTTTTTATATTAATATAACGATTATAAATAATAATTATTCTGAAAAAATAAAAAACTTTTCATCAAATAACATAACCTTACTGCCTATTTTACTATCACGAAAATTTATAGTAAGTCTATTACCATCTATTTCTTTTACTGCGCCTTTACCATATGCTTTATGATCAAGAACATCTCCGATACTAGCAAATACATTATTAACAACAGTTTGAACATATGCTACTTTTGAAGGATTCATTTGTTTAAATGTCATTGGTTTACAATCTCCTGATAATTTAGCATATTTTTCTTTCTGAGCTTTCTTAACAAGAGCTTTTCTTTTTTTCTCTTCTTTTTTTGCAAGAACTTCTAACCTATGTTTTTCTTTTTCTGCATTAAGTTCTGCATTTATACCTTCTGCAATTGATAAATTAATCTTTTTTTCTTCTTCGGTCATATTATCTAATATTAAGTTTACAATTTCTGCTAATTCATTTTCATCACATTTATCATATTCATTTACAACTTCTTCTTGTATTTTTGAATAATGTGCTAATCCTTCTACTTTTTCGTTATGTTTTATGCACAATGCATATTTTATATTTAATGCTTCCATTTTTATTGAATTCGCAATTGAACCAATATATTCATTAACAAAACTTTCAAGTTGAGTATCATCATCAGTTACTCCAACCTTTCTTAATGTAAATTTAGTATATAAAAAAGCTATAATGACATCATTTTTTGTCCATCTAGTTTTAATCTTTGAACCTGCTACGTGTTCAACTCTTTGTTCAATTTGTGTTTTTTCCATGTTTAAATGTTTTTATTAATATTTTTATATGCAAAGATATAAAAAAACATTTAATTGGACAAATAAAAAATAGATTTTTTTGGTTAATTGTAGTTAATAATTAATTAGAACTCAAGCATTCAATATCATCACTTAGCATGTCATATAAATCATTTTCTATATCCATATCTAAGTATTTCAAATCTCCACTATTTAATGATTCTATTAACTTCTTTACTTTATTTTGAATTGAAATTGATTCCGTATCATTTTCATTTTCATCATAAAAAAAACACCATTTTTTATCATCATTAAAATAATAAACATTTTCACAATATTTTCTTAATTTTTCTTTTGATTCTAATATATTCATAATTATATAGTTGATTTTAATTCTATTGTTTTTATAACATTATTGGTATTAATTCCTGGTAAAATAGTAATTATTTTTATTGTATTATCATTTTTGATTACAACAACGGAAAAATTATATTCAGAAAACCATAATGAATATTTACCATTCATCATAGCTCCTATTAAATGTGTAGTATATAATTCTTCTATTCCATCTCCAATTAATTTATTTAATTCTTTAATACTTTTTAAATTAGTTCTTTTTTCTATTCTACCTTTCAAATCATGTAATAAAGAATCATTCCATAAAATAGATATTCTAATTTTTTTATTATTTATTCTTGCTGAAATTGTTTTATATTTTATAAATTCATCAGAATAATCACTTGAATTATTATAGGAAATTTCAGAATCTATATTTTTATATACATCTGAAAATCTTGCTTCTTTAAATAATTCATAATTATATATGTACATATCTAAAATTTATTTATTCATATATATTAATATTTTACTTGATTAAAATATTAATTATATATTTAAAGTACAAAGGTACTATAAATTATTTAATTACGCAAAAAAAGAAGATATAATCTTCTTTTTTTATAATTTATTAAAATTCAAATTCTAATAAATCAATAAATTTTTTACCATTTTTAGTTTTAATATCATTTATTGTTATTTTTGATGATATAAGTTGACAGTAATATGTTAATGCATTTTTTACATCAATTAAATTTGCACAAGGAGTTTTAATATCAGAAATAACAACATAATCTTCAATATATGATGCAAGAAAATTTGTTTCTACTTTTGATTTTTTAGATAATACTAAATTTTTATCTTTATCTAAATATATTGTTATGATATTATTATTTAATTCTATATAACCTTCATTCGGTGTATTATGTACAATTTTTAATGAAAAATCATTTGTATGTGATGAATCATTTTGATCACTATATGATGAAGCTTGTTCTTTTATACCATTTTTAAAATTAAATTTATTTTTCTTAATTACATGTTTACATGGAGGAACATTATATTTATTTTTTAAATATGAAAGATGAAGTTTGATGTGTTTTATTTCTGTATAAATTATAAAATTATAATTATGATATCCACATGATCTACCTGCAAAACTTTGAACAATAAAACTTGTTCTATATGTAGAATCATTAACTGTAGTTCTATCAAATAACATTACAATATTTTCTTTCTCTAATTGATATGATTGCTTCATTTTCTCCTTAATAAATATTATGGTAGGAGCATCTGGTGCATTTTTTAATACATCATTAATAACTTCTTTATCTTTCTCATAATATGTCAAAGTTTTAAATCCATCAGGTATTAGATTATTTGTATTTGTATTTTTATTTATTCTAACAATATAATATCCTATTTTATTATTAAAGCTTTCTGCTTCATTTATAAAATGTTTTTCACCTTCTGTTGTTGATAAATCAAATGATTCTCTTAAAAAATTATTTTTTAAAAAATATTCTAAGCCTTTGTAATTAGGTCCGTGAGATAATTCAATAGTGTTCTTTCTTTTATATAAAATATTACCAACATGTTCTTCATACGGAGTTGCTGATATAGAAAATAAGAAAATATTTTTTTTTGATAAATCAGTTGAACCATTTAAATTTATACCATTTTTTTGAAGATAACTATTCATAGCACTATCAACATTTGATGCTAAATGAGCTTCATCAATAAATATAATACAATTATTTAAATCACCTACTTTATTTTTTCTTGACCAACGAATTAAATCTGGATTATGCATAATACCATTCCTCTTTAATATTTTTTGATCATCTTGCCGACACTCTCCATGAGATATGTCAGTTTTTAATTGTTCTTTATTTGAATTATCACACATTGGAGTTATTAATACACTACTTCTAAATTTCAAATTTAGATATTCTCTTAATTCTTGATAAGTTTCTAATAAATATATTATATTACGTACAACACCAGTTTTACCTGCTTGAGTTTCTGCAGTTAACATATTATACCTACTATGTTTTGAATTAAGTTTTGATGATAACATATTATATATGCAACTTAATGATGCAAAAATCTGATCATCAAATACGTGTGATTTATCATTAATATTATCAGTTCTATTTAATTTTTCTAATTTGATGCCAGTTAGACGATATATTTCAGAAATCAATTTATTAATACGAAATTTTATACTATGAGCTAAATTAGTATTTGCTGGAATAGTTGTGGTGGTGGTAGTTGTTTTACTATTACTATTAGCAGATTTTATTAATTGGTGTTTTTTATTATATACAATATCTTTTAGATTTTCAATATCATATTTAGTACATTTATCATTTTTAATTCTAATATCTATTAATTTATTAATTGCAATAAGTGCTTTTTTTCGATTAGTATTCCATTTCTTACTATATAAAGCATCAACTAATTGATCATTGCTATAACGACTAAAATCAAATTTTCTTACGTATGGTTTATTATTTTTAGTAAGTTGACCATTAATTAAATTTCTTTTAGCTTTAACACTAATAATGTTATTATTTACCATGGTTATATATTTTAATTACAGACAAATATAAGGATAATATTTGAAACAAACAAAAAAAGAAAGTATTTTTAACCTTCTTTTTTAAAATTTAATTATATTAAATTATCGTAAATATCATTTTTTACTAATCCTAATTTTTCACAATAAACTTTATCAAATGCAATATATGGGGTTTCTTTTTTCCTGGCATAATCTTTAAGTATAGGTAAAGTATATTGATTATTTTTAAATAACGAATATTTATTATAAAAAAATCTATCATCCTTAATTTTTATAATATTCTTTATTATTCTCTTAATTTTACTATCTAAACCTGTTATTGGTTCAGATTTTTTAATATCTCGATTAAAATCTACACTAAATGAGTCCGTCATTTGTCTTTTTTTTGCATATTTATATATACAATATATATCTCCTCCACTTCTTAATTTAGTATTATTATTTTTAATTGTATTGTTTTTAGATTTCTCCATCATCTTATACGGTTCAATTTTACATAAATTTAATAAACTTGTTTTTAGTTTAGATGTGATAAACTTTTTTAAATTTTCATTATTTTCATTATTAAACATATTATAATATTCATATAATTCATTTATTGAATATAAATTTCCGTTAATAATATGTTTTTTAATAAATGAAATCCATAATTTATTTAATTCTAAATCATATTGATTTGATATACTAGTGTTTTCTGAGTTTCTAAATTCACTTTTATTTTCATTAAAAAATAAATTTATTTTTGGAGTTTTATTTTTTTTATAATAAAAATGTCCCCACCTATCACATCGACCTATTCTTTGTAAAGTAGTTTCTGGAGACATCACACTATCTGTTAAATTTAAAAATGATATATCCATAGATGCTTGTAAAATAGGTGCTGATATAATACTATCTTTATTCAAAATATTTTTATTTTCTTTGCCATATAAATGAATAATTTTATTCATTATTTTTTCTTTATCAGAATCTATATATCTACTATGTATTAAAATATCGCCTTTTTTATAACAATATAATCTTTGAGAATTTGAAATAGAATTCATAATAACAACTGAATCTTTTTCATTAGTTATTGTATCAATATCATCAATATAATTAATCAAATATTTACCATTATGTGCAGATGTATAATGAGAATTTTTATTTGGTAAAATTTTAGTTTTTTTATCTATATTTGTTCCATCCCATAAATATTCCATTATAGTTTGTGTAGCACTTAATAATAATGTGTGACTATTTGTTAACATATGTCTAGATTTCATGATATTAATAAAACATGCAAATAGTGCATCATCTTTAATTAATTCATGATATTCATCAAAAATCACATCACAATAATTAATAACAAATAATCTATTTCTAATAGAATTATTCACATTAGGAGATAAATAATTATCTATATTAGTTATTATAATATCAGATGTAAATTCTTTAGTGTTTTCATTATTTGTTTTCTGTCTATTACCTGTTAAATATAACTCAACTGATAATTCAACTGATATATTTTTTAATTCTTGTAAAACAGAATTATATACATTTTCAGCAATAATATTTCTAGGGCATACCCATATTAATTTTTTATTAGATTTTAATGACCATAATAACCCCAATAATGTTTTACCAAAACCGGCTGGGGCTTTCATTATTGTAGTTCGATTATTTAATGATTGATTTGCGTAATCAACTTGAGAATCAAAACGAATAGAATCATAATTAATAGGTTTGCTATATACTTTAGTATCTTTATATGATAAATTGTTTATTAATTCTTCACAATAATCATCATCATACAATATTTTTTCTTGATCTGATGCTGATACAAGTCTATCAGCAGTTATAACACAAGATCTTACTAATGAATTTTTAGAATTTGTTAAACTATTTGGTTCATTTAAATAATATAATGGAGTATTGATAGATTTTTCAAAATTTATATCTTCAAATAATATATTTTCATTCATTAAAAAATTATACATTGATAAAATATTTTTTTTATCATCATCACACATATCACTTAAAATTAATGATATATTATCATTACTTATATAATTTATTTTTGGTTTAGAATGATGCCAATATATTGAATCTAAAGAATATCTATATTCATCATTATTTAAAATACATGACACAAATGCCCAACTTATTTCATGATGAAATATTGGAGAATTAATAAAAGAAATTGTTTTACTTTTTGATTTTATATAATTTTGAAAATCTAAATTACATTTACCTAAATCATGCAATAAACAAGCTATTGAAATTTGTTTTTCAAGGTCTTCATTTAATGATAACTTTTTTGATAACATCATTCCTATTTTTTTAACTGCTTTTGAATGAGTTATTAATGATATTCCACTACTATTTGATACAATTTCTTCTAATTTCATATTTTTTATTTTAATTGTGAATAAAAATAATTTTTTAATTATTTATAATATAAATCATAAATTTAATTACTGATTTATATAAATATAATAAACACATATTTAAATAGTGTCACTATTTTGTTGAGATTCCCTTACGGATTTATATAAATAATATCGAATTCGACTTCTGTGCGACCTTGTTCGTCGTTGAGACTCCCTTACGGATTTATATAAATAATATCTTCACTTAATGTAATAAATTCTAAATCATGTTGAGACTCCCTTACGGATTTATATAAATAATATCTTATCATTTTTTTCAAAAATAGAAAGAGAAGTTGAGATTCCCTTACGGATTTATATAAATAATATCTTATCATTCAGAATTATTTTTTCTTCTTTAGTTGAGACTCCCTTACGGATTTATATAAATAATATCAACTATAGAAACAATAGAAAGAGATTTATTGTTGAGACTCCCTTACAGATTTATATAAATAATATCAATATTTGTCATTTGTTTTTCTTCTATATATGTTGAGACTCCATTACGGATTTATATAAATAATATCTAAACTGTCATCTAAATGATCATTTGATTTGTTGAGACTCCCTTACGGATTTATATAAATAATATCATTATCTGAATATGCTGCAAATCATAAACTGTTAAGACTCCTTTACGGATTTATATAAATAATATCTGCATACAGAATTCACCGTTGTAATTCATTGTTGAGACTCCATTACGGATTTATATAAATAATATCTTTAACAAGTGTCTTCCCTCCTTTTCTATAGTTGAGATTCCCTTACGGATTTATATAAATAATATCTAAATACTCTGAATATTCAACTGGTAAGAAGTTGAGATTCCCTTACGGATTTATATAAATAATATCAAAATCATCTGTGAAAATTGGAGTTACACCGTTGAGACTCCCTTACGGATTTATATAAATAATATCAAATTATTTTATAACTGAATATCAATCAATGTTGAGACTCCCTTACGGATTTATATAAATAATATCTGTTGTACCTAAAACTAAAACTGTTTCTCTGTTGAGACTCCCTTACGGATTTATATAAATAATATCTAATTCTAATTCTAAATCTGTATAATCACCGTTGAGACTCCCTTACGGATTTATATAAATAATATCTTATTTGAAAATCTTTACAAGAAAATCAGGGTTGAGACTCCCTTACGGATTTATATAAATAATATCTTACCAATTAAGAAAAAGAATTGATACCTTGTTAAGACTCCCTTACGGATTTATATAAATAATATCTTATTAATAGATGTGCTGGCACCACCTTCGTTGAGACTCCCTTACGGATTTATATAAATAATATCTTTTGTATTTGAAATAATATCACTTCCTTTGTTGAGACTCCCTTACGGATTTATATAAATAATATCTTATATTACTATATTTATTAAATATGATAAGTTGAGACTCCCTTACGGATTTATATAAATAATATCTGAATCACTTTTTGTTTTACGTAGTAATTCGTTGAGACTCCCTTACGGATTTATATAAATAATATCATCAAGAACTTCGGTTGCCTTTAATTCATTGTTGAGACTCCCTTACGGATTTATATAAATAATATCCTATAACCTCCCTATTTTTTTCATCAACTGTTGAGACTCCCTTACGGATTTATATAAATAATATCATATAATCACTTCTTTTCCTGCTCTGCTTTGTTGAGACTCCCTTACGGATTTATATAAATAATATCATTGCACTAAAAATGTCATTAATAGGGTTCGTTGAGACTCCCTTACGGATTTATATAAATAATATCGCACTTTTCCCATTTTTTCTGGCTACACTTGTTGAGACTCCCTTACGGATTTATATAAATAATATCATTTCTTCTTTGAATGATTTGTAGAAATATGTTGAGACTCCCTTACGGATTTATATAAATAATATCTAGCGTATTTGATTCTAATAAGCAATATGTGTTGAGACTCCCTTACGGATTTATATAAATAATATCACCGATTAACTCTTTTCTTAATTGACTATAGTTGAGACTCCCTTACGGATTTATATAAATAATATCTAGCGTATTTAATGTAAATAAGCAATATGTGTTGAGACTCCCTTACGGATTTATATAAATAATATCAAAAGCGAATTCAACATTGACTGACGCTCGTTGAGACTCCCTTACGGATTTATATAAATAATATCGACAAATTAAATACATATATATAACATATGTTGAGACTCCCTTACGGATTTATATAAATAATATCTGATATAATTGAAAGTCAATCATTTTATTTGTTGAGACTCCCTTACGGATTTATATAAATAATATCCTGTTATGTTAGAATAAGTAATTGCACTATGTTGAGACTCCCTTACGGATTTATATAAATAATATCAAATCTATTTAAAGAGATTGAACAGCTAGAGTTGAGACTCCCTTACGGATTTATATAAATAATATCTAGCAGAACAGGATAGACATCAATTCATTGGTTGAGACTCCCTTACGGATTTATATAAATAATATCAGGATATTTATAATTAATTGATATTGAGTTATTTATAGTATATATTAATAAATAAAAATGAGTTATTAATATACGTATATCATTATATTTATTCATTTTTATCATACTAATTTATATTTATCTTTATTTTCTGTTTTATAAATTGTACCAAATCCAGAACCAGTTGATTGTCCTATACCTAAATTATAAATTTTTTCTGCCACATCAGATGAACAAAATATACTAATGTGACATTGATTAGCTTCATTTTTGACATTTTTAACCATTATTTTCTTTACTTTATGTGAAGGATGATTTATTATTTTAACATCAAAATCTTTTAAATTAATACCGTTATAAATTTTACTCAATTTTTTTATAATATGGTTTTTTACAATATATACGAAATCAGAATCATTTAAAGTTGAATAAGTATATTTCTTTTTATTAATATGCTTTCTAATAATAAATGGAGATAATGTTGCGAAATGATTCCATCCATTTATAAATTTTTCAAAGATAAAATTAATTTTATTAAATTTCATTCCCCAATTTAAATCTTGATTAGACATCACTCCACTTATTAAATCATTCAAAAATTCTTCATTTTTTGAAGTTACTACAATAATTCCTCCATTCTTAAATGATAAATGTAACTTATCTTCAGTTAGGTTTCCACCATATAAAGATGATATAGAGTAATCATTTTTAGAATCATGATATTTATTATTAACTCCAAGACATTTGTGTATATAATAATTAATATATGATTGATTCTTAATCGGTACCAATGTTTTATTTTCTGTAAATTCAATTTTTATTCTCATATTCTTCTAATTTATTAATATTAATATAACTATCTAAATCATTTTCAATCATTTCATCTTCATTTATCAAATCTTCTATCCAAACAAATCCTCCATCTAATAACGTTGCACAACCTTTTGAATTTTTAATTTTGTCAACATATTCTGATGTTAAAGGAATTATTATAGAACCACTAATTTTTGTAATATTATCAATTCCTCTAATATTTGTTAATGTAGTTTTTGGATTTTGACCAATTGTTATTGCTGATTGATTTACAATACCAATAAGAAGATTTGCAATTGGAGTTTTATTATTTTTAACTAATTTTTTACAAAAAATTGTAAAATCAGAATTATCATTATATTGTTTAATGAAATTTGCAAATTTTATTTTGCTATTATTTTTTATTTCATTATTAATATCTATAACTAATTTAGAACTACTATAATATGTAATAATCTCTTTTATTATATACATTGCAGGTTTTGATTTAACATCATAACCTAATATATTATTAAATAAATTAATCATTTCTATAAATAGATCAGTAGTTAAATAACATTCTAGATTTTCCCAATAAATAAAACTTCTTTTTTTATCTCTATAGCTATCATAAGCAAATTTATTTGTTTGTATAAACTCATTCATATAACACATTTTACCACTAGATTTATTTAAAAATCTTGTTGTATCTATTTTTATATAAGCTAAATTAGCTATATTAAATATATCTGATATAGGTTTAATTAATGTATCTCTATATGTTGGACTTGGACGTTCACCCATTAAAACATGCAGCATGTTACTTATTTGATGAACACTTATACTAGGTTTTTGATTATTAGTTGCTTTTTCAAAAAATCCAGCATCTTTAAATGACAATTTTAAAAAATATTCCATATTATTAGAATTATTTAGCTTCTTTTTGAGATTTTAATTTAGCTTCTTTTTTTTCTTTTTTATCATCTTTAGCTTTCAATTTAGCATCTATTCTTTTTTTAATTATAATAGATCTCTTATCTGACAATTCTATATCTAAAGTTTTTGCATTTTCAAAATCATATTCAGTATAAAAATTTTCATTTTCAAAATTTAAATTATCTATAACATCTTTTGTTAATTCAATCCATCCATCAGAATTATTTTTTTTATCATTAAATACGTCATATACTAATTTAATTTTAAGTTTAGACGTAACAACACTAGATCCAGATTTATAAATATTCATTTTTAGCATTTTATATAATAGATTTTTTGTTAGTTCAACAACATCTGTATTGGATAATAAAAAACCATATTCTGGTAATTCAACAACACTATTTGTAATCCTATAATATTTTAATTCCGAATTAAATGATGGTAATCTTTTTTTCAATAATTCTGAATATAAAGGAAATAAATCTGGATTGAATGCTAATCGATCTAAATTTTTAGAACAACTAATAAATTGCATTTGCATTAAATCAATATTACCATCAGTCTCATATGTTATATCTCCTACAGTTTCTTTGTTAAATAATGAAGTATCACTTATTTTTTCACCACTAACTGTCATAAGTTCTATTTTTGATTTACAATTATTTGTTTGTTCAGCGTCAATTATACATAAAACACTTTTTCTTCTAATTGTTTTATCAATCTCATCTTCATTCAATGCAAATAAATGACCTCTATTTATAATTGCAGGAGAAGCCAACATTGACACAAGTAAATAATTATTATGCAATATATTTGGAGATTGAAATGGAATATCATCAATAAAAATATTATGTCTTAAACAATTACTAGAAATTTTTATTTTATAATCATATTCACCATTACTTTTCTGATATATATTTTTTTTTGCAAATATTAAATTATTATCAGTTTCATACTTTCCACCACTAATTTCATTCCATATCCATTTTTGTCCATTACTATCACAGTTAACAACACCATTACCTTCTAATTCCATTTTAAATAAAATGTTCTTTACTTTTTTCATATTAAATAATTTTAAATTGTTTTTATAAAGTACAAAAGTAAAGTAAATATTTGGTATAACCTAATTTAATTAAAAATATTATTCAATTTTTTCAATTTAATTTTTCTAATCTCATTTTTTCTATAAAAATAAGTATATAAATATTCTTCATCACGTTTAAAAGATGAATAAGCATTTTTATCATCAGATATCAAATACTGATAATCATCATCATAATTAATAATAAAATGAACAATATAATATCTATCTTTATGATATATTGAATATGATGTTGTTAAATCTTTTTTACATAATAACTTATCTCCTACATTAAGATTCTGATTCTTCATAAATTTTTTCTAATTTAATTTTTCTTTCTTCTTGTTTAGTATAAAAATGTTCAGACATCTCTTTTATGCTAAATGAAAATGGTAATATTCTATCATTTTCATCATTAAAATAATAACAATATTCATAAGGACCGTATACTACCATAACAATATAATAATTATCAACATATAAATATTTATTTGCTCCAACTAGAAGATTTTTTTTACATAATAATTTATCTTCATCATTAATATCCTGTTTCTTCATAAAGTTTTTCTAATTTTATTTTTCTCTCCTCTTGTTTAGTATAAAAATGTTCATAAAAAAATCTAACGCTATATCTAAAAGAATAATATTTTTTTTTATCAAATTCTATATAATAACAATAATCAGTATTATTGTCAAATAATTTAATATCATAAACAATATAATATTTATTTTTATTAAAACTTGCATATAATTCATTTAAATTTTTTTTACACAATAACTTATCACCTACATTAAGATTCTGATTCTTCATAAAGTTTTTCTAATTTAATTTTTCTCTCTTCTTGTTTAGTATAAAAATGATTTAGTAATTCATTTTTATTTAAAAAATATGGATATATTCCATTAGATTCATTAAATATACAGCAGGCAAAACCTTTAAATGAATCATTCAGAATTTTATGATAAATATAATATTTACATTCTATAAAATGTGTACTATAATTAGCTATTAAATCTTTTTTACATAATATTTTATCACCTTCATTAAAATTATTCATAAAGTTTTTCTAATTTGATTTTTCTTTCTTCTTGTTTAGTATAAAAATACTGATGTAAATATGATTCACTAAAAAATGGTAATATTGTATTGAATTCTGATCTTAAATCATAAAAATATTCACTATAATCAGTTGAAAAATTTTTAATATCATCTACATAATAATATTTATCTTTAATAAATATTTTATCAATCTCCTCTTTACATAATAATCTATCTCCTACATTAATATTCTGTTTCTTCATAAAGTTTTTCTAATTTTAATTTTCTAATCTCATTTTTCATAAAAAAATGACCAACTAAATCATGTTCAGTTAAATAATATGAAAATATATTATTAGATTCACTTATATAACAGCAGTAAAAATCATTAAAAATACCACTAAACATATTATCATGAAAAATATAATAATCACCTTCTATAATATGGTTACCATAATAAGTTAAATCCTTTTTACATAATATTTTATCACCATCATTAAAATTATTCATAATTTTCTATTTTATCTAATTTTCTTTTTCTTTCTTCTTGTTTAGTATAAAAATATTCATATAAATCTTCTTCACCACAAAATAATATTAAATTATCATCATCATCAAATAAATAATAATAATAAAAATCCACACCGCTTATAGTATTAGAAATAATATAAATTGATATCATAGCATAATATTTGTCTATTTTGAAATTTTTATTTATATTAATTATATTATATTTACATAATAAATTATCTCCTACTTTAAGATTTTGATTCTTCATAAAGTTTTTCTAATTTGATTTTTCTTTCTTCTTGTTTAGTATAAAAATATTCACAAAATTCTCCGTAATATCTAAAATTAACAGGTTGATATTGTTCACATATAAGCATATAAATATAATCAGTATAATTATTATTAGTTGGAGTAATTTCACAAACATAATAATATTCAAATTCAATAAGATATGTACTTTCTGAATTAAAAAGATTTTTTTTGCATAATAATTTATCTCCTACATTAATATTCTGCTTCTTCATAAAGTTTTTCTAATTTAATTTTTCTTTCTTCTTGTTTAGTATAAAAATATTTACAAAATTCTTTTTCATCACAACATACCAATGATTCGAAATCGTCTAAATAATAGAAATAATAATCTTTACGAGCTACATTAATAATATCAATATATTTAATATAATAATATTTACCTTTTATAATATATGTAGAATTTGATAAAAAACTAATCTTACATAATAACTTATCTCCAATATTAATATTCTGCTTCTTCATTTTTTAATTTTTCTAATTTAATTTTTCGTACTTCATTTTTAGTATAAAAATAATCATCAAATTCTTCTATATAATAGAAATCTTTATTGGTATCATCTATTATATTATATTTATAATAAAGTACATCAATGTCAGCACTCAAAAGTACATCAAAGTCAGCACTCAAAATTATATATTCTACACCTTTCGTTAATGTCAGATATGATTTATTAACATCAATTTTACACAATAATTTATCTCCTATATTAAAATTTTGATTCTTCATGAAGTTTTTGTAATTTAATTTTTCTAGTTTCGTTTTTTGTGTAAAAATAAGTATAAATATCTTCATATGAACAAACAATATTCATTTTTTCATTTCCTATGGTCATATAATAATATGCATTATCAATATTAAAAAATTTATTATCAATATTAAAAAATTTAATATCATAAACAGTATAACATGAATTTAGTATATAATATTCAAAATTTGGATGAAATATACGTTTACATATTAATTCATCTCCTATATTAAGATTCTGTTCCTTCATTACCCAACTTTTTTAATTTAATATTCCTAACTTCCTTCTCAGTGTAAAAAAATTCATAAATATCTTTTTCATACTGAACTTCTACCTTTACATTATTATCATCAATTATATAAATAAAAGTATAATATTCAGTCTCAAATAAACTATCACTTATAATATATTCGTTCCCTTTATGAATAGATATCTTATGATGAATATAATCTTTTTTGCATAATAATTTATCTCCTACTTTAAAATTATGATCCTTCATTTATTTCATTTAATTTCATGCTTCTAATTTCATTTTTAGTATAAAAATAAGTATATAAATATCTTTCCATCCAAAATGAATATCGTTCATTATTATCATCAATTATATAATAAAAATATTCATTATAATCCACAAAAATATCATTAATTAATCTAATTTCATCAACAACATAATATTTACCTTTTTTAAAAAATAATAATGAAGTATTATTAGATACCAATGATTTTAAATCATTTTTGCATAATAATTTATCTCCAATATTAAGATTCTGTTTATCCATTTATTTTCTGCAATTTCTTATTTCTTAATTCTTTTTTTTCATAAAAATAATCATGAAAAAAACTTTCAGACCAAAATGAACATGATTTATTCATTTCTCCATTTATATAATAAATATAATCATCTTGTCCAAATATATGATCACATGTATTCTTATAAGCATATTTATCATCTATTATTTTTATATCAACAATAGAATAATATTTATCTTTTATAAAATGAGAAAATATTATTAATTTATCATCACTAATTAAATTTTGAAATAAATCTTTTTTACATAATAACTTATCTCCTAAATTAATATTCTTTTTCGTCATTTTTTAATTTGTTTAATTTTATTTTTCTTTCTTCTTGTTTAGTATAAAAAACATCATAAAAATCAACTTTACGTAGATATAATAAATTTTTGCTATTTTTTTCTTTTAATGAATAAAAATTACTACTATAAAATATGTTAGTATTAACTATTTCATATTCTCTATCTTTATAAAAAACTTCAGTATAATTATAATAACTATTTTTGCATAATAATTTATCTCCAATATTAATATTCTGTTTATCCATAAAGTGGTTCTAATTTTATTTTTCTATCATGAACTGTTGCTAATGTAAAGTAATTCTAAACTAATTTCATTGTTTTTCACCGAAATTAGAAACTCTGACTCCAACTGTATTCAATTTTCCATTCAATATCAAATATAATCATTTTATTCCGTATTATATGTATTTTTTAAATTTTTCTTTCATCTATTCATATTTTAATCTGTAACATTTACCACCACTCTTAAATTCTATAACATCAAATCCAATATAAGTCCTTTCATTCACTGGAATAACCTTCTTTTTAGATCTTTTAATAGTCTTAATATCCTTCATTAAATTTTTAATTTTTCAATTATTATCTTCTCAATATATCCAGAATAATTCTCAATCTCATTCTGCTCACAATATCTAACAAACATATCATAAACCCTTGGATCTATCGAAAATGAAATCTTCTTCCTTTTTTGATCATCAGGTATCTTTTTCCGCATAATATAATTTTTATCTATTATATGAAAAATAATTTAAAAAGTTATTTTAAATTTTATATAGTAAGATTTTAGTAAAAATATAGCAATTTACGACCTTAAGTTATTTATATATAGAAGAAAAATAACTAAAATATATGAAATCACCAAAGAAAAATAGAAAATTGTCGATATCTATATCACTAGACGTTAATATTATTAAACAAATAGATGATAATTTTACAAATAAATCAAAATTTTTAGAATATAGCATAATAGAAGAACTCTGTAAAGATCTAAAATTTAAAGATGAACTAAAAAATAAACATATTATACTATGAAATTAAAATGGACTTATGAAAAATGTAAAGAAGAAGCTTTGAAATATAATACAAGAGGTAGCTTTAGTTTAAATTCTGGCTCTGCGTATTTCGCATCTGCAAAAAATAAATGGTTAGACGATATTTGTTCACATATGATTAAATTAAAACATCATGAAGATTATTGGACAAAAGAAATATGTTTAGAACTAGCATTAAAATGTAAAAATAGAAAAGAATTTGGTGAAAAATATTATGCTGCTCATAACGTTTCTATAAAAAATAACTGGATAGATGAAATTTGTTCTCATATGATACAACCTAACGATTTTTTAAGATGTATATATTCTTATGAATTTAGTGATAAGAATGTATATGTTGGCTTGACATATAATTTAAAAAATAGAAATAGTAGACATTTCAATGAATATAATAATAGTATTGTATATAAATATTTTAAAGAATTTAAATTAAATCCAACACTTATTCAATTAACAGATTATTTAAATATTAGTGATGCAAAAATTATGGAAGAAACACATTTAGAAATATATAAAAAAAAATGGTTGGATTATTTTAAATACAGCGAAAACAGGAAGTTTAGGAGGAATTACTTTAATATGGACAAAAGAAAAATGTCAAGAAGTTGCATTACAATGCAAAACTAAAAGTGAATTTTACTTAAAATATGCAAGTGCTGCTGGATCAGCATTAAAAAATGGTTGGATTGATGATATATGTTCACACATGGAAAATAAAACAAAACCTAAAGGTTATTGGAATTATGAAAATTGTTTGAATGAAACAATAAAAATAAATAATAAAAAATTATTAAATAGTTCTGGCGCTTATAAATCAATGATTAGAAATAATTGGAAAGATAAGATTTATGATTATATGAATTGGAATAAACAATAATAATATTTTTATATACAATAAATAAAATTACAATTAAATGATTCAAATAGACGACAAAAAAATATTTTTTCCTCTCAAATACGAACCAAAATCTTACCAAATTGATGGACTAAATTTTATTAAAAATAGTATATTGACAGGTAAACGTTTTATTTTAGAAAATTTGCCGACTGGGGTTGGTAAGTCATTCATGGTCATAATGCTAGCCAATTGGTATAAAGGATTCGTGAATCCAGATGCCAAATTTGATATTCTTACAGCATCGAAGGTACTTCAAGGCCAGTATATCAGAGATTTTCCGTTCATAAATGATTATAGAGGCAAATCTAACTATTATTGTAAAGATTTTGATTGTGATTGCGGTACAGCTAAAGAACTCTGTGCTATAATGAAAAAACATTGTGATCAATGTCCATATGACATTGCTAAAAATTCCTGGATATCTGGAGATATAGGTTTGAGTAATTTTCATCTATTTGATACATTATCATTATTTCAACCTGATATTTTAAAAAGAAGAGATGGTAATGTACTTATAATTGATGAGTGTCAATCATTCGAAGAAACCTTCTCATCCTATCTTTCCTCAAAATTAAGTTCAAAAACTTTAAAAAGATGTGGATTTGGATTAAAAGAAATTGAAGAGATTGATAGCAAATATATTTCAAAAATTAAATTTTTAGATAAATATTTAGAATTTTTAGAAAGAAAGTTAATACCAATGTTAGAGAAAAAAAGAACTCAATTTGAATCTGATATTGCTGGATCATCAAAATCAAAACAAAAAGTAGAGTTATCTAAATATTTACAAAATATTGATAGTAAACTATTATCGTTTAAACATTTATTTGATTCACATAAAAATGATCCAGATAATGTAGTTCTTGATATCAATAAAAATAAGAGTGAAAAAAATTATAGTGGGATAGAGTTGGTAACTGAACATATTTTCGTTTATGAGTACCTAAATCAATATGTATGGTCTAAATACGATCATATAATTTTTATGTCTGCTTCTGTACTCGATTCTAAAATGTTTAGTTTCATTAATGGATTAGATGAAGAATTAACAAGTTATCATGAAATGGATTCTCCTTTTGAATTAAAAAATCATCCTATATTTTATATGAAACTTGGTAAAATGTCTTTTTATAGTAAAGAAGAGACTTTTAAGAATCAGATACCTTGGATAAAAAAAATATTAGCTAAATATAAAAACAAAAAAGGAATAATTCACACATCAAATTATGAAATAACAGAATGGTTAAAAGAAAATATTATGGATGAAAGGTTATTATTTCACACTACTGAAGATAGAAATGAAATTCTTGAAAAACATTTAACAAGTACAGCTCCAACAGTTTTAGTAAGTCCATCTATGATGGAAGGAATTTCTTTAGATGATGAATTAGCTCGTTTTCAAATAGTGTTAAAAATATCATTCGCAAATTTGGGTAGTAAAAAAATTAAAGCAAGACAAAAAATGATGCCTGAATGGTATAGCTGGAATGCATGTGTTCAAACAATACAAGAAGTAGGTAGAGGAATTCGTAGTGAAACAGATTACTGCGATACGTTTATATTAGACTCAAACTTTTCAGATTTATTAAAATATAATTCTAATATATTACCTAAGCACTTTACAGATTCTATAAAAGTTTTAAAAACATAATTAATAATAATGAATAATAGTTCATTATTTTTCATTATCTTTATATAATATGAAAGAGATAGAAGAATGGTTTTATGATTGTAAATTTATTTATTTTAGTTTCAATTTAGATATTGAGCCTACAAATAAAATAAATGAATTTAGAATAATAGCAGAATCTGAAATACCTAAGATACCAAATAAATATATATCTGGATTTTATGGATATGTAGAAAAAGGAATATCATATTGTTGGTTAGATTTAATAAATTGTAACATTATCATGACTGATTATGATCATAGTATTATACCATCTGTATTTGAGTTTAATAGAACTGATTGGATTAAGAATAAAAGAAAGAAAAAATTAGAAAATATAATTAATAATGTATAAAGTTGGCGATAAAGTTTTTTGCATAAAGGACTGTTACAGAGAGTTTGATAAACTATTGATTTTTAAAAAAAATTATTCATATTTTATTTACGAGAAAAAAGATTATAATAATATTATTGTAATAAAATACACTAATGATGGTTATGGTTGTGATGGTGATGGTTGGTATTCATTTTGGTTCACCCCAAGAATGGAAGATTATGATTTTGATACATATTTTTGTGATTTAAAAGAATTTAGAAAAAATAAATTAGAAAAAATAATTAAAGAATGTTAGTAATTACAAAAGAAGAGATAAAGTTTACTGTAAGAAAAATACAGAAAAAAAAAAATAAAAAAAAATATTAGAACATGAAAAATAAAGAAGAAATATTAATTTGTAGTTGTCATTCAACTGATCATCAACTTATATTTTTATATGAAGAAGATATAACAGAATCAGGTAAAATTGATCCTATATGTTATGCTCATGTATTATTAAATAGAAGATCATTTTGGAATAGATTAAAATATGGTATTAAATATATTTTTGGTTATAGATGTAGGTATGGCGCATTTGATGAATTTATTTTTAAACCTGAAGATGCTTATAAAATTCAAAGATTAGCTAATTATTTAAAAAGTGAGTTAGAAAATGCGTCCAAAGATTAATGAATATTATTATTGCAAGAAAGCAATGAAATTTTTATTTAATAATGACTATTTTGAAAAAGGAAAACATTATAAAGTTTCAGATCGTCATCATGGTGACGTAGTTATAATTTCTAATATTGGTGAAATGGTGTTCTCATTAGAGAATCATATGAGTTATTTGTATTTTTATGAATATTTTGGAACTATTAAAGAAGAAAGAAAAGAAAAATTAAATAAGTTATTAAATGCATCCTAAGATTAATGAATTATATTTTTGTAAAAAGACATTAAATACAACTCTTAATAATTTTCCTGAATTAGAAAAAGGAAAATATTATAAATTAACTCATATATATGATAGTGTTATTACAATTATACTTAATGATAAAATTAGTGAAATATCATTTTCATTAGATGATGAATATGATGAATATAGTGTTTATTTTTATTTTTATGAATATTTTGGAGATAATCAAGATGCAAGAAAATATAAATTAAATAAGTTATTAAATGATAATGTATAAATTTTTAGATGTTGAATGTAAGATTGATTTTGATTCTTTTTTATCTATAGATTCCGTAACAGGTAGATTATATAAAAAAGATTTTGAGTCATTTTATTCTTTATATGAGTACATTGAATTCAATTTGAAGGATATTACTCATATATTATTTGATGACTATGAGTACTACTTAAATCATGGTAAACTTCATAATTTGTATGGTCCTGCTATGATAAAATATAATGTTACTAGTGAATTTAGTCCAACTCAATTTAATATTAATAAATTTTATATTGATGGTAAATTAGTAGTTGATGATATAATGAGTACAAAAGGTTGTCGTAAATTAGAATTCTTTAAGTCAAGAGAAATTTTTTTCTATAAAGAGTTAACAAATAAAAAATCAGGACGAGATGAACTAACTGGAATTTTTTACAGAAGAAAAGAAGGAATTGATTATGAAAAAACTATCATAAATCTTAATGATAGAATTAGAATTGATCAAAGAAAATTAAAATTAATATCATTAAAAAATGTCAATATTTAATTTAAATAAATTATTAGACTTTCCAGATAATCCTATTGAAGTGTATTTATGATATAAACAAAAAAGTCAGTTTAAAAACTGACTTTTTTAATATTTTGTCAGTTTGTAAACTGACTTTTTATATTATAAACTATCTTTTTTATTTTTAACAATAGGTACAAAAAACTTATGATGCTTTACAGGTCTTATAGTATCATATACAGGAATTGTATCATAAATTATCTGTTTAACAATTGGAATTACAGGTTTTTCTGCTGCTTCTTTTGCTTCAACTTCTGCTTTATGTTTATCTTCAATTTTATTATAAGAAAATATAACAAAAGATATAATAATAACAGCAGCAAAAAATACAACTGCAGAATAAAAAATTAATCCTATATAATATAAAGATTTGAATTTATTTTTATTAATTTTTTTCATTTTTTAGTTATTTTTGATGTTATTAATTTCATTATTTTTTCTTTCTTGTTCGATTAAATCAGTTTGAACGATATTAGCATAAATCATTTTGAATGAATTTTTAACTTTATTATCAATTTCTTTTTCTTTTTCATTTTCAATTTCTTCTTTTTTAATATCAAATATTTCAAGAAGATATAAATATTTTTTATCTGAAATAATAATTGGTGGATATGCAGTTTCTTTATGGTAAACAAGAACTTGCATATTTCTAATAATAATATATGTTCCAGTTATTTTATTGTCTATAATTCTTTTAAGTGTTTTTGAAGTCATTGATAATACTGAATCATTATCTCTAATAAGTCGTCTACATAGACTTACTACTTCATTTTCACTATTATTTACTTTATTAATCTTATTATCACTAATTGTAAAAAACCTAATAAGTTTAATTGCAAATTTTTGTGTGTCACGACGAAATTTTTGTTTCTTGACTTTAAAATAAGATTTCTTAATTTCAATTCTTTCTGTTAATTTCATATTAATGTTTTTTTAATGAATAATTTTTACACTACAAAGATATATATAATAACTGATATAAAAAAGTTAATAATAATTAATCAACTATATTTAGTTTTTTATGATTACAAAAGTAGATATTTTTATTTTAATAAAAAAATTATTTAATATTTTTTATAAATTATAAACAGTTATAGCATAATATATCAAAACAAATCATAACAATAATAATATATAATTACAAATATAATGATTGAATATGATTGATTTTAAATATAGAGAATATTATGATGAAAAATGCATAAAATTAATTGAATCTATAGGCTATAAAAATAAAACAAATAATTTCATGCTATTTGAACAAGATGGCTATATTAATATAAATTTTTATATAATAAATGATTGGGATAAAATAATTTCATTTAATAGGTACTACCAAATAACAAATGAAATTAAAGTCTATACAAAAGAATTTTTTAATTTTGAAGATTTTAAAAAATTTATAATTGAATATCATATAAAAATATTTAGAAAATTAAAATTAAAAAATTTGATATGAATGATCATTTAGAAAAAGATTATATAGATGATGATTTTAAAAATAAATATAATAGAGAAATAATAAAATCAAAAATATTAAATAATATATTTAAACAAGAAATTAATCAAGATATAATTTAAAAAATATTTAATATATACAGATATGAAGCACTTAAAATTTTTTGAATTAGATCAATACACAGAGAAAGAAATTAAGCAGTATAAAATGTCATATTCTCAAGCAGGTAAAGCTTGGAAATCTTTATGGTATGATTGTTATTCTTGGAAATCTTTATGGTATGAACATAATTTTTTTCATCCAGCTCAAAAATTTTTTAAAATAAAAATATCATTGAATTATGATAAAGATGAAGATCTTGGATATTTTGAAATTTTAAAATATAGTAAAGAAAATAAATCATATACTAATCTTGGAGGTAAATTTTTTAGAGGTACACCTGAAGATAGAATGAATTTTATAAAATGGTTAGATGAACTTAATTTAATAAATAAAAATAGAGATATTTAAATCTCTCTATTTTTAATATTCTTAACTAAAACAAACAAGTCCATTATCTGATGCTACTCTAAATGCTTCTTTAAATTTAGAATAAATATCATAAAAATAATCTCCTTGACTAATTGCTACTTTATCAAATTCAACAAAATCTTCATATAGTTTTTTTGATATTTCAGGTCCTATAACGCCTTCACAATCACTGAATATTATAATTTCATAAAAAGATTTAGCTACATATTTTTCTCCTGAATTAATTTCATCTAATTTAATTTTTCTAATATTTGTATCAAAATCATTAAATACATCTTGCATACTAATATATCCTAGCATTTCTAATAAATTCTTTCTCCAAACACCATAACCTGAACATGATCCAACATGAAAAGAGTCACTTTCAGATTCATCTGTTTCATGATAACATTGACCATTTTTTAATGAACCTAATTGATATATGAAATATTTATGATTTTCAATATAATTATCGTCATCATCGTCATTACTTTCTGATATTTTAATTTTACTATAATATGATATATCTAAACCCATTTTTATTATTTTTTAATATTTTTTAATTTTTCTTTTCTAACTAATTTAATTGGTAAACAATTATTATATTTCAACATATCAGCTTCTTTTTTTCTTATTATTTCATCTTTTTCATACTTCAAAATAAGTTTTTTGTATTTATATAATACTTCACGTGATGGAGAATCGTTTCTCCAATCAATTGTATTACCATTATGAAATGAGGTAACTAAAATATAGTAATTTGTAGTATTTTATTAGATTTGTTGGGTAACAATTCTAACTTTACTTTTACAATTTCCTAAGTGATAGTCTATTAACACATCATCTTTTAATAACATGTTCCGATACTTCAGTTGGTTGGTCTTTCTATATAATTGAATCCAATTATCCTGTGTTGTGTTGATATTCTCACCAAGTAGATAAAACAATTTCTCTTGATTTATTAAATTCATACACGGGTATATAGAACTACCTTTTTTAAATTTATTCATCCCTCTACTGCCAATTTCAATGCTAGATGAAATTGGGTCAAAGAAGGTATGTATCATATTTCCGATAAAACTACTATAAGCAGCGTTTACCTCTATTTTATTTAAGCCATTTTCATTACAATATTTAGTAATCAAGTTGGTCGTTAAAGTTCGATGCCATAGATTTTTAGTTTGTTTATTTAACTCTTTACCTACTGTATCTTTTGATTGTTTATCTTTAAAATCAAGATCTTCCATCACAAAATTATACACTCTGAAGTGCTTACACATCATGAATATTTGTTTCCAGACTTCTTTTATTTCATGTTTTCTTTTATCATTTTGTTTAACTTGTTTCTTGTCTGAAGAGCTTAAACTTAATTTCGTACTTAACTCAGATAAAATAAAGCACTGAACATGAATTAATTTCTGCTCATCATTAATGTCATCAAATATACTTAAACCGATAAACTTTGGATTTAAATCAACCGCCATGTAACGATTTGATAGCTTACCTACTTTTTTTCTATCATTTTGTTCATTCTTATGCTTTATATAAATTTCCTTTTTACTTTCTTTGCTTAACGCAAGTAACTGTTCTTTCTTGCAGTCCAATTGATTGAATTCATAACCATTTAATAACTCTTCGTCATAAGATAAATGAATATATTCGTTTGATAATCTTATGGTCACTGGCATTAAATTCAGGTTAGACATTTCTTGAATTTTAATTAATTTATTTTTTTGTTTTTTGCCGTTAGTTTTAAAAGTGATATCAATTTTAAAATCTCTTGATGGTTTGAAAGTGATTTTATTATTAATTAGATCGAAATCAATTTTTCTGTTACCTTTTTCACAGGCACGTCCGATTAAATAAATTCCTAATTTACGTTTTGATGTGAACTCTAATTTCTTGAGCCCTAACCTTTCTATTAATTCTTTCTTATATTCAAGAAATTTCTTGTAATCTGTTGATTTAATATCAATCTTTGTTAGCTGTAGCTCAGTTTTATAAATATTTAAATGTAATTTCGTGATTTCACGTTGTAGTGCTTTACCACCAAATGTAATATTATTGTTTATATTTCGTTTAATTCTTGCTAGATTATTTATTAAATTATATTTTTTACGTTTTTCCTTTTTTGTTTTGAATTCGTTATTATCAAGACATTTCTGAATATCAATTATCTTTTTTGATTTCTTTTCTTTGGTTGCTTCGTGCTGTTTAAGTTTTGTTTTCACATCAGAAATACAACAATCAAACATGGATTTGTCTAACACAGAATTATTTAATAGTGATTTTATATAATCATCATCAATTAAATCAAAATGATTATAAAGAGTATAAAACAAACCAGTGTAGTCAGAACAATATTGATCTATTATCTCTGCTTGTAAGCACTCTTTTATTTTTAATTTAATAGTTAACATTTATTTAAATCGTTTATTTGGTAGAATCAAAATTTAATAGTATATTTGTACTATATAATAAAATTATTATATCAGTTTTTATCATAAAAGTTTATATATTATATTAAAACTGATAGCTATTAACTATGACATTTCACCTTTGCTCATCCATATATACCATCTATTATAATCTTTAACAGTAAAATGAATATTATCATCACAAATCAAAAATTTTAATATTGAATTATCATAAAATAATATTGTAGCATAATAATTATCTACATTAATAGATGAAATTTTAACATTTTCTAAATATACAAGTAAAATATCTAACAAAGGATAATAATCATATTTTATATGATTATGCCATAAAAACCCGTAATATATTTTTTTTAATAACTTATTCATTATTTTTTAATATTTTTTAATTTTTGTTTTCTAAGTAATTTAATAGGTAAGCAATCAGAAAAATCTTCAATTTCTACATTATCTATTTTATGATTTTTAGATTTTTCATGATTTAGAATTAATTTTTTATATTTATAATAAACTTCACAAGATGGTTGTTTTTTATTCCATTTCATTATTCTTCCATTACTAAATTTCATTGTTCCATAAGCCATCCAAGCATTCCATCTAGAATTCCAAAAAGTTAATACTGAATTATCAGAGAAAGTTATTACACAATTACCTATTATAATTTCAATATTAATAATTTTAACATTTTCTAAATATACAACTAAAATATCTAATGCATGATAGGTATCATACAATTTCATAGGAGTATATAAAAAGTAATAAAAATTCTTAAATATTTTTAAAATATTTTTTATTATTTTATTTAACATATTCATATATAATTATTTAAGAAATAACCAGACAAACAGATAAAAAACTCCAATAATAACAACCCACCTAAGAATAATTGAAAATAATGCTGAAAGAGGATCAGCAAACCAATAAAGTATTTTAATTACGCCATAAACAATCAATGGTAGAAATAACTTTAAAGGATTATAATCACTACCTTTTCCTATCCAAGATAGAATACCAATAGCATTAATATTAAAATACCATAAAAACACAAACAAAATTTGAACGACAATTAATGTCATGTAAAAATACCTAGTTATCTCTTTCATGATTTTATAATTTTAAATTGTATCACAACATATTAAATTTTCAAATAGTACATCATCAAAAAAAGAATCATCAGTTTTTATATGACAAATACCAGAATTATTAATCAATTCTCTTGTATTATTTATTTGTTTTTCTACTTTTTCTTTTAAATTACATATTTTATTAGCATCTTCAATAATTTCATTTAATTGCATAATAAATTCTTCAATAACCAAATTAAATTGACACAAATCAAAACATTTATCTATAGATAAATTAATCCAACAGTTTGAAATTGAAACACCATCTTCTATTTGAATATAAAGAGTAGTCTTTCTTAATGCTATTTCAAATAATCCGCATTCATAACTAAATTTAAGTTTTCTTAAAGTTAACTCATGACTAATTAAATTAATTTCAGTTATCATTTTTAATTTTAATGCTCTTTCTTCTTTATTTTTCATAAGTTATTGAATATTCAAGTTTTTAATTAATACAAAGATAATAATAATTTTTGTATAACAAAAATTCATCACTAAATAATGATGAATTTTATGCTTTTTTATTTAAAGAAGAAGAAATCACAACGTCTATTAATTCTATACATCATTTTTGGAGTATCAATTTTACCTAATCCATTTATGATAATATGATCCTCTGAAATTTTATATGTATTTACTAATTCATTTTTAACCATATTAACTCTATTCATGCTTAATTTATCATTATAAGGTACATTACCAATATAATCACAATATCCTCTTATTTCAACATTATAATCTGGATATTTTCTCATTATAAACGCAACATGTTTAATAATATTTAATGCAGTATTATCTAAATTATATTTATCGAAATCAAAATAAATACTTGGAATTTTATTAACAAATTCATCATTTATACCATTATTATTTGCATATGTAGTACTATCATTACAAGTTTTACACCCATTATAAATAGTATTTGTATTTGTATTATAATTATTAGTTATATTAACTGTTGTACCACAACAAGGTTTATCATAATCTGAATACTTTTCTAATTTTTTATTAATTTCTATAGATTTAGATTCTTTTGATTTAAATTTATAACGAGCATAGAGTGTAAATACATCAATATTATCATTAGAATTGCTATCATATCCACCACTACTATAATGTTTTACTCCTTCAGGTGTACTAAAAGCTAAAACTATACCTTCTAAATTATCTTTATTATTAGTTCTATAATGTATTTTTCCTCCTATACTTATATTATTATATAAACTATATTCAGCATAAAATGTAATAGGAATAGTGAATGCATTACCATAATCAGGAATTGCTTTAGATGTAACATCAGGCTTTATGATATTTTGATTAAATGTATAATTTGCATAACCAATTCCAATTGATCCATTAAAAGAAAATTTAGAATTTGACATTGGAAAAATCATTTTTGTAAAATTAATAGTGGCATTAAAATCACCTGTATTATAATTAGTTTCAAATGATGCATAATGATTTTCACCTTTTAACGGTAAATGATAATAATTAACTGATAATCCCCAAATTGGAGTGAGAGTATACTCAATAAGACCTCCAACTGTTATTTGTCTTACTGATCCAGGAAAAATACTTGTGATATCTTGAGTTACATCACCATCGAAATAATTTACTCCAATTTCACCTACAATTGAAAATTTATGATTATCATTTTCTGAAAATATAGAAAAAGAAATCATCAAAAAAATAAATAATAATAGTTTTTTCATAATAATTCTTTTAAATGTTTTAGTTTTTTATGTTTAAGATATAATACATATATAAATATAAGAGAAAATAACTCTAATATAGGTATATCACCAACTGGAACAGAAGATGGAGGACATGGTTCAGATACCCATTCATCATAAGGAGGAATCCATACTTCATGCCAACCACATTTATCATATTCCCATTCGTAATATCCATCATGATGTACCCAATGTCCACAACCAGTTGGCGGAGTAGTACATTTTTGTGATGAACTACCACTATTTGATAAACTACTATTTGATGAACTACTATTTGACAAATCAGTAGTAGTAGCTATTGCTGTTAAATTATTATCTAATTTAGAACTTGATGCTTTTTTAGAATTATATAAATCAAATGATGGAATTAATATATCTGAATGATCATTCATATTATTATGAGAATATAATACATCATTATAATCAGAAGAACTCAATGATGACGGATTATCATTATTTACTGATATAACCTTATATGATTCATCAGATGGTATACTGATGTTAGGTTCATCACTTTCATCAGAAATATTATTATCTGTACTACTTGATAAAATATTAAGTTTTTTATCACTATACGAAGATGATTTATCAATTTCACTAAAATTGTAATCTGATGTAGAAATGTTAGAATATAATTTAGTATATGGTTTAACATTTATATAGATTAAAAATATAATAACTGAAATCGAAATTACTAAAAATAATATTTCTTTATTTTTCATACTTATACAATTTTAATATTTATGTGCAAAGATAATATATTTATTGTTATTTACCAAATTTATTTTAAAATTTTAATAATTTATCAAATTCAGCATATTTTTTATTCATTATCATAATATAATTATGTTCCTTTTTAGAATATTCTTCCTTTGCTTTGCATTGTTCTAAATGCACATTATACCAATATGACGATTTTATTTCAATTATTAAATCATAATCAGGTAAATAAAAATCAGAATGATATATTCTTGTTTGACCTAAATAATTATATTTTAAAGATAATCCATTCTCTATTTTAATTATATCTTTGTATTTTAATACAAAATCATTTTCATAAGAACCTTGACAAAATAAATCATCAAAATAAGTTAACTTAAATCCATTATTTTTATGTTTATTAAAATAATCTTGATTTTGAGAAGGATAATCAAAACCATAATTTTTAAAATTTGTTTTTCTTATTTTATCTTTAACTGATTCACATTGAGTAGGATATTCTACTCCTAAATTTTTTAAATTCGTTTCTCTTATTTTATCTTTAATTTCTTCATTTTGAAAAACATTTTTACATCCATATCTTATTAAATTAGTATTATCTACTTTGATTTTAATTTCTTCATTTTGATGTGGATTTTCAACTCCATATCTTTCTAAATTTGTATTTTTCATTTTTTCTTTTATATCTTCTAATTGAAATACATTATCTACTCCATATTTTTCTTGTGTAGCCAACAATCTTTTTTGTTTCATGCACTTAACATCATTACAACATGTTGTCGATTTTCCATTTTTTGTTTTATTATTATAATTATTATAATTATTATAGTTAATTTTAAATATTTTACCACAATAATCACATTTAACATCTATAATAGCATGACTGCCTAATGTTAAGTTTTTTACTGGATAATTTATTATATCACCTATTTTGCATTTAGTATCACTATAAATTCTTAAATTATTTTTTGTTATTTTAATTTCAACATATTTTGATATTATCATTCATTTTAATTATTTTTAGTCGGACTTTATTTTATTTATATATAAAAATAAAAAGGTCATAAATGGAAAAAAAAGTAAAAATATTAACAGTTAAACATTATTTTAATTTAAGCACAGAAATTAGTTATAAATTTGAAAAATATATTAAAGATAATGTTATAAGTAAACCTAAATTACTAGAAAAATTAGTAATTAATTATCTTAAAGAGAATAATATTATAGAATAATTTAAATAAACTATTACTCAATTAAATTATATAAAAACATAAAAACAATCAATTAAATGAACAAATTTAAAGTTTTAGTTCTTGACTCAGACTGTGATGGTGTTGGATACGCAAGATTGCTTTCACCATATTCATGTTTTAATGATCCTGATATTCAAGTAGATATAAGATTATTTATGGATAGTACATTACCATTATTTAATGAAAATTTTCTAAGTCAATATAAAATAATAGTATTTAATAAACCAATTCCTTTTCCTGAACCAAAAGCTAAAGAAGTTTTTGATGCAATTATAAAAAAGCATAATATAAAAAAAGTTTTTGATCTAGATGATTATTGGATTTTATCCAATGATCATCCGAATTACAGAATGTGGAAACAAAATAATTCTCAATCAATAATTGAGAATCAAATTCGTGAAGCAGATGCAATAACTACAACAACAGAATTATTAGCAGATAAAATTATAGAATTTAACACTAATATATTAATTGCTCCAAATTCAGTAAATTTAAAAGAACACCAATGGTGTTCAAATAAAAAACCTTCAGATAAAATTAGATTTTTATGGGGTGGTGGAATAACTCACTTGGTAGATTTAAGATTATTAAAAACATCATTTGAAAAATTAGATAAATATTTTTTACAAAAAGCTCAAATGGTAATGTGCGGATTCGATTTACGAATGGCTACTCCGAATGGTATAATTAAAGATAATATAAATAGAAGTCCTTGGACATTTTTTGAATCAATTTTTACAAATAATTTCAGATATATTTTAAACGGTAAATATAATGCTTGGCTTAGACAAGGTGATGATAAAGGTCGAGATAATTACGGAGTAAATGAAGAATTTAAAGATGAATTTTATCAGAGAAGGTGGACAAAACCAATATTGCTTTTTGGTACTATGTATAATGAAGCAGATGTAGTATTAGCACCTTTAAAGTCTCACAATTCTTTTAATATGGTAAAGAGTCAATTAAAAGTAATTGAGGCTGGAGCGCATCATTGCCCGATTATATGTAGTAATTATGGACCTTATACTATAGATGATATTGAAGGTAAGATTGATGGTAAACAAAAAGGTTTTTTAGTTGATGAAGATACTGATAGTTCATTACGTTGGAAAGAAATTATGCAATATTATGTTGAAAATCCTGATAAAGTTAAAGAGCATGGTGAAAATTTATTTGAATATGTAAGAGATAATTATGAAATTGGTATTACAAATCAAAAAAGATCTGAATTATTTAAAAAATTAATAGAATAATTATGATAAAAGCAATATTTGTAAGAGGAGATTATGGAAAACAAAGTGATCTGGAAGAATTAAATAGAGAGTTAAAAGAATGCAAATCTATAATTAAAGAAATGTCAACTGGATATGGAACAGTTTTAATAGTTGATATTTTTTCAAGAAAAGAAAAATTAGAAAAATTAAATGAAATATCAAATAAAAAATAATTAAAAAATATGTTAAAAGCAATTTATATAGGATATGATGCTAAGCAAAAAATTAATGATATAAATAGAGAATTAAAAGATTGTAAATCTATAATAGAAAAGATTTCGACTGGAGATGGTCAAACTATTTTAATTGTTGATACGGTCACAAGAAAAGATAAATTAGAAAAATTAAATGAAATATCGAATGAAAAATGAACTAATAATAATAGTATATAAAATAAATATATCAGGGTTAACAAGACAGCAAGCAGAAGAGATGATAATGAGTTATATTGAATCTGGTAATTTATCATCAGATGAAGAATTAAAAGAAAATTATACTATACGTGAACTGTATTTACCGATACAAACAGGAGATAATAATATTGAAGTTATTTATCCAATAGCTGGAAATACATATTCTAATAATTTTTATGATATAGTAAATGATATTAATAAAATAATAAAAGATATACACTATGATGACGTTAAACCATATTGGAATAAATTATTAAGGGAATTAAAAATAAGAATATTAGAAGATAAAGATGAATAAACAGATAATATAAAAAATATTAAAATGAGCAAATTAATGAAATGGTCAGGATCGAAAGATTCCCAAGCAAAAAATATAATAAATTATTTTCCTAAAAAAATAGACACATACAGAGAGCCATTTTTAGGAGGAGGATCTGTATTTTTAAAATTATTAGAAAGTGATATTGAGGTCAATAGTTACTATTTATCTGATATTAATAAGGAATTAATAGGTATTTATCAATTAATAATGAATGATCCTGATTTACTTATAGATACATATAATAATCATTATAAGGAATTTAATATAGATGATGATATACAGCATAGAAAAGAATATTTTAATGAAATAAGAAATAATTTTAATGAAAATAAAAAGTCAGAAGATTTCTATTTTATTATGAGGACTGTAACTTCTGGATTACCAAGATGGAATCAAAGTGGTAAGTTTAATTCCAGTTGTCATTTCACAAGAAGTGGAATGATGCCAGAATCTGTTGATAAAATTATAAAAAAATATAACAAATTATTCAATTCTAAAAATATTATATTTTCACAAGAAAGTTATGAAAATATAAAATCAAATGAAAATGATATAATTTATATGGATCCGCCTTATCAAAATACCAAAGGTATGTATTATGGTGGATTTAATTCTGAAAAATTTATAAATTGGTTAGATTTATTATCATCCAAATGGATTTTATCATATAATGGAAAAATAAATGATGATAAAATAGAACATTTTGGACCAAATAATTATAAACGGCATGAATATTTAATATCTGGAAATTCTTCATTTAGAAGAATAAAAGAAGCAAGTAATGATACAATAATTAGTGAATCTCTTTATTTAAATTTTTAAAAAATAATAAATAATATGAAAACAAATGAAAGAGTAGAACCAAAAAAATTAACTGATAATGAAATTGATGATTTAAATAATTATTCTACTTATCAAATAAGTGAAATATCATTATTTATATATGAAGAATATCTTAAAGAAAATTTAAAAAATAATGAAAATGAAAATGAATAAAGCAGATAAATATTACATTGAAAATTTAAACAGAATAAAAAATGAAGGTTCTTTTGATGAAAATCCAAGGCCAAGATATAAAGATGGTACTGAGGCATATACAAAATTTATAACTCAAGTATTTGAAGAATATGACATTTCAAAAGGTGAGTTTCCAATTCCAACACTGAGAAATACAGCTATAAAAACTGGAATAAAAGAGATTTTCTGGATATATCAAAAACAAACAAATTCATTAGATGTGGCACATGAGCTTGGAGTCACTTGGTGGGATGAATGGAATGTCGGTGATTTAACAATTGGATCCAGGTACGGTTATACTATTAAGAAATATAATTTAATGAATAAATTATTAGATGGATTAAAAAATGATCCATTTGGTAGGCGTCATATAATTAACATGTATCAATATGAAGATTTTGATGAACCAAAAGGATTATATCCTTGTGCATATGAAACATTGTGGTCAGTTAGAAAAGTAAACAATGAATATTATTTAGATATGACATTAACGCAAAGATCAAATGATTATTTAACTTCAGGATTTATTAACAAAATTCAGTATGTGGCATTTCAAATGATGATTGCTGGACATCTTGGATATAAAGTTGGTAAGTTTTGCCATTTAATGCAAAACTTACATGTTTATGATAGGCATTTTGATGCTTTAGAAGAATTATTACAAAGAACTCCATTAGATACACAGTCAAAATTAATATTAAAAGAGAATAAAAACTTTTATGATTATAATATTAATGATTTTGAAATTACTGGAATAGAAGGAATTGAAAAAATTAAATCTCCTTTGGAATTAGCGATTTAAAAATTATAAATATAAAATATGATAGAAACATATAATGAATATGTAGAACTAATAAAAGAAGGACTAATTAGAACTCATAATATAATAACATATGAAGGTAGTTTAGAAAGAGAGTTATATTTAATTGGGATTAAATTTGAAATAAAAATTTACAATAAATTAAAATTTGATCTATCATTATATAAAACTAATATTATTGATAATGATTATCTTGAATATATTGTTAATTATATTGAAAAACAATTAGGATATTATCCTTCATATATAACAGTTGAAAATAATATTGGTAAAAATGGGTTTAAATTTGATAAAAAGTATTTATCAAATAAATATAAATCAATTAAGATAAATTTTGAAGCTAAGTACGATGATGGATTTTATAAAAATATTATAAAAGTTCCTAAAATTGCATATCACTTATCACCAGTTGATAATGAAGATAAAATAAATAAAAATGGATTATGCGTAAAGGCATATAATAGAAAAGGTGAACATCCTGAAAGAATATATTTATTTGCTGATATTAATGAATATGATGATTTATTAAATTCGCTTAAAATTGATGATAAATTAAAAGGTATAAATAAAAATTATAATTTATATGAGGTTGAAATGAGTGATAAAAATATTATACATACTGATCCTAATTACAGTAACGGTTTTTATACCTATGATAGTTTTAATCCAAAATTTTTAAAAATAATAAAAACATAATATTTAATTAATGATAGATAATTATAAAGAATATGTAGAATTAATCAAAGAAGGATTAATCAGAACTCATAATATAATTAATTGTGAAAGTAGTTTAGAAAGAGAATTATATTTAATTGGATTTAAATTTAAAATAAAAATTTATAGTAAATTAAAATTTGATCTTACATTATTAAATACTAATAATTTTGATTTCGTTGATTTTGAATATATTATTGATTATATTGAAGATCAATTAGGTTATTTTTCATCATATATAACAGTTGAAAATAATATTGGTAAAAATGGGTTTAAATTTGATAAAAAGTATTTATCAAATAAATATAAATCAATTAAAATTATATTTGAAGCTAAATATGATGATGGTTTTTATAAAAATGATATAAAGGTTCCTAATGTTGCATATCATTTATCTCCAGTTAATAATGAAGATAAAATAAATAGAATTGGATTATTAGTAAAAACTCATAATAGAAAAGGTGAATATCCTGAAAGAATATATTTATTTAGAAATATTAATGATTGCGATAAATTATTAAAATCATTAAAATACGATGATAAGTTAAAAGATATAAATAGAAATTATAATTTATATGAGGTAGAAATGAGTGATAAAAATATTATTCATACTGATCCTAATTATAGTAACGGTTTTTATACCTATGATAGTTTTAATCCAAAATTTTTAAAAATAATAAAACATAATATTTAAATAAAAAGTTCAGATTTTTCTGAACTTTTTTATAAATTAAATTTTGCTGATGCTCTAATAGAACTCAAATCACCTAGTGCTTTTGGATCATATTTCATATTATTTATATATTCTAACGAATTTTTTGAAAATTCTGTTTTAAATTTAGCAATAAAAGGTTCAGGATTTTCCATATAATAAATATCATTTGATCCTTTATTTTCAAGTACTGCTTGATAATAATTATGAGTATCATTTTTATCATTTCCAATTCTAAATTTAATAATATATATAGGATAACCATATCTACTAACTGATATATCAAACCACTCATCATTTAATACATCATTTACATTTTCATTCCAGTATATAACAGTTGGATGACTTACATAACCTTCAGCTATATTAAAATTTTCATTTATAAAATCTAAATATTTGTTTAACATAAAAAATTGATATTCTTTTTTTAATATATATAAAAAAATGAAATTCAAATTTAATGGAAAATAATAAAGAAAAAGAAGAATTCAAAATGCCTCAAATTAAATCAGAATCTGATTTAAATAAAGTATTTGATGCTATATATGATCAAGGATTTGGATATATAAGTAGAAGAGATGATTATCACCAAAATAAAATTCAAAAAATTGTACAAAAATACAATACATTAAAATTAGATATACCTGATAATTTTTATCGTAATCTTTATGATATAAAAAATTATTCAGAAGTTGAAAAAGAAGTGATGAATCATTTTTCTAAATTTAATCCTGATGATAAAATTAATGAATTTATAAAAAATATTTTTTCATTAAAATATGATGATAGAGGTAAACCTCCTGAAAATAACTGTGAAAGTATAAATACTGTCATTGATTGGTTCAAATTCAAAAATAAATATAATCTTATTGATAAAGATTTCAAATTCAATAAAAATTATCTAAATGTAGATGTTTATAATTTAGATAAAAACTCAATAAAAATAAATTTTAAAGATGATTATGATAATTTTGAAAGTTTTTACGAATTAATATTTAATGAAAAATGTATTGAGATAAAACATAGAACTGGCGATTGGCAGAATATTGGTAAAATAGAAATAAAATTATTTCTAAATAATACAGCTAGTATTAGAGGAGATTTAACTAAAATTAAAGACTATTATTATAAAGATTTAATGAAAAATTTTTATTTTAATAATGCATATATTATATACTATAAAAATAAAATTGAAAAAATAAATCCAAAAGTGTAGAAATTTCTACACTTTTTTATTTTTATAATAACTTATAATATTATTATCAATATCATTTAATAATTTTTCAAGATTCTTAATAATTTCTTTATGTTTTTCTGCAGCAGAAATAATATCAAAATTTAAAAATTTTTTATAAATTAATATATCATTTTTATATTCTGAATATAGATTTCTATTACAAATTTTAACTCCTAATTTAAATATTTTTTCTTCAATTTTGCTTGTTAGATTAATTATGTCTTTACTATTAGATTTAATATAATTATTACTATTATTATAATCTTTTAATAAATTTATTACGCAATTAAATGATTTATTTAATAAAGACATACATGTTACATAATTACCATAATATAATATAGCATTATCAAAATCTTCATCATTTAATAATTTTAAACTACTATTCAAATCATTTTTCATTTTATCAGCATAATAATCAAGATTTATATTACTAAGATTATGATATCTATTACCAACTTTAGCATGTTCTAATATTTTTTTATCATTATAGCATATGATATCTATTTTCGTTAATTCATCAATTTTTTTATTAATGTTTTGATAATCTATAACAATATTATTAATTTTAACAATTTTAGTTAAAGATTTATTCAATTTATTATCTAATAAGTTTTTTTCTTTAATTAACTTCTTCATTCTATTAATTGTATACTCATTATCATTCATATTAATATCTACGGTAAGATTATTTAATTCAGATTTGATATATTTTTCACAATTTGGATAATTAGTTTGCATATAAATTTCAATATCAGATTTACTTTTTGATATTAAATATATTGAATCATCTATACTATTAACAATTTGTTTATATTCAATTAATGATTTATACATATTTTTCAATTTGATATAAACATTTATATTCACATCAATCTTAGTTATTTTATCATAGATTGAATCATTATATTTTATTAATAATTCATCAGGTAATTCATTTATTTTATTTTTTAATTTTTTTATTCTTTTATTTAATATTACAATATTTTTTTTTAGAATTATAAAATTCCTTCTTTTTATATATTCAAAATATACTATATTTATTAAAAAATATAATAATGATATTATAAATAAAAAAGAAATTAGCAATGATAGCACAATTAAAATTTTCATATTTTCATATAACGTTATTTTATTAGATGTTCTATTATAAAAATAGTTTTAAGTTTTTTTTTATTTATATATAAAGAAAAAACATCTATTATGATAGATACAAGAAATGAAGATTTAGTAAAAAAATATTTTGATTTAGTTCAAGAAGAAATCAAAAGATTAATTTCTCAAGATAAAGAAATAAAGAAAAGTGATGTGCAAACATTTAATGATGAAATTTTCAATCAATCTGATGAAATTAAAAGTGAGATAAGTAATTACATCGATCAAGCAACAATGAATGATTTAGATATTAATAAAATTGCTAAAATTCTTTATGATAAATTTAAAGTTCAAACTAAAAATAATGTATTCAATCAAACGGATTCACAGAATGTGCCTAATACTTTAATGGGCGAGAATAAACACATAAAAACATTTGAACAATTTAATTATGATAACAAATTTTAAAAAATATACATTAAATGAAACATATGAATTATCTGGAAAGAATTCATTTTTAACTTATTTGCAGATAGTTTCAAATCATGATTATCATTTTATTTCGAATGATACATATAGAAAATTATACAAATATCATGTATTTTTTTCAACTGAAACTATAACAGGAATAGAAGATTATGTAGATATTTTTAAATATAAACACTCATTAGCATCAGCATATGAAATATTATTACAAATAAAAGATAATAAATTAGCATTCTTTTTTGGTATAAAAGAAAATTCTACATTAAGATATGGATTTTTAGATTTAGATACACAAAGGAGTTATGTTGTTGGAGAATTTATATTTACTAAAGAATTTTTTGGATCAATATCTAAATATAAATCTATGCAGTTTGTTAATAAAATAATACAGAATACTGATGCTAAAAAATTACCAATACTATCAAAGATAAAACAAGATTGTGAACAATTTTACAAAGGTAAGAAGAAAACAAAAGTAGAAATATCAGACAATAAAGTGATTATTTATATAACAAGAGATCAATTCACTGATGATGATATAAATATGAATCGTCCATTCAGATCATTAGATAATTGGGCTTCTAAAAAAATGTGGAGAAACAAAGTTGAATGTAGCGTTGATGATGAAGGCGATCCAATAAAATTTATATTGATAGTGAAATGAAATACTTAAAAAGATTTGAAAATAAGGAAAAAGAATATAATATTGATGATTATATAATTGTTCATAATAATATATATGTAGGAACTAGTAAAATATTTAAAATTGTTGATATTGTAAAAAATGCATATTATCCATATAACGTTATTGGAGTAAATGGAGATATTCATTTTTTAGAATATAAGGACATAAAAAGAAAATTATCTAAAAAAGAAATTGAAAAATATGAATTAGATAATATATCAAATAAATTTAACATATGAAATATTTAAAAAGATTTGAAAATATTAATAATAATCCTGAAATTGGGGATTATATTATTATAGATAAACTTAATAATATACTAGGTCCAAGTTATGATGATATTTTTTATTTTTTGAATAATAATATTGGCAAAGTTGTTGGATTTGGAAATGTATATAACGGAAAAGGTATTAAAATCAAATTTTTTAATATACCAAAGAATCTAAATACTCATTTTAATCCTGATCATATAAAGATTTTTCCAATGAATTCTATTTTAGCATTTGGTAAAAACAAAGAAACTGTGAAAGAAGAAGCTGAAATACAACGTAATATAAAGAAATTTAACTTATGAAATATATTAAAACATTTGAATCAATATCAAAAGGAATCAATAATATAACTACTATTGATTGCTCTGGAGATAATTTAACTGAATTACCTGAATTACCAGATAGTTTAATTACTTTATATTGTAATAATAATTTTTTAACTAAAATTAAAAAATTACCTCCTAATTTGAAACATTTAAAATGTTCTCATAATCATAATTTATCTGAGTTACCTATATTACCAGAAACTATGACTGAATTACGTTGCTATAACACTAAATTACCTTATAATAATCTAATTGAATATAAAAAATGGTTAGATAAAGAGCATCCTGAAATATCAAAATCTAAACAATTTAATTTATGAAATACTTAAAATATTTTGAAACAAAATTAGAAGTTGAATATCATTGTCTTGAATGTGGATGGATAGGCTGGTTACCTATGACCAAAATAGTTAAATGTCCAAATTGTGGAAATATTAATGATATATGGAAAGAAGGCGAATCAATACCTGAAAGACATAAAAAAATGAATTATTTATCTGAAAATATTAATATTATTAAACAACAACCTTTTTATTTAAGTGGAGATATATTATACATATCAGATGATATGGCAAAATTAATGACTCCAACATATGCAAAATTAAATAAACTTTATAAAAATAAAGGAGTTCGTGATTATATCAATCAAGAACAAATTGATTTTTATAATAATGAAAAAGATGATAAAGGTTATTATAAATCTAGAAATATTAATACTAATATAACTGTAAGATATGAAAGGATGTATGCTATGACAATACTTATAAAAAGACTTGGTGGAGTTCTTGAAAATAAATATGGAGAATTTCAATATTTTATAGGAGGAACATCAGGAGATCACGATATGCATGGTAAAAACATGGTGAGAGATACAAAAGAATGTAATTATAATCTAATGATAAAATATTATCCTATTATTGAACATATAAAAAATTTTTACAAAAGATTAAAATCTAAAGACGAAGGATTTTTTGATATAATTAAAGATTCATTAGATAAAGATATAATGTTAGCTCAATACGGGGTACCAAAAGAACTAAAAAAATATTTCAAAAATGCTGAAGATGTGGCAATAAATGTTAATAAATTTAATATATAATATTATATATAGTATATATCATGATCTTGCATGAATTTTATTTCGAATGAAATAGATTTTTTTTATATATAGATAAAAATTAAATTATTAAACATGATAAATCAACAAAATAGTTTTGTATCATTAGCTGAACAACTAGCTGTATTAAATAAAAATTCTACGGAAGTTATGACAAAATTAAATGATGTCGTAACTAGTAGAAATTCTGTTATTAACGTTAACTTAATGAATTCTGATGGTACAACATCATCATATCAATTTCCAACTGTTGGACAATTGAAAAATGAATTAGATATTGCGAATAGAAATATTCAAAAATTAGCAGGATTAGCTGATAGTACAGCCTATGTATCTGATGGTACAACAATGAGAAGAATATATGTTGATGATTTAAATAGTGAACCTAGTCCTATTGATAGTTTAGATACAATTAATAATTTTACTTCTATAAATAATTCTTTTTTTGAATCATTATGTGATCCTATATTAGCTATTGAACTTGATTTAACTGATAAAATAGATCAAAAAGTAAAAAAAGTATTATCACGTAGATATATTATTGAATTTCAGAAAGATCAATATGGAAATTTAACATCTGATGGAGCAAATTCTAAATCTGATTTTGAAAATAATTTCTTAAATAGAAATGATATTTTTATTGATGATTTAACTGCATGGTATACAAACACTAAAAATAACGGAGTTTTTCAGAGAAATGAACCATATGATGAACAAATATTTGATTTGGATTATGATAGCCTTCAATACTATGGTATATTTGATGTTGTTGGTATTGATAATGATACAATAAATAATAAAATGTGGTATGTATTAGGTTCAATTACATATTACGATTATACTGGGAATACCAAACAATTATCAGTTGGAGATGAATTGATAATAAATAAAAAAGATTCATCAACATTATGGACAATTAACGAAGTTAGTACTGCTAAAAGTAATTATAGAGTTATTTTAGAGAGGGTGGAAGGCTTAGATCCTGTGCCTATACTATCACAAGGATTAAAGATTTATAGTCCTGTATTACCAGCGAGAACAATAAAAATATCTATTGGTTATGACGAGTATAATGTTATATTTATTAAACCGATTAATACTGATTCAAATGTAATTTCGTCAACATGGTCTTATGGTACATCTTTCTATACCAACAATTTAGTATTGGATACTAATAGTACTGTCTCTATGACAAGATATTATAGTGATAATGTATTTGATTATGGCGCTATATTAAAAGATTTGATTGCTAAAAATATACCTAGTCAATTTGGAGTTATTCCAAATGTACCAAATTTAACAGCTACTAATTTTAAAGTTTTACAAACAAATACTCATTTAACAAATACTGCGGATTCCGCAAAAATTCAAAGTTTAAATGTACAAAAAGTATCTATAAATTCTCAATTAGAACAATTAAATGATGCTATTATTGAACAAAATAAAGAACTTAGTACTAAACAATATAAATCAACATCTGATAAACAAGCTAGTCAAACAACATTAAATAATTTAATAAATCAACAATCTTCTTTGACTAAATCTTATACATCAATAGTTAATCAAATAACAGCACAAAATACTGGAGCAATTTCAGATGTTGAGGCAGAATTTAGTGTAAGAGGATTTTGGAGTGTTCCAGAACCTATTATAATAAATACAGTAGGAGAAAATCAAAAGCAAGAGGTTGTTCAATTTATTGTTCAATATAGATATAGTGCAACAGGTGGATCTGCTCCGACTACTGTTGGATTTGATCTAAATTTAACTGAAAATATATATACTAACTATATTTCAACTGGTGATATTGTAGATCAAACAAAAGCATATCAAAATCCAAGTGTATCAACTCAAAGTGTAACAGAAACTGGATATTTTTCAAATTGGTATCAATTTACAACAGATGCTAGAACAAGAACTTATAATTCAGCATTAAATGTATGGACATGGGATATTGAAGATGTTACTGATGCAAATATAAAAAAAGTAAATCAATTGGATATTCCATTACATCCTAACGAAACAGTTGATATTAGAATTAAATCAATATCAGAAGTTGGATATCCTGATGCACTTATTACATCTGATTGGAGTAATATTATGACTATTGATTTTCCAGATGATCTTGCACAAGTAGGTAATGAAAATGCTACAATTTTACAATCTGCTCAAAATGATCAAATATATAATCAAATAGAAAGTGATTTTAATTCAAAAGGACTAACTGCACATTTACAACAATCATATTATGTTAACGATTTATATGTTGCTCATACAGATATAAACTTAGGTACATCTTTTAAAGATAGTTCAGGCAATATGATTATGTTGAGTGATTATCTAACATCATTAACTAATAGAATTTTAGCACTTGAACAAATTGTTTCTAATGCTAAAGGTGAACTTTCAATTAGTTTATATCAAAATACTAATAGTGTTATTATACAAAATGGCGCATCTATAACACAAAAAATAGTATGTGAAAAATATGCTGAATTGTCTGGTACAACTACAAGAACGTATTATAATAGTACATATTCAACTAATGATTATTATTTAGAATTTGATAATTTATCTCAATCTTCACAATTAGGCTTACTTTCATATAGAAAATATGTACCTACTATTTCTGGTGATAATAGATTTTATAATCCAATATATTCAAATGGATCATTAGCAACATATGTAGATTCAAATGATAATTTACAAACACAAGTTGATAATCAATTTGTTTGGATTTCTGATACATCAGGAAATAATGCTATATATAATTCAGGAGTAACATATGATGCTAATGGATTAGGACAGGTATTATATTCTAAAAATTGGAATATTGGATTAACTGGTACAACAGTACCAAATTCTGGCGGTACATATTCAACACCAATCAATATTTTTAATGATATTAACTGGACTGGAGGTACTTGGATAGCAGATAATAATTATGAAACAGATTTTCCTGTTACTATTCATCCATATATTGATAATATTAACGATTATGTTTATGCTGATAAAAGTGGAGTTGAATTAATTAACGCAAATAGTAAATTTATATTACCTATTAAAATATTTTTTAAATTATCTGGTGGAACAAATGATTCTATAACATTTCCAACTAATTTATCTACATCTCCATATGTAATAAGGAAATTAAGAATATTTATTGAATCTGAAAGCTTAACTAGACCATTTGAATTCGAAATTATATTTAAAATATTTAGAAATAATACATCATCAAATAGAAGTAGTACAGCATCTTAAATATAAAATATTAAAAAATTATGATAAATAATAGCTTTCAATTATTAAGAACAAATCCAGCACTAACAACTAATGTTAAATTAGTTGTTAGTTCTGATTATAAGTTCTATTTAGAATCATTTGATACAAATTCTCAATTATCTAATCAAAAATATAAACATTTTTCAATATCAAAAAATAATTTATATGAAAATCAAATTGTTAAATTTTATGATGGACTATCATCACAATTGGCATTTGATGTTAAATATGATTCTGATGATTCTACTGTATTTTCTAAATACGAACAACAATTTGATGATATTTATTGGAGTGGTGCTAAATCAGTTGAAGATACATGGTATAATGAAACATATGAATATTTTGCGCCATTATTTATAAGAAAAAATAATATACCAGATGGATTTGTTATATTAAGAGTAGATGATTCCGCTCCTTATGATATCCAAGATGATGATTTAGGTGCTGGTAAAATTACAAAAGATAATTTTAATTCTCAAATTGTTAATAATTGGAAATGCGTATCTTTTGTTGATATGAGATATAATACAGATTTAGGATTATTTTTAAATACAAATATTACAAATAATACATCATATCCAGAAAGATCATTTGATTTGGATTTTAGATCATATGAATATTCTAAATTTTACGGAATAGATTATAATAATGGAGGATATGTTAATATTTCTAATTTTTTACAATCAACATTGCAATATGAACAACCACATTTTAAACTTGAATCTGATATTATAGAGTCATTTAAAACAAATAATTTAATATATCCTCATATTTTAAATTTTAAATTTTTATTTAATGATGTACCAGCAGATCCTGTTAATATACATAATTATTCATTAAATAGATATTATGGTTTTTATGCTGATAAATTAGAATTGATTACTAATTTAACTTCATATATAACTCCAGAATTGATAAGTGGATTTACATTGAAGAATAATATATTTGGCTATATGTCAGGAAGTACTTTCATACCAACTAATGAATCTCCATTTGTAGAAGGTTTCTTTTTAGATAAAACTTATTGGATACAACTTACGTCATCTGAGACTGATAATGAATTTTATCAAGTAGTACTAGTGTATAATAACGGTGTTAATACATATAGAGTTATTAGTGATTTTGATATGAGTGGTTCTACTTTTAATGTTTCAAATGATAGAACGTGCTTTATTAATTATACTGATGGCTATATTTATAATTGTCAAACTATTAATAATCCATCAGGTATTACTAATTATATATCTGGATATACTTCTAACTTTAATATTGATCCATATTACTCAGGAAATACTATTAAATCAATGTATGGTGATTTATATTTAATACTAATTGATGGTATATATCATGTACTAAAATGTAAAAATGATAGCTATTTTATACAAAGTGATTACGCAATAAATTCTTACACAACAGGACTAGAATATTGGAAAGGTGGTAAAAATAGTAATTATTATACTACAAAACAAATTTATACATATGGAAATAAACCATTAATCTATCCTGTGTATAGAATAAAATTTAATGATATTAAAGATTTTGATTTTAATAGAGTAAATACACATTTTGCTGATTTTGACTATGAAAAAGATATTTATACTGCAACTGATGAACAAAAATTATATGCTATAGATTATACTGATACTTCAGTATTAAGTCAAAATTATATGACATATCCAAGAGGTGAAGATGGACAATATCAAATAATGAATGTATCTTCTGAATATATCGCAGATGACGAACTTTATGAAATATCATTTAACGATTTAACAGAAATATGGAGAAAAAATCCATCAGTTGTAAAATGGGGGTTCGCTGGCTCAAATTCTAATTGCGATTATCCATATAAATTAAATAATTCAATTAGTATAGGAGACGTATTTAATGCAACTGCAGATGTATTTAGCTTGCTACCAACAGAAGTAGAAAAAAATTTAGATTACTGCTACAGAATAGGTAATTTTTTCTCAGGTAATACAAATAATATTATTAAATATTTAAATCAAACTACTAACATAGAAGTAGATTTTATGGAAAATTATAGTAAAAAATTTAATTTAGATTTATATCTAAATTCAAATGTTGATTATTTTGATTATTTTTTTAAAAATAAAACATATTTTACTATAGATGATATTAATTATACAAAACAAACATTAAAATATTCAACTTTTCAAGCAGGCGATATATATACAGCATCTAGTACATTATTTAAAGGTTTAAATATTAACGCATTAAATGTTACAAGTGTATCAAGAGATATTAATGGATCAATTACAAGTATAGTTGCTGATAATAGTAAAAATTTTAATGATTATAAATTTGCAATAATTCTTAATGATGTTTATCAATATTATACTGGTAATACATATGATTCAACATATGAAGGTGGATTATCAGGAAATACGATAATTGATATATCATCAAATGCAATACACGCATTTTTAAATGAAGAATTTAAAAATATTTTAGTTGTTGTTAATGTTAAAATACCAATTCAAAAAAATTATATTAGTTTAAATAATGTCGCCTTTTTTGGTGAAAAATTTGGATTATATAATTCAAAAACATTAGACGGTAATAGTTTAGTCTATCCAGCAAATGTTAAAGAATTCGATCCATCATTAATAGTTGCATCAAATATATTTAACGCATTTTATGATATGAATTCATTATCAGAATTTGATTCTGGTATAACATATTATTATATCAATTCAATTGGACAATCTGGATATACAGCACCTATGAATACAACTGGAGGTACCATGGCATTAATACCTGATTGGGTTAAAAATGATACTCCATTTATTTTAAATTTAAATGATCCAGCAGTTTTAACAACTAAACAAAATTCATATATTAAAACTGCAATAAAAGGACCATTAACTAATATTTATGATAAATATCAAGTGTATTACGATACAAATCAAAAAACTAAATATAATGTTTCTGAACCGTTAGCTAGATCTATGTCATTAAATATACAACAAAATATAATGAATACTTCAAACGGCGTATCATCAGATAATTCTATTTATAGATATAACGGCTCTTATGAACCAATATTTAATACAATACCAGTATTTAATAATACATTTTTATATGAATCAGGAAATACTATAAGTCAATTTGAATCAAACTATAAATTCGATACTTCATTTGAAAACTTCGGTATGATTGAAGAATTAATTTATTCAAAAATTAATCCTGTAATATCTCCATTAAAATTAAGTAATACTAATACTGATGTATCTGTGTATCCAATAGTTGACGAATTTGGATATCAGTTTTCTTCAAGATTTATATTTAGCTCATCTTGGGATAACGATTTTTATGTAATAACAAATAATACTCAAAATATGAATAATAATGTCTTTTCAAATTTTTCTAACTATGAATATATAATTGATCCAATAAAAAATATAAATGATTAATGAAATATATTAAAACTTTTGAAAATGAATTATATAATGAACCAACATATTGGTTATTGCCGACTGATGATAGATTTGAAAAATCTTTAAAACAAATAAAATGTCCTAATAATAATATTAAATTTTTTTTAAATAATAATAGAATTAAAAATATTAAATATGTATTCATTTGTTATTCACCATATAATAAACAATGGGAATGGAATTCATATAAAGGTAAATTACTTGACGATTATCTTGAAGAAAATAATTATAAATTTGGTGGACATATAAATATGAATGAATTAGAATTAATTGCTGATAAATTTAACATATAACTATATGAAATATATAAAAATGTTTGAAGAAAATATATATGAAAATATATATGAAAATATATATGAAAATATATATGAAAATATATATGATAGTAGATGCTATTGGTTATTACCAACTGATGATAGATTTGAAGATTCTTTAAAACAAATAAAATGTCCTGATTTTAAAATAGAACAATTTTTAGGTAATAAAAATATGAGACAATATAATTATGTATTTGTTGGATATAATCCAACTAAAACTGTAGATGACGATGTTAGTCTTTGTTGGGGCTGGAACTATAAAGTTAATTGGAATAAAAATACTGAAGATTTTTATGAAAAAAAAGGATATAAATTTATGGGAAATATAAATATACCTGATTTCGAATTTGATGTAAATAAATTTAATATATAAAAAAAATAATAAATAGTGAAAAGTAATTTAATATTAAAAAAATTTTCTGTAAACTCTGTGCCAGGTACAATGAATCAAACAGAATTAAGAACTTTTTTTGGAGGTAAAATAATATATACCGAAGATGAAATCTATATTAACGACGACGCTATAAAATTTAGTCAAATTGTTAACAATACTATCAATGGTAATAACGGATACCAATACTATGATATAACTACAATACCCGATGATTGGGAAATTACATTCAATGAAAATTTATCAGATTTAAAACAAAATAATCAAGTAATTTCACAATATAGTCAAACACAATCAGATAAAAATAATAATACCAGATGGCTAATAAATATTAACGGAGCACAAATATTAAAAGATTATTTATTCTTTAAAATTAAAGAACAAAGAGTATTTAAAATAATAAGACAAAATGATATATATTCTAATGATATTAATAACGCAATATATGAATATATAAATCAGAATATTTTTAATAGATATAAATTAGATTCTATACAATTTTATGTAAACTACTATAGCATTACAGATCAAACTATTTATAATAATATTGTTCTACAATATAATCCAATATTTAATCCAGATGTATATCAAACAGCAAATTTGACAAATATAAGTATACAAAATTATGATCCTTATAATTTTAATTCTGTGTCAATATTATATAATCAAAGTAAACCATCTAATCAATATAATTTTAACTATTATTTTGATATTAATTTTGCAAAAATTTAAACTAACTTCTATTTATATTATATATAAAATAAACTCATTCTACAACTATGTCAGAAAACATTGAACTAGACTCAAGACAAAAATTTCAAAAAAAAATGATAGAATCTACAAAACAATGGATCGCTATTGTTAATAAATTAACTAATAGATTAATTAACGACGATCTAAAAAATATTGCAGATATTCAGGCAGAAGCTATAAGTCAACGACAAATTGTAGTCGAAGAAATTAAAAATTATAGCGTTAAAATACATAAACTGGTTCAAAAAACAAAAGTTCTAACAAAAGAAAGATTTGAATTCTATGCAACATCATATCAAGTTAAAACGTCTGGAACAGAAAAATTAAGACTTATCGAAGCAGATTTATCAGAACATCAATGCTTTATAAATGAACTAGATGAACATGTAAATTTTTTAAGAGATACTTCTAAAAATCTAGAATCTATAAACTATTCAGTTAAATCTAAAATTGAACTGGCTAATATATTAGGAGGTTACAAATAATGATAACTAATAATTATATTAAAAAATTTGAAATAAAATCAGATTTTATAATAGCAGAAGGAATGAATAGCCCAAAAATTACAATAATACATTTCGATGACTCAAAATATATTTATAATTCTGACAAACTATCATTTGATTTATTAGATAATACTATTAAAAACCATATAAATATTGTTTGTTTAAAACAAATTAGAAAAAAGAAATTATTTTTATTAAATGAAATTAGATGATTTGGCATATAAATTATTTATAGAAAAATTTGGATTTATTTCAATTCAGGATTTTAAAATTAATATTTTTATGAAAAATAAAAATAGATATAAATCATATTACGATAAAGCAAATAAAATTCTAAGAAAAGAAAAATTAAAGACATTAAAATCATATGGAACTAAATAATTTAGCATATAAATTATTAATAAACTACTTAGGATTTACTCCAAAGTATTATTGTAAAAAAGATTTTTTTATTAAAAATAAAAATAATTTTAAATCATATTACGATAAAGCAAATAAAATTTTAAGAAAAGAAAAATTAAAGGCATTACATGAAATTTAAATTAAATAAAGACAATTCAAAGTTAATTTTAACAGAATCAACCAAAGGAGAATATAACCAACTTAAACTATATCTAACCAGAAAAGTTCATAACTACCGTTTTATGAAAAGGTTCAAGCTTGGTGTATGGGATGGAAGTATAAGTTATTTTGGAAATCCAGGTGGATCAATTGACTTTGGATTATGGCAAGAAATATATAAATGTTGTAAAGAGTATGGTTATAAATTTATAATTGAAAATCAAGAACAATTTCCACGTAATAAAGATATATTAAGAGAAAATGTACAAGATTTTGTGACTGAATTTTATAAAGATCATAAAACTCCTGATGGTAAACCTTTTATGCCATATGAACATCAAGTAGATGCAATATTTCAATTATTAAAACATCAATATGGATTAATTGAAATTGCTACTGCTGGAGGTAAATCATTGGTATTTGGCACATTACTATTTTATTATTTAAAAAATATAAATACAAATGCTAAATTTTTATTGATTGTCCCAAGTATAAGTTTAGTTACTCAATTTTATAATGATCTTAATGATTATAATTACGGTTTTAATAATGATAATAAAAACCCTATTGATATTAGAATTGATGAAGTTATGAGTGATAAACCAAGAAAATATAGAGATGGTGAAAAAATACCAAATATATACATTGGAACTTATCAATCATTAGAAAAATATCCTAAAACATTTTTTGACCAATTTGAAGTTGTAGCATGTGATGAAGCACATACTGCAAAAGCTATTACCATTCAAACTATTTTAACAAAAACGTTTGGAGTTGCAAAATTACGATTCGGAATGAGTGGATCTTATCCTTCGGATTCTTCAATAGAAATATTAACAATTCAATCTTTAATGGGTCCTAAATTAATAAATATTAGTGCTAGAAAATTAATAGATAAAGGATTAATATCAGATCTTAAAATAAAAGTTATCATGTTACATCATGATAATCATAAATTTGCAGAAGGAGTTAATAATATAAAAAAAACTGACGGTCAACGTGCATGGATTTTAGAACGTGAATACGTACATAATTCAGCAAAAAGAAAAACATTTATTAAAAATTTAACAGATAAATTTAAATCTAATTCTCTTATATTATTTCATACTATTACTTATGGAACAGAATTATATAATTATATCAAAGATAATTGCATTGGTAAAGATGTGTTCTATATTGACGGTACAACATCTACAGAAAAAAGAGAATATATCAAGAAAAAATTAGAAGATACTTCAGGTAATCCTAAAATACTTTTAGCATCTTTCGGAGTATTTTCTGTCGGCGTAAGTGTTAAAGCAATAACAAATATTATCTTTGCGGATTCTTATAAAGAGCCTAAAATAATAAGGCAAGCAATAGGGAGAGGTCTAAGATTACACAAAGAAAAAACAAAATTAATCGTATTTGATTTGGTAGACATTTTTCATCCTGACTATAAAACAATATTATGGAAACAATATGAATCTAGAAGAGATGAAGTATATAAAAAACAACAATATCCTTATGATGAATTAAAGGTCAAATTATAATTAATCTTTAATTCTTATAAATTTGCAATTTAAAAAATTTTCAATTTCTTTTTGCCTATCAAGATCTTTTTGTCTTAATTCACCTTTTATAAAATGATGTTTTTCGTCATACTCATATACTACATTATTTATAGCATCATATCCATCTATCCAATAACCAAGTTCTTCAATATGATATTCTCCCTCATTCATTGCATGTTGAATATGAATATTTTCATTCTTTGATATTTCATCAAAAATATCACAACCTTTTTTATTATATGATGGAAATACTTGATTTCCATCAAATTTATCATCACTTAATCTTTTTAATCTTTTTAATCTTTTACTTGTATTACTACATTTTTGACAACCACACAATAATAAATGATGAGATGAAGTTTGTTTAAAATCGCCATGTATAGGACAACTAATTACTAGCTTCGTGCTTGAGTCAATATAATTAGAATCTGAATAATTTGGATAAGTATATTTATTGTTGTGTAATATTTTTGCTTCAGAAACGAATTTTTTATATCTTTTTTCTATTCTTTTTTCTTTATTACATTTTATGCAGCCTCTTCCGTCAATTAAATCTTTCGGTAACATTTTAAATTCTCCGTGTTTTTCGCATTCTACAATAACACAAGTATGATTATTAACATATACACTCTTTGAAAAATCAAGATTATTTTTATATACTTCATTTAATTGTGCAATAAATGTTTCCTGACTTTTAGCGAAATACAATTTTGCAGCGCATTTATAACTACATGAAAATATAGATTTTCTCATATAAACATCATATCTAATTTGAGTTTTTCTATGACAAACATCGCATTCTACATCAATAATAACTTTTGAATTCGGTTTTAAATGACAAACGTTAACTTCAATATATTCATTTAATTTTACTTTATATCCTAATTTTTCAAAATGATCTTTGTTGCTTGTACTAATTCTAATATTAACAGTTTTACTTATTATCATTTATTATTTTATTTTATTATCATATATTTATATAAAAATAATTAAGTTTTGTTTATTTTAATTATAATCACTAATATTTAATATATAAATAAAAAATTAAAATGGAAATAAATAAATTTAATGAATTTATTAATAATGATTTATTAGTTATAGAAAAATTAATTGATGATTTAGAAAATCAAAAAGGTAATTGTTCAGTATTAGAAAAAATATATTCTCATCCATCATATATTAAAATTATAGAATATGGTGAAAAATCAATACCTTCATTATTAAATAGAATAGATGAGAGTATGTTTTGGTTTGAAGCATTACGTAGAATAACTGGGGACGAGCCTGACAAAGAATCAATTAAATCAATTGATATTATGAATTCTTGGAAAAAATGGGGTATAGAAAATGGATATAAATAATATTGAAATTTGGCATCCTAAATTGATAGGTAAAAATTATAAAATTATAAATATAAATTATAATTTAATTGTTTTTAATTGTTTTGCATATAGTTTAGATATATTTGATGAATGGTGTGGCGCATCAGAAAAATCTTGGCCTTATAATATATTACCGCGTAGTTCAAAATTAAATAATTATATTAAATATTATAATTTATATGGATATAATATATGTGATAATGATGAGTATGAATTTGAATATGAAAAAGTAGCACTTTATGTTGATAATTCTAATAATGTAAATCATGCATCTAAACAGTATGAAAATATATGGAGAAGTAAATTAGGAAAATATGTTATAATTGAGCATGAATTAGAATGGTTAACTGGATTTGATGCTGAAAATTATGGTAATATTGGTGTGATTTTAAAAAGAAAGAGAAAGGCATAAAAACTTTTTATATTTTTTTATATATAATAAAAAAGAAAATATGAAACTTGGAAAATATTTTAGTTTATCGGAATTAACTGTAACTTCAACAGGATTAAATAATTTACCAATGAAGCCAGAGCAAGATAATTTAGTATTATTAGTTAAGAATATACTTGATCCATTAAGGGAATTATATGGTAATCAAATTCATATAAATAGTGGATATCGTTCTCCGATAGTTAATAGAGAAATTAAAGGGTTCATCAATAGTCAGCATGTATTTGGTCAAGCAGCAGATATTACAGGTGGTAGTCCAGAAGAAAATGAAAAACTTTTTAATTTAATAGTTAGCAATTTCAAATTTGATCAGATTATAAATGAAAAAAATTTCGAATGGGTACATGTTAGTTACTCAAATGTTAAAAATAGAAATGAAAAATTAAAATTTACTGGTAAAGGTTATATAAAAATATAAAAAAAGACTGTCATAATGACAGTCTTTTTAATTATATATTGAAATTATTTGACTTTAATATGTAGTCATATTCTATTCTTATATTATCATCTAATATTTCATCAGGAATATTATTAATTAGAAATGAATTATTCTTTAAATATTGTTTTTGAAAATTATATGTCATAAAAATATTTATAATATTTTTTGCTGAAATTTTATTTGAAACATCTATATCTTTTGATGGAGTCCACTTTTTAGTATTTAAATCTAATTTATATCCATTATAATAAAATATCATTTTATCTAAAAATAATATATTACTTAATGATGGTAATTTATTTTTAAAATTATCATTTATAAATTTAATTGTATATTTTGCATAATCTGTATCCCAATTTAACCAAAAATTAGTAGATAAAGAATATATAGAATTTATTATTAATAAATCTTCATATGATAAATTAGATTTAATTATTTGTTTTTTATTTGTCATTATTTGATTAGATTTTGTGATATCACTTGTGATACTATTAACATAATCAATTATATTACCTAAAAGTTTCATTGGATTATTAATTATTGTGTTACTTTCAAGATAATCTATAATCTCACTATATGCTTCATGCCAATAAAATGAATATAATTCATTATTATGAAGTATATTTAATGTTCCACGTCTAGGGGAGAAATCAAACCCAAAGGATTTGTTTTTACCTATATCAGATATATTGAATTCATTTAATTTTTTGATGTATTTCATAATTTACATATTAAAATTTGCTGCATCTTTTTCTAAATTAAAAACATTAGATATTTTACAATAATATATAACTGTAAATTTAATACCTACTATTTCTTTATGATCTTTAACTTTTGCTGTCATATATATAGTATCACCTTTTTCTACTATTCTACCAATATTATAAGTCATATATCTATTACCTTCTTCATCTATTAATTTACAAGTATATTGAGTGCCAAATTCAGTGTTTTGGATTTTAAAATTATAAACATCAGCTTTTATTGTAATTTTACTTCCAATCTCACCAACATATTTACTTATACTTTCTTCTTGATTTTTTTTGGTTAATGTTTCAAAGAATAGATTTTTATATTTTTCAATTTCATTCGCCATATCTTCATTTCCTTGAAATCCTTTAGATAACCAAACAACATATTGAGGATCATCTACGAATACTTCACCTATTGTTTCTCCACGATGTTTTCCAAATTTTAATATTTTATTTTTTTCTGCTTGAAATAATCCAGCATATGTACCAAATCTATCTATAATAACTGGAATTTGACCAGAAGCTTTAGCAGCTTTTTTAACTGCTGTCGTAAAGTCAGTACTTAAATTACAAATATAATAGCATGATGCACTTCTTGGATTCCATCTCCAAAAAGTATAATAAACGGAGTATTTTCCAGATACATCTATATAAAAGCAGCCTACATCTCTAATTGTCAATTTTTTATCTTTTCCTTCTTCTAATATTTTTTCAGCTTCTAAAACATCTTCATCACTTGGTTGTATGAGTTGATTCATTTTAGCTTCTTTGATATATTGCAAGTATGTTTTCATATTATGAATGATTTATTTTTTAATTATATATTAAAAAAAATAAACAAAAAATAATAATTATCATATAACTTAATAATAAAAAAAATATAAATATAATATGATAATAACATTAACGATTGATGATATTTTTAGACGTTGCTTATGGAGTGACTACAAAAGATTTGTACTTAAAGATAAAAATGAGCAAGAGATTCAAGAAATTGTAAAAGAAAATAAGCCAATCGTCATTTCAGAAAATGATGCATATGCAATAGGATTACTAAAAACAATAGAGACAGATAATTTAGTACATAGGTTTATTGTTCATATGAAAGAGATGATAAGTATAAAATCAAATATTTTTGATAAAAATGTTTATTTATCTGTTAGAATAGTAGAAAATGAATTAGAAAGTTATAAGAAAAGATTTCCTGATTATTGGGATTCAGATCCAGTGTTTACTGATGCTATAGTAGATTTGAATAATTTCATTAATAATGCGTTACAGCAAATTAAAAAATTTGAAGTTTACGAATTTAAAATTAAAGATAAAAAAATTAGATATTATTTATCTAAAGATATTAAAAAAATGATTGAAAATTAAAAATAATTTTGTATCTTTGTAATATAATATTAAAAAGAACCTTATATTGAGGTTCTTTTTTTATAAATTAAATTTAATTGCATTTATATTAGATTCAAATTCATCTATTTCATCTGTAGTTAAATATCTAATTATTTTATAAAAAAGAACAGTATCAGTTTTATTATCATCATATAATATTTTATATGATGTTGTAGAGTCAAAGTTATTTTTTATTATTTTTGATTTTTTATCAACTCTATGATGTGGATCAAAATAAATATTAACTAAAATATATTCACCTTCTTTATAATTTTTATTTTCAATCATTTCAAATTTCTTAATATATTTCATAAATTAAATTTGTTTATATCTGTTTCAAGTTTATTAAGTTTATTATAAATATTTTTTATAACAGTTAAATTAGATTTATTATCATTTTTATATATATCTAATGAAAATCTAATATTATTTGATGATTCACTATAATTAAAACTTACTTCATATTTATCACCGTTATATTCAAATTTATAATCTGGATAATTTCTGGTAAAATGAATTTCATTATTCGTCCTTTGTTTAGAATTTGATGCGCTATGCCAAAAATAACATTTCTTATATTTTTCAGCGCAATCTATTGTATATTTAAGTTTTTTTGTCAATTCTGGATCATATAAAAAATCATCTTCTATCTTCTTTTTAGATTCATTTATAAATTCAATAAAATTTTTCATATTTTTAATTTTTTTATAAGTATAAAAGATTGATTTTTATTATCATCATAATCTTGATATATTTCAAATCCGCATTTTAAATATAAATTTACTGCTTTATAATTATTTTTATAAACAAGTAAAGTAATAATATTAATTTTAAGTTCATTTTTAACATAATTAAATATCTGTTCTAATAGATATTTAGCATACCCTTTTCCTTGAAAATTTTTAACCGTTTTTAAATCATGAATAGTTACATATTTTTCATTAAACCATTTATCTGGATGTTCTATTCTAAAACTAGATTCAGATACTAAAATATCATCTAAAAACAACTTAAATTTATAATTCTTTTTATCAATTACAATTTTTTTTTCTGCTGTTATATACAAAAACAATAAAGTACAATTAAAAAGTATACACTTTCCAATGGTTTCTTTTAGTATTTTTGCTAGAACAGTCAACTGGCTTTATATCGGTTAGCTGCCAACGGTATATAATTCCCGCCTTTTTGAATAGTTTATAAAGGCTTACCCAGTTTTCACAATCTTTAACAACTGAAACATCAGGAAAAGAATTAATAAATCTTTCAACCACTGTGTTCAGCATTGTACTTGTAAATTTTGGATAAAAACCATTCTTATCATATTTATAAGCTCCTCTTCTTCCGATTTCAGTTGCTGCTGCAACAGGGTCGAATACTGAGTAATTTATATTTCCGATAAAACTTGAATAACAAGGATTAACTTTTATTAATATTAATCCATTATTATCACAATGTTTATTTATTAAATTTGTTTGGAAGCCTAAGTTCCAACAATTATTTATTTTACGACGAACTTCTTTTGACATTTCATCCTGACTATTTGATTTAAAGTTTAAGTCTTCCATCACAAAATAACCACACTTGTAGTGAGTTATTATATCAAATATCTTAACGTAAATGTTACCGATTTCATGTTTTCTTTTTCTGGTTAGATAAAGACTTTCGTCTACGGTAACATCTTTACCTGATTTTTTCATCAACTCACTTAAGTCATAACATTTACTATCAATTACTTTAACTTCATCATTTGATGTTTTATCTAAGATTACTAAACCAATATAATCAGGATTTAAATCAACTGCAGCAAATCTATTTTGATTTTTGCCTACAAGTTTTCGTGATGTTTGTTCTTGTTTATGTTTAATGTAAATGTTTTTGTCGTACTTACCATTATTCTTTTCTTTGATTTCCTTGATGTAAGTTTTATAATCAAAAGGTTCACCATTAATCATTTCATTATCAACTGTAATACAAAGATATTCATGATCTAACTTGACTGAAATAGGTAATATATTTAAGTCTTTAATTAATTGAAGATCCTTCAATTGTTTCTTATAATTACCTTTAACTACATAATTGATATAAATTTTATTCTCGCTGTTCATTTTATAAATGATTTGATTATTAGTAAAATCAAATTCAAAAAATCTATTAGAATTAGGATCACATTTAGATCCGTAAAGACTCAAAGGAAGGATTCTATTCGAATGATATTCATCTGTTTTAGTAATTATAGTGTTTTTATTTTCCTTTTTATCATTATTTAAGTAGGATATTTCTTTTAGTAGTTTTCTTGTACCGAAAGTAATATCCTTTGATAAATTTCTATTTTTATAACTTAAGTTTTTCTGATATTTAAATAGATTCCTTGTTTCTTTTTTGGTTAATTTTATTTTTGATTGTAATTCTTTTATATCATCTTGTAAATCAAGTATTTCCTGTGATAATTTATCTTTATTTGTTTGAATTTGCTTAAATTTTGTCTTAACATCAATTATTAAACAGTTAGACTCGTAAACACTCAAACCATATATTTTAGTTAATTTAGTAATATATTCTTTATCATTAATTTTATCATAATGTTTATAAAGTTTACGAAAGAAATATGAAAACTGTTTCTGACGATTTAATATTTTAAGTTTACCCTCTTCACTAACGTTAAATCCAACTTTTATTGATATCATATATTATCTTGTAGTTCTTTTTTAATTTTATATCATTTATTATCTTGTAGTTCTTTTTTAATTTTATTTAATTTTCTTCTATTTGAATATGATTTCATAGAGAAATAATGAATAATAGAAATCAAATCATCTGTTAATTCTTGTTCATAACTTTTGTTTTGTATGTTATCACTTATGACTATAATTTTAGTACCAAAATATTTAAATACTTCAGTAATAAGGTCGAATCCAAATCTACATAATCTATCTTTATTTTCAACTATAACGCATTCAATTTTACCTTCAATAACAAGTTTAATTAATTTATTTAAACCATCTCTTTCAAATGACATACCTGACTTAATATCTTCAAATTGCTGTTCAATTACTATATCATTTAATATAGAGAATTCATAAATTCTATTAGATTGTTCTTTTAAATCATTTTTTCTTGGTTGGTTTGAAACTCTGGCATAACTAACATTAATTCTTTTATGTTTTATTTTTTTAACTCCAATTAATTTATATACATCTTCGTCATTATAAATATATGAATAATTATTTATTTTATTAATTTTTATTAATCCTTTTTTAATATATTTACTTAATGTAACTTGGGTTATACCCAATATTTCTTTTACTTCTTTTGCTTTCATAATTATATATATTAAATAAAAAATACCGTTTTTTGCTAAAATAATATAATTTATATAACGTTATATAATTATAATTAATAGTCTTTTATTATTTTTGTATTACATTTTCAGTTATAAATTCAATATATTTTTTCATATTTTTTATTCCCATCTATTATTATAAATATTTGATGTATACAATTCTTTAGTTGCATTATCAGCTAATATTAAATTATTAGAATCTTGCACTACTCGTTGTAATAATAAATTAGATTTAGATTCATCAGGAATAACATCATCATATATCCTTATATTTGTCAATTTTATATTAGATGAATTTATTATTATATTTTGATCAACATTAAATGTATTTAATGGTACAGTTACTCCTTCATATTCATCAATATATTTTATTGACGCTATATTATATAAACTTGTGTCAGTTAATTTATCAGCAATTTCAGTATTTTTAACTGGTCTATATCCATTTGATGTATAATACGATATGTCATTTATATTTGTATTATCTAATATAACACTTTTATAATTAGGTGTAAACATTGTTATTTTATAATTATATCTTCTTTTAAATAAATCTAAACTTATTGTTCTTTGTCTATTATCTAAATTTACAGTTAAACCATACCACATATTTGTTGTTAATCCTGTTATTGGTAAACTATAATTTATGTTATTTATAGTCAATGTTATATTATTATTTGCGTAAGATAATTTATATCCTTTATTATTAATTGAATCATAGTTGTTTATAAATTCAAAATAACTTTTATTACTAACATAATAAGAATTAAATATATTTTCATCAATTGCCTTATTTGGATCAAAACTATTATTAAAATTAAACCACACATTAAATGCTCTATTATCACTAAAATTCAAATTTGAATCTTTATATGTATAAGTAACTGCGGTTGTACCAGAAGATAATGATGATAAATTATAATAGCTATCTGCTATTTTTATATCTTTTAATGAATTATAGATATCTTTTTTAATTATCTCTAATTTTGGATTAACAATTAATCTATAAACTTCGTGTGTTATAGGTTTTAATTGTTTATTTGCAATTTTATCTTCTTGTTCTCTTATTTCTCCGCCAAATAAAGAATCTATAGTATTATTATTTGTTAATGATTCAATAAGATTTTTTGATGCATTAGAAACATTAGTTTCATTTGCAAGTTTTTCATATTTTTCAAGAACAACATTATAATAAACACCCATATACATAATATCTCTTTTTACTTGAGCATGTTTAATTCTATACATACGATTTGCTTGACAAAAATATATAATATCTTTTTGGAATGGTCTTTTTTCTATTCCAAATGCATTATGAAATTCGTCTTTTAATATAATAACTTGAAATGTATCCATCATATCTAACATATATTCATTTATTTGAACTTGATTATCTGGAAAATTATTTTCAGGTACAATTATTTTTATTTTTTGTGTATCTACTATATTAAATAATTGATATTCATGTAATATACTATCTATTCCTTTACCGTCAGGATCTGTTAAATGATAATCAACTGTCCATCCAAATATTTTACCTACTGTATTTGATAAATATGTATACCAATCTCCTATTTTTTGTCCAGCATAAGGATTAAATATGCCTTGTGATGCTGCTGTTTGAGTTGAATCTAATCCAGTTGTATTACTTTGTGAACTTAGACTTGGTATAACATTACCTGATATATAACAACTTAATCCTTTTGTCACCCAATCTTTACTATAATCTAATGGAGTTTTACTATCACCTTTATATGATGTTATACCATTTAAACAAACTGAATTTGTACCACTATCTGTTGAATTTGAAATTGTAGTTCCAGTATTTACTGCAGGATAAGAAACTGCACAATCCTCTCTAACTCCATATCTATTAGTTTTAAGATAATTATTATTAATATTTTGAAAATCTCCTAATAATATAATATCATAAATTTTAGATGTTGTTCCAGTATTTATTTTAGAAACTGAATACTCAACTTGTGCAAATCTAATTGGATTTATTTTTACAGTTGATATATTTTCTGTTGTTAAATTTTCCCAAGGCGTATATGTTCTACCATTATCTTGAGTGAATCTATATTTAATTTGTAAATTATTAGTATTTGATCCATATATTTCATAACCAGTTAATTTGAAAACTTTATAAATATCTTTTGGGGTAAATAATATAAATTCATTATCTGGTATATTAACAATTGTATCTGTTTGTTCAATATCATAAGTTCCTTCGATTACAATTGTATTTATTGTAAGTGCTGGTATTGTAGTAGTATCAGCATCAATTCTATAATAAGCTAAATTTAAATATAAGTTATTTAATGAGCAATAATCTTGTGTAATTCCTGTAATAGGAGAATACTCACTATAACTTATACCACTTCTTGTATTGCTATAAGAAAAATATTTTTTGAAATAATGATCATTAGTTTCTCCTTTTACAATATCTGTAAATTTTGTAATTGATGATATGCTTTTTAATGGAACGATAGAAAAATTTTTAATATCACGAATTTGAGTAGATATTTCATCTGTATACGTTGGAGTACCTAACCAACTCATTGTAAAAGTACCATCAAATTTAGGAGTGTAAATATATCTCATTTTTAATTATTTTATATTTCTCTTATATATAAAAAATTTAATTATAATATATTTTTTAAAAATTAACTCTTTCTTTTACTCTTATTGCATAACTTAATATTGATTCATATGTATAATAAGAATTTTTCATTTTAGGGTCTTTATATAATTTAAAATCAGGAATAGAAGAAATATCAACTTCTAATATTACCCATTCGTCGATATTCATATTGAATAATTCTGTCTTATCATATTTATTTTTAAAAAATTTTCTTTTTTCTGCACAAAATTCTTTAGCATCTGACAAATTGTCAGTTAAATATACTCTATCTACATCATTAGATATCATATTTTGAGATTTAGGAACTAATCCTATTTTTTTAATTTTTTCGTAATAATATTTTGTTGTTGCATGATATAATATATCAGGTGTTCCATCAGGTACATCAAATCTTTTTTGAAATGTTATATTAAATATTGTATCTTTTGATATCATTATACTTTTTATTTCTAATCCATTATTATCAATTATACTAGGTTTAAAATATCCCATATTATGCATAAAACTAGTCAATTCTTTATTAAATTGTTTTTTATTTACATTTGAAATATCAATTGATAATGAAATATATCCTTCTAATTTTTTTATTTCATATTTAATATTATATGATTTTATTAAATTATCTAATTTTTCACAAAAAAAGTCATAATCAACAGAATGAATTAATCCCTCCTTCATAGCTAAATAAAAATGATTGTGAAAATAATCTGCTTCTTCATTAAAATTTCTATATTTTTCAAAATTTTTAAACCTATCTAGCATATTTTTTATTTATTATAGTTAATATAATTATATAAGTTTATATAAAATTTTGAATGATAAATTTTATATATAAGAGAAAACATTTTTTTATGGCTATAATCACCCCTAATGATCTTATTAATCCAACAGAAAAAACAATAAAGAACTGGAATTGCTCATTTATTGCAGTTGAAGGTCCAAATATAATTGAAAAATTAAGCTTAGAAGATTTGGCTATTCCATATGAATCTCAATATAGATCGAGAATAGTTTTAAAAGCTGGTGAATCTAATAAAATGCTTTACGGATTTATTGGTAAGGCTGTTACATTCTTAATGATAAAAGTAACTTATGATAGTTTATCTGATCCATATTATACATATGAACAAGAAAAATATAATATAAATTATTATTTTGAAAATGATCCTATTCTTAGACCATTAAATAGATTATTAATAATGACAGGTTCTTCTGATGAAAGAATACCACAAATTTATGTGACAAATCCATTAGATTATGACGTAACATTAGATGTATTAGAAGCAACAGTTGATTCTGAATTTGATGAAGATGATGATATACCTGCTGATTATCAAATACATTATGCTATAACAAATATATCAAGTACATATTCTGGAAAAACAGATGATGAATATATAAGATGTTCTGGTACAACAGAATCAGGTTCTACATATTCATTATATTTACCGTTAGCAACTGGTACAGGAAATGTATTAACAATCAAAAATATATTAAACGGAGTTATAACTATTTTAACACAAGATACAGATTTGATTGATGGTTTAAATTCATATGTATTAAATACTCAATATGAAGTAGTCGTGCTAATTGATGCAGGTACTGGTATCTGGGATAAAATATAATATAAATATGGCAAAAATAACAAGTAATAGTCTTTATGGTAAAACAAAAAGAGAAATAAAAAATTGGGGTAGAGATTTTAGAACATCAGATGGACCTCAAACATCTTCTGTTATGAGTCTCAGTGATATTGCAATACCGTATGATTCATGTTATACATCAAGAATAGTATTACCTTCTTATACTGAAGATTTTTTATTAAATTATGGTATAATTGAAGAATCTACTTTTTTATTATTAAAAGTTACATATAATGGTAATTATGATAATGAGAATGAAGATGCGTATGATCCATATTATTATTATGAACCAAGTACATATAATATTAATTACTATTATGATTCTAATTCAGGTATAACATATCCAATTGGAAGATTATTGCTTTTAAATGGCTCATTTCCAAATAAATTAGGACAAATTTATTTGAATAATCCATTAGATTATGATGTAGTTTTAGATGTAATGCAAGCTAATATTGAAGCTCCAATAGTTCAACCACCAAGTAGTGCAGTAACGATATCAAATTTGTATTATAGTGACATTATAACAAATCAAGTTGAATGTTATTCTTATACTGGATTAACAACAGGATCTACTGAATTTATTATTACTGGAATTACATCTTCAATAATAAGTACAGGTTATACAATTACACAATATATAATTCCATATAATACTATTATATCAATAAATTCAGATACATCATTATATTACATTTACATAAACACTACATCAACTTATTATACTATTAAATTTTTAACTCAATCTGATTATGAACAAGCATATTTTAGAATAATATTCGCGTATTCATCATATACAGATGGTAATTGTAGATATTTAACTACAACAGAAACATACGATAGTGGTAATAATATAAATTGTTAAAAATAAAAATTAATTATAAATGACTATTATATATTATAATTCTCCTATAAGTGGAACTACTTGGATTGGTAGTGGAACTACTGTACCACATAATGCATATTTGCATTTATATCATGATAGTGTTACAGGTTGGACATTAAATAGTTTAAAACATCTATTCATTAGTGGAATAACTGGTTGCATTTCAGTGAATATACCATTAGATAATATAACTTTTGAGTTATATGAGAAAGGTACAAATATACAATTATATGAATTAACAAAATATGGACAATATTTTATATATATTTCAATTTCAGATTCTGTTGGAAATATAACTACATCATATATTTATAATATTGTTGTAAATGATAGTTCTCCTGAAATAATATTTAATTGTAATATTTTTAATTCAGGATTGACAGGAAATACTATTGATTTTTCTGGAGCAACTGGTATAACATCAGGAATTAATATTTATTCTGGCGTAACATTTAATCTTTTTGAATTTGATAAAAATATAATTAATAAAGTTGATATAATTTATAATTGTATATGCTATGTGATTGATAATATTGATTATTGTATCAATAAATATATGATAAATGTTTTAATTATAGGATCAAATTTATTAAATAATAATGAGTATCAAGAAATTTCTATACCAGGTTATTATTGCATAAAATTATCTTTAATAAATAGTACAAATTATGAGATTGTTTATTATTTTCTTGTAGATGCTGTTTATGATCCAAATAATTATAATTCTAATATTTATTAATATTATTGACCTAATAAAATAAATATATAAATTAGTAAAAATTAAATAAATAAATGAGTAAAGTAACTTTTGATGGATCAGCAAAAATAATAACTATAAATAGTGGAGTAACAAGTATTGATGTTAAAACTGATTTATATTTAGAATGGAAGCAATGGGTATTAGAAGGAGATAATTCTAAATGGCTAGCTGCATTCAGATCATTTGGTGGTGATCCAACTACATTAAATCAAAATGCTCCAAGCTACTTTTTTTTAACTAATAATTGGATAGTTAAAATAGAAAATTTAAATGTAGCAATACAAGATAATTTATATTCAGATGATTATGATATTCCTTATCTAAATATAAATTCTACAATATTATCAAAAAATTCTGATATACCTAGTATTGATAGTTTAACTGGTATTACAGAAACATTATCAGATATGAATAATACTATCATAGATATTTCATTTGATGTTAAACATATATTAGGATTATCACAGCAAAATTATAGATTAAGTAATCATGTTTATGATGATGATTTTAGATTGACATCAGTTACAATAAAATTATTTAATACTAAAACTGATTGTAATAATAATGTTAATAGTTTTGCTAATTATACAATGAATGCGGCTTATGATGATAATGGATTATTAATTGATTATAAAGTAGTTAAAAATTAATTCTTATTATGATTAATCACATAACAACAAATTTAGTAACTAAAGGTTTATTGAATATTTCTAATATTACAAAAGGAATGATACAAATTAAGTATCAAATAATATTTAGAAAAAGAGGAGGATCGAGTGCTAATGTTGTTCATTCATATGATAATGATGAAGCATTCTATGATGAACTTAGAAAGCATAAAGAAGAAGAAATTGACTACATAAAAGTGTTTGTTGATTGGAAAGGAGCAAAATTAAAAGCATTTAAAAAAATTGAAGTTAAATTATTAAAAGAACATATTGAAGCAGAAATATTATTAAAAACAAATAAAAAATTCACAGTAGAAATAATAAAATAAAAAAGATGTAATTTATATTACATCTTTTTTTATAAATATTTAAGTTATTTAAATGAATCAAATTTCATTATACTGGAAACTACTTTTTCTTCTTTTTTAGATTTTTCTGTTTCTTCATCAACATCTTCTTCAACAATTTCTATTTTTTTCTCAAAAGCTGCTTCCAATTTTGAGATTGTGTCATTTTTCTCGACTACTTTTTCAACTTTTTTTTCAACTTTTTTTTCAACAATTGGTTTATTTTCAAATTTTGTTTCTGATACAGATATTCTTGGTTTATTTGAAGGTTTTTGAATTTCAGATACCATTTCTTCTATTTTAATAGAAGCTTTACTTTTTATTTCAAAATTATCTTGCCACACTGGAAAATATAAATCTTCTGATATAATTTCAAATTTTATTTTTCCATTATCACCTTTTTCATATAGACTCAATTTAGGAATTTCAAATCTACAAATATCATTTTCAATCTTACCTATTAAAAGAACATTTTTATTTTCTTTTGTCATTAATATTAATCTTGGCTCAACATCATTTACGTTAATGCCATCACTATTTATTTTAAATTTTAAAATATCATTCTCTTTATTGTTAAATAAATCCATATTAATTATTTATTTTTTATATTCTATATATTAATAAAAAAATATAGAATTATATATTAAAATTTTGATCTTCTTTTTTTAATATATAATAAAAAATTAAGTTTAATGTCAACTGGAGTAATACTTCCAAATAATTCGTTAATAGCAGATTTGACCAGTAAATATTGGCTTTATTTTTCAGATAATTTTGGAAGTATAAATGCTACACTTATTAATGATTCTAATGGACATCCAATAACAGGATATATATCTGGAAGAACCTCAATTTATTATGATTTTGATTATTCTGGTAATACTCAAGAAGGTAGAATACCAAACACTGATGTAGATTTTACTGCTGTTGCCATTGGGCAAAATATCGCTAGATATTCTATAATTAAAGGTGTAATCACAAGTGGTTTAACAAATATAATTTTAACTTCGGATACAGATTGGAATTATTCTGGTAATACTCAAGGAACAAGTGGCACATCAGGAATAGATGGAGAAAATGGTACATCAGGAGCTTCTGGTAGTGAAACTCTTGAACTTACAATTACTGGAGTTCAAGATGGTATAAATAAGAATTTTATATTATCTAGCGGAGTCAGTTATATCCACATGTTTTATGTTGATGGTCAATTACAAACATATAATAACGATTATTATGTTTCTGGATTAACTTTAACATTTATTAAAATACCACCTAAAGAAAGTGATATTTTAAGATTATTCATCACACAGCATGGCGGTGTTTTTGGTACATCAGGAACAGATGGAACATCAGGAACAGATGGAACATCAGGAGCTTCTGGTAGTGAGTCTCTTGAAATTACAATTACTGGAATTCAAGATGGTATAAATAAGAATTTTATATCATCAAGTGGTATTAGTGAAAATCATATGTTTTATGTTGATGGTCAATTACAAACATATAATAACGATTATTATGTTTCTGGATTAACTTTAACATTTATTAAAAATCCTCCTAAAGAGAGTGATATTTTAAGATTGTTTATTACTCAGCATGGCGGTGTTTTTGGTACATCAGGAACAAACGGTACAAGCGGATCATCAGGGTCATCAGGTAGTTCAGGGTCATCAGGTAGTTCAGGTTCATCAGGTAGTTCTGGAACAAATGGTACATCAGGTATAAATGGAGATATTATAAACGAAATTGATATTTCTGGAATTCAAGATGGAGTAAATAAAAATTTTATATTATCAAATGAAATTGTAAGTGAAAATCATATGTTTTATGTAGATGGACAATTACAAACATATAATAATGACTATTATATCTCTGGATTAACTTTAACATTTATTAAAATTCCGCCTAAATATAATTATATTTTAAGATTGTTTGGTAGTATAGGCACAAATTATCATAATGGAATTACTATTAATCAAAATATTGTTGTTGATAATTATGGAACAATAAAAACATTAAATATTGTTAATGGTTTGATAATATCAATAACATAAATTATCAATAACATAAATTATCAATAACATAAATTATCAATAACATAATTTTATATATAATATAAATAAAAATAAATTAAAAATAATGAGTACAAGATTAGATGCGAATGATAGATTAAAAGGATTAAGTTTTAAAAAACCTTGTATCGTTGCGACATTAGAAAATGTAAATTTAACAGGGTCAACTAATGTAATTGATGGAGTATCTTTAAATTTAAATGATAGAATATTAGTCATAAATCAGATAGATCAGATAGATAATGGTATTTATATTGTTTCAAATGTTGGTACAGGTTCTGATGGCGTTTTATTACGAGCAAATGATTTTTCTACAAGTGATGATATATTTGCTGGAATTAACATTTATATTTTATCAGGAGATACATATAATGATAGTTATTTCATATTAAATACCGAAAATCCTATATTAGATATTACTCCGTTATTTTTCTCTAATAAAAAAATGTTAGATACTCAAAATGTAAGTAATAATCAAGTATTATTATATAATAATAATTCAATAATTGGTTATACAGGACTAACATATGATGGTAATACATTAGATATAAATGGTAATGTTAATATAACAGGTAATACAACAGTAATTGGAAATATTATTTCAAATACAATATCTGTAACAGGAGGAACTTCAACTCAATTTTTAAAAGCTGATGGATCTATTGATTCAACATCATATACTGATTTTAATTTATTTACTGGTGAAACATTTGATAGAATAAGTGGTGATACATATTTGAATAATTTATTAACAGGTGAAACATTTGATAGATTATCAGGTGATACATTTTTAAATGAATTATTAACAGGTGAAACATTTGATAGAATTTCAGGAGATACATTTTTAACTGAATTATTAACTGGTGAAACATTTGATAGAATTTCTGGAGACACAGTATTAAATGATTTAATTACAGGATTAACTTCAACAGTTAATAATAATTATAATTTATTAACAGGTGAAACATTTAATAGAATAAGTGGAGATACAGTATTAAATGATTTAATTGAAGAGTTATCAATAAATGCTCAAAATCAAATGAATAATGAAATTAATAATAGAATTTCAGGAGATACATTATTGAATAATTTACTAACTGGTGAAACATTTGATAGAATAAGCGGAGACACTTTTTTAAATGAATTATTAACAGGTGAAACATTTGATAGAATAAGCGGAGACACAATATTAAATAATTTAATTACTGGATTGACATCAACAGTTACGGATAATTATAATTTATTAACAGGTGAAACATTTAATAGAATTTCAGGAGACACATTTTTAAATAATTTAATTACAGGATTAACACAGAATATTATAAATAATTATGTACCTTATACTGGATCTACATCAAATATAGACTTAGGATATAATAATTTAACAGCTAGTTCAATTATTAAATCTGGTGGTACATCTAATCAATTTTTAAAGGCTGATGGAACTATTGATATAACTACATATTCAAATACTGGTCATAGTCATTATCAATTATTTCAACCAAATGGTACAACTCCTTTTGTCTATACAGATAATGGTGGGTCATTTCATATTGATGGAAATATTATTCAATCAGGATCAACATATGAAACTCATACAGAACAAATATACACTACTAAAGATTATATTTATTTGAGAAGTGGAGCAACTTCTGGATTACCTGATGGACAATATGCAGGATTTACAGCTAAATTATATGACGGATCTAATGATGGTCAATTAGTCTTTGATAATAAAGGCTTTGCAAGAGTTGGAGACGTAGGTAGTTTATTGAAATTAGCAGCTATTCAAGAAACACCTACAGATACACAATTTACTTACTATGATGCTGCAACTTATTCATTAAAAACACGTGCTTTTTTAAGTGGTGATATTACAACGGCTTTAGGATTTACTCCTTATAACGCAACTAACCCATCTAATTATATAACAATTGGATCAGTTCCTGTTGTAGCTACAACAACTCCTTTAATAAATGGAATTGCTGCAATTGGAGCAAGTGGTAAATGGGCTGATGGAGCACATGTTCATCCAGTTGATACTTCAAGACAAGTTGCATTAAGCGGAACTGGATTTGTAAAAAGCACATCAGGAACTATTAGTTATGACACTTCTACTTATATTCCAGTCACAGGAAATACAAATACAATAAACTTAGGTGTTAATAATTTAACAGTAGATACAAATACTCTGTTTGTTGATTCTGTTCATCACTATTTAGGTATTACTACAAATAATCCTAATGCGTCAGTTGATATTGGAGGTTTTGGTACACCTTCTGATTATGGAGGAGGAACTGGTACGGCTAAAGTTTTAATTGCTGATAACGCGACAGGGTCATCTGGTGTTCAAATGTATAATTCTAATTCAGGAACAGCCTCTGATTTTAGATTTGCCATTTTTAATAATAATAAAAATGAATATATGGCATTTTCAACGCCAGCCGATACTAATACTAATACTTTATTTGGATTTGCAAGAAGTACATCTAATTATTTATTTAATAATTTAAATGGAGTAGGTGGCACTCTTAGAAATTTAACTATTGGTACGGTTGGAAGTTCTGACCTTATATTTGGAACTAACAATGTAGAAAATTTAAGAATAAAATCTGGAGGTAATGTCGGGATTGGAACTACTACTCCAGGAACGTTATTAGAAATAAGTAACTCTGCAAATATATCTATTAATTCAATTTTAAGGATTAGAGACATTAATACTGGTGGTTCATATTTTGATATCGGTTCTGCTAATGGTAGTAGTGGATTATTCATTAATCAAGGCTCTACTAAGATAATGCAAATTAGAAGTAGTGGAAATGTAGGATTTGGAACTTCATCAACCCCTAACGCAAGATTTAATATTTATAAAAGTGGAATAATTGATTATTTCAATATTACAAGTTCAGTTGATGGTGATGTGATGGTTATCTTAAATAATGGCAACGTCGGGATTGGAGCTACCACTCCAGACCAAAAATTATCAGTTTGGGGTGGTTCACAAAATATTATTGATCCAACAACTTTAGGTTCTGAAAGCTTAACTAATGGTACGTTATCTGGTGGAACTTCTTGGACTGCAACAAATGATTGTACTTTAGTATCTAATAACGCAACTTGGACTTTTTCTGGTGGAACTGCTTCAACTCTTACACAAACGAATGCTAATTTAACAGTTGCAGGAGTAGGATATAGATGGTATAAATTTGTTTATACAGTATCAGCTATTTCTGGAACTCCATCTGCATCAATAACAACATCTTTTGGCGGATCAACAACTTCTCTTACTATAACAGCTGGAGCACAAACTACTTATTTTAAAGCAGCTACTACACCTACTGATTTTGTTATTACTTCTACTTTGGTATCAGGACAGACATTCACATTGGGTACGTTTTCGTTAAAAGAAGTTCAAGGTGGAAATTTAATAACTGGTGGATTGTTAACTGGTGGAGGTACAACTGGTATTAAAGTTTTAGCAAATGGAAATGTTGGAATTGGAACAACTACTCCTGGACAATTACTTGAAGTAAATAATGGGCACATAAATGTTTTAAATACCAATTATGGACTTCTATTAGCTTCTAATCAAGCTCTAACTAGGAATGGAGCAAAACTTGTACTTGCTAACTCAAGTGCATTTACTTCTATGGGGTTGAGTACCGTAGGAGTTGAAAGAATTTCTATTGATAGTTCAGGGAACGTAGGTATTGGAGTAACTCCAACGTCTATGCTTACTCAAAAATCTACAACCGCATTAGAATCTGCTACGTTAGGAACTGAATTAACAGCTTCTGGAGATACTTGGGGATTAGCAACAACTAAAAGCATAACTGCTTTTGCAAATTATGGATCTACTGTTGCTGGAACAGTTGAAGTAACTTCAAATGCTCATGGATTTCCAGCTGGAACAACAACTAATGTTGTAATATCAGGAACTACTAATTATAATGGTACATACACAATAACATATATTGATGTTAATAACTTTTATATTACGGCAACTTGGGTATCGAACGATGCAACTGGAACTGCAACTCAAACTGGTTGGTCTGGAACTTATGCTGGTGGATACACACACTCAACTGGAAATACAACAGCATTAACTGATTCTACATTGGTTCCAGTGGTTGGTAATTTATACCAAATAACTTATACAGTAACAAATAGGACGACAGGAACATTTACGATTACATTCGGCGGAGTTACATCTTATACTTATTCAGCAACAGGCTCATATGGTCCTAAAGCTGCAACAGTAGGAACATTAACTATTGCTCCAACGACTGATTTTAATGGCACAATAATACTTTCAATTAAATTAATTGCATCATATTCTCCTATTTATGTTATTCAAGATAGTTCTTCTGCTAATACATTAGAAATTCGTAGTTCTTTAAATACTTCAGTAAATTTATTCATAGGTAAAAACTCTGGAAGATATAATACAACAGGTATTAATAATACTTCACTTGGATCTGGAGCGTTACCGATAAATTCAACTGGATTTAATAATGTTGCAATTGGTGGTAGTGCTATGCAAGCGAATACAGCTGGATTTTCTAATATCTCTATAGGTTTTAATTCCCTTTTAAGCAATACTGTCGGTTATGCCAATACATCAATTGGTAATGCAACTCTACAAAATAATTCTATTGGTTATTATAACACAGCAGTTGGTATAAGTGTTCTTGTCACTAACACAGCTGGGTATTATAATACAGGCATTGGAGCAAGCGCGCTTAGTTCAAATTCTACTGGATATTATAACACTGCGATAGGAATTAATTCTATTAATTTAAATACTACTGGTTTTTATAATACTGCATTAGGTGGTAATTCTCTTAGTTCAAATTCAGTTGGATCATACAATACTGCTGTTGGCTATTCATCGATAAGTAATATTGTATCTTCATATAATACTGCTATTGGTTATATATCTGGTCGTTATATAACTGGAGGGGTAACAACTAATATCAATTCTTATAATTCTGTCTATATTGGAGCAAATACAATGGCATCTGCTGATGGCAATTCAAATGAAATAGTAATTGGATATAACGCAACTGGTAATGGAAGTAACTCAGTAACATTAGGTAATACATTAATTACTAAAACTATTTTACAGGGTAATACTGGTATTGGCGGATATACAACTCCTTTACATTTCTTAGATAATACTCAAACTCAGAATCAACGCACTGTTTATGGATTAAACGTGGTGATGAATGCTACTAATCTTCAACAAGATATAGTATCTACAGGTAATGATGAACCACTTTTAAATCAATACTATGCCTGGAAATTTACCGCAAGTGCTGCAAACACAATGGGTTCGTTATCAGTTAGATTGAAGAAAATAGGTACTGTTACAAATACAACAGATTATATTAGACTTAAATTATATTCAGATACAGGTACAGCCCCAAATGCTTTATTATACACTTCTGATCAGGTTAAAATGGGCACATTAACGACTTCTTATGTTGAATACTTGTTTGGTGGAGACTATACGATGGTTAATGGTACTTCATATTGGTTAGTAGTTGAAAGAAGTGCATCGGTAACAGGAGGAGGTTCAATTACAGTTGATAGAAATTCTAATTCTTTAAGTACGACAAATGTTGTAACTCCTGCGAGTGGAGATTGGACAATAAATACAGGTTTAGGAAGATATATTATTTATGGACAGACTCCAAGGGGTATTTATGTAACCTCTACAAATTATGTTGGAGTTTATGGAAGCTCTACAAATAGTTATGGAGTTCAAGGAATCTCTACAAATAGTGGTGGAGTTTATGGAATCTCTACAAATAGTTATGGAGTTTACGGAAACTCTACAAATAGTACTGGAGTTAATGGAAACTCTACAAATAGTTATGGAGTTCAAGGAATCTCTACAAATAGTGCTGGAGTTAATGGAAACTCTACAAATAATTATGGAGTTTATGGACAATCAAGTAGTTCTTATGGATTAGGCGGTATATCAACAACTGGAGTTGGATTTATTGGTATATCAACAAATTCATCTGGTGGAGCAATGTATATAGGTGATGGGGTAGATAAATTAACCCAAAACAATACTGGTTCTGTACTTATAATGTCAAGACGTGTTGATGGTAACTCCACATATGCAGTAAGTGGTAATTTATTAAATATAACTGATAACCCAACCAACTGTACATCAGTTTCAGGAGCATTAATTTCAGGTACAATAGTATCTACTGAAAGATTTAGAATTGATCCTCGTGTAGTTGATGGAGCGAGTGCAGTAGGAGCATTTACAGATACATCAAGTGCTTTAGCAAATGCAACAGCTAAGTTATTTTCATTCAGAAATAATGGGGTTGAAAAAGCGTATGTTGGAGCAACTGGTAGTTTAGTAGTTCAGGGAGTAATAATGCCACAACAAGCAACTACTGCAGCAGCACCAGCATATGTTAAAGGTGGAATGTATTTCGATACTACCTTGAATAAGATGAGAATTGGTGGTGCAACAGGTTGGGAGACGATTACGAGCGTATAAAAAACAATAATATATTATGTGGATAACAATGATTTCAGTTTTTGTACTTTACAATTTATTCATTCTTTTAAAATATGGATGGTTAAATTCGATATCAGCAAGCTACTACAGTTTACCTGATGAATATATAAAAATAAAATGGAATAATAATGTAGTATTAACTTTACCTATTAAATATAATTCATTATTTCTTTTATTTTGCTTAGGATATGCAATACCAACCTTATTCTTAGTAACCGATGGATTTATGTTTTTTGCTTGTGGGTTAATTTGTTTTGTAGGCATAGCGTCAGCATTCAGACTTGATAGTTTTACAGCAAATATGCATCAATATAGTGCGTTAGGAGCAGTAGTATTAAGTCAACTATCATTAATATTTTTCTATCATTTATATTATTTAGTTATTATTACCGCAGTAAGTGCAGTAATATTATACTTACTTAATAAAAAATTACCTCAATGGATGTATATACTAGAATGGATTGCGTTTTGGACGGTTGCAATAGCTTTATTATAAATAATTTTTAATCTAATGATATATTATTAATAGATTTATATTTATTGATTAATGTTTCACGATTACTAAATCCTCTACTACGTGGACTAATAATAACAATTGGTGAACTTTGAGCAGCTTTATAAACTGAAATTTTCATTTTATTAACTGCAAAATTGACTTGCTCATCCCATTGTTTAATGTCATATTTATATACTTCATCCATTTTAGGAAAATAATCAATATTCAAAGATTTATTTTTATAATCTAAAATTAAATCATCTCTTGTTTTTCTATCACGTATTAATGAAGCACATATACCACTTTGTACCCAATAATCAATTGGATCTTCATTTGCATCAGGTAATTCTGCAGCGGGTTTAAATTTACCATTATATAAATCATATGGTACTATTTCATCATTATATAATTCTTTATTAATATATTCAGATAATTCATATAATTCAACTTTAGTTAAATCTCCAATAATAGCATGAACGCCAATACTTCCAATGTCATGAAAGGAAGACCAAGAAAGCACTATTTCTGTTTGATTGCCTGTTGAAACGATACCACTTTTAAATCTATGAGTATCTTCTAAACCTAATACAGTTCTTAATACTGCATGTATTGAAGCTTTACCCGTATCACTTAGTTTAGGCGCATTTTTCATATGTACATCATCTACATTTAATATTTCATCAACTGTTGATTGAATAGGTTGCCAATATGTAATCATTCCTAATTTTTCATCTAATTGATTTACATAACTTTTAGATTTAGTATTCAATGAAGATGGATTTGAAATGAATATAGTGTGTTCTTTGCCCATAGCACGATAAACCAATGCTGCTACAATAGACGAATCAAGTCCGCCAGATACATGAACCTGAGCATTTTCAATACCTGATAATTTAAAAAATTCTTTCTGCTCAAATATAATAGCTTCAGTTATTTCTTTATATTTACTATCATTACTGCCTAATATTGGTTCACAATCTTTTAATCTGAATGTTTCAGTTTTTTCTTCAAATTTAGGAAGTTCTTTAACTAATCTTCCATAACTATTATATACAAGAGAAGCACCATCATAAATTATAATATTTTTAACTATATCACCGCAACCAACTGAATTTACTGAAATAACTGGAACCATATTATTTTTGGCAATTTTAGAAAATAAATTTTTTCTAATTTTTTGCTTTCCATAATAAAAATAAGATTGATTAGGTATAATCAAAATTTCAGCACCCATATCAACCATTTCTCGTGAAATATCTCTACTATGATTCATAAACCAAGCATCTTCACAAATTGGTGTACCTATAATGGTTTTACCAATACTTGGTAAATTAACTTCGAACACTTTAGTTTCAGTTCCTTCTGTAAAATATTTTCTATCTTCATGATGGTCTGTATCAGCTAATAATTGTTTATCATATGTACGAATTCCATTATCATCAATTACAGCTACTGAATTTTTTAAAATTGGAAATCCATTTCTATTTATACCATGAGATGATACAAATCCAATTACAATTATTCCACACAATCCTAATTCTTTTCTATATTCTTCAATTTTTTTCAACCTTGAAATTTGGTCACGAATAAAATCCTCTCTATCCCAAAGAGAACCACAGCAATATCCACTAATAGCTGTTTCTGGAAACACTGATATATCTACATTATCATCATAACTAGCATGATTTTTATCCAACTTTAAACAATTTAAAATTTTTCTGGTATTACCGATTAAATCTCCTGTAACTGTATTAATTTGGTGTACTGAAATATTTGCATTTTCAATCATAATATATAAATGTTTTAAATTTGAGTACAAAGATACATATAACAATTGATATAAACAAAAAAACTCATAAAAATATTTATGAGTTTTTTAAAATTAAAAAATTTGGTCATCTTATCAATAAAACGATCAAAATTTTTTAATTATTGAATTGAAGCTTGTTCTTTTGGTGCATTAGCAATGTTTTGTGCGTTTACTTGATCATTAGCTTCCTTAGTAACTTTTAATAAAAGAGTATTTACTACTTTATAAGGCATTTCAGATAATGCACCCAATATTAAATTTACTTCTTCTACTGTGAATTCAAATTTCAAATTTTCCATAACTATATTTTTTTGTTTATATCTATAACAAAATAAATAAAAAGTTTAAACTTATTATAAAAAATATAATAAAAAATTACATAAAAAATAAATAATTTATAATATGAGAATATAATGTAAATCTAACTACCAATTTCACGACGGGCGGTTCATTTTTTATATATATTAATAAAAAAATTATGATAATATATAAAACTACAAATCTCATTAATAATAAATTTTATATTGGGCAAGATTTTAATGATAATCCTAAATATTATGGTTCTGGTAAATTAATTACATTTGCAATAAAAAAATATGGTAAAGAAAATTTTAAAAAAGAGATAATAGAATATTGTACTGATGAAAAACATATGGATGAAAGAGAAATATTTTGGATAAAAGAACTTAATGCAACAAATAAAAAAATAGCTTATAATATTTGTGAAGGAGGAAAAACATATAGAACAATGAAAGGTGAAAATCATCCATTTTTTGGTAAACATCATACAGAAGAAACTAGAGCTATAATTAAAGAAAAAAGAAAACTTCAAAAAATGTCTAATTTTGAAAAAGAAAGACTTAGAAAATTATGGAAAACTAATGCTAATCCAGGCAAAAATAAATCAAATGAAACAATAGAAAAAATAAAAAATGCAGCAAAAGAATTAGATAGATATGGGGAAAAATCTACTTTTTACGGTAAAACTCATTCAGAAGAAACTAAAAAACATTGGAGTGAAATAAGAAAAGGTAAAAATGTAGGTATTAATAATCCTGCTGCAACTAGATATTATATTGAAACACCAGATAAAAAAGAATTAATATTTAATAGTAGAAAAGAAGTAATTGAATATATTGGATGTAGCATGGGATTTTTTACATTAAAAAAATATAAAGGATATAAACTTATAAGAAAAGAAATAATAAATAAAAAAGAAATAATAATAAATAAAGAAGATGATGAATATTATATTTATACTATTGAATCTCCTAATGGAGAAATATTAATATTTAATAAAAAAAGTGAAATAATAAAAAAATTAGATTGCAGTTTATATTTCTTTATATGTAAACATTTTTTGGGATATAAACTTATAAAAAGAGAAAAAAATAATTTATAATGAGAATATTGTTAATTTTACCTCATGTTAGTACTGGAGGAATGCCTTCTGTATCTTTAAAAAGAGTTGAATATTTAATAAAAAATAATGAAGTATATCTTATAGAATATAGACAAATTTCTTGGAGTTTTGTTGTACAACGAAATAAAATAATAGAATTATTAGGAGATAGATTTATATCATTAGGTAATACATGGGATAAAGATGAAAGTGTTAGAGACAAATTTCAAGAAATAATTGAAAATATTAATCCTGATATCATTCATATGGAAGAAATTCCTGAACTGTTCAATGATGGAATGAGGGAAGAACATTCAGATTGGTTATATAGGAATGATAGACCATATAAAATTATTGAAACTACTCACACATCAACATTTGATGTAAATAAGAAAGTATATTTTCCTGATAAATTTTTATTCGTATCTAAATTTTCACAATTACAATATGAAAAATTTAATATTCCTTCATCTGTGGTTGAATATCCAATGAATAAATTAAAAAAAAATCAAGGATATGCTATTAAAAAATTAAATTTTGATCCTGAATATTTTCATGTTTTGAATGTTGGATTATTCACATCAGGTAAAAATCAAGGTTATGTATTTGAAATAGCAAGAAGATTAGAAAAATATAAAATACAATTTCATTTTGTAGGTAATCAAGCTGATAATTTTTCAGATTATTGGAAACCTTTATTAGAAAATAAACCAAATAATTGTATTATTCACGGTGAAAGAGATGATATTGATTTATTTTATCAGGCATCAAATTTACTTATACATTCATCTATAAATGAATTAAATCCGTTAGCAGTAAAAGAAGCAACATCTTATGATTTACCGATATATTTAAATAATCTTAGTACATATTTAGATACTTATGATTCTTATAAAAATATAAAATATCTTACAAGAGATGTTGATAAAGATGCTAAAAGAATATTAGATAATTTTAATATAAAACTTATAGATGATAATGATACATTTGAAGATATATTAATAAATGAATATAAAGAAGTACTTAATATAGATAAAATAAAACAAAATTCAATTGATGCTCAATATGAATATAATATTGATTTTATTGAAGGTGCAAAAGTTGAAATTCTTGGTACAAAAAAATCAGAATTTTATGTTGAGATATTAGATAAAAATACCAAAGAAGTCATATATAAAAATTTAATAAATAATAATAATTGGTGTAAAACAAATAATGAATGTTATAAAGAATATAAAATTAACATTTATCATAATAATAAATTAGTAATTAATCATAATTTTGATTTAACAAATAGAAATGTATTAATAACATTAGAAAGTAAATCTATTGGTGATACATTAGCGTGGTTTCCATATATAGAAGAATTTAGAAAAATTCATAACTGTAAAGTTTATTGTTCTACATTTTGGAATAATTGGTTTATAAATCAATATCCTGAAATTACATTTTTAAAGCCTGGTCAATCAAATATTAACGATTTATATGCTAAATATAAAATAGGATGGTATTTACCATTTGATAGAAATAAAAATCCAATTGATTATAAAACTATTCCTTTGCAAAAAACAGCATGTGATATTCTTGGATTAGAATATAAAGAAATTGTACCAAAAATTGAAATTCCTGAAGGAGTTAGACCAATTAAAGAAAAATATGTTTGTATTGGACAATTTTCTACTGCGAATGCAAAACACTGGCATTACCCTTGTAAAGATAGCAACAAAGGCTGGCAAATTTTAGTTGATTGGCTTAATGTTCAAGGTTATAAAGTTATGGTAATAAGTAAGCAGTCAACTACTCTTAAAAATATAATAAATAAAACTGGTGATTTTCCTATTGAGCAAAGAATAAATGAATTAAAATGGTGTGAATTTTATATTGGAGTTGGTTCTGGATTAAGTTGGTTAGCTTGGGCTGTTGGTAAAAAAGTAGTAATGATGTCTGGATTTTCTAATCCTTTCTGTGAATTTAAATCTAATAATATAAATGTTCATAATTTTAATGTTTGTAATGGTTGTTTTAATACTCATCAATTTGATCCAGGAGATTGGAATTGGTGTCCTATACATAAAAATACAGATAATCAATTTGAATGTTCAACTAATATTACGCCAAAAATGATAACTGATAAAATTATTAAATGTAAACTCATTGAAAATCCTAATAATTTCAATTTTACTAAATATAATTTAAAATATAATTTAAATAAAAATGATATTTTCTTTAAATATGATAAAAATGAAAATAAATTTACAATAATTTATAAAGGTGATGATGTTGAACCTTTAAATATTGATATTAGAGATTATAATTCAGATATGATATATTATACATTATCTGACACATCATTAAGTAAAAATAATATAATTTGGAGTATACCAGAGAAAAAAATGTTTGAAGAAACAAATAAGTTACTTATAGTATTTTACGAAAAAAATAAAATATTAGAATTGCAATATGATATTTAAAAATTTATATATAACGAAAAGAAAAATCGTTACATATGAGCTATATAAAAATTCAAAAAATACTTAAAGAAGAAGTTGAAACACCTGAAGAAGGTTATATTTATTTTGGTTATGATGATTCAACAGTTGGTAGTGGAGTAACTAGTGGAGTAACTGGTGGATTTTGGATGAAAGATGATACTGGTAGCGGAGCAACATATTTATTTGCAGGTTATTCAAATGCGCCAAATATTATATCTTTTAATCCAACATCATCAGCATTTAATGGTGATACTATAACAATATATGGTATAAATTTCTTTGGTGCTGTAGTGGCGTCATTTAGTGGAATTACAGGAATAACAACAGTAGTGAATTCAAATCAATTGACCGTAATAATACCTAATTTACCTAATTATGATAATGAAGTTGATGTTGTAATAACTTCTTCATTAGGAACAGGAACTTCCGTAAAATATAAAGTATATCAGCAAATAAATAAGCCTGTAATTACTAGTTATCCATCAATTGCTAATATAAATTCTACAATAACTATTAATGGATTATATTTTATCGCTGGACAAACTTCTGTATATTTTAATCCAGCATCTACTATTTCAACAACAACGGTAATTAATTCAACTACGTTAACAGCAGTAGTTCCAATAATTCCAACTGGATCAACACAATTTTATATTCAAACAACTTTTGGACAAAGTTTACTTTCAAATATTAATATTAATGGCGGAACAATTCCAATAGTTACTAATTTTTACCCAACATATGCAAATTTAGGAGATACTATTAATATATTTGGCGAAAATTTTATAGATATTAATAATTTATTAGTACGTTTTGGACCTAATCAATCATCAAATATTAGCATAATAAATTCAGGACAGTTAACAGTTACAATATCAGGAGATACTCCAATTGGAGATACATTAATTAGCGTTAATGATATGACATTTTCAGGATTTACAGTTTGTGGCTCTACTTCTACATTAATTCCAACAGTATCAAGTATATCGACATCAGTATATCCAGGGAATACTGTAATTATGACAGGGACAAATTTAGATTCACCATTAACAGTTACTTTTAGTAGCGTTATATGTAATACTTTACCTATAGATTCAGGTAGTTGCTATATTTATATAGGAACTAATGTAATTCCAGGTATAAATACAGTAATTGTTATAAATAAATATGGATCATCATTACCTTATTCTTATACAGTATTAAATCCTGGTAGTTTGACTATAACAAGTTTTAGTATTAATCATATGCAAAGAGGAAATAATTCAATTGGATTATATGGTAGTGGGTTTATTAATAGTCCATCAATGAGTGTTTATATTGGAAATGTATTATCAAGATTTTCTTATAATAATCAATCAGGATTAACTGTTCAAATATTAAATGCTTCATCAACAAGTGATTTAATTCCGACTGGACCAGTTGATATTAGAGTAGAAAGTATAAATTCAAGTTATACATTAAATGGATTTACAGTTGATCCTAATACAGGTTTAAATCCACCAATAATTTCAAAAATAAGTCCTATATATGGTCAATATGATGATATTATTGATATCTATGGTACATATTTATCAGGAGGTACCATTAGTTTTGGAACTTCGTATCCAGGAACTTATGCAGAAACAACTACAATAGATGATACTCATTTAAGTGTTTATGTACCATCTGGATTTACAATAGATTCTAATGAAATTATAAATATTTATGCTACAACAATAGCTGGATCTTGTACATATTCTCCTTTTGAAATTTATGTAGAAGCATCATCATCTCCAATAATAAATAAATTAGATAGTCCTGTAAATGTATCAGGAGGAACATTAATTACTATTCTTGGAAGTAATTTTGTTAAATATTATACTGATGTTTATGTAAGTATAATTACAGGAAGTACAGTTCAATATTTAGTATTAGATTCTCAAAAATTTATATCTAGTACTGAAATACAAGGAATTATACCTAATACTACATATATTGGACTTTCTATGATTAAAGTAGTAACCTCCGCTGGTGTTGATCAAGAAACAAATTTAAATTTTATATAAATTATTAAAATGACTGATTAATCAGTCATTTTTTTTATAAAATATAAACCTATTTATATATTTTGCCTACAATAAAAAAAACAAATAAATCAATGAAAATATTAGTAGCAACTTTTGATCACAATTATTATTTATGGCAAGTTCTTGTACAAATAAATAATTTTATGAAATATGGATATGATGAAGACACTATTTATGTAGTATCATCTTCAAATCCTAGTCCAATTTTAAAATCATTAATGAATAATGAAAAAATTAAATCTAAATTTTTTATTTATAAAGATGAAAGAGTAAATCCAATATATCCATCTTCATTAAGACCTCATATATTAGAAAAATTCTTTAATGAACATCCTGAATATAATGATGAAACTTTATTTTATTGTGATCCAGATATGGTTTTCACAAAAAAATTAGATTTCACTGAAATGATAAATGATAAAAAATGGCATTTAAGTGATACAAAATCGTATATTGATACAGTGTATATTAAAAGTAAAAGTGAACAATTATTTAATGAGATGTGTGAAATATCTAAAGTAAAACCAGAAGATATTGTAGCAATTGATGAAAATGCAGGAGGAGCACAATATTTAATGAAAGGAATAAATTCTGATTATTGGAAAAAGGTGTATGATGATAGTGAAAATTTATATTCTCATATGAAAAAAACAGAAAGTATATATAATCCTGAACATCCTATTCAATCATGGACATCTGATATGTGGGCAGTTCTATGGAATGCAGTTTATTATAATCATGAAGTTGAGATTAATAAAGAATTGGATTTTTGTTGGGCTACTGATTCAATAAATAGATGGAATGAAACTTATATTTTTCATAATGCAGGTATTGCTGGAAAAAGTGATACACATTTTAGTAAAATAGAATATCAAGTTTCTCCATTTAATAAAGAACTCAACGGTGATGATGATAATTGTACATATAATTATGTAAAAGAAATAAAAGAGACAGAAGAAAATTTCAAAGATATAATCTGGTAAAAAATAAAAAATTAAATGAATATAGGAATAGTTGTATTAGCTACAAATGCTTATTTTGTGTTAGGAATAAGATTTATTAAAAGATTTATGAAATTTTACAAAGGTGATAAAAATATCACATTCTATTTTTTCTCGGATAATGATCCAAAAAATTATATACCTGATAATATTGATGTTGAATATTTTCATGTGACTAATAGTAATTGGGTAGATGGAACAAACTTAAAATTTACATCTATATTATCAATTAAAGATAAATTAAAAAGTGATTATCTATTTTATTTTGATGCTGATACTAATGTAAATAAAGATTTTATTGAAGATTGGTTTATTGGAGATTTAGTTGGAGGCCAGCATTATGCAGATCAAGATTGGATGAAAAATGAAAAAGGATTTGATAGAAATCCGTTATCAAAAGCATATGTACCATTTGATACTAAATTACATCAAATGTATTTTTATGGTGCTTTTTTTGGTGGTACATCTGAAAATATGATTGAATTTTGTAAAACTATGAGATATTATCAATTGGAAGATAAAAAAATACCATATGAACCTGGGGTAAACGATGAAAGTTACATTAATTGCTACTTACACTTTAATCCACCAACAAAAGTAGTTTTATGTAAAGACTTTGCTTTTGCTATTAGTGATAAAGGTGGAATAGGAGAAACTAGATATCCAGATCTAAATGTAGATGAACTTAAAAAAGAATTATTAATATATAAGAATGAATTTATTAATATTCAAAATAATAAACTAATAAACTAATAAACTAATATATAATTATGAACATAGGAATATATAAAATTATTAGTCCATCAGGAAAAATATATATCGGACAAAGTTGGGATTTAAAAAAAAGATTTAATAAATATAAAAATCTAAATTGTGAAAAACAAAGAAAATTATTTAATTCATTAGTTAAATATGGTTTTGAAAACCATATTGTAGAAATAATATGTGAATTTAATGATGATATTACACAAGATATATTAGATCAAAAAGAAATATATTATATTAATGAATATAAAAATAACGGATTTGATATGTTAAATTTGGCATCAGGTGGTAGTAGAGGAAAGCATAGTGAAGAATCAAAAGAAAAAATGAGAAATAGAAAAGGGGTATTGCATCCTTCTTATGGTAAAAAAAGAACTAAAGAATTTTGTGAAAAAATAAAAGGAGAAGGTAATGCGAATTTTGGTAATAAAGGAGAAAAAAATCCGAATTTTGGAAAAAAACAAACAATTGAAAGAATATTAAAAACTAGTGGAGAAAATAATTATTGGTATGGTAAAACAGGAAGTACTTCTCCGTTTTTTGGTATAAAACAAACCATTGAACAAATAGAAAAAAAATCCGGTAAAAATCACAAAAAATCAAAAAAAGTTATTGATACATTAACTAATAAAATTTATGATACCATAGGACAAGCAGCAAAGGATTTAAATTTAACATATTCTACTTTGGTGACTAATATAAGATTAAATAAATCTAGATTGAAATATTATAAATAATTATTTAATTAATATACAAATTTAGATATTCAAAATATTAAAAATGAATTATTAATATATAAGAATGAATTTATTAATATTCAAAATAATAAACTAATATATAATTTATGATAACAGTATATTCTATTCATTATAATAAATTAGATCATCTATATTTACAATATTTTCAATTAATGAAATATTGTAAAAAAAATAAATTATGTTATTGTAAATAATGGAATTGATGATGATTTTAGAAAAACAATAAGAGATTTTTGTGATATATTAAATATTAAAGAAATAGTTATACAAAATAACGATAAGATTAATATGACAGCAATGCATCATAAAACTGCTCTTCAATATTGTTATGATAATTATATATCAAAAGATTTAAGTGATATTAGGGTTGTTATGAATTCTTATATTATACATTTTTGATTATTTTTCTTTTTCTGATATGATAGGTGATTTTCAACTTTGTGGATTAAAGATGGAGGTGATTGGAATGGAAATGTATATTGTGGTTATATTAATGCAGTAACTACTTTTGAATTAAATTATTTTACAGTAGATACAGATTGGGGAGTCGAAGTTATAAAAAAATAAGGAAAACATAAATTTTAGTTCAAAAAAATATAATTTACAAACAGATTGGAATTATTTTAATTATAATAGAAAAGAATTACTTAAATTAGTCAGTGTTGATGAATTATTTATATAATAGAATTATATCCTAATTTTAAAATAGATTATTACTCTCAACTTCCTTGAAAATAAAAAATGTAGATATTAATATCTACATTTTTTATTTTATTAAATTTTCATTCTTTAATTCTTCCAAGATTAAACTATATAATTTAGATAATTTATTTTTAATAGTTTTTGATGCACTTTTAAATCTTTTATCATATATTTCTAATATCTCATCTAAATTCTCAATTTTAATGTTTTTATCTATTCTACTATAATACCAACTCATATAATATTTATCATTAAATAAATTTATAATATTCAATAAAAATTTTTTAAATTTTCCACTTTTTTTTGATATTATTAATAAATTTTTTTTATCATTTAAAACATTAAAAAATACAACCAGCATATCAGAATTATATTTTTTTAATATTTTAAAATTATAATTATATAATACATCAGACATTTTATATATGTAAGTATCTTTGTGAAATGAATTAAAATATTTATTAAATTCTATATTAGTTATAACTCTACCAATTTTTTTAAAATTTTCCATAATTTCATAATATGCTTCACTAATGAAAGAATCAACTTCTTCTAAATCAGAATAATAAACCAAATCTATAAAATCTTCAATATCTGGGTTTTTAATAAAAGTTCTACTCATTTTATAACTTTTTAATTCACGAGTTTTATCTATATATTTTTCTTTACCTATCATATAAAATTTTAAAGCATGATTTAATTCGTGATGTATAACTTTAGTTTCTATATCATTCTTATTTATATTCAATATAATATCAAATCCTTTTTCAGTTAATGTTGAAGATGATGCATCAAATGAAGAATCATTGTTTGATATAAATATCAGTATTGAATTAATGTGCATAATTCTAACATCAAATAACTTACCATCAAATTTATAATATAATTTTTTATCATTTATAATCAATTTATAAATTTGATCACTTAAATCTTTAATATCCAACTCAATTCCAACTTTCTCTACTATTAAATTAAATATTTTATTTTTTATTATCATTATTTTATTTATAATTCAATTTATTTTTTAATTATATAATTTATTCTAATAATCTATTTTTATAACTCTCATCAATTTCAAAATTATCACACCATTTTTTATTATCTTTAACATCGGATATAACTTCTTTGATAATCAAATTTATTTTTTTTATGTGTTTTTTATTTTTATTCTTAAATAAATTTTTCCAATTGTTTAAATATGCTTCAACATTATCTATATCAACAATTTTTATAAATTTATAACCATTAAGTTTGTTTACACCACTATTTATTAATTCCTGATTCAATCTATTAATTTCCGATATTAATGTATTTTCTCCAATATTCATTTTTAATTTTATCAAAAATAGTTCTGCATTAAATTCATCTAAATAACTGTAACATTTATAAGTTTCACTATTTAAAAATTTATTCATTAAAAAATCACTATCTTTTGAATTAAAATCTATTAAAAATTGATAAAGTTGTGCAATCCTTGCGTTATATTCAGTATCTAAAGATAAATAAATCAGAGTTTTAAAACTATTCCACTCATTATCAAAATTAATATAGTTTATAGATTTACGAACTGAAATATAGTTCGGATCAACGTTAATATTTAAATTTAATTTTACATCATTTTGTTTTATTCTAAAATATTCTAAAATGTGAGTCAATTCGTGAGTTATTATTTCCTTTATTTTTACGTCGTTGAATTTATTTTGATCTATTTCAATTCTAATTATAACATTATATAATATATCATCTTTAAATATAATATGAGATGAATCAAATAATCCATAATTTCTATTAGATAATTTATAATCAATTAACATATTTTTTAAAATAAAATCATTCTGAGCATCTAAATCTAATATTATTTCATCTGAAATATTATCTTCTATATTTTTTTTAATTTCTATAAATATTATATCTGTATATTGTTTTATAATATTTGATATTCCTCTATTTTCTAATATATATTCATCGTAATTATTTATCATATATTTAATTTTTTATTTATATAATAACTGTATTAAATTCTCTGTTAAAAACGTTATCATTTTTTTACCTGGTAAAATTTCTACATCAGGAATAGCTGTAATTATACTAAATTTATCATTACCTTCAATTTTAAGCTCATTAATATATTTCTGAATGTTCTCATCCTTTTCATAATAATTCTTCATTCCTTCTATTAATAAAGTTAAATTAACACCCATTTTATTATTATATTTAATACATTGTAACTTATTCTCATCTTTTTCAATAAGAATATACCACAATTTACTTTTTGAAACTTTTATGTTTTCTAAAAAATTGTATGCATTTTTTGCTTTAGTGTTTTTTGGCATTTTAACCACTTTACCGATAAATTCTAGTTTTTTATCTTTATCTTCCATTTTTAATTTAAATTTTTATACTTTTATATATTAATATTAAAAGATTCAATTTTATAATTAATTTTTTATTAAATTTTCATGTTTTAATTCATCTAATATTAAACTATATAATTTAGATAACTTATTTTTAATAGTTTTTGATGCATTCTTAAATCTTTTATCATAAATTTCTAATATATTATCCAAATTTTCTATTTTAATACTCTTATCTATTTTTTTATAATAATAATCATTAAAATAACGGTTAGTTAACACATCATAAATATCTAATAAAAATTTTTTAAATTTTCCACTTTTTTGATGTATTTTCAATAAATTCTTTTTATCATTTAAAACATTAAAAAATATAACCAAATTATTAGAATTTAATCTACTAAAATTTTTTAAATTAAATTTATCTAACATTATAGAAGCATCATATATGTAACATTGTTTATAATATTTTTTAAATAATTTATTAAATTCATTCTCAGTTATATTATTATTATCTAAATAATTTCTGATTTCTTTTTCACCTTTAGATTCTGAACAGTTTGGACAATCACTACCATTTAAATGAAATCTACTAATCTGTTCAAACATACCATGTATTGGACATATTATTTTTACAGTATTCATAACACCATTATATTTAACTAAACTATAATCATATTTATTATTATGATTTAATTTTGATAATTCTATAAATTTAGAAGTAGATAATGTATTTATGCCGCATTTTGGACATCCGTGACCATTGTTATGAGCATATGCAATTTTTTCGAATTCTCCGTGAATTGGACATATTATTTTAATTATAGAATGTTTATCTTTATAATTATTAACTAAACTATAATCATATTTATAATCATATATTTTATTAAAATCATCAATTATTTCAGATATATTTTTATTTTTTCCACTACATTTTGAACATCCTATTCCAAGTAAATGATTATTCGCCCTTATGATAAATTCTCCGTGAATCGGACATATTATTTTAATCTTATTTCTACTATTTATATAATTCGTTAAACTATAGTCATATTTATTATGTACAATATTAGCTTTTTCAATAAATTCTATTTTAGAATATATATAATGACCAGAACATTTCGTACATTCATGCCCATTTAAATGAGATTGAGCATTTTGAGTAAATTTTCCGTGTATTGAACAAATTATTTCGACATCATTTTTACAACCAGTATAAATAGTATTTGAATAATCATATCTATTATTATGTATCTCATTTGATTTTTCTATAAATTCATTTGTAGTTAATTTTCTCATTATTATAATTTTATTTTTGATACATCTTCTCCTAATTTATTAAAATATTCTAATAATAAATTATCTACATAATTAGATCTATTAGATGTTTTATCATCTAATAATATAAGTATGTCAGGACTTAATGTTATTGTTATTTTCCTCTTTTTTTCTTCAACTTTTTTCATAACTTTTATTTTTATTCTATATATAAATAATTTCAAGTCATAACACAAGAATATATCTTATTTATAAAATAACAAACAAATAATATAAAAACATATATAAATTATATGAAGAAAAAAATGTTAGATAGTGAAAAAAAAATTACAGTGAGTTTTTCACTAAATCCATATATTTATGAATTATTAGATAAATATATTAAAAAATCTAAATCAAAATTCATTGAAACTTTATTAAAAAATAAATTAAAAAATAATATATGATTGTAGATACTGAATATAAAAATAATAACCTAATTATCTCATATATAGATAGTTCTGGTCAGATCAAACTAAAATATAAAAATTGGAGTCGCCCAACAAAATTTATAAAAACTACTGATGATGATAAAGAAAAAAGTGGTAGATTTGTCACATGGTCAGGAGAAAATGTTAAAGAGATTTATACAAAATACCCAAATCGGTATTCCATTTATGATTTCATAGATAGTTTTGATAAAGAAGAACGAGATGAAATATATTCATATGCAGAACCAGATATATTCTTCGTTGATATTGAGAACGAGATTCTTAATACTGGTAAACCACAACCACAACTTGCTGAGGGTGAGATACAAACAATATCAATAGTAAATAAAGATAAAGTGTTGGTAATTGGAACTCAGTTTTTAGATGCTGCACAAATTGAATCAATTGGTAATGATATCAATACTCATTTTCAAAAATTTGGAACAAATTATAAATTTAAATATGTTCAGTACAAAACTGAATATGATATGCTTCATAGTTTTTTTAACAAATTAGTTCCTAAAATGCCAGTAATAACTGGTTGGAATTTCATTAATTATGACTGGACATATTTAGTTGCAAGAGCAAGAAGAATTGGACTTGAACCTGAGGTTGCCTCATTCACAAAAAAACTTAATAAACCATTTAATCCTCCTAATGCTATTAATCCAAGTTACGCAGAAATGCCAGCGCATAGGGTTATAGTTGATTATATGGAATTATTTAAAAAATGGGATCAATCAGTTAAAGTAAAGGAAAGTTTATCTTTAGATTTCGCTTCTGAAAAATTACTAGGAAAAGAAATTAAGAAAATTAATTACGATGGAGATTTAAAAAAATTGCATAAAGAGGACTATAAGAAATTTGTATTCTATAATGCTGTAGATAGTTGCTTAGTTCAACAGATACATAAAAAAATGAAATATGTAGACATACTTTATGGCATGGCTGTATTGGGTAAAATTAAGATTAAAGATGCAATTTCAACTCTTGCATTAACAGAAGGAATTTTAAGAGAAAAATTAAGAGATCAAAAAAATATTGTTCTTGTTAGAAATGAAGATAGTGAATACGGAGATACTGAAACTGAATCTATAAAAGGAGGATGGGTTAAAGAACCTGTAAGAGGTATGGCAGAATGGACATGCTGTTTTGACTTTAGTTCCTTGTATCCTACTACTATGAGAGAATTTAACATATCTGCAGATTCATATAAAGGTCAAAAAGTAAAAGGTAAAGATTATTCCATATTTAATGGACATCAATTAACAATTGAGCCTGATGATATCATAACTTTAAATGGATCAGTATTTAAGAATGAGGAAGGAGTTGTTAGTAGTGTAATGAGAGAAGTATATTCTGATAGAAAAAAGTGGAAAAACGTGATGATGGAAAAACATGAAGAACTTGATAAATTACAAAATGAGCTTAAAAAATTAGAGGGAACTCCTTTATGAAATAATAAATAAAAATATAATTTTTTTATATTTTTATTTTTATATATAAAATAAAAAATGTTATGATTTTGACAAAGTATGTCGATGTAAAAATATCTAATAATCAAATTAAATATTATAAAGAAAAAGGGTATGAAGTAAAAGGAGGAAATGAAATTATTTCTATACTTGCAATAGATTTACCTACAAGAAGTGTATCAAAAATTAAAGCAAAATGTGATGTTTGTGGCGAAGAAACTATTATTTCATATAGTAGATATAATTATAACACAAAAAATTCAACAACATATTATGCTTGTAGTAGAAAATGTTCTGAACAAAAATCAAAAAATACAAATTTAGAAAAATATGGAGTAGAAAATGTTTCAAATTCTCAAATTATTAAAGATAAAAAAGTAGAAACTTGTTTAAAAAATTTTGGTGTCGAATATCCTCAGCAATCTAAAGAAATTAACAAAAAAGGACATGTAAGTAAATTAGAAAAATATGGAGATGCTAACTATACAAATCCATATAAAATGAAATCAACGAATTTAGAAAGATATGGAGTAGAATATGCTAGTCAAAATGCAGAAATATCTATTAAAATGAGAGAAAATCAATTTATTAGTTTTAAGAAAAATTTTGATAAAGGATTATATAAATCTGAAATTATTAGAGATAGAAAAGATATATTTGTTGGATATTTATCAAATGGTCAATATGAATTTAAATGTGATTTACATAAAGATCATCATTTTAATATTGATTATAAATTATTGTGGAATAGGATAAATAATAAAACAATATTATGTACAGAATGCAATCCAATTTCAAAAAATGTTAGTGGGTTAGAGTTACAATTATTAGGTTTTATTAAAGAAAATTATAATGATGAGATAATTTTGAATGATAGAAAAATTTTAAATCCTTTAGAATTAGATATTTATTTACCTAATTTGAAATTAGCATTTGAATTTAATGGTTTATGGTGGCACAATGAATTAAATAAAGATAAAGATTATCATTTAAATAAAACTGAAGAATGTGAAAAACAAGGCATTCAATTGATTCATATTTATGAAGATGACTGGATTTATAATAATGAAATTATAAAATCTATAATATTAAGTAAATTAAATATTTTTGAAAACGTAATTGATTCAAAAGATTGTGAAATAAGAGAAGTTTTAGATATAAATTTAATTAAAAGTTATTTAGAAAAAAATGATATACATGGATATATTAAATCTAATATAAAAATTGGTTTATATTTAGGTAATGAATTAATTAGTTTAATGACATTTAATATTAAGAATAATAATTATGAGATGATAAGTTTTAGTAATAAAATAAATACTAATATTATTGATAGTGAAATTACGTTATTAAATTATTTTATAAATAAATATAGTGCGAAAGAAATAGTATGTTATTTTGATAGAAGTTTTAGTCAAATTAATTTATATAAAAAAATAGGATTTGATTTTGTCGATAAAGTTAAGCCAGATTATCAATATATTATTGATAATATTAGGCATAATAAATGTAATTTTCGTAAAAATAAATTAGTAACAGAAGGATTTGATATAAATAAAACAGAGCATGAAATTATGTTAGAACGGAAGGTATATCGCATATATGATTCTGGATTTTTAAAATTTATATATACTTTAAAAAAATAATATGAAGCATTTAAAATTATTTGAAAATAATACTGGAACAATAATTTATCTTTGTACTATATCAGATTGTGGTATAAATGATATGTATTCATTTGATGATAAATTAAGCAGAAATAATTTTACTATAAATCATATTTGCAATGAATATAAAGACAATGATATAGATTATGAAATTGAAGATATTTTTGATATTGATACATTAATTGAGAATTTTAATGTATGTGATTTAGATAAAAAAATTTATTTAGATACTGCTAAGGTTTTAAATGATGTAAAATTAGATCCAGAAATACAAATAAAATATGATATTAAAAAATTTAATTTATAAACTTTTTAATATTTAATTACTATATTATTAAAATGCAGTGGTAGCATATGTTAATGCGTTTAGCTTCCAGTTAAAGGATTCTGTTCAAATCAGACCACTTGCTCAAATTTATATTATGGATTATTTAAACAATTACAACACATATTTATTAGAAAGAAAATCGATATCTGATTCTTGTGAAATTTTACAGGAGACTATATCAAAAGATTTGCATAATATATTAATTAATTTTAATAATATTAATTTAAGTAATGAGTTTACTTATGAATTATCTGAAAATGACTTAAAATTAGATAATATTAAAGTAATATTTAATTTATATAAATATAAAGAAAATGTTTGCAACTCTGTTGCTAGATTTAATAACTCTAAAATGAGTAATGATATTTTATCTAATATTGAAATAGTTTTAGATATTTATATTTCTGATAAAGATGAGATATATTTTAATGATTATATAGATTCTGTCATTTTACATGAATGTTTACACATTTTTCAATATTACAATATTTCTAAAAATAATAAATTTAGGTCATCTTCTTGGTCTATCGGAGTTATTTTGAGTCAATTTAGAAACAATTTTAAATCAGATTATATTAATAATATAATTGAATTATTATATAAAACTTTAAGTCATGAAATCGATGCTCAAATACATCAATATTATTATTTTAGTAAGATTGGTAAAAAATACAATAAAATATTTGATAATATTAAAGATATTGAAAAATTTAATATAAAAAAGCTTAGTAATATAGAAGAAATTGAATTAAATTTATTAAAAGATAAAATATATCAGAGTATTTATTATTATTCAAAAAATAAGAAATATATTAAGAAATTAAATAAATCTATATGGAAAGAAACTAATAATGATAAATTTTTAATTGATCTTAAAGAATTATTTGATATTAGGTTAAAATATATAAAAAGTAAAATATCAAGTGTTGATAATAGGATTAATGAGGGTAATTTAGAGTTCTCATCGATACCATCTGCAATATTTCATAAAGATTTTAATAGAATGTATTTATATGATCCTATATTTTTTAAAAATTTATTAAATGAAAATTTTAATATACCAATATGAAAAAGTATTTAAATTTTATCAATGAAGGTAATGGTATTTCTAACATTATTAAAACATATTCTGATATTATTTATACTAATTTTTTAGACTATGAAGATAAGATTATTTTTTTAGATTTAAAAGATATTTTATTTCCTTTATATAATATTAAATTGACTATTAATTTTGAAAAAAGATTAGATTGTTATGCTAAATTTGATCCTATAAATTATACTTTTTCAAATAATATATTAAAAAATATAAATTTATACTTTTTTGTTCCTATTGGAACTGATGATTACATCATAAAAAGTAAAATATCTCATGAATTGACTCATGTTTTAGAATTTTATAATTTGGTTAAGAATCAAAGAGATTTACCTACTCATGTTAATTTACAAAAAATTATAACAAATTTTAACAAAATCGAGACACCTTTAAATGATTTTACATATTTTATTTATTTATCTTTGGATAATGAATTAAACGCTAGAGTTTCAGAAGCGTATCATTTTTTAATGAAATTTAATAGCATAGATAAAAATATTTTATTAGAAAAAATTAAAGAATGTGAATCATGGAAAAAATATGAAGAATTGGATAGTTTTAATGCTGAAAAATTTTATAATTATATGTTAGAAAAAATATCAGAGCCAGCGTTAATAGTTTTAATTAATCATTTAAATGAACAAATTATTAAAAATAATTACAATTTAGATTTTATAGATTCAAATTTACCATTAATAGATTATTTTAAAAAATGGGAAAATATATTTAAAAATAAATGTATTAAAAATAAAAAAAAGTTATTATCTATAATTAATGAAGTTATTAAGGATCAAGGAAATATGAATGAAAAATATAGATATTATTAAAATGCAGTGGTAGCATATGTTAATGCGTTTAGCTTCCAGTTAAAGGATTCTGTTCAAATCAGACCACTTGCTCAAATTAAAAAGTCTCTTTATGGGACTTTTTTTATATAAATATTTTTAAAATAGTAGGTAATTCAATTTTTTTTTATTATCTTTGAAAAAAATATAATATGGTAATTCCAATTTATTTAAATCCAGAATTTAAAGTAAGAGATATAATTGTATCATTAACTGAAATAACTTTAAGTTATTGTAAATTTAGTTGTTATCATGAATTCACAATAATTGATTATGATTCAATAACGGGATACACCATAAGAGATAATGAGGCTGAAATAGAATTAACTATATCATCAAGTGCATTAAAAACTTTCACAATAAAAACAGATATAAAAACATCAAAGAATAGATATATTAATATTGAAAATAAGAAAAAATTTATTAATTTTATTGATGAAAATTGTCCGAATAAAAGAATTGAATGGGATTCTTATGATAAATATGATGCATGTAAATTAAAAAATTGTTACAATAATTATTGTGAAGTAGAAGAAAATTGTATTCGTTATATTAGTAATGATATAATTAATAAAAATTCTAATATTGTTAAATATATAAGAAGCAAAAAATTAAAAAAATTAAATGTCGATTAATAATGAACTTTATCAAAAATTATTAGATGCATCTAATCTGATACATAATAAAAAACTTTCAGGATCAGGAGATTTTATAATTATTAATTTTAAAACGGCAGAAATATTAAAAAAATACGAAAACAAAAGAAAGAAAAAGGAAGAAAGAAAGAAAAAGGAAGAAAGAATTAAAAAATTAAAAAATCTTGAAAAAATATCTAATTCAAAAAACATTAAAAAAAATTAAATAAATAAAAAATGTAATGAACTACATATTATTTTTATTATCTTTGTACATTATTAATTAAACAAACAAATGTAAATGGAAATGAAATCAGACTATAGTTTTAATTTAGAAAATTCTTGGATAAATGATAATAATATTGATAATTATAAATCTTTCAACAAATTAATGGAAACATTTGATTTGATTGGAGTTTTTTCTGACAAAATGGTCGAAAAAGTATTTAGTTTATCAAATAGAATGATTGATATTAAAAATTATGTACTTGATAATAAAATGAGTCAAGAAGATGCAGATATAAAATTTAAAGAATTGATTAGCGAATTTACTATATTTTTAAATATGTATTCTATTTTCTCAAATAAATTTAAAAGTAATTGTTTGATATTATTCATAAGCATAGGTTTATAAACTTTTTAGTATTTACATTTAAAAAATAAAATTATGAAAGCAATAAATAATTTTTTTAGTAAATATTATTTGTTAATTATTTTTATTATATTAGTTTTATCATGGTTAATTCTATATTATTTCAGTTTAAAAAAATAAAATTATGAAAGCAATAACTAAATTTTTTAGTAAATGTTCTTTATGGATTATTTTTGGTATATCATTCGTGATATATTTTATTATTATTTATTCGATGGTTTATTTTATTACTATAGATAAAGATATTTCAGTTAATATTATGCTTAAATTGGCGCTTTATATATCTTTTTTATTTTCTTCATTAATAATAATTACTACTAATTCTACAAGGAAAAATAAAATTTTTTGGAATGATAGTACAGAACTTGAAACTTTGATAAATAATTCTGATACAATTACCATATTAGAAGATTTATATAATATAAATATTCAATATTTAATTAAAATATCACAGGGTGGCATTCATTCTCAAGAAATAAATAGATTGATATCAATGATAGATATAAAAATTAAAACAATTAAGAAATTAAAATAATGAAAAATACATCAGTTAAAAATTATTTAAAATCTATAAATTCATTAGGTGAAAATATAATAAAAGATATAAAATTATCTACGTATACTGATGATTTAGCTTGTTATTCAGTAAAATATTTTGATA